ACACCCCAACCCCCCTACCTCCCTCTCTCCCCCATGAAAAACATGTGTTTTTCCAGGAGACAAAAGAAGATAAGAAAGCTGGAGAGCAGTAGGCAAGTGGGGGAGAAAATACATAAATACTTTAGTATTTCGCCCATATGGTCTAAGATAATAACGATTAACGTGGACAGTTATTCTTTGAGACGGGCTCCATCATAGAATATGATATACCATATTCTATAAGACTATCTTAGATTATATTTTTGTGTTATATGTGTTGTAAAAAGTTACAAAAGTACTTTATGGGTAGAGATGTAGAATATACCCTACCCATATTGTAGAAATACACATTTACTGAAATTGTTAGTGTTGTAATAATTTACAACTATTTACCTGCTAGGGTTCTTAAATTAGCAGTGAGTTTATCTTGAGCAGACATACCACCACCGAATGCAGAAATCATACCACCAATCTTAGATAATAAGTTTTGGTTGTTTTGGCCTAAGAGACCTTGGACTGATTGTAAGATATTACCGATATCACCATTTTGGTTCATTGCTGCTTGAGATCCTGCAGGGGCTTGTTGTCCACCTGCAGTGTTAGTAGCAATTTGACCAAGCAAGGAGATGATAGCTTGCAATAACTGCATAATTTGCTCTGGTGTTAAGCTACCAGTTGCTGGCTGTTGGTTGATATTGATATTAGCAGTATCTCCAGTAGAATGTGATTGTGCGGATTGTTTTTGTCCATAGTATGCAGATACTCCAGATAATAGAGAATCCCAAATACCAGAACCTTTACCGTAATCAGATTTCTTCTGCTTTTTAGCATAAGCTGCAGCAGCTTTTACTGCACCATTACCCTCAATCTTGATCTGTTTAGCTTTACTAATACCTTTAGCTCTACCATACTTACCAGCACCATAATCCAACGAAGAGTCTCTAAGAATATCAGCTTGAGATCTTGTAGCACTACCTGTAGCAACAGCACCTTGTCCATCACCACCAGTAGCGATATAACCATTGATATTCTCAGCACCAAAGTCACTAGCAATATCACCTTTAACGATAAGATTTTTACTGGAAGAGTTACCCCAATATCCACCTTTACCGTCAGCGATAACTACATGGTCAGCTTCAGCATCGCTAGTCAAAGTATTTATTAATGCTACGTCACCTTCATTACCACCAGCCGATGCAGGTTTAAATGAGTAAGGTTTATTTTGCTTAGATTGCTCTTCTGCATTTGGTACATACATATCGATTTGTTTTACACCAGCTTGCTCTAGGTACTTATTAACGAATGTAGTACAGCCGTTATTACCGAAACCTTGGCTATTAACCATAGAGTCAGCCCAGTTAGAAGCTGCTTTAGTGTTACCACCACCAACAACTCCACCGAATGCACCACCAGCTCCGCCAGTAGCACCTCCGCTACTTCCGAAGAATGCGTTATATGCTTGAGTAATCTTATCCCCAGCATCACCGAATATAGCTTTCATTAACAAATTACTTTGACCACCAGAAGCACCTGCTAACCCATTACCATTAGCTGCACCAGCAGAACCTGCAGGAACTTCACCCTTATAGTCAGATGGTAATGGTTTACCGTTTACGTAATGCTCATAAATAGCCATTGCATATTTTTGACGGTTCTCCATAGAGTCACCACCACTACGTTCAAATTCTTCTTCGAATATAGCAGCAGCTTGAGCTGCATCACCAGCACCGTTAAGTTTAGGAATAATAGAAGAGCCAGAAGTCATATGCGTACCAGTACTAATTTCGTAGTACATATAATCTACTTGGTTTTCTAATGATGGGTCTCCACCAAACTTAGCAGTTAAGTCAGCCCAACGATCTTCTTTATCCCATTGACATAAACCTCTATGAGTACCATTATCAGCATTAGGGTCAAATGTAGACTCTTGCATAGTATTACCCATAATACCTGCCATGGCATGTGGTTCTAAACCACCTTTACCTTTAAGATATGTCCACATACGGTCCATATTTTGTTCAACAGTGTTACCACCACGACCAAATTTACTACGACCTAAACGACGAAGGATATTCTTAGAACGTCCACGTTTACTAATACTAATAGCAGTATCAGTATTATTCAATACACTTCCTAATGGGTAACGTAAGTTGTCATTAGGTTCTTCAGGGTCTTGAATAGTTACTGTATTAGATCTAGGATCATATCCAGTAGCAGTTACATAGTGAGGGTTAGGGCCAAATGGGTGAGACTCTGATAGATTACCATTACGACTCTTACCAGATAATACTACAGAACCACCGCTCATTAAGCTATCAGCAACACCAGACTTAGATAAGTTAGAAGCATCCATACCTTGAGATCTAGCATATGATGTAAAGAATCCAGGTTTAGTACCATCATTAGATTCTTTATAGCCATTCTTAGCTGCATAGTTTACTGCAGATACAGGATCTACACTACCCATACCGTGTTTAGCAGCTAGGATAGCATTAACCCCAGCTATAGGACCACAACCAGAGTCTCCGATAGTTTGCCCAGATGCTTCATTAGCATTTTGATAAGGTAAATTAGCAAACATTGGGTCAGTTTGTTTGAAGAAACCACCCATACCATATTTACCTTGGCCAGTTTTAGATGCTTGATTCCCAGTAATACGACTCCATGCAGCACTAGCTATATTTTTAGCACCAGTAATTGCTTTTCCAGGAAGACTAGTTAACCATGCTGCCTCGTTAGAAACGAAATCCCATGCATTCTTAGCCCCAGTAGCAACTTTTTGACCAATACCGCCAATATCGATACCTTTGGATTTGAGCCATTGGTTAGCACCCTGTACCATATCACCTAAGAACCCTGTAACTTTACCTACGGTATTCTTAACTGTTTCGCCAACAGATTTCATTCCGTTAACTACTAATTCACCAGCTTTACCAAACATGGTTAAGATAGGCTGAGCTTTATCAGACAACCACTCTACACCAGTCATAGCTTTACCACCAATGTATAATAACTCATTACCTATAGCATTAGTTGCTGAAGATGCAACATCTTTAGCTTTATCCCATACATATTGAGCTTCATTAGTAACTTTACCAGCAAGATTAGCAGCTACACTCTTTACAGTTTCTTTAGCATTACTAATCTTATCACTAACCCAGTCTTTAGCATCTTCATAAGTTTCTTTAGCTTTATCTAAAAGACCTTTAGCGAAGATATCGTTATACTCTTTAGCTGTAGAGATTTTAGATGGGGCACCTTTAGGATGAGTATCAGGGTTATCATTGTACTCTTGAATACGACGTTTAATATCTTCACGGAATGGAGTCATATCATAGAATAGGCCACCTAATACGTTAAAGATATCTTGCTCATCAAGAAGTCCTAATAATAAATTACTAATAATTCTGGATGCACCAGCTATGATTTTAACACCAGTATCTACATTAGCATCGTAAGCTACATCGGCAATATTATACCAATCAGATACACCACCAATAATACCAGATATTATATCATAAGCAATCCATACAGCACCGACACCAGCACCTACAGCTAATGCTTTAGATGCTAATTTTACAATAGCACCACCAGCACGTTTAACTAATGTACCAGCAATACGTTTACCAGCTTCACCAGCCATCTTAGTAATTCGACCAGCTGCTTCTTTATTAGGCATTACGCTAGTAATCTTATTGAGCATGGAAGTTACTCCATTAGAAACCCAAGAGAATATTTTAGCAGTTACACCTTTAGAAGACTCAGCAACTTTAGTTGCTTTATTAGCAACTCTAGAAAGTTTAGATTCGTTTTTAGCAGCATCTTTAGCTACATCAGATCCGCCACCAACTTTATCCCAAACTTTACCTGTAGCATAATCAATAGCCATCCACTGAGCACCCTCAGCAGCAATATCACCTACAGAGAAGCCTTCATTTTCAAGTTCCTGTGGGTTCATATTAGATTGGTCGTAATTTGCTCCTGTAGGAATTTCACCAGTCCCAGATGCACCATAATTAAGGTCATTAGGATCCATAGGTTCAGCTGCATCAGCAGTCATAGAGTTTAATGCATAATCTAAACCCATAGTTGCAGCGATAGATGCTGCTAATTTTGTTTTAGCACCACCGAATCTACTAAAGAAACCACCAATCTTACCTTTAGGTTTGCCAGGTTTCTTTCCAGGAGTTTTACCAGGAATATGTCCAGGAGATATATCACCACTTAGGCCCATACCTTTAGAAATTTGACTTCCTCGAGCCATCATTTCCATAGCAGCAGCTGCACGGGTCATAGCATTAGCAGCAATGGTCATCTCGGTTTCAGTTTTCTTAGAAGAACCTCTAAACCAACTGAATAGACCTTTACCCATAGAGAAGATAGTCTTACCTACATTAACTAATGGCCATACGGCTTTAGCCATAAGACCACCAACAGCAACAGTACCGATTAATTTAGATACTACACCAACCTTAGGGTCAGTAATAAAGTCAGCCATACTAGAGAATAAATTCTTAGTAATTTGAGGGACAACTTCTGTAACGACAGACGAAATAGAATCAGCAATAGGTTTAGAGTTTTCTTTTACTGCTTCGATAATAGCAGGCATTGCTTTGATTAATTGTGGAGCAAATAACCCTACAATACCAGCACCAGCTACACCCTTACCTAGATTCATTAATAAGCCACCCATAGATCCACCAAGACCTACAAGACCAGCTAATGCACCTTTAAGTTTACCGAATAAGCCACCTTTATCTTTGTCTTTATCCTTACTGGATTTACCGTCTTTCTTATTGATATCATCAGCCAATTTATCGAAACGCTCATCTTCACGTTTCTCTTTAGATTCAGCCTCTTTCTTGATATCACTATTAGATTCAGTATCAGCAAGTTTAAATCCGCCATCTGTAGTCTTAACTACTTCACGGCCTTGACCATCAAAGTATTTACTACCAGATTTAGTATATCCAGATGGTAAAGTCTCATCTGCAGATGCTGCATCTCCTGGTGTAGCTATACCATCTTTATTTATCTTATATTCCCTCATGATATTATCATTGATAGGTTTACCAGAATAAATAAGACTAGCAATATTAGCTAATTGGAGATTCATCTTATCAAGATATTGTACAGATGTATCCATAGCTGTAACGATCTTATCATTAACAACTTTAGATTTTACACCAATAGCAGAATCAACACCACGTTCATCTAATTCACTATTAACCGTAGATAAGATATCATTAGTTGTAGATCTAGAATTGAGAGCACCAGCTTCAAGACCAAGAGTTTTCTCAGTTTCTGCTTGAATCTTAGCACGCTCTTCTGCAGATATTTTTTGCATATCAGACATAGCTGTTACTTCATCATATGTCTTTTTAGCTTCTTTTAATAAGAATGCTTCAGATTCTTCAGGTAATCTATGGTCTAAGATAATTTTCTCAATCTTGCTCCAAGGCTCACCTTTATCTAAAGCAATAGCAATATCATCTGCACCTTTCTTAGTCCAACCGTTTTCTAGGTCACGTTTGTTACCATAGAATCTTTCTCTAGCTGATTTAATAGTGTCGACTTTATGATCATGAATTTGGTCACCATCTAGCATAGCATATAGAGAGTTACGGTATGTATTTAGTTGGCCTACATTCATGCCAACTAGTTTGGTATCCATAGTCTGATATTTATATCCATCAAGACCACGTTCTTTACCACGCTCTAGACGTTCTCTTGCAGACATACTAAGAGCTGCACCTAGACCTTGCATTTGTTGGCGGTCTATAAGTCTATCACCAGCTTCACCTAATACACCGAAACCAGAAGCGACTTTACCTTTAACCCATTGAGCACCCGCTTTGATAGGTTTAAATAAAGAACCTAACCAACCAGTTACTTTAGATTTTAACGGTTTAATTACATCCTCTTCTAGTTTATGCATGAATGGTCTACCAACTGTAGACTCAATAGCTTTTCTCCAAGCATCACCGATTACATCCATTATACTTGTTTTACGCCATGCCATTTTAATTTCACCCATAAGCCCCTTAAATAAAGTTGCTGTAGGCTTTACGATAGCAGAACCAATCCAACCCTTCTTGGTATCTGTGATAGATTTAGCAAATGCTTTGATTGGCGAAGTAAGCATTGTTTCGATCTTACCTAATACACCACCACGACGTTTACCGTCAAAACCACGTTTACCTAACATGAAGTTTTGGAATTTATCAGAAGTAAGTAATAGACTGCCACCAGCACCGAATGCGATATTGGTTAAGAAACCACCAGTTGGGTCCATAACTAAACCAGCAATAGCACCAGGAAGCATAGTTTTATAAGATTTCTTTAAGAAAGCTTGTTGTTTCTTAGAGATAATACCGTTATTAGCACGACCGAGTATACGACCGTCTTTGTCTTTTAACTGCGTACCGAATAATTTATCAGAGATAGATTGGTTATTCTTAGCGAAGCCAATAGCAGCACCAAGCATAGTACCACCAACAGGACCAAAACCAGTTAATAAACCAGCAACTGAACCTACAGTACCCCATGCACCCATATCAGGAAGATATTTCTTCATTAAGGCTTGTGTCTTACGAGAGAACACACCACCTTGACGAGCACCATCTTCGCCAATTTGACCAAATAACCACCCTTTTAATGTTTCTGATTCTTTTAAAATATTTCCAGCCGCACCAGCTAAACCACCAATAATAGTACCGATGCCTGGAGCGAATAATGTACCAATTAACGAACCAGCTCCACCACCAGCAGTAGCTTTACCTGCAAGTTTTGCTGGATCCATAAACAACTGCTTATCTTTTTCTGACCAGTTTTTAAAAGCATCGGAACCTAAAGTTTCTTTAATTAAATCACCGATACGGCCAAAACCATCTTTCCATAAGAGATTCAGTCTACCACGCGCAGCTTTACCCATTTTACCAAATGCAGATGTTCCGTCAGCATGTGATAAAATTTCTTGACCGTCAGCTCCAATAAATTTACGTTTTAATTTATTTTCCTCATAACGGTCTCGGCTACGACTAGCCTTATCTATATCAGGGTTGAATGGATTTTGATCAGCAGGAATAATAGCTTCACCAGGAGATACTGTAGTCAAAGAATATGCCGGTACATTTAATGTACCATTATAGTTTTGGGCTACATCTTCTTTTGCTTTATTCTCTTCTCGTTCTTTTTCTTTAAATAACTGCTCGGCTCTCTTAATACGCCGTTTAATTTGATCTTCTTCACCCTTAGTTCTAGCGTTACTAAGAGCCACATTCAATCTATCTAAAAAGGCTTTGCGAGATTCTTTACTTAAAGAAGCCATTTCCATTTCTTTATCACTACCGAAAATGTCATCTTTTACTGATGAAAATTGCTCTTTAACGGAACCGAAGAAACCACCCTTAGAATCTTCATATGATTGTCTGAATGACTCTCTATCATCCTCATCAACAAATCCACCAAAGAATTCTTTAGTATTATTCCATGCTTTTTTGGCTTTAGATTTAAATGGATCTAATATTTTCTTCTTTAAAGTATCGACTACCGTATTAAACGTCTTATCCATTTGATAAACCATACGGTTGAAGAATCCAACAACAGGTTTACCTTCTTTATCTTTAAGACCAGTATCTTGCTTAAAGAAGAATTTGTAGATATGCTTATCCACCATACCTACAGCACCAGCAACAACACTTCGTGGTGATTTATATAATGCCTTAAGAACGTTTTTAAATTTATCGGCAGCTGTAGCAGATTCATCTCCAAATATTTCATCTAAAACATTTGTACCATCAGGTTTTAAGTCATCATTAGAATAATCTACATCATCTGCAGATTCAGCCCATGTATTTTCATCACCAAGTATGGGTACATCTCCATCATCTGATGATGATTGTGTTTTAGAATCGGATGATGTATGTGCTTTATTAGTATTAGAACCCCGTTTGTATTTAGATTTGGTGGTTTTTGTTTTACGTTTTCTTCCACCAAAACCACCAGAGAATTCTCTTATACCTTTAAGCTCTTCCCATATATTTTTTAAATAATATATAGCACCATTCCCATCAGAATCGGTCAATAAGCTTGCTCCAGTAAGGTTCCCACCTTTACCTTGCTTACCTGCAAAATTTTGAGAGCCATCAAACAGTTTAAGCATAGTATCATGAGGGGTGTTTTCAATAGATGACATCATCCTATTAAAGCTAGAAATAGCATCATATACTTCTTTAGTAGCAGTTGACATATCAGCATTATCCCATGCTTTATTTGCAACGTCTTTATATTTACCATTATATCCACTAATAGTTTGATTTTTATAGAAGTATTCGGCTAACTCTTCTAAGAATTCTTTCTTACTACCTATAGCATCAATATCTTTAGTTACACCACCAGTAATGGCACCTTTTTCCATTTGGGTTTTAAATTCAGAGAGTGCTGATGATTTAGTATATTTTTCCATCTCATCTTTACGCTCTTTAATTTTAGCCATAGTAGTCCATTTACCTGAATTATAGTCGTATACTGGAGCGGAATTACCTGTTAACGCAGCTTCAATTCTAGCTAAGTGACCAGGAATAACGTCTATAATTGCTTTCTTAGTTATACCATCAAATGGTATTGGTCCTTTTTCGAATTTATCTGTTTTAAGACCAGTAACCATTTGTTGTCTAGCACCAAATATACGCCCTATGATACCAGTAATGCCATCACGCTCTTGTCCAGCTTTATGGAGTTCTGCAAGCATATGTGAGAATGTACCAGATAAGGTCTTATCTAGTTTTTTCATTTGAGCACGAACATTCTTCCCAATTATACCTTGACCAATAGCGATAGGTATAAAAGATAATGGGTTAGATAGCATCATCTTTAATTGATCTGGTTCCATACCTGCAAGGATACCAATAGGTGATGCATCCAATTCATCTTGTGCATTCTTTTTAATATTAGTAAAGTATGCTGATAAATCAACGCCACCATTAGAACCCATGATATTAGTAATATCAAACTTCTCTTTACCACGCTTCTCTGCTTCTTCTTTAGCTTTTAGTCTAGCTTGGAAATCATGACGTTGCATATCTAGCATTTCTTTTAAGATAGCATTATTTTCACGATTAAGCTGAGAAGACTCTTCAAAGTATTTACGAGAGTTCTCTAAGTGAGCCTGTAAGTTACCTTGATTAAATGCCATGATATTATTTAAAGTACCATGCATACCTAATAGGTTATTATTTAACCCAGAGAATAGTTTCTCTTGTTGGGCAAACATAAGAGCTGTACTTTGACGTACTGTACCAGCCACATGCTCTGCACTTTTTACTGTAGCGCCAGCAATAGCATTTGTACTAGCCGCAGTACTAGCTTCTATAGTTTGTATTGTGGCCTCAGTATCATGATCAAGACTAGGACTATCGTCAGAATCCATGGAGAAATCATCATCGAAATCCATATCAAAATCATCCATACCCATTGACTTCATCATTAAGTCATCACCACGTTGCTGGTTATAGAAATTACCAGTTTTGAGGTCTTCTAAAGCAGATTTAAACGTATGGTCACCTACTTGATATAGGCCCGTACCAGTAATCATTTGACCGGCACGTTTGACTGTAGTTTTATAATCCTTGACACCATGGTAAACACTCTTCATTGTATCGGCATTAGTAGATAAGAACTCTGTAGCCGAAGGCATTTCAGCTTTAATAGTATCCTCTACTGTAGCAAATACTAAAGATTTACCTAGGTTCTTTAGATAGTTAGTAATTTTAACTTTTGCCAAGAGTGTATTCCTCCTTTCTTGGATTAATGGTGTGTTCTGAGAGACGGCAAATACCCCATATAGGACAGTGCCTATATGGGGTATAGCTTGGAGTTAAGTTAGAATAGGGGTTATTATTAACTATAAGAGGAATCCTACCTAGATAGTAAGGTTGGCTAGAGGTATGGTAAGCACCCTACCACCTAGGAAGAAATTCAATGTGAGTATAATTATAATTGCTCGTATTCTTGGCGATGGCATTATACTTCTACTCACTATTTTGTTATAGTTATATTATTTTTTTACCCAAGCTGGGCAAGGGTTTTGAACTTTGATACTTTCATAACCAGGAACTTTGACTTCAGTTTTAACATAGATAGCTTTACCATCTTTGTCAATACCTTCTTGTTTAGGGAAAGAACGAGTAGAAGCTTGTACATCTTTGAAGGATAATGTAATATTGGATTTTTCACGGCCACCTAATTTGAAAGTACGACCAGTATTACGCATATATTCGAATGGGAAAGTTTTAACGATATTTAACATACGTTCAGCGTCTGCTTTCTTAGCTTCATAACCAGCAGCCAATACAGTAGCTTCTTCTTTAGAGATTTTAGTTGTAGAAGAGATAGCATTAGCTAAGATATTACGGTAGTCATCAGCGATACATACTTCACCAACTTTACCAGTAGAATCATATACACCAACTTTGAAATCAGTGTCATTAAGCATAGCAGCCATTACACGTGCTTCGTCTTTATTAGATGCAGAAGCATGTTTCAATTCAGCTTTGATTTGACCCATTAATTCTTTTACAGTATTCATTGTTTGTTTCCTCCATAAAGAAAATTAGTTTATTATAAGTCTTATAGACGTATAAACATTGATCTTACTTTTCGTTTCCCCTTGTTTTTGAGAAACTCATTCAATTCAATAGGAGAGCTCTGATTTAAGAAATCAATAAAGCTCATATTTCCCGATTCTAACGTACCCTTTTTACTCTTATCAGTCATAACTGTACCTCACTTAGGCTATATAAGATTAATAACCTGTTTATCTAGTAATAATTTATTAAAAAACATAAAAAGCCCCTATAGGACATCTAAATCCTATAGGGGCCTTTATGTGTGATCAAGTATATTTTAAGTTATGAATATCATAACCCTGACATGCTATTTGTGGTAGTTAGCTGATTTATATTAATCATATATACGGTTAGTATATTTTTTGGGTTGAAATTGAAGACCCTACCACAGGGATAGCCGAAGAAGAATGAGTAACGTCGTATAAGATACCTATAATTGTTTAATACTAACTGTTTAATCCCCTTACAACTTCAGGGTCTAATTTATAACTAAAACCAATCAACTGTGTGCAAAATAGAGGTTTAATAATGTGATACACTATTACACATTTGTATGTCTTGACATATATTATACAGAGTATGGTAACTATATAAAATATTTTTTAATTAGACCCTATGGTCTTTACGTAGATAAATAATTTGATTGATATATAGCTATAACGTTTAGAACCTAAGTGATATTCATTACTCCAATGGATCCCGTACAGTATTAAATAATATAACTAGCTTATATTATTTACTCTATATGAGTGTTAGGTGAAATTTAGACTCTATAAGAGTACACCCTCAACAGGCTATTAAACGAATAATATACTCAGAATTAACAAAATTGGAGGTTATTAGAATGGCTATCTTAATAGACCGTATACAGCCTTTACGATTAATAAACTCTAAGTTTTATACCCCTATCAATAAGAAGAATAAACGTTTTGGTAGTTGTATATTTCTTATGGCTAAATCTTTCGATGGTGTAAAAGATATAATGGAATCTCCATTGATTGAGAACTTATCTATGTTTAGTTCATACTATGTAGAACCAAACTATGGCTATTATATCACACCATTAAGACAAGTACAAACTGAATCTGGTGAGTTACTAGATTACCAACCAGATTTAGATATTGTACGTGAAGGGCAGTCCATTATCAATGAAGACTATATCCAAACTAGCGATCAATTGATTCTATTTGGTGAATCCGTAGAAGGTCCTATGACTAATAAACGTCTAACTCAAATGCTACATAGAGAGCGTTTTAGAAATAGGAAAGAAGTCTTAGCATACTATGAAACTATTATGGAAAAATTCCCTAATATAGCTATGACTAGACTAACTATAGACAAGTATATGAATAGAAATCTATTCTATGATTTAACGTATTATACTGATGCATTCTTTACGAATAAGTATAATAAGAAATTCCCTAAAGATTATGGCACTGATATCTTATTTACATTAATGGCTAGATTCATTAATGATAAACGACTTAGCTCATATACTAAGAAGACAGTTATTGTTCCAGTACATGATTGGGGTAAAGATGCTGACCTATCTAGTTTATTTAGTATCACTAAAGATATCAATATCTTCTCTATTATAACTAGATTATATACTACTAGTTCATATGAACTAGAATACTTTAAAGGGGTTGATTTTATCTTCTTAGGTAAAACTGGATGGTTTAAAGTCAACTTTGACGATTTTGATAATTATGCTATCTCAAAGTTTAAACAAAATATCCGCAAACTGATTATGAAAGAACCAGTTGAAGATACTGAACGTGAAAACAAAGAGGAGATCAAAATCAAAGTTGCTGATGCTATCGAAAGACAATCTGGTATCCAAATTAATAATGTAGATGGATCTAAATCTAATATAATTAAAGACGTTAGAAAAGCTGATGTAGTTGATATAGATAAACCTAAAGAACCAGAAGCAAAACCATTAGACCCTGAATCTTCTAAAGAAGAAGAGAAAGCTCAAGAAGATTTATCTAATCAGCTTAATGATATTGTAAATGCTTCTTCAGATGAAGCTGAAGCTATTAAGAAAGCTGAAGAAGAAGTCAATCTTAAAGTAGCTTTACTTAAAGCACAAGAGACAAGACATACTACAATAGATATCTCTCAAGCTAGACGTAAACGTATGGATTTATTGAATGATAAGTTCTTAAAGTCCAGTCTTAATAATAAACCTATATCTCAATTACTTGAAGATAGTGCTGAGCAACCGTTACGTACTACAGATATCCCTCAAGTAGAATCTATTGACGATCAATGGGGAGGTTTAAAGAAAGTCAACTTCGATAAACAGTATGACTTAGATGCTGATATAGTTAGAGCTATCTATGCATTCTCTGAAAATAAGACAATCCCTATGTCTATAATCAAGATAGATAAAGATGATACATCTACATCAGAAGATTCTATCTGGACATATCGTGTACAACTAGAGGATGCCAATGGTACAAGACATAATCTTACATTCGATGTACCTAAGTTGATAGATAATCGTTTTATGCGGTTACGTGGTAATGATAAAACTATCTCTGGACAATTAATCAATATCCCTATAGTTAAGACTGGACCAACTACATCTCAGTTGGTTACTAACTATAATAAGATTATGATTAATAAATATGGTCAACAGGGTAAGTCTACTAACTTGACTGCAGCAATTATCAGATCTTTATATAAAATCTTAGAAAATAAATATAAAGGTTGTACTACTATCAAGAAGATCACTACTGGATCTAACTTGAAAATTACAGCTAAGTATATTCTCCCTATGGAATATATTGATATGGCATCCCAATTCTCTTATATTGAGTTTAAAGACGGTACTAAGATCTTCTTTAACCAAGATGAGCTACGTAATGCACCTGAATATAAAGACCAATCTGATGGTATACTGGCTTATGGCATCAATACTAAAGATAAGACTATACTAGCAGCTGAAGATGATAATGTAGTTACCATGATTAATAGTAAGCTTATGTCTGATGAAGCATTCCAAGAGCAGTTTAAGAAATACTATAAACAAGGTAAAACTGTAGCACACTCTAGAGCATCTATTAACCAAATGAATATTCCAGTTATTTGTGTAATGGCTTATTCTGTAGGTTTATCTGAGGCTTTAAATAGAGCTAAAGTGCAATGGACAGTTCAGGAGAAAAGACCAACTGTAGATAAAAACTATATTAAGTTCAAAGACGGTTTCTTAACTTATGATAGCTCACCAGAGACTTCACTATTAGTATCTGGTCTATTTGAAATTAATACTGAAGACTATACTATAGCTGAGACTAATGGTGTAGCTATGTGGTTAGATATATTGGATCAATACGGTGGTAGAATTAAAGCCAATGGTTTAGACGCATTCTATAACTTAATGATGGACCCTATCACATGTGATGTATGTAGAAAGTATAATCTCCCAACTGATTATATTACAGCATTAGGTTATGCAAGTAGTCTATTAGCAGATAATCAGTATAATAAGCATACTGATATTACTGGTAATCGTTTCCGTACTAATGAACGTATTGCTCACTTTGTATATAAGTCTTTAGCTACATCATATCAATTATTCTTAGCTGAATATAAAAATGGTAGAACTGACAGCAAGATGTTTATCAAACGCTCTGCTGTAATAGATCTCACTTTATCTGATTCTACGGCATCTGATTTGAGTATCTTAACACCATTGCTTGAAATGGAAACTGCTAATACGGTTACATTTAAAGGGTTATCTGGTCTGAACTCTGATAGATCTTATAATCTAGAGAAACGTACTTATGATAAATCCATGGTTAATAAACTAGCAATGTCTACAGGCTTTGCTGGTAATGTAGGTATTAATAGACAGACTACTATTAATATGGCTATTAATGATACTCGTGGCTATATATACAATAATAAGAATGAAGAGTCTAAGATGAATGATGTTAATACTCTATCTATTACAGAAGCATTGACTCCATTAGGAACTACACATGATGATCCGTTCCGTACAGCTATGACATTTATTCAAACGTCTAAACATGGTATGAGAACTAGACGTAGTGACCCATTATTATTAACTAATGGTGCAGACCAAGCATTACCATATATGACGTCTGATACATTCGCATTTAAAGCTAAGCATAATGGTGTAATTGCAGAATTAACTGATGACTATATGATCGTAAGATACATAGATCAAGGTATAGTTGAACACGTTGATTTACGTAACCGTATTGAGAAGAACTCTGATGGTGGTTTCTATGTAAATCTTAAACTAGATACTGATCTTAAAGTAGGATCTAAAGTTAAAGCTGGAGATATTATAGCTTATGATAAATCTAGCTATTCTGATAACGTTGGTACTGGTAACTTATCTTATAATATCGGCACTTTAACTAAGATCGCTATTATGAATACAGATGAAGGTTTCGAGGATAGTGCTATCATCTCTGATAAATTATCCGAAGATATGACATCTGATGTATTATTACAGATCGATGTAATGGTCAATAAAGAAGATACTGTAGACTTTATTGCTAAAGTAGGAACTCAAGTACAAGAGGGTGATACTTTATTTACTTATCAAATTGCATCTGATGATGAGACATCTAATGATATCTTAGCTAAACTTAAGATAGATGGTGATGAAGTAAATGATTTAGGTAAAGTTAAAATCAAATCTAAAGTTACTGGCGTACTTCAAGGTATTAAGATTTATCGTACTAATGAATTAGAAGAATTATCTCCTACATTACGTAAGACTGTAGAGGAATATGAATCTAAAATCAATAAAACTAAGAAGCATCTTGAAAAGATGAATATATCCACTAAGGAATACGACTCTACTGGTAAGCTTCCAACTACAGGTAAACTTAAACATGCTGAAGATAAAGTACGTATAGAGTTCTACGTTAAATACGAAGATACTATGGGTGTAGGTGATAAGTTAGTATACTACTCTGCTCTTAAAGGTGTAGTAAAATCTATCTTCCCTAAAGGCAAAGAGCCTGTAAGTGAATATCGTAAAAATGAGAAAGTACATTCGCTTCTTGCTGTCCATTCTGTAAATGGCCGTATGGTTGCGTCTGTACCTCTTATGGTAGCTGCTAATAAAGTTCTTGTTGAACTTAGTCGGCATGTAAAAGATATTATGGGTATCCCTTGGGACCCTGAACTATAATATAAGATTAACCCACTAGGTCTGGAAATTGGCCTAGTGGGAACATCTTATTAAATTTTTATTTTTATTATTACGGGAGGTAATACATATGCCAACTACTGATAATACAACCTCTGAAAAAAAGGTTGAGTATAAAGTGTATGTCAATACAAGCAAAAAACCTTTATATGTACGTGAGACTCCAGATGATCGTGGTCTTATGCGTGCATTCGTACGTCCAGGTGAATCCGTAAATATTTACGAATTTGCTCCTGGTATTATTTATGCAACTCCACCAGAAGTTCCTAAAGAACGTGAAGGTGTTTGGGGTCGTGTTAGTGAACCAAATAAAGCTGAACGCTGGGTACGTATCTCTTCTACATATGGTACATTTGATTATTTAGAAGAAGATACTTCTAATATCTCTCAATACCCACCAGTAGATTATCGTACGTTGAAATATAACGATATCGTTGGTATTAAACCAGGTTCTGTAAATGCTTATGGTCAAAAAATCGCTAAAGAGCTTTGCTTACCAAACTGCTATCATGTAGTTTATATGCTTGACTCTTCTCGCAAATTGACACTATTAGGTCATAAAGTTAAAAATGGTATTAACCAATGGATTCCAACTAAAACATTGGTTATGATTAAACAATATGACCCATATGCTAAATACAATAACTCTAATGCTGATGGTATGTATGCCAAAGCACGTGCTAAAGCCGAAGAGGATCCATATCGGGGAAAATAAACGGGGAAGCTGCACTGCCCCTGGATATTTACTTCAAAGTGGCATCTTCTGCTACCGATATGGCAGATAAATCATTAAATAACTTACGTAATGAGGGTTTGGATGGTATCGGTAGAGATGCCACCAAACTCAAGAAAACTATGGCTGCTGTACTCAATTCTAGTAGTACAGAAAAACTTGCTATGGGTAAACCATTCAACCAAACAGACTTAGCAAACTATAAAATGTTTACTGAGGCTGCTGAACGTCTTGGTACAGATAAGATGACTGATGGTGAAATTGAGTATTATCGTATGGCTAAAGAAATATCTAACTATAGTGGTATGAGTGCTCAAGAACAGGCTACAATTCGCCAGAAAGCCGCAGAGGTCTCTGCTGGTTATTGGGGTACTGGTAGTGCTGAAAACCAAAAGATGATTAAAGGTAATATTGTTACTGAGTTAGGTGTAGCTGGTACTGCTGTAGACTACTCTAATGGTAGTACCAAGAATGCTAACGCTAGTCCAATCAAATCAGTAGCAGGCCAAGGTAATGCTGGTATGACTTTAGAGCAAGGTTATAAAGCAGGTAGAGAAGCCATTATCAAGAACTCTGGTAAAGATGTAGCTGCTGGTCAGAAACGTGAATATGATGATTCATTAGCGTCTACTGAAGAGATGGCAGCGGCTACAAACTTTAATGCATATAATATCAATATGCATGAGTTTGATACAGCCCAACTATATCGTGTATTCGGTATGCCATATCAATGGATGGACATAGCTGATAGACGTATACCTGGAACTAATATTGGTAGAACTTTTGGTGCTAAGATAGCATCTAAAATACCATTATTAATTCTTACCCCTGGACTGCCTGAATTCTTAGCTGGCTATTCTAGTAAAGAAAAGAATGCTTTGATTCAGAAATTATCTGGTGGTGCTGATGGTATCTCTTTACAATCCTTAGCTGATGGTATTATTGGTAAGGGTAAAGAGACTAAATATTATCAGCTAAGATTTGCCAAGAAAGAGTATTTTACTTATGTAAATGCTATGACTAATGCCTTAGCTGCATACCTCGGTATATCTGACGAGGATTCACCTTATGGTGGTAAGATTGGTAACTTTGATTGGTCCACTTTAACATCGTCTTCATCTCTATCTAGACAGCTATCATATTATGGTGCTGTAGCATTCTATCTTAACTCTGAGACATCTATTTCTGAGTCTTTTAGTAATGATACAACACAATCTCAATTAGCTGCTAAAGTAAATGAGATGTCTGGTATGGTTAGAGAGCTACAATTCATTACTGGTCTAAGTAATATCTCATTCTATGATAATGCTAATACTGATAGTGGTAATGTAATCAATAATACAGCATCTGGTAACAATGCTGGTGATAGCATGTTTGGCGGTATTGGTTCTTTTATTGACAACTTAAAGACTGGTGCTAAAACTGTATTTGCTGGTGGTAAACTTGTATTCCCAGAAATCTGGTCAGACTCTAGTCATAGTGTAAGCTATACAGTTAATATCAAATTAACTACACCAGACTTTGATAAATATAGCTGGTTCCTAAATATAGGTGCACCATTAATCCACTTAATCTGTATGTCTGCACCAAGACAAATGGGGGCTAATGGATATGCATCACCATTCCTAGTTAGAGCATTCTATAAAGGGTTCTTTAGTATTGATAGTGGAATGATTGGTTCTTTATCTATTACTAAGGGTACAGATGGTGGTTGGACTATTGATGGTCTACCAACTGTAGTAGATGTATCTATTGATATCAAAGACTTATATCATAGTATGAATATCATTGCTCCAGATGTAATTGGAGACCTATCTGGTAACCTATCTATGGAAAGTTCTTTGAAAAATGTAAATGCATTGACTTATCTAGCTAATATGGCTGGTGTAAACATCAACCAAACTGATATTGGTCGTGCATTTAGATTAGCTTATTGGTCCATGACTGGTCAAGCTAAACAACTACTTTCCAATGGTCCAATGCAAGCACTAACTCAATCAGTTATGAATAGAATTCTACACATGTACAATTAATATTATATAAGAACAAAAACATCCCGATAAGACCATAAGCGTCTTATCGGGGTTTTATTTACAGAAAGGAGGATGCTTATACGATGAAACGAAAAACAAGACACGAGAAACTTCTTCAGTATGAAGAAAAGTATGGTATTATACCTGACAATCACCAAGAAAGATTACAATATATTTCTGATGAGTTAGGTATTAATAGTAAACAGCAAGTTGAAATTATGGAAGCATATCATAATGCTATAGATGATATACAGTATAGTCATATTAAAGTTGTATTATATGAAGAACCAGAGGGTGCACCTAGACCAAGGTTCCAATTAGTTAATAGATATAACTTGGCAAATGCTGCTTTAAGTAATGGATCTTTTGTTAAAGTGTATTCTCCAACAGGTTTAGAAGATAATAGTAGTATGCGTCGTATGATAGACTCTGGTGAGCTAAATCAAATACAGCAAATGCTTTATACTCCAACTATAGTAGAGTTTAATGCTTATCTTAAAACACCACAATATTTTAATAAGAAAGAGACAGCATTAGCTGAAGTTGGTTTAATAAGACCACTATCTAAACCAGACTGGGATAATATTGGTAAGAAGTATTCTGATATGTTTAATTCCAATATCTGGTTAGACGATACTCTAGTTGTAGATGGTTCTGTACGAAGATTCTATTCGGTAAAACCTAGGGTTGAAATAGATATATACTTTATGGATAAAGTATATACTAAGAAACAAGCCAAAGGTATTACCAAATCCCTGGAGAATCAGGGCATATCTATGGATATAGATTATATTGTGAAGTAAGGAGAGTTTAATATGTTTAAGATGATTAATACTTGGATTAAACGAGCAATCCAAAAAATTAAAGGTAAACCTAAAGAAGAGTATGATATTTATAGTGCACCAAATGGTCCAACTTTCTATGTTCCTAAGGGCACTACACCACCAGGTGTAAATGATAACGTATGTATAAAACCTCCTGAAGAAGAACCACCTATTAAGATTAATGGTACGCCAGTACGTCCAATACCAGTTAGACCAAATCCGCCACCTAAACCTGAAGTTAAAGCTGATACTGATGGTGATGTTGTATCAATAAATAGTGTTGATAATATGCTTATGCCATTGGGTTTAGATGAGGATGAACTAAAGTTAACTAAAGAAGAAATCAAAGAAGTCGACAATAAGATTGATAATTGGTATGATAAGAAATCTGCTAATGAAACATTAAAAGATGTGGCACACAAAATCAATAAGGATAAATGTCATGATGAGCTAATCAAATGTGTTGATGAGTTCAAAGAAAAACAAAAGAACCTTAAACGTGATAAAGACATCTCTCCTATTTATGATAATACTTTACCTGATGCGGATATTCCAGATGATATTGTATTTAATATCGTTAAGGGTAATAATTTCAAACCTAAAGAGGAAAAACGTACTAAACCTAGACGCCGTCGTCGTAGTAATAAAAAGAAATCTGGTGAAAAGAAATGAGTTTTGGTAGCGGTCAATCCGAAGAAAACAAACTAAAAGGTGATACACAACCCCCTTATGAACAGTTTGAGAAATGTGAAAGAAAAACTTGTGTATACTTAAATAATAATGGTAGATGTATTTGGGAAACATGTAAATTTGATAATGAAGATCCTGGTTATGTACAATACTGGGATTTTGAATGTCAAGCATGCCATAAGATAGACCAACGTGATGTACGTGATATGAAACTAATGTTTTGCGATAGCTGTCTAGAGCGATTAGCTAAAGCTGAACGCTTACCATTTACTTGTATCATCTGTGGTAAAACACAATCATCTCCGCCTAAGGGATTCTCTACCCCTATATGTAATACATGTTTACGTAAGTTAAGAAACTCTGTGCATTGTAAGTATTGTGGAAATGCCTAATTAGTTATATATTATAACTATAGGAGGTAATAGACAATGCAAGAATTACAATCACGTTATAAAGCTAGTGTCGAAGGAATCATTATATCTAATATGATTCCTTACCGAGCACTAAACGACTTAACCATTAGAGAGTTTGCTAATAGTGATGCTACAGGTTTGAATATTTATATTGACCTGTATCATATCTTTAGAGACTTTTATAAGAATAATATGCTTCTTATAGCTAAACATGACTTAGTAGCATATGTGACTAACTTAGTTGGTCATTATAGAGATTTTTATAGAAGATACTTTGGTGTACATACAAAGATCTTCCTAATCTATACCACAGGATATTTCCCTACAGCTGTAGAAGAACTACCAACTTATAATCAGAACTCACTGGCTGATTATGATATGGCTATAGGTATCAAAGAATATCTTGAGCATAATATGTACGTATTAAATATACTTTGTAAGTATCTTCCAGATGTATACTTTATTGAGGCTCCAGTAGACCCATCAGTATCAATATACTCTATTATGAGTGATGAGTTTGCTAGTGGTAACTATAATCCAAATATCATTCTAAGTAGATCAGTAATGAATCATCAATTGATTCCTATATCTATGACACAGACTGTACAAGTTAAACACTTATATAGATTTGGTGAGTTAGAGTGTAAAGCTATTAATATCGATAACTGTGTAGCAGAATACATCAGTAGTCTTAAACGTGCTATTTCTGAACCTGATCTTATTGATACTATACCTAGAGATGCTTTAAGTTTAATTATGGCATTATTAGGGGTAAGACAACGTAGTGTAAGTGGTACAGGTATACGAACTGATAAGATTATTAAAGTAGTACCACAGTTCTTAGCTCATAAACGTACTAATTATATTAGTAGCTTTGCTGATATAGCTGAGTTATGTCAGTTATTGAATAAGAACTTAGATCCTAATAAGGTATTCAGTAACTTTAAAGCAGTTGATGTATTACATCAATACAATAAGTATATATTAGCTGGTAAACCAGTTGAGGATATCAGATGGAATGTAAATCTAATAGATCCTGATATGGTTAAGAGTCTTAATAATAAGTATTTTACTAACCACCCATTAGATCTAACTAGATTATAATCCTCAACATTCTAGTACAAGGGCCACTATCGGTCCTTGTACTTTATTTTTTTCTTGAGGTGATACATATGCAGCTCACTTATGAATATATGGCTAGGATAGACTTTAACCACCGTAGTGGTAGCAGTATTAAGTCTTATCCTATAGAGCAAGAGAATATAAAACAGATTATCATCAATAAAGAATATGATAATCTTAATATGCCGATAGTAACGGTAACTATGAGTGTCGATACAAATATAGTAGATTTGATGATCAAAGACAATAAAGACTCTACTATGGTATTGACAGTAACTAAGAAAAACACAAATACATTATCCACTACAAACATCGTAGAGGCTTATATTAAAGAAGAATGTACGTATCTTATCGAGGGTGATGTAAACCCTAATAAGAAATGGGATAATACTGCACCAACTAAAGAAGAGGCCGAAAGTAAAGATAAATTTAGACTCATCAGAGTAGGCATGGTGTCTAAACGCTTAGCTGATGCATTACAAAAACCAGCTAACCTAACCACATATGATTCTAGTATGCAAGATATTGTATTACAGCTCTTAAACAATGGTATTCCATTATTGATGGAACCGTTTGATTATAAAGATACCGTACCACAGTTAATCTTATCCCCTAAAGAATCACTATCTAAGTCTATAGACTACTTAAATAATGTAAAAGTATTCTATGACACTGGTTATAGATTCTTTATGGATTTTGACAATACTTACTTAGTATCTAAGGCTGGCAAATCTGTATTACGTAAGAATGATAGATTCCCAACCATCAAAATAGACATTAAACCATTAATGAGTAATGAGGGTATGGTTCGTGGCATTGAAACTGATGACAAAGATAAAGCATACAGTATGATTGTGCCTATGAATGATACCAATTTCAACAATGATGATATGGTAGATAAGTCTATGGAAGGTATTGCTGCTGTAGTAGATGCATCTAAACAGAAGCAAGAATCTTTCTTAAAGAAACATAAAGGATTTGGCGGTATCCTAGGTGCTTATAAGAATATCCTTAATATTATGGATAACGTAAAAGTCTTCTCTGGACAAGTACGTAATGTAGTACAGAATATCCATAGAACTACATATGAGATTAAGGGTAGAATGATTGAAATGAAAGAGCAAGTAGATGAATTTAAAACCACATCTCTAGATTTATACAATCAGACTAAAGCAACTATAGCATCTTTACCACAGGAAGCACTACAACAGTTAGGGCAAATAGAAGATGTAAAGAATATCATTACAGAGATTAATGGTGCTAATGATAAGTACGGTAAATATATCAATAAATGTATCCCTAACTTTGATGAGTATGTAAAAGCATATACTGGTCAAATATATAATATCGAAGGGACACAAAATTATGTCGGTGGTATTAAACCTATAAACTTCCAAGATAACCTAAGTGGATTACAGACTACTTGTTGGGATTTTAAGAAAGATGCTGCTAAAACAGACTCTACTCATGATAAGGGTATGGTTCAGTTCTCCAAAGGGTTTGGCGGTTGGACTCAAAATATTGGTAATGTGACTAATACTTTAATTAATATGCCTGAAGAGATATCATACTGTCTTAACCCACAAGACCCACCAGATTTAAGACACTACCAAACAGTAGATTTAAGACATTTAAAGAAATTTGAAGCACCATTTCAAGAAATGTTTACGTCTGCAAAAAGTTATAGCACAGGAATTGCTAGCGACACTAATACTATGGGTGCCTCAAACAAGCTAAATAGGAATGCTGGTGCAACGATAAAGGCGTTTGTAGACAAGGCTCAGGGTATCCCTACTGACTTCAGTCAAAAATTGCTTGAGGGAGGGAATATGGTCATTAAAGACTTTAAATCCCAAGCTGATTCTGCAAAAGAAATGTTTGTAGATAATAAGCAAATGTTTAAGAAAGACTTTAATAGTATGCGTGATACTTTCAATGTAATTAAACAAGGTGCACAATTATCTATTGATAGTTTTAAAGATTTAGGTGATATAGGTTCTGATGGTGAGTCTTTAGTAAGTATTGCTTTAGATACAGTAGAGACATTGGCTAAACAAAAGATTATTCGTTTACCTAATGATAATATTAATATCTTAAAGAATATTAAGCATGCTATCGAACTACAGAAGTCTACTATCACAGTTCATAAACTAGAATTGGATAATGATATCTTCAATATCAATCTGAAGTATCTTATTAGTAATGAAACTGAAAAGACTACACGTAGTGGTGAGTATATGCTAGTTTCAAAACAAGAAGTATATGATAATAACGGTACTACATTCGTAGCCAATACTATTCTTACATTTAATAAACTCCCATCTAATAAAACTAAGTAGAACAAAAATCCCCATATAGGCAATGCCTATATGGGGATATCTTTTTATTTATTTTCTGTATTTTGCTGATTATTTGATTGCTGTTGTTGGTTATTATCACCATTACCAGCGTCTTTATTATCACCGCTATAGTATTTAACGTGTTGCTTAATCAACTTATAGAAGTCAGAAGCAAAACGTTCAGCTGCAGCAATACGTACAGACATCAAAGTTGCAACAGTGGAAGTTACACGTTTAGCATAAGCTTGTCCTTCGCCGTTGTTCTTAGGTTTATCTGGGTTATCATTGATAGTACCAGAAGTACTTTGATTATTATTAGTATCGCCCATTGTTTTTTGTTGTTGGTTATTAGTGCCATTACCAGAAGATTGGTTTGTGTTATTAGTGGAACCTGTATTAGTATTACCACCATTAGCATCATCTTCTAAGAATAATTGGTCGTTATATAAGAACGTAGATTCATTCTTAGCCATACCAGCATTAACCAACTTAATCAAGTTATCTACATCAGCTAAAGCTTTATTTTTATCAGATTCGAATAACTTAATCATATTATCAGCATTCAAGCAGTATTCAGCAAGAGTTTTCATACTCTTAATTTGGTATGGTTCAACTTCTTTAGAACCGAAGAAGAATACTTTACATCTATCTTTGAAGTTATCCCCAGCAGTATTACCAACTAAAGAGTTTTCTAATTCTTTAATAGCATCATCTACGGATTTAGAACCGCTGTTTACTGCTTGTAAATCAGAAGTAATTTTAGCAGATACGCCATTAATTAAACCAGCGTTCTCTAAATTAGGTTTAGCTTTATCGTAGTTAAACATTTTTAGATCACTAACTGCTTTGAATTCTTTATCCATAAGAGCCATATTCTTTTGGATGAATTCTTTAGAGATACCATTAAACTTCTTGAACCATTCAACGCATTTGTTAAAGATATTTTGGATAAATTCTTTAATCTTATTTAAGAAACCAGAGAATTTATCAGCTACACCTTCGTTGATTCGTTGAAGTTTGTTTTCCACATCAATATTCTTAGCAAATACGGATGCTTCAAGAATACATGCTTCAAGATTTACAGTTGTTTCACTTAATTTGATCAAGTGTTCAATTTCAGCTAAACCATCTTTATCACTAGAAGTCAATGCTACAAGAGAAGTAGCTAATTTGATATCAGAGTTTTTAGAAATAGCTTCTGGTGCTGTTAAGTAAATAGCTTTAAGCAAAGTTACACGATCAGATTCAATAGCTTTTTCAGCCAAGAAGATAGCGTTATTGTATTTGTACAAATCAGTCAATGCCATTTCTTGTAATTGATGTAACAAAGCTTGTTCAAGCTTAGCTACTTCACGTACAGTATCAGGATTGATTTCACCAATCTTCATGGAATCTAATTTACCAAAGATATAGTCATATTCTTTGATAGCATTTTCTTTACCAGTCTTAAGATCAGTAAGCTTTTCTTTCTTATTAGTATCTAGTGTTTTCAATAATTCACTAGCATCTTCTAAAGTAACTTCACGAGTTTCAGTAACAGGGTTTTCGACTTTCTCGATCAATTGCATATAAGTCAAATGATCTTCTTTACCCATTACAGAACCACGAATACCAGACTCTAATACGTTGAAATTTTCATTGACAGTTTTAATTACACCATCAAGATCTTCTTTAGAGTTATGGTAGAAGTTTTCATAGATTTTGCTAATAGATTTGAAAGCATCTTTAACTGCTGGAGTATACTTAGCTTCTTCGAAGAATAACTTCTTAAGCTTAAGTCCTTTACAGTCAGCTTGGTTAGCAAATTCTTTTAAGAAACGTTTATCTTTAGAACTTACATAAGCCAATGTAGATACAGCATCATTATAGGATTTACCATATGCTTCTACAATAGACTTTAAGTTCTTACGGTATACGTTATATAGGTTTTCACTTACGGCTTTGTATTTGACTACATTACCATCAGCGTTTAATACACCACGATAAAATTCTTGTAATCCTTTAGCTTCGTGGTTACGGATATCTTCTACCAAAGAATACATAAATTGTTTACGAGAAATATCACATTTACCCGTAACCAACTTATTATCAGTAGCGTCCATAATATAACTAAAGGAGAATTGTTTATTTTCCATAAGTTACCTCATTAAGCACTAAGTTTGTTACTTAATAATGAATGTAAAGATTTTATAGCTAAGTCTCTAGATTTAATAATATTACAGTAAGTATCACATCTAACCATCTGTAATGACGTATAGATGCTTATATTATTAGCTATAATATTTTGTATATTAGAATTTTCAGATACATCGCTATTATTGAAGATATACTCTAATTCTGATTTGTATGCATTGATATCATTAATGATATTATCTCTAAACTTAGATTCATCCATTCTAGAACGTACTTTTTCATAATTACGTAACTGTAATATCAATTTAGCACTAGAATCAGCATTTAGGTTATTAGCATTACGTTTCATATCTTTAAATAAGAATACTATACGTTCTCTTTCGTTATGGATATCATTCTGTAAAGCCATGATCTTATCATCATCTCTTTCACTTTTAGATATCTCTTTTGATAGAGAGAATATTAATTCTTTGATATTACTTAGTATAGAATCATTTAGAGAATCTTTTATATCATTACCCCAATCGGATAAGCTTTGAATACTTGTATTATGATTAATAGATTCGTTGACAGTAAGCATACTCTTCAGCTCATCTATAAAATCACTAACCGGTATCTTCTTAAGCATATTGATAGTCTCATTTACTATACTATGGACTATCTGATTAGACTTTCTGAAATATGATATAAATACTTTAAAGTACTTATATACGTGATTCTTAAAGAATGATATAATCTTTGATATGATATTGTATATCTTTCTAACGGTACTAAACATACCTTCAGATATTGATAACTGCTGTATCATTGTATCTTCTAATATAGAATTCATAGTATAGGTGGATTCTAGTAGACTGTCTATAAGTATAATCTTCTCTTCATCTATAGAAAAAGTTTTTATATACATAGGGACCACCTAAATAAAAAATAAAATTATAAGGTATGAGGATTAACCCCATACCTTATAATTTTATTTACAGGAATATCTATTATTTGTGATTAGCCGCTTTAGACCAAGCGCCACGTGCACATTTCAAGTAGATTTTCAAAGCTTCTAAGTTAGCTTTAGTTTGAGTTGTGTAATTACGAATAGTTGTGTTAACTGCACCTTTAGCTTTAGCAAATTCTTTATCATCTTTAGCTTTGTCTTTAAACCATTTTTGTAAATCATCAGCGGCTTTTTTAACATTTTTAAGGATATTTTTATGTAAAGATTGAAGGCTGTTACCGTTAACCAATAAAGATTCTACGCTATTTTTAACTTTAGCGAATTCAGTTTCTTCGATACCACCAGTCACTTGATCTACAAGTTTAGATACGCTTAATGCTTCAACTTTGCTATCAGCATTCAAGCCTTTCAAAATGTTTTCACTAACGAAGTCTTTCTTAATACCTTCGAATGCTACATTTTTAGGGAACTTAACTTTAGCTTCGCCAGCTTTTTCGTTTTTAGCTACAGCATCTTTGTATTTTTCGTATACTTTCTTATTATCAGCAACGAATTTACTAATAATTTTTTGTACGAAGTCATTCAACCAAGTTTTGATTTTTGCGTACCATTTTTTGATGAATTCAACTACTTTGTCGTAAGCATTTTTCAAAGTTTCTTTAATGCTTTCTTCAATAACTTCAGGTTCAGCACCTTCGGAAAGAAGTTGTTGTTCACGGAAATCGGAACGGATAAGATCTTGGAATACTTCATGATCAAAGTCAACACATTCAACCATGATTTCATCAATACCATATTCTGTTTGGTATAATTCTTTATTTTCTAAAACAACGCTATCATCGATAATAGCAGATTCTGTGTAAAAACCCATTTTTACCTCCAGAAAAAATAATAAAATTAACGTTAATTTTACAATGCTCTATACCTTATTGTTAGTATATTACTTTAAAGTATAGTTCTATTGTGCTGTAGTATTACCAGTTTTCAATGATTCTGCATTTAGACACGCATTGATAATACTCTTAGCTACGAATACTTGGTTACGGATAATTTTACCCTGAGCATCTAATAATTTAGATAGAAGCTTTTGGTTAGCATTCATTACCATATTCATAGCAGTAACTAATTTAGTGTCAACTAAAACTTTACCACGCAATTTAACAAGTTCGTTTACTGCTTTATCAGCTTTACGTTCAATTTCACGTTCAAACTTATCAGCATCAGATAATTTAAACTCTCTAGAGAACTTGATAATCTTTTCAATATTCTCTACTACGTCAGCTTTAGTATATTCAGCATCTGTACCCACATCTATAATTGTAGTTAATTTAGTATGAGCATCTTCAGATTTGGTTTTAAAATTATTCATAAGATCATCTAATACTTTATCGGTATTATGACCATTTATAGTAACACCAGTAGCATTACCTTCGGCAATCTTAACGAAGTCCTGAATATGATAGTCAATTACATCAGCAGTATCTTTCAAGTAAATTTTATCAGCTAAGAACGCAGACTTCCCACCGAATACCCTAAACTTAATATCATCAGGTAATTTCTTAGCTCCAGCGATAATAGCTTCTTTCTTTTCAAGCTTATCACGTAACTTACTATAGTATTTATGCACAAACTCTTTAATCTTTCTAAAGTATTTAGCTACAAACTCTTTAATCTTTCTAAAGATAGTTTTTAGTTTGTCTAAGAATTTACGTAAGATACCCTCTTTAACTACAGGTGGTTTCTTTTCACTATCAGAAGATTTATCATCTTTCTTATTATCTGTAGCGGTAGCATCATTATCCGATTTGGATTGTTGTTTATTGATTACCATTAATGCTGTAGAGGCATTATTAACTTCATTTACAATAAGTACAGCCATCTCTTCTACTACAATAGCATCATCAAGGGCATTAAAAACATAAGAATCGTTCATATTATTTTCCTACCCCTTTCTCTTCTTCTATCTTCATAGCAATCTTACCAGCTTTAATAAGTGTACTAGTAGCGGCAGTTAAGATATATTTATTAGTTTCTTGGAAGAAAGTAATACATGAGTGTACAATCTTACGATATTCAGTAGAACGAATGACAAACGCAGTTGCTTTGAATTTGTCTTTTTCATCCATATCAGTTTTATTTACACCTTTCATGTATAGCTCACCTAATTTACCAAACATTTGCCCAAGACCGTTTAAATGTTTAACAGTATCAAGGTTAGAATTTATAGATTTAAGATATCTTCCATCGTCTAAGCACATTTCTAGATATTTAGTCAAGAGATCTGAACCAAATTTAACACCGGGTAAAATTTCTTGAACACCTTCACCAGATTTGACATAATCTTCTTCGTATAAGTATTTAGCACGAAGCTGTTCGATAACTGGTTTAGTACGGTCTAAATCAAATTCTTTATATAAAGAATCTAATACTTCATCTTTACTTCTAGAAGTTGTATCATTTTTAGGGCCATGTTTAATCAAAGGTACTAATGTTTTAGTTATGTATTCTAATCCACCTTTTTTGTACCATACTAAATTTACACCCTTAAGCCGCTCAGCTACTTCTTTCTTATGTTTTTCAATAAGCTTACGATATTTTCTCAAAGCTACAGTGTATTCACCAAAGAGTTTGATTTTAATCTTTTCCCAAACACCCTTGAAGAACTCATATGCCTTCTTAGCCCATTTGACAATAGCAGCTACTACACGTTTAATTGTATTCTTGATCGTATCCATCACAGATTCAGTAACAACAGAGTCTGTTTCACCAGACTCTGTCATAACTAAAACTTGGTCATCTTGTTCGAGCAGGAAGTCCCGCATTTCTAATTCAAATGCAGAGACTTCCTCGATAAGATCTAATGGATCAATCGTTTCATAGTTTCCTAGAACGAATGCCATTAATAAACCTCCATATCAATAATATCATCAATCTCAAAAGTTTCTGTTTTAGAAACTTTTTTAGATAATAAGTATTTACAGATATTATGTGCTACAGTCATATTACGACGGATAGCTTCAAATTGCTTATATACTGTATGGTTAGCTGCACGAATAGCGCCAACTTCGATTTTAATGAAGCTTTTACCGATATCTGGTAAATATTTACCAAAACCAATACTAGTATAATCTAAATGACTGAATTGCAATAATGCATCTTGATAGCCCATGGATACACGTTGTAGTTTAGACCAATCCCAATTTAAGAAATCAATAATCTTATCGATATTCTTAGCGATATAGTCTCGACCAATATCCATAGTATCTATAGCACTATCTTTAACGATTTCGTTATAGATTTTATCAGATAATACATCCTTACGATCACCAACAATAGATTTTGCGACAACCTTAACTGTATTTACAAGCCCTTTAGCCATACCCTTTACTGTAGTGATAGGGTTGATGTGGCTAAATAATGGATCACCATTTAAAGTATATACTTTAAATTTCTTATCATATCGGCTACTAGCAGCTGCAGCTTTGATGTGCTTGATATTTTCTGGAGTTAAGATATCTTGAAGATCGTGTAATAAGTCTTTATTAAATTGGTTGATTAGGCGCATAAAGCTTTTAGTTACAGATTTGATATATGTTTGTGTAACACTTTCATTCAATACACTATTTTCATCATTAACTAATGCAGTGTATTGTTCCATAACCAATTCTTCAACATCATCTAGGCCTGAAGCGTATTCGTTAAGACAAGTATCATCCAAATTAGAATCTAAATCTGTGCATTCTTCATTCATGAATTCTTCTGCATAGTATTCATCTAATTCAGCAACAGCTTCTCTCATAGCCGCACGGCGATAATCTGCAAAGTATTTTACGTAGTTGTAAATTTCTTTTGCAGTTTTATTTGTATTATTAACTTGTGTTGTAAATACATTAAGCATGCCACGGTTAACTTCACCGACTACTGATAGTAATCCAGTTAATGCTTGGTGTGCAAGATCGGCATTTGGTTGATCTTTAAATTTACCCTCTAATTTTTTAATAGTCCTATTAAGATTATTTTCAAGATCTTTAATACCAGATTCTATTGTTTTTGTTGCAATGTCTATAATATATGCTACATGATTAGAGTCGGCAAATTTAGCGATATCTTTAAAATGTTTAGACACATAATCCATATCTAAAGTCATAGTAGTAGGCTTACGATTAGATACTGCTTGTTTATTCTCTTCAAATTCTTCTTTAATAGTATTAAGCATCGCAATAGCCGCATTTCTATCTGCTTTGAAAAATCCACTCACAGTTTTATGATAACTATCATCGATTTTTTTAATAGCATCATATCCACCATTAATAATATCATCATACAATTTATTATCAAAAATAGTATCAATGTTACCATCAAACCAACTAGCATTATCTACTACAATTTCGAATTTCTTATTTCTATCTAAACGTTTACGGCGTTTAATTTTAGCACCTATGAATTTAGATTTCTTAGAAGTATCATCTACAGGAGCAGCTGCTGGCTCAGATGTTGTTGTATTGCTAGTTGATGTACTAGAAGTTTGTGTATCTTTTGTATCATCTTTTTCATCAGCATCTTTAGAATCAGTATAAGACTTAGGATCTTTTAAAGTTTCTTCACACGCTTTAACATCTGCAGGTGTTACTTTAGTATCATTCTTCTTCTTAAATAGCTCTTTAAACTTCTTAAAGTACTTAACTACAAAGTCTTTAATAGCTTTAAAGAATTTCTTAACTTTTTCCCAGATATTAGATAATACACCTTCATTGACGAAATCTGTATTGTCCGTATCTTGTAAGTCGGCTAATGCATATTCCAGCATAACCTCTTCTTCAATTAAATATATTTCGCTCATATTTAAGCTCCTCTATTAATAATGCTTAGAATATATTGGGAATCGAAGTATTGACGATCCTCAATTTCTGTTATATATTCATCATTAATGTTCAAGTCAAGCCCTTCTACGTCTTCACTAATAAGTTCAGAACCATAGAATTCGTCAAGTTCAGTATATTCACGTAAAGATTCATATCTACGATAGTCAGCACAGGCTTTTACATAGTTATAGATTTCTGTAGCTACTTTGTTAGCATTCATAAGTTGAGTAGTAACTAACTTGATTACAAAATCAACCATAAGTTTTGAGCTACTCATTATAAGATTTAGGGTTTTTATACCTGCATCATAATTGCGTCGATGTAACCCATTAGCATCTTCAGCTAATTTAACTGCATCCATTACTTTTTTGAGATGATCTGTTCTGGACTCTAATTGTTCAGTACACCAATTAATATGATCTTTTATCCCTTTGATAAGATCTGAAATATATTTTTGATCCATCATTTTAATAATAGTTTTGAAGTTTTTGGTTACAAAATCCATGTTAATGATATCATCAACTTCACTATATACGCACGTTTCTTTAATTTTTTTATTAGCAGCTTCGATTTCACCTAAAAACTCGTCTGCCTTATCGCCTACTAAATCTTCAAATCTAATAGATTTAATCAGCTCCCACAACGGTTCTGCTGCACCTTTATCTGATATGGTTTTATATATATCTTCTTGGAATATAACTAATAAATCCTTAATGTGTTCGCCATTGACAACAATAGTCTTAACTTTAAAAGTTTTATCTTTAGATAATTTAGCACGACGAACAATCTTGCGATTAGACTTAGATCTGATGAATTTTTTGCCACTCTTTGCAGGTTGTGCTGGTTCTTCGACATCATCCATTACAGGATCAGTATCACCATTAGGAGTACTATCTTCTTTACCGTCTTTATTATCAGTATAAGCTTTAGGGTCTTTTAAAGTTTCTTCACAGGCTTTAACATCGTTTGGTGTTACCTTAGTAGATTTCTTTCTGAATAAGTCTAGGAACTTATTGAAATATTTAACTACAAAGTCTTTAATAGCTTTAAAGAACTTTTTAACTTTTTCCCAGATATTAGATAATACACCTTCATTGACATAGTCAGTGTCTAATAAAAGATCTTCTGTAGAATATTCTACAATATGATTCTCTTCATATATAAAATCAAGTTCCATTTATACCTCCGGTATTATTTCACTTAGTAAAATACTAGTTATATATTGGGATTCATTATAAATACGACGATCTATATTTTCAATATAATCATCATCTATATTACAGTCTAACCCATCAGTATATTCTAATAGCAAATCTTGTGCATAATAATCACCCAAATCTGTAAATTCTTTTACCAATTTATACTTACGATAATCAGCACAAGCTTTTACGTAATTATAGATTTCTGTAGAAATATTTTGTGTTACCAATATATGACTACATAATGATTTAACACAATTTCTTATCATATCTATAATGGCTAGATACGCTCCAGTTAGAATATGGGATTTTGCTTTAACAATTGCACGATCTACATCAGTCTCGTAACTAAAAACAGCTTTTTCGGCATCACGCCAACTCATCTCAGGATCAGGACGATTTTTATAATATCTATTAATCTCATCTTTCCTATCGGATGACATTTTTGTATCAAGTTTAAATTCATCCTTTATAAGTTTTTCTGCATCTTGAGCTCCTGAAGATATCTTAGCATCAACAAACATTTTATCAGCAAGCGTTCTATAAATATCAGTTAATGCCTTATCTACTTTTTGAAAGTTATGTTTTACCCATTCCATATTAAATTCTATAGTAGTGGATTTATCATCATAATCTTTCTGATTTTTAAAATTATCACAAAGCTCCTCAGCATATTTTTCCAACTCCTCGACTTCACTGACACGTTTAGCATTTTTTACTTTTCTAACCGTATCCATAATTTTACTAGTAAAATCAAGAATCTGTCTATTTACTTTACTAGAAGCCTTTTCATAGATAGACAAATCTAAAGCATCGTCTGGTGTACGATATAAATCGTGACCAAATCCTTTGAATACTGCTTTAAATTTTTTATTCATACTAAGCTTAGCTCTTCGCTTAATATTATGATTAGCTTTAAAGCTACCAACTTGTGTAGTTTTACCACTAGCATCCGTCCATTTATCGTTAGATGATGTAGCCTCTGTGTCAGTACTATATGATGATGGGTCATTTAATGTATCTTGACATGCTCTAGTTGTAGCTGGGTCATTAACTTTTTTCTTGATCTAATTAGGCTAACTAATTTATTCCACATTTTGGACAAAAGTTCTTTAAGCTTTTTATAAGCAGCTTTTAACCATAGTGCAATATTACCAATAATAGTACCCTCATTCAGCATATCTATATCAGATAAGGTGCTTGATAAACAAGCACTCTCATCTTCGATAAAATCCAAATCAATCATAATATCACCCATTCAATAAATCAACTAAGTAATATTCTTCTTGGATATTACGCAAGTCTGCATCATCTAAGAATGCATCATCTAAGTTAGATTCTAAGATTGTAGAATCAATGTCTAATTCTGCAAACTCTGCGAAATTATTATAATATTCGTCTATCATAGCCATTTCTCTAATACGAGCATAGTTAATAGATTCTGCACAGTTATTTACATATGTGAAGATATCAATAGCACTACGATATAGCATAGTAATTTCTTTAGAGAAAGAGGACACTAAACGAGACACAGTTTTGGAAATAAAATTTAACATAGCTGCAATTTCATCAGATCTTGAGCTTGCATTCCCAAAAGCACCTAATCCCTGAGTAACGTCTACATTATCAAATCGTTTCTTAATATTTTCTAATTCACGTTTAAGCGCATCAATATCTTTCATTAAAGAACTTTGATATTTGTCTACAGCAGACTTAGTTGTAGTACCTAAAGCTACATCACCAATTTCTTTAAAGTGATCTTTAATAAATTTCATATCCAATCTTCGGTCAGTAAATACAACTGTAGCGGCATCTGCTGCATCTTCAAACCATTTTTCATAGTCTTCTTGCTTTGGACGTTTAGCACTAAATAGATCAGCACCAGCATTATATGCAGTACGTTTGATAAATTTTTGGATACCAGATTGCATACCTTTACCAATCTCTTTAGATTTTGCTACATACTCATCTAATACAAATGTCTTAGGTAGAGGAATAGTTGTATCTACAGTTACAACGAAAATACGTTTAGGATCTAAACGCATACGTCGTGCAAATTTCTTACCATTGCTACGTAAGAAGTTCTTTTTAGCAACTACAACTTTACCATCTTTATTCGTTGTAGTATCATAAGTATTACCTGTAGGCATATCAGCTTTGGAAGCTTTAGATGGGTCTTGGTCTACAGTATCGGTAACTGGTTGATATGCGCTTTCATCGTGTAAGATATTATTACACTTAGCGATAGCTTCTTTAGTTACTTTCTTTTCTTTAGCTGTACCAAATAAGAATTCTTTTAGCTTATTGAAGTATTTCATAACGAACTTACGTATCGTTTCAAATACCTTCTTAATTTTTTCTTTGATCTTAGATATAATCCCTTCACCATCACCCTCTAGGAGTAAGTCATCAGAATTATCATCATAGATCAAACTTTCACACACCAATGCAAACTCATCAGTAATGTCTTGTAATTGATAGTCTATCATTGATTTATCCTTTATACAATAACGAATTCAATATCTAATTGATTTTCTTCAGTATTAGCAGTATTGACATTCAAGAACTCAGGAATACGTCCAACTATCATTTCATCTCTACGATAGATATGCTGAATACCTGGACCATATCCATTGAATTCTAAGAACTCAAAGTATACTAATACGTCTTTATACTTATCAGTAATATACGTGATAAGATTAGGTATATGAAGATCATTGATTTGAGTGGTATCTTCGATGTATAATCGAATATCATTCTTAATCAATGTAATCATCTCTTTGGTACTAGTATTGATAAACTTAACTCGGAATCGTAAACTTAAGTTAGTTCTATTCAATGGTTTACCATCTTCTACATAGAATAGTTTAGATGGTCCGTATGTATTGAATAGCTTAAAGTCAATACCGAATGAGTCTTCTAGTACGTTCAAACACTGATTGATATGTACACGTTTCTTTTCTAAATCTAAGATAAACTTTTGTAATTTCATCTCAGTATTAATGAAAGACCAACCAACCATAGGAACTTTATCTATAGTATAGCTTAGTGTACCATTATCCAACTTAGTGACTTTAACTTTAGATTCGATAATGTCAGAGTAGTTATACATAAAGTCTACACCACCACGAGTGTTGTAGATATTAGTAAGACTATATCCGTCTAAGTTACCACTAGTGAAGATTTGCTCAGACTTATATGTACCAGCACTATCTTCATCTTTATTCTTAATGAAAGTGAATACTTTAAACTGAGTATTGTTTGGCATATAACCATACAAATCATTATCAGAACCAGCTTCTTTAAGATTTAAGATCTTAAGTTGGTTTAGTGTATCAATAGAGTTGTCTGTTTCCATATCAAACTCATATAAGAAAGAAAACTCTGTTTCATTGTACTTCTTGAATTTACCTTGAGTCCAACGTACAGGTTTACCATCTTTATAGAATACACCTAAGACTTTAAGATCTACGCTAGTAATCTCTTCAGGGTCTAGCTCATTGTCTTTATGGACTACACCGATATTTCTATCAATGTTTTGAACTAGCTTGACTGAACACTTATAAGTATTCTTATCGGTAAAGTATTCTCTCTTCCAGTTAAGATTGTTACAAATGAATTGGTATTTGGAAGCCTTATTGATATACTCAAACTCAAGAGCTTTCTTAGTATCCATATAGTTGATATAATATGAAGCATACAAAGGACTCTTATTGATTACAATCATAAATGGATTGAAGTATAAGAACTTAATCTTATTTATAGATTCCAATTCTTCTTTTGAGCTATTATATATAACTTTACCATTACCACCAGCTTCATACTGAATAGTATTACCAGTATTGAAGATGTAGTTTTCACTAGACACATTATCGAAGTCACGTCTAATCAATTCTATAGGAACTGTATTAGTTGGAATCATTTGTGTATCAGTACTTGCTAAAAGATAAGCATAGTATAGACGGTATAATGGTGATTCCATCTTCTTGAAGAAGTATAGCTTATTCTTAGGTAAACCATAGCTTAAAGAGTTAAAGAAGTTATTAACGTCTTTAGAGTTAGTTACACTACCACGAGCCAATGCTTCTTTAGGAATCATTAACTTTAACTCATCAATAGTCTTCTTATCCAAACCATCTTCAGATGCAGGTAAACCTAATGGATCACCTAATGGAGTAATAACCATGAACAAACGGTCATAGTTAAATCTATCACTGATAGGATATAGTTGGATAGGGTCTATATACTTGAAGTTACCTTCGGAACCCTTAGTAGTATATAGGTTAACTGAAATCTCAGAGTTCATACCAGGAATATTAGAAGTATCGCTGAATACCAATCTAATAGTCTTCTCATCTATATATGTATAGCTACAGTAGTTGACTTCACTACCAGTATGTAAACCCTCATAGATTGGAGTTAATTTAACTGGTTGGCTACCATAATTCTTAATAGTTGCATCGAAACCAGCTAGCTGATTATCAAATGTAAACTGATAAGTTTTATTCTCAATAGGGTTTCTATTAAGAATTGTAGCAGTGTTTTTCGTATACGTATATTGACGTATACGACATCTTACTGCAATCTTTTGTTCATTCTCATCAAGAATCCGACCAACTGGTGGTAAGTATGGATCAATGATTTCAAATGAATCAATAATTGGATTATAAGCCGATAGGTCATACTGTGCAGTGTATACATAATCACCGTCTGGTAATACCACACGACGAATCAAGATATCATATTCAGTATGGAATTCAAATCCACCAATATTAATAGCTACTTCTCTATCAAATGTAAATACATCATTACGCATATTAGCTAATAATACATCTTCAGAGATAGTAAATACTATATCCATATATGCAGGTCTAGCATTAATATTCTTAATACCTAAACCTAGAGCATGAGCAATAATATTCTTTTCGAATTTAGCTCTAGTTGGAATAGCTTCATTACCAAACTCTGAAGCCATAATGATATTATTTTGTAGAGATGTAGAGAATACATCACTTAGATAACCAAATATACCCATAGATAGGGTAAGATCATCTTCTTGGATATGCTTTTTCTTAACGGACTCTATATAAGCATTAAGATCATAAATATTAGAGTTCGTCAATAGTTCATTAGCCATAAATCTCCCCCTTCCTAAACGTTATATTTTTGACGGTATCTAGCATATTCTTGTAAATTCTTTTGGGCAGCATTGTGGTCTTTAGGGTTTCTATCAGTAAACTTGAATGTATCAGTCGGAGCTTTCCATTTAAGTTTATAGAATTTATATTGACCCTTACCTTCACCATTGAGGCCAGCAATATATGGAGCCTGCATCCAATCACCAGACCAACCATCTAATGCGTCTATATAGCCACCACCAGTAGTATCTCCACCAGAATATAGTTTACATAAATGGTTGAACTCGTATAGAGTATCGACTTCCATATCAAAAACAAATGTAGATTTAAAGTTGACAGTAAATCTTAAATCAGATCCGTCAGCCATATCACTAAATACGTCACGTGGTACAGTCTTAGGATATACCCCTACGTATTTAGCCCAGTAAATAATATCTTCACCACCAGAATCCTCAGATACTATGAACTTATACATGGACATTTGGTCATGGATAATACGTTGCATAGCATAAGACTTATTAGGTTGATTGATACGACCAAAGTGTTTCAATCTAGAATATTCGTCAAACAGCTTGAAAAACATGTAGACCTCTAGATACTTAGTATCTAGAAACTCTACACTAAATTCGTGGTTTTCGTCACTCTCTATTGAAGTACCTCGATAGAAAACAGATGAACCTAATATATTTCTAGAAGTCTCATAGTCATTAGCTACACTAATGGCCGGTAAGTCTACATTAGAAACTTTCTGGTTTGAAAGAAGATTAACGAATGGCTCAGAACGGTTTTGGGAATAGCATAGTTGATGTAACACCTCAGGGTACTTAGTTGCTGCCTCTATAAATAATGGGTTATTAGCTATAGACTCAATATATGTCTTAGACATATCATTACGTCCACCACTACCTATAGAAAAATCCTTATTATGTAGAAAGATCTGTAAATCTGGTTTGGTAAAGAAGATATACTCCTTAGTCATACCTACACGGTTATACGGATCCATCTTAGCGAATCTAGCAAATCTATGGTATCTATCTAAAGATGTCGGGTTATATATGCCATTCTTTTTAATGAATTGTAACATCATTTCGGAATCAACTGTTGGCTTAGTATTTTTAAATTCATCATTATTACTAGTCAACGTTCTTCCTTCATTGACGTTTTTAATTTCATCAGGCATTCTCAGTCTCCTTTCTTTATAGGATTATAGAGATGTTTCAAAGATATCTTTAATTGTATACTATAATTATGAATAAGAGATAAGAGTCTAGCTGATAACTCATTAGAGTTAACTCTCCCTCCACCGTATTGTTTATTAGACATCAGTTAAAGGAAGAGGTAACCACTATGAGCAGCTATGATTATTACACTAACGAGTTCGTTAACGATTACGGTTCAACTTATGATATGTCATATCTTGGTAAATATGTAGAAATTAATGAAGATATTATTGTAGACCAGGTAGAAAACATAGATTTTCATACAGCACTAAATGGTGAAACAATAAGAGACCAGAATGGTGATATATACTATGCTAGTAGAATAGTTGATGGTTTAAGAAAAGACCTATTAGACTATGCTATTATTATAGATGAATTATTATCATTAGTAGGTCCTGGTAGATTTTATAATTGTGGATCCAGTACAACTATGAGAAGACCTGAGTCGTTATTTGTAACATACGATGACCGTAATATGCTCGCTAGTGAGTATGCCAAAGAATTTGATTACTATGATAAATTGCATTGTATTAATGATGCAACACCACAGTCTATTTTTATTAAGTAACTATATTTGGCTAGGCTTTTATTTTTTGCCTAAATGGGGCTAGTTTAACATAGTAGTAAATTTCAATATTGAATTTAGAATACGTATTTTAAGGAGGACTATAATGTCTTACATTCAAGAATCAATCCTCAGTGACATTATTAATCTATACGATAATATTTCTGCTGATGATTTTAGTTTAGACAAATTATTACCTACCCAGGCTGGTGGTTATAAGTCTTTCAAGTCTATTAATAGTGCTACTAAAGACTTGGTACTTACATTCCCAGTTATGTTTAGCCGCAATATGGAATTAGCATCAGCTGAGCTAATTGCTAGAGCGCTTGAAGTTAAATATGCTGGTTTGGTTAGGATGCTCTTAACTGCTATGGCTATCACGAATTCAACAGATGCTATTGATTATATTAAAAATATTCATAGTAATATGCAATTCAATGATGGTATTGATGTAGATGATTATCTAACCATCAATAGAAAACTAAATAATGAATCTGGTGCTATGACCATGTTTACTGCTGGTACTAAAGCTGTATATGAGAACTATAAGCATAGTTTAAAACATAGCTTACCTATTGCTAATACTATTATCAAAGAAGCACCAAGTGCTGCAGAAATCTCTGTAGCTAAAGCAAAACTATCTAGAGGTATACCTAGCCATGGTTATGAAGGTCCTGTTTTTGACCAAAGTAAGTTGGACAAGATTAATCAAACTATGCCATTAATGATGAAAATAAACTTCATTTCTAAAACAAATGGACACCCTATCAGTCTACCTGCATATATAGGTATCAAATGTAAATTATTTGATGTAGCTGGTTTAGATATTATCCAACGTATTGTTTCTAAGAACTCTTCTGCAGTAAGTCTATTCAATTTTATCCGTGCTACATCTCAAGAGATTAGTTTCTGGAGAGACTTTGTATTTGCATTAAGCAAAGCTAAAGTTGACGCTATCTCCAATGCACGTAATGGCTCTTCTTCCAAAATGTGGAAAGCATTAGAGCAGCGTGCTACAAAATCCAAATTAAATCAATTCTTCCGTCAAAAGAATGATGCTACAGCTATTACTTCTTTATTGGTAACTACAGATGAAGTTGAAGAATTGAAAAAGACTAATGATATTGATCTTTCTAAATCTAATGTGGCTAGAAAGATTATGTCTGACTACAACTTACTCTGTATTGGTATTGTAGATGAGACTACAGAATCCGTAGCTTTAATCTTTGATACTGGTGATGATGAATATGAATTAATGCGATTCAAATCCTTGAAGAAAGATAAAGACATGGATGCTAAGCAAATCGTTAACTTATTAACTAAAATGGCCTAGGAGGAGGGTATATGACTAAATACTTTAAAGAAGCCTGCTCCTATATGGATTTAGGTGATAAAGAAACATTAGCAATCGTATCTGCTGTAAATGAAGCAGACCAACGATTGATTATGATGAATGTCTCTAATAAGATCTATGATTTCATTAAACTTAAAGCTAATGAAGTAGACTTTGGTGATATTCCATTATCCAAAGGTGATGTACAACGTTTACGCCACTATAAACTAGTGAAACAAACACTAGAAGCTTTAGAACGTCTTTGTGCTTCTCGTAATATCCAATCTAAAGCATTGAAGACTACTAAAGAAGCATTAGCTAACTTAGAGAAAGATAAATACGCTTACGTTGGTGCATTCATGCGTAACTTAGATTACCCTTGCACTATTTATAACTTTGCTGTACTGTCTATTATTGCATCCACTAGTATGATGGTGTCTGCTATTACAGAATACCTCATGGATAATGAAGGCACAACTAAGTTTGCTATGGACTCTAAACACTTTAATGTGTTGGACGATAATGTAGTTATTAAGAATCTTGAACGCTTTAATGAAAACTCCCGTAATGGTAAATTAGCTAAAGCATTATCCTTATTTACTAAAGCACATGCTCGTGGTATCTTAGGTACTATGGCAGCAGTTTCTATGATTGGTGCTGGTATTTACTTGATCTTCAATATCATTCCTATCTTACGTGAAATTGTATACTATTTCTACTTCTGTAGAACTAGCTTAGCTGAATATCTTGAAGTGCAAGCAAGTATGCTAGAAATCAATGCTTCTAAGATTGAATACGATGATGATATGAAAGATGCAGCAGAATATCAACGTGACGTTGCTGTTAAGTTCCGTCGTTATGCTGATAAATTAGATATCAACGATAAAGCTGCTACAGCTAAAGTTGCTAAGGAAATCAAAGAAGAAGATTCTAAAACTAAATTTAAACATGACGATATTAGCGACAGCATTCCTGATTCTGCTGGTGCTAATAGTAGTCTATTCTAGGAGGTTAACGATTAATGAATATTAAAAATAGACCTAGAGGAATTACATCTGGTTCTTTATTTTTTGAAGCAGTACAATCCGCTAGACGAGAAGAAATCGTAAAAGGTTTGAAAGAATTAGAATATCAGCCTGTGCATGAATCTGCAACGGCAGCTATTGTACATGATACTATTGCTAACCGTGGTAAATTGGCTAAACGTCGTCAAGACTTCTCCAATACTGTACGTAATGGTCTTATTTTTGAAGCCTTGAACGTATTATTCGAAGCTTCATCTACATATCCTATGCAAGGTGATAATCATCGTGTGATTAAAAATAAAGTTATCTCTAATTTCATTGAGCAAACTGGTTCTGATAAAATCTTAGCTACATTGAGCCGTACAAATGCGTTCACCGCTCAAATTGCTAAATATGTAACAGAGACACATAAAGCTATCATGGAAGATAACGAAGAAGCTTTAAAATCCAATGACGTTAATGATGAACCTAAAGTTTCTCCAGATGATACTGAAACATTTATTGATAAAGTAAACTCTGCTGAAAATAAAGAAGAAATTCAAGACATTGGTGACTCTGTAAAGAATCATGTAGCTAATGGTATTGAGCAATTCATCATTGCTAATATCGAAGATAAAGAGCATATCAAAGACGTGTTACAAAACGTTGAAGATAAAGTTGCAACTATCCAAGCAGCTAATGCTGAAGAAGAGCAAGAGATCAAAGAGTCCGCTATTGCTCGTGGTAGATTGCAAATCAAGAAACGTTTAGATACTCGTAAAGTAGGTTTATATGAAGCTATGGTTCGTGACCTATCTAAGAAAGCTTTAATTAATCCTAGTTATGGTATGATTAAAGAATCTGGTACTTTAGATATGGATAAAATCACAGCAGCTTGTGAAGCTACATTAACTATGATGGTGCTATCTGAAGCATTAGGGTTCTATATTCCTAAAGATATCCAAAAACAATACGATTACCGATAAGAAACACAAAAATACCCTGTATAGGCAATGCCTATACAGGGGTTTCTTTTCGTTAAAGTTGATAATTATAATTATATACTATTATTGTGTATGGTAGATACAGCTACTACTAATAGCTGTATCTAAATATAACCATACACGGTGTTTCTCCACCGTCAAAGGAGGCGATCCTATGACGTCAGAAAGAGAGAAAATGTTGGACTGGTGTAAACTAGTCCCAGACATTGATCGTATGAGAATCGAATCGGAATCGATTCCATACATCGATAAGTTTGGTGTTTTACAACACCCATCTCCTCTACCGGTTAGAGGAGGTGCATCAGCTAGGCTGATGGACAAATATGGTGTAAGGTAGTTTGACTACCTTCATGGGTAAGTGTATCACTCACTTACCCATGAACCATGTATTATTTTTTTTGTAAAAAGTTAATATTTGTAATTATATACTATTACTGTGTATGGTAGATACAGCTATCGCCAGTAGCTGTATCTAAATATAACCATACACGGTTCCTTACCGTTTAAGGAGGTGAATCCTTATGACAGGTGCTCAGATGAGATACTTTAATCTCAACGCTGGACATAAAGCTAATTTTGCCTTAAAGGTAAGAATTGCTTTATCCATCGTGCATAACTATGAGAATGGTAATTCCAAAAACTATTCTCATGATGAGTATATGGACTGTTTAACCTTTATTAAAGAGTTAGAACCATAATACTTAAAATAAAGCAATATGTAGAAGGAGTACACAGCTCCTTCTACATAATTGTTTTATTTTTTGTAAAAGTTAATATTTATAGTTGTATACTATTATTGTGTATGGTAGATACAGCTATTGACTCTAGCCGTATCTAAATATAACCATACACTTGTAGGATGTATTCCTACAAGCCATAAGGAGGTGAATCCTATGACTGGAGCACAGATGAGATATTATAATCTCACTGTTGGTCATGAAGCCAATCATTATTTAAAAATAAGATTAGCTTTAGACATTGTGCGTAATTATGAGAATGGCAATTCAGAAAACTATTCTCATGATGAGTACAAAAATTGTCTTGCTTTCATTGAAAGCCTAGAACCATAAGGTTGAGACAAGACAATATGTAGAAGGAGTACGTAGCTCCTTCTACATAATTGTTTTATTTTTTGTAAAAAATTAAAAGTCTTCTAGTTCAGACATAGCTTCTTGTACAGCATCAACGATTTCTTCAGTAACACCTTCATCATCAGAGTCACCTTCATCTTCTGTACCAGCATCATTCATTAATTCGATTTCAGCTGCATCATTTTCGTCATCAGCATAGATATCGATTTCTTGAGGTTCTAAACCCTCAACGGCATCAATATCATCACCATCGTTATGAGTATCATCTAATTCTACATCAGAGATAGCATCAGTTACAGTATCGATCACATCATCAACTACGTGATCATCCGCACCGCCAACTTTAACGATATCGATTACAGCAGTAGCATCACGGTCTAAGTCTTGTCTAATTACATCAGCCATTGTTACAAAGCTCCTTTTTAATAAAAATCATCATAATCATCGTCGAAATCATCATCGTCATCTCCATCGATTACACGATCAAGATTTTCGTCATCTACATCATCTAGATAGCTAGATGTGTAATCATCACTTGCAGGATCCACAGATAGATCACTACGGTGAGTGTCATCAATTAAAAGATCCAAAGTAGTATCTTCAGTGAGAACGTCTAGAAATAATTCGCCTTCTAGATCCTCAAGGAAGAATTGATCTAATTTATCCATATTTTTTTAACCTCCATAAGGATTATGAAATTATGAATATGTTGGACTTACCCTCTTTTAGCTATATCTGTACTTAGTTGAGTACATTTATCCATTAAGATATAGATAACGACTGGTAAGTAATAGAATAATTCATTTAGAGGTCTATCGTAGTTAAACTCTTCTAGAGAGCGAAGAACCTCTTCATTAAAACGTTTATCATTTCTACGTAAGAAATATTCTATAAGAATATTCTTATAGAAATCTGGCTCAGTTCTATCATATGCTTCGACTTGTTGGATACGTCTTACTGTATCATCATCATATGCACTGATAGGATAATATGCTCCTGGTTTATATAGATGCACGTAATAATATTGCTCGATACATCTAGCCAACATCGATGTCTGATCTGTAACCAATGTAGCATTAAGATTAGGGTTACACATTATATCAACTTTACCTTTTTCTACAGCATACTGGAATGTACGTTTGTAGTCTAATGGGAAAGTCTGTGGCATATATAACTGATGATCCATAAATAAGTATGGCAACTCAGGAGAGTTCATACAGTCAGTACGTAATATAAACTCTATCATGAAAGGATCATAGAAATTACGATCATCATACTTAAAAATATATGCTTGTGTCCTATCGCTATAGAAGTAGCTTCTAAAGATAGTTCTCAAGTTATTACAGATATTTTCTAATCTAGTAATGTATTCATAATCCGTGCTTCTAATAAGCATAGAAAGGTTAGTGCCTTGGTTACCGACAACCATCTCATACTCATCTGTAGTCAGGTTATCTAACTCAGATGTATCTGCATCCATAAGGCTTAATTTATAACTAAGCCTATACATATTAGCACCATTAGGCATGGTATCCAAAGATACTGCAGTAATCTTAAATACTGTTTTATCTTTCATATGATTAATGATGAAATAGTCTTGAGGGAATGGTTTGAACGCATTAGGTACTAAATAGGCATCACCTTCTATGGAACTGCCTTCAGCACCAAAATCACCAGCATCAATATCTACGGTGATTCTATCTATACCATATAAGACTGTATCATTAATTTTATTGAATCTGATACTACTATCTTTATCTGTATAGCTATACATCATAGCTGTACCTTCATCAATAGTTGTCTTTTCAGTATTGATATTGTAATACGTTACTGTAGTCGGAGCCTTATCTATGAATGTATAGAAGTTATTATCAATTCTATCGACCATACTATTAGTCATCGAATTGACGGTATTAATATAAGTCTTATTGGCTATTTTACCCATAGTAGTTCCTCCTTGTACGATTACCTAACTGTTGAAGACAAAAAATAAACCCAGTATGAGGTATTACCCCATACTGGATTAGAATAATTCATATTCTTCATCAATATCACCTAAAGGAACACCAAAGTCTTTCTTCTTCTTATTGCTATGGAAATATATATCTCCAGTGAAGTAGAAACCATGTCTTTTAATATAGTTCTTGGTGACTTCTTTAGATATTGTACCAGCATCGTCATTATCGAAATAGAAATGCCATTCTATATTGAATAAGCCATATCTACTAGCTAGATATTGTATAGCTGATATGTAATTAGAGCCTGATGTTGCTAAATATATACCAGGCTCTTGATCACGTACATTGAAGAATATTGATAATATATCAAATTGGCCTTCTGAGAGATGAATTTTAATAGGCCCAGTGGGTATACTAAGGGAACATGGGATTGCATAGCTTTTAACCATTTCATCGTTCCCAGACATATTGATTATAATGTATCTGGGAAGATCATTATCATAAATATGACGTAATACCAGTCCAGATTGGTCTGCTGTAACGAAGCCAATATACTCATTATTGAGTATAATGAAATCATCATCAGTCATTCTCTTATACTTACGTATCTTATAATATATAGCATCATTTGATAAGTCAAATACTATACGACTATCTATATATCTCTGTATAGGATAGTTCAATCCTAGACGACCATTAAGATAATCAAGCTTCTTCTGTATAATCTCATTAGGTAGCTTATTACCACTCTGCATGAAATTATCATATAGCTTATTATAGTTTATACTAGAAACGTCTCTTTTCTTAGTATACGTGGAGCGATCAGAGTTCTCTCTTACTTCTTGGTTATAGATATTAACTTCTTTGATTGTATTGATATCTCTTACATCAAGTTTCATTAAGATCTCTTGATCAACTATACCACGTTCATTACATTTGAAGCAGTTATACATTATAGGTTTGTCTTCTTGGACACTAATGTATAAGTGCTTCTTACCAGCACTAGATGTATGTCCACAATATGGACATCTAGCTACTAGTTCTTTTCTTTGGGCTGCAAACATTGAGCCTTCGATACTATCTTTCAATAGATCTTTTAAACTATAGATGTCCATACCATGGAACCTTTCTATTTTTTTAAGTCATATTCAATTAAATGTATAACGTACTTACTGATTGTGGTATCTAAAATACGTTGGATATCTCTAAACCCACCAATCATAATATCAGTATTCTTAGTGAATATAGCACCCGGGTATTTCTTTTCGATATCTTCACGAATCTCTTCTATACCATCACATACACTATAAAAATCAAGTTCTTCAATATGACGTTTTTCATCCAGCACATACTCTATATCAGAAATGATCTCATATAAATTAATATCTTTAAAATGCTTAAATAGATAACCAATTACAAATAAAGATTCATTTGAGATTTTATAATCTACATCAGACGTTTCAACCCAATCATTATTATCTAGATATACCCATTCATTATATCCTATTGGTCTATATGTTTTACCGTTATATCTAAACTCAAATATAGTGCTATAGTTACAATCATAATGGTTATATATATTATTTATTATACTATCTGTCTTGAGCTGTACAGCATTCATCCATCTTGTGAACTTCATATTTTTACCTCTATCGATTCTAAATAAGTCTACTAAATTCTAGATGTAGACGTTTGAATATACCAACTAGTTCTTGTACAATTGAATCTTCAACTTCGTGATTGTAAGTTTCAGATATCCAGTCTACCGCAGTCGATACATCTTGACATAGTGTAATGAATGATACACCTTCATTTTCTTTGTTAAAGAAGATATCCAAAATAAAATAAGATGTTTCACCCTCAGATTCACTATACTCTAATAGAGTCCATAGTCTAGCCAGTCTATATACCGCTTCAGGGAACTCTTTTATCTCTATACGTTCACCACGTATATTACATAATGCTAGCTCTTTAAAAGAAGATATTATTTCATATTCAGTACCATCTTTCTTTACAGTTAGTAAAGCATCTAAAGAATTTCTAAGATCATCTTCATGATAACCAAAATAATCTTCTACTTCAGCTATTACTCTTAGTTTATTATACAGATTCGTTGACTTCATTTTCGTCCTCCATAAAGATAGCATCTAATTGCATAAGATAACTATTAAGTCGGTCACAAGACCACTTAACGTCTGCACCATAAGCTTCTTTGATTAGTACAACTGCAGCATCAACTATCTCGGTTATAGTCTTAAATGTAACAGAAGCATATTTTTCTTCCGGAATAGATCTTAACACTAAACTATCACGGCTAAACATGCACTCCAATAATTCGGTAGCAATGCCACTACTATACACGTCTACATTAACATAGAAGCTATGTAATGCTAAAATAACATTAACCGCGTCAATCAAAGGATAGAATGCCTCACCCCAAATTTCATGAACGGTAAGTCCTTCTAAGATACTATCATGCTTCAACTGTATATCATCAAAAGTCGCATTACGAGAATGGAACTTACAATATGCGCCATCTTTAGTAAAGCTAAATGGATACTCTAGTTGATATAATTCAGATATCATATTCAATACGTTTAGAATCTTGGTATTCATATTGATTTGCTTTTTATAGTACTCGTACATGATTACACCCATTGCTCTTTCTCAATAATATTGACTAGTGCTGGATTATATAGATTATTAATAACTCTTTGAAGAGCCATCATAACATTTTCAAATACATCCATTGAAACGTCAAATTCAGCATTAGGGAATTTTTTAGTAACTTGAGTACGGTAACCATATATGATATCGATAATATAAGATGCATCAGCTTTATCAGTATAATCCCATAAATTATCAGCCATAGCTTGGATAAACTCTTCAAAACTATCATAACGTATATCATTTAGAGCCATCAGTGCTTTATGTACACCATACGTGTCAATTTGTTTTATATTGACAGTTGGTGGTGCAAATCTTTTAGTATTATCTTCTGACTCATCCCTATAATAGAAGTTATCATCAGTTCTAAAATCTACACCTGTAGGCCAGTACCGTACACCATCGACTTCAAAGTCTAATAGATTAAGAAGGTTGCAATCATAAGCTTCATTTATATATTCAAATAAGAAATTACAATAACTAGCAATAGAGTCTCTAGTAGACGCATAACTATTATATGCACCACTTGCCATAGCATCCAACTGCTCTAGTTTATCTATAACCGTATATGATTTTCGTTCATCTACAAATACATTTGCTAAGGCAATTAGATGCTGTCTAGCTTTTATTTTTAAATCAGAGATAGCTTTATTATTACCAGCAAGATCTTCATCATATTTTGCAAAGAAACTTATAGCTTCATTTGTTAGTTTAATACATTCACTACTATTGAATCTTTTACCAGGAATATTAGCTATAGCTATTTTCAAATCTGGATATCTGGATTTAGCTGGAGTATTCCGAGTAACAAATCGTTCGATATGATAAGTTAACCAAAATACTTTATCAATGAACGTTAACACATCACCTTGGATTAAGACTTTATTAGTGCCAATGTATTGTATAGGTTCATTATTCTCATTAACGCCAGAGGAGCTAGTAGCCCCTCCGACACCTTTTAATATTTCATCTTTAACGAATTCTCTAAAACCACGACAACTTCTAACTACACTGCTAATATAGTCGTCGCTAGAAAATAATTTTTTATACATAGTAGGATTCTCCTTTACGATAAAAACAATTAGTATTCTGAAATCTATCCAATCATCAATACATAACGTAAGAACTCATCATTGATTACATCAGAGTTAGACATGATTTGTGCACCAGTATTCTCTTTATTATGATAATCAATACATGTGAACTTAGATGATAGGATAGTTGCCAAAAGAGCCATAATATAGCTTTCTGTTTTCTCACTCTTATATCTGTCAATAAGTTTTCTATACTCAGGTGTAGATTGAATCTTAGTGGATTCTTTCTTATTAACTGAGTTACGATTAACTCGTTTGACCACTTTACCAGATATAATAGCAGCCATAGTATATAGTCCCTTTTCACATAATATTTTTCTACTAGCTATAATAAGTTTAATATAACCAGTTAGAGTTAGAGATTTTAACGCAGACGGATCTCCAAAGTATCTTAAGAATAAGTAGCTAACTAATTCCCGTTGTAGCTCATTTACTGGAGATGCTGCATCTCTGGAAAGTTCTTTTTGATAATAAGCGATCTCTTCTTGGTCAAATGGGCCAAACTCATTATCAATAGTATCCATAACCCGTTCATAATTAACTTGGTTATGTAATAGTAGTGACTCGTTTCTTTTACTCATATGAGCCTCAAATATATCTAAATCACTACTGCTTTCATCATCACGTTTATCATGATTAAATCTATTAAAGTTATAATCATATTTACCATCTACTATCTTAAACCCCAATGTTTGTTCGATACTAGTATGGTTAAAGTGTACTACGTTTCTGATATAGGTATACTTAGGGAATAGCTGAATGATTACGTTGTTTAAGATATTGGCTGCTTGTTCATGTACACTTACAGCAGCAATCTCTAATTTAACCCATAATTTAGTATTCCGTTTATGGTTAACCATTACACCATTCATTACTGTTTGGTATAACTTATTAACCAAGTCCATTTCTGGATGCATTTCATATAGTAGAATATTATAGAAGTAGATTAAGAACTCATCAATATTAGCTACTTGTCTATGGAATGCAAAGTGTGTTAATAATGGAATAAGTATTACTTGGAATAGACTTACTTCCATCATAGCATGTACGTGTTGAAGATTGTAATTCAATACGATATTACGCCCTTCACCGTCAAATGAACGAAGCTCTTGTACACAGTTAGCTTCATTCATTTCTTTGATCTTCTTACCAATATTAGAATCCAGGATCAATCTTCTGATATCCCATTCTAGATTGGCTTTGTTGTATTGAGGATATGCATCCATAGTTGCTTTAATGTATGCATATGCCGCTAATAACTCATGCTCAGGATCATAGAACTTCTCAAAGTAATTGATATACTTACAGAAGTGCTCTTGCATGTCAAAATTAGCTTTAGGAATGCTATAGCCACGTTTAGACTTTAGGTTAAAGATATTCAGATGCACGTTTAATTCTGGATCTTGTCCTAATTTCTCAGCTATAGGCATATATAAAGAAGAGGGTATTTTCTTTACAATTTCATCATCTGGTAGTGGATCCCATCGATCCACTAATGGAATATTATTACTGCCTTTTACAAATAAATGCTTTCTTATCACCTCCGTGGTTAATTCGTTTGGATTAAGAACTTCACCATTCAGTTCAAAATCCAACTTTGTAAACATAGATGGACTGTAATCGGTTTTAATGTTTGATGCTTGCATTAATAATAACCTCCCTAGGCACGTGCATAGATATAATATATCATTATATCTTACTTTCGTTTGCTAGTCTTAGTAACCCTTGTATTACCTATTGATTTACTAGCTTTACTAACTCCAACTCTCTTTGTATTACCTATGGTCTTAGACGAACCACGGTCACCACGAGCGGTCGATTTCCCTGTTGTTTTAGTTACAGTACGTTTAGTTTTAGTACCATATTTCTTTTGCTGCTTAACACGCTCAGCTATTTTATCTTCAGTACTAGCAATCTCTTTGAAATTTACTGTACCGTCTTTATATTTATCTTTCTCAGTAAGCTTATACTTCTTAATAGCCAAATACCCAAAGTATAATATCTTAGCATAGTTGATTACTAAGTTAGGATTAGTAGTCTTAGGTTTATCACTAATAGCTTCAGAGCTATATTTCTTTTCCAGTTCAGGAATAGTTAAACCATTCTTATGATAAGCATAAGAGAAAGTAAATGCGAAAGCTGGGTCATTACTAAAGAATTGTACTTTATAATCTTCTAGCTTAGTGTCGTGCTCATCACCAGCCTTAGCTGGGGAGAATTTATATATAACGTCATAAAAGAATTTAGGAATATTCTCTGATGGTATCTTCATAATACACCAGAAATTACCTTGTTTATCTTTTATGGCAGAGTATTCTATCTTATTATTGTAGTCTACTAATATTTTAAAGAACTTCAATGAGTACATGGAAGTCAATGCATTTCTATTACCAGCAAATGACGAACCAGTACCTGATGGATTCTTAATATATTGACGTAGAGTCATTATCTTTTTAGCCATAATAATCCCCACCATAGTCTACCGTAGGTTAGAGCCAGTGACTCTAACCTTGGTAGTTTTAAAAATTATTTGTCTTCTTTTTCTTCAGATTTCTTCTTTTCGATTTCACGAATAGCATCATACATATTATTCGAAGCCTCTGGAGTTAAGAACTGATTACAAGTAATGAGAATAGTCATCAATTTAGAGATGATAGTTAATACTGCAATATCAGAGCGAATGGATGTAACCACATCTTCAGAACGTTCGCCTGTAGTGATATCAATAGGCATTCTAGGTAAGATTTTATCTTCCCCACCTAAAGCGGATACTACCATTTGATGTACAATACCTTGATATTCATATTCACTATAACTTTCATGGATTTCAGAACGTTTAGTGCCATACAGTAATGCTACAAGATCCAAGTAAGAGTTATAGATAATAGAAGCAATAGCTGCTTCCAATGTAGGTTTATCGTCAGCCAAAGAGTTGCCATATTTCTTATATACATCTTCAGCCGCAAATAGACCTTCAAGATTAGATGCATAGCCGAAACCATGGATAGCTGCAGACATACAGTTTAATACAGCATCTTCAGCAGCATCAAAACGATTATCACGTTCTTCTTGAGTAGAACCACCAATGTATAAGTCTAATGTATTAGCCTTAAGAGAGTTAAGTCTACGTTTAAGTGTACCAATAGTATTAACGTCTTGACCATCACGTTTAGCTTCATTAACTTCACGTTCAGCATGATCAATCATACCTTGATATAAGTCACTATATTCAGTAGTACCAACTTTATACATTTCGCAAGGATTGATGATTTTAGTTTTACTGAAATCAGAGATTACAGCATCAGCACAACCAAAGAAATCATGTACTGTTTCATTAGTTGGTGCAAGACCTTGTTTTTGTTCTTCTTCTTGAATAGAGAAGTCCACATATTTCTTGATTGTCGTAGCATTACATAGACGAGCTAAGTCGAGAATCATATTCTTATCTGTGATATTAGGTACAAATAAGAATGGGATTTGAATACCCGCAGAACGATACTTATAGATAGCTTCAGTTACAGCATCCATAGTGGTATCAATATCACGAGTAGTTCTAGGACATAGAATCACTGTAGGGATCATACCTTGAATGTCATTAGCTTTGATTGGGTCCATGATATTACGCATGATAATATTTTGTACATAGCCAATCATTTCTGGTGTATCTACTGGGTCTTCAAAGAAGTAGATTTGTGGATGGTTTAATTCAGCAAAACCTTCTTTATTATTTACATAGACTTTATCACCATAACCTACGTTAATAGTCATACCATCATATGTACGAGTATAGTCTTCATCAATAGAAGAGTGTTTAACTGTAATGAATACATCATTACCCATTTCTTTATAGATATTGGCAATGATAAGAGATAAATCCTCATCGCCATTAGTGGAAATCTTAGCGATGCGATACATATCATCAGGAGTAGCTTCTTTTGCTCGAGATACGATAAGTTCATTAATCTCTTTTACGATAGCTTTGAATGTACGCTCAATCATAACTGGTGGTACATTATCAAGTTCAGTATCATAAATCTTTATATTTCCCGCTCCATTTGTTGCCATGAAGTTAGGTTCTTCTTTGGTAACAAAACGTTTGTAAATGTTGTACGCAAGAAGTGTTGCAGAGGTGGTGCCATCACCTACTTCTTTGACAACGTTATTTGTCAAATCAACCATAATGTCAGCAAGACTGCTTTCGATTTGACCTAAGAATTTAATATTCTTAAGAATAGTATTACCATCTTTAGTGAACTTAGGTGTAGCATCAGTTTGCATAATCTGAGTAGCACTACCATAAGGACCGAAAGAGGTTAATACAGAATCACGGATAATCTTTAATGTTTTAAGATTCGTTTCATGCAGACTATCCTTAGATACGATATTAGAAAGAATTTGCATCTTTCTTCCTCCTTACATTATACAGGTTTAACCATTGAAGAGTATAAGTCTACGGTAAATATTGCATTATCGTCACTAAACTCTTCCATAAACTCTAGATCAGGACTCTCTTCTTCACCTAAGGTGGTTAGATTGAATCCGTAATTAGCTAAAAATATAGTCTTCCCTTCAACCTTAGGGGTTATAAGGCTGACTGTATCTTTATCTTTTATGTATAAAGCATCATAATCATTACGTGCTATCTCTTTTGAATCGAATACTCTAATCAATGGAGATAGCTCTCTTATGATAGCTTCTTCTCTCTTATTATTAACGATTACTCCGATATCAGCAACAGCTACATCAGATTTAATCAGTACAGAAAAGAACTTATAGAATTCAGTAAAGTATATATTACGTCTGAGATACATCTCGATAAAGAATTCTTTTTTAAGTTCTTCATATAGTGAATCAGCAGACTCTCTATATTCTGGTTTAAGTATCAGGTAGATAGGGTTCTTTACATTTCTCGTTAGAAGCAATAGTCTAAGACTGATAGGATCCTCTTCTAATACTGTATCAAAGTATTTAGATTCACCATAATACCGTTGTAGTAGAGTCACCAATGTAAAGTCCAAATCAAATAGCATCTCAAAATCAAAGATAGCTCTTATATCAGACATAAGAATACCTCATGGGATAATAGGGAATAGTCTAAGACTATTCCCTATATATCATTAACTATTATAAGTCATCTAAAGAACCACTAGTGAAACCACCAGAGTTATTCATAGTACTAGAACCAGAGGAACTATTACCATCACCAGATAAATCATTCAATAATTTACCAACTGGGGAATAGTCATATACTGCACGAGCCGATGCGTAAGCATTACCATAAGCCATACCAGTATAGAAGTCTTCTAAAATAGTAATCAAGTTTTCTAATTCAATGTATTTGTAATCGTCTTTTTCATGTGTACCATCCATTTCAGATTGTTTGAAATCACGTACACCGAAATAGTAATCTGCATTGATTTCATAGAAGATTGTCATTTCAATCTTAGATGCGTCATCAGAGAACTTACGAATTGTAATACAAGGGTAGTCAGCTTTAGCCACTTCAAATTCTTCACCAGTGGATACAGTTACAAGAGTCTTACCTGTAGTTACACCAGCGGATTTGATAGCACCATCAGCATCAATGAACTTACGAATTTCATTAGCTAAGATACGTGCTTTAGTTGGAGTTAAGAATGCATCTGCACGATTATCTCTATCCATTACATAGTATTCACCATTATTACCATTGGATTTAACCAAGTGTGCGATACTAAGTTTAAGCATATTATTCCAATAAGAAATATCAATACCAGTAGGTGCTTTATCCTTGTTACCATCTGGCATACGGAAACGATAACCACAGTATACGTTTACAGAACGATTGTTGCTACCATTACCAGCTTTACGTGTGTTAAATAATGATTGTCCTAGAGCCATTTTAAGTTTCCTCCTATAGAAAATCTAACTTAATTTTGATTACGAATGTGTTATACTAGTTATAATTTCCTACTTAGATAAAAATAGGCTACCATAGAGCATTGCTCTATGGTAGAACTCCTATTTATAATTAGTCTTCACCGTAGTTTACATAAATACGTCTATAGTTACGTTTGTATACTTTCTTAGCTACAACGTCATTACGTAATTGATTATATCGTTGGTATAAATCAACAAATGCTTTACGCTCTCTATCAGTGATTTGAGGATTGTCATCGTTTAGTACACCATCAATAACGCTCATTCGACTATTAATTTTATGCAAGAGTAATAGAGCATCGTCCTCGTCATTAACGTTTTGAAGAGTGACAGCATAATCATAATAGTCTTCTTCAATGTCTTTAATAGAAGACATTGTGAATTTCTTGGTCATACTTTGGTATTTCAACTTAACGTCGTCAAATACAGATTCTAAGATAGAAGAATCATCAATTCTAGATAACGCAGTAATCATGTGATTCATTTCACGTTTAACTAAACGTACTGGTGTATAAGAAGCAGCTTTACGTAGTAAGCGTATAGTACGGATACGTTGACCTTTGATATCATTGTAGATCCGGATTGTCCATGCAATAATCGTAGAAGGAGAACCACCTTCGGAGAACATGTTTAAGTAGCCAAACTTTTTGAGTTTGCTAATAGCACTATTAAGTTCATTAATGAACCCACAAGACATAATAAAGTCATCAATAGCAACGTTACTAGTCAAGTCAGCCGTGAAGATTGAGGTTAATTTATGCAATAAGTCTTTCAATCCAAATGTAAGAATAGCTACATAGTTTACATTGTCTGTAGTACGTAGCACATCATTTGTAGTGTCAAGATATAAATCAATCTCTTTTACAGCACGGTCTATTGGACCAGATGAGTTAATCATTGAACCAATATCATGTAATATAATAGCGAGGATCTCTCTATTAGTCAAACCTAGCACTGGATTAAATAGTTTAGAGTCGAGTTCCACATAGTACTTCTCGATAGTGGTAGTATAATCAGATACAAGTAAAGGATAGATATCCTTTTCTTTTAATACTGGTTGTACATACACACCAAAGAAGTCTAAGTCAGTATTGTTGGTGTATAAAACACCTTCACATTTTACATCTCTGAAGAACATGTTTAATTCATATGCAAAGTTTCGAAGGACATCAGGATCAGCATCTTGTTTTAACGAATCAATTATAGTTAAGAGATCATTAAAATCATAATTTGTTTTTGCTTTATCCATTCTTATCCCCTTGTGAAAACAAAGAGTGAGCCTATAGACTCTCAGTCTATAGGCCTGCTCTTTTACAATAAACCACGAATACTATACCAATTCACCATCAGTATAGGCATTACTGAATGTGGATATTATTTTTCAGTTTCACGAACTACACGATCCAATTCGAATGGTTCAACTTTAGAAGTTACACCTGCTGCACGCATAGCATCCAATTCTGCTTTAGCTGCTTGAGCTGCTGGAGTCAATTCAGCTTCTACAGAGTATGTATGAGGGTTGGAAGCCAAGTCGTATTTTACAGGGTAAGGGTAACCAGTTGGGGATACAACTTTAGTACCGTCATGACGGATGGAATCATAGAAACCATGATCGTTCATGTCGTAACGTTCGTTGTAATCTTTAGTTACAGGTTTAGTATTTTGAACTGTATCACGAAGACCGGAAGCGTTCAAGATACGAAGACGGCCTTGTACTGGTTGATAGGAGAAGAAGTGGAAACGTTCAAACGCATGTACAGCTGGGAGAGCGTAGTTTTGTTTGTTACGGATTTCGTTGGATAAGTACAATTGATAATCGTAAATAGTGTAGATAACACGGTCAGTGTTACGAGGGTTCAATACGATGATCAAGTTGGAATCGTTACGAAGTTTATCGGAAGAAACGAAGTTGTAAACACGTTTGTCGGAAGTTACAACTGTACGTTTGTAATCCAATTCTACAGGACCAATGCTGGATGGGGATTGGTAAGTGTATTCTACTGGAGTAATACGACGAATCAATGCAGGAGCACCGATAACGGAAACAGTTACGTTAGGATCGTTCAATACTTGGAGCAATGTAGTTACATACATATCTAATTGGTCCATGAACATTGTACGTCTCCAGTTTACTGGATCCATGTTATAAGTGTCTGGTGGGCAGAAGTCGAATGTAGCTGCAAGTTTGTTAGCTGCAGGCATAGTTTTGAAGGACAAGTCCAATTCTTTACGGATTTTGTCATCTTTGTAGTTACCCAATACGTCTTTGATCAAGCCAAGAGTTTTGGACAATTGGTCAACGTTGTATAATGCTTGAACGTCTTTTACTTCTTCAGGAGAAATAGGAACGTTGATAGGGTTAGCATTAGGGATTTCTACGATTTGAGTTACAGCATCCCAACGTACGGATGGAGTATCGATCATAGCGTTGGAAGTGTCACGTTTGGAATCGATGATTACACCTTTGATGTCAGCAGAACCAACACAGGAAATCATGAATTGATTGTTTTTAGTGTAACCAGTGATGTAGCCTTCAACTACGTCTGTAGTACCAGGTTTTACGAAGTTGAATTTAGTAGTGATTTGACGGTCTAATTCACCATAGCCAGGTTCGAAACGACGAGGGCTAATAGCGATTACCAAGTCACCAGTATTAGCTGCAGTTTTAACGCCTACAGTTTTGTAAGTTTCACCAGCAGCATTTACAGCTTTGGAGTCAACTACGATAGCATCACCATCATGAGCGTTAGTACCGTCAATTACGATACCAGTGATAGCTGTAGTAATGGAGTATGCATCATAAGCTTTGTTGAAACCATCTTTAGCACCATAAAGAGCCAAGTTCAAGGATTCACGCATAGCTTTTTCGTCAGCACCACCAGGGATGATAGGTTTAGTTGGGTTAACTTCTACGAATACACGACGTGTAGGAGCAGAAGATTCCATCAATTCGAAAATACGATTTTGTTCTGTGAACATATCGATTTCAGTACCATCAACACCGATCATTTTGCGCACTTCCATGCTCAAAGTGAATTTAGGAGTTTTAGCGACAGCTTTAGGAATAACGCCTTTATCGAAAACGTTATTCATCATCATATTTTTATGTAAAGGCAATACAAGACCCATAACTGGGTTGTAAGAACCAATGGAAGCATACTCCAAGATACCTTGACGGTCGTTCTCGAAGAGTTGTTCCATCATCATTTCGTGGTCACGAAGACCTGCTGGATTATCAGCAAATTCGTCTGCATCAGCAGATTCGTTTACGAAGAAGTTTTTAAGGGCACGAGCAGCGTCCTTATTGCGCATCAAACGAGCAGATTCAGTAAAGAAGTCTGTTTGAGTTTCGCTTGCAATGTTTTCTGCCATTTCTACAATGGCTGTAGCGAATTCGTATTCAGAACCTTTATGGAAAGAGCGGCTGGATACAACATCGCTAGATTGATTACCTACAACTGGCATATTTGTAGTCTCCTTTCAGGATAGTTTAATTTAAACATTAATGCTCAAATTAGGCATTTTAATATATTGTTATATTAGCTAAACAGGGCAGACTGGTCACTCAGTTTTTTCTGTATCGTCTTTAACTGTAGTGGCAAGTAGTTTGACAAGCCTATCTAATATAAGCAGCGAGTAAAATAGTTCAGACTTATTCTCAATATAAGACTTAGTCGCAAACGTATTAATGATATAGTGTTCAACTGTATCACGTAATTGTTGTGCTAATTTAGTCACCCGTAGTACTATATTGATATTATCTGGAGTCTTAGCAATATAATCGATCTTAGTAATAAATCGATTGATCTGATCATACAGATCCATCCATCTAGTCTTAAGTTCTTTAATCGCTATATTTTTTTGTTCTGGTTTTAGATTGTTGAAAAGATTGTCTTCAATGGCTTTGATATCCATATCAAGTTTAGGATCTCCACCAGTACTTCCATCATCTGTACCATCTCCAGAGTCGCCAGTGTCTCCACCGTCATCTCCTCCGGCATCAGGCACATCTTCACCGTCTTCGGATGGAATATCATCTCCATCTTCACCAGAATCTGGTTCGATATCGTCATCACCGTCATCAGCTGTATCATCAGTACCAGCATCTGGAGCATCGTCTCCATCTTCACTAGGTACTTCTTCACCATCTTCTGCAGTATCAGGTTCAATATCATCACCAGTGTCTCCACCATCATCAGCGGAATCTGCAGGTGCTTCATCATCCTCTGTAGGAATATCGTCACCTTCGTCCGGATCTACTCCGTCATCTTCTGGTGTATCATCACCAGCAGGCTCATCATCTGCACCACCATCACCGGTATCAGTATCATCGTCATCAGTAGGTACATCATCATCTCCGTCATCAGGTTCAACGTCATCATCGGTAGTGTCGTCATCAGCTGTATCATCTGCTGGCGGTTCTTCTTGAGTATCATCATCTTCAGGAACTTCATCTCCATCTTCAGGAACGTCTGGCTCCATAGTATCATCGTCAGCAGGGGTTTCTTCTTTTTTCTTTTTATTATCCTCTGCTTCAAGGATAATAGAATTAGTTAGTTCATCAAGGAATCCCATATATTATCCTTTCATAAAAACTCTCATATGTATTCTAAAATCATTTAGCTTTGTTGATTGTTGACCATACCATTCTATTAAGTCTAATACATTTTGTATCTCACCAGACTCAAGGTCCCGTTTTACATATCTAAGCATTGATGTAAGTTTACTAGTGCCTTTAATAATTATAGGATATTCACATAGCCCAGGGTTTACTGTAAATATAGGATACAAGTCTACACCTTCTATGACTATCTTATGTGATTTAGAGACACAGAATTCAATTATCTTAATAATCCATCTTCTACGTTCAATAGTAAGCTGTTTCTTTTCTGGAGTCATAGGGTCTTCTCCATCAGCAAATACTCTTGAATAGGTATTAATGAACTTTAGGTATGTAGGATTCTTTTTAATAAACTCATAAAAAGTTTTATAGTGCTTCTTACAATAATCAACTAACCAATCAGCATCTTGTGGATAAACTATAGCATCTAAGTTTAACAATTCAGCATTATGCTTTTTAGCTAATTTGAATGATAATGTTGTTTTACCAGATGCTGGGTAGCCTAGTATAAAGCATACATTGAATCCTTTACCACGGTCAAATCTATCAAAGTTTACATATACATCATCATCGCTAAAAAATAATGGATGATCTATCTCTGATTTAAACAAGCTCATTATTAATCATCCTCATCTTTAGATTTACTAATAGCTTCACCATGTTTAACCACCATAGTATATCCAAGCTTTTCTTTTTCACGAACAAGTTTTTGCTTGATCTTCATAAGATTACGGATCTTCTCTAATTGGTTCTTTTCTTCGGCATCTTTAAGATATCGGTTACACATATTGATTTCGATATCTAATTCATCCATAAGTTTTCTACGTTCATCAGCAGAAGCTTGACGTCTAGTTACCCACCATCCGAATAAACCAATTACAGATAACGTTGGTGCTACCATATATAATACACCAGTAGTGATAGCTAGTTTAATAATAGTAGAAGCTTTAGGGATAAACTTATCAGCAATAACTTCTTCCCTAGCATTATCTTCTGTATCTTTAGTTACTGCAGACGTTAAGTTCTTAACTGCTGCATCAAAAGTACGACTAGCTATCTTTTCATTATCAGATAACTCAGTAAGTTTCTTATCTAGCTTTACACCAATAGCTTTAACTGTATCTAAGAAACTCATTTCCATATGCACTTTTTCTACAGTATCAAGATTTTCTTTACTAGGATTAGTAAAGATACCTTTGATATCACATTCCAAAGCATAGTATAGTTCACCTAACACATAGAGATATTCTTTCATATCACGGCGTTCTAATTCTTCTACATAACCTTTGAAGATAGATACTAATTGATTATTATCATATCCTTCTTGGAAAGAAGAGATTTTAGTTATTGCTAGATCAAAGATTTCTTTACGTACATAGTCAGATAGAACTAGGCTCTTGGATAAGATTAAAGCAAACTCTTCTGGTTTAGTGGAATTAATGATAAACTCTTTATATTTGAAACCAGTATCGCTATCTAGTTTTAATGCTCTCCAAGTACGGATTATATTACTACGAAGCAACTCATTACCACCATCATCGTAGAAGTCTTTATCAATATGATCGGTATCTTCTTCAGTGGCTTCAGTAACTACGGAAGAATGCTTAATAATCTTTCTAAAACTTTCTTGTAATACGTTATCAGTATCTCTAACGAAGAAGTATCCAGTAATAGCTTCTAGTACAGCATATCTATCATAATCACAGTTATACTTATCTAATAGATAGAAATAGTTTTCTAGAGTAATCTTATACTTATCTTCAATAGGAAGTTTGTAAGTATCAATCAACTCAGCAAACTTAATAGCATATACTTTAGACTGTACTTCATTGAATACATTCTCAGAAATAAGCTTATCTGTATTAAAACGTTTATTAATCATTGTATGATTCTTAATAACTCGGTCATAAGTACATAGAGCATTAGCCTCATTAAGAATCTTTTCTGCTGCATGGATATAAGCATCTTTTTGATGCTTAGTAAGTTCAGTACTTTCATTAATAGCATCCGTACGGTTAGCAAGAATATTTTTCATACTTCTACGGATACGTTCAGGATCTTGTACTCGACGTACACCTTCTAATACTCGGCCAAAGTATTTCTTTACATGTACAGGGTTATTGACTTGTAATGCATCAAAATATAAACCAATAGATTTAGCCACTGATTCATCTAAGTTAGCATCTAAGTTTAAATGGTTCTCGATTGCAATTTTCAAATTTTCCTCTGTAGGATTTCTCCTGGCTTTTTCATAAGCATAAGCCATGATAACCCCACTAGGTTTACGCTTACTTTCTAAGTATGCTTTACGTTGTCTTAATCGTCTTAGCATTTTTACGTTTTACCCTCACTTTCTTATGAATAATTGATGATTATATATAGGTTCTCTAATTAATTTACCCAGAATGCACTTATAAGGGAAACATATAGTTAATTTTAATCCCATAAGAAGAATCGGAGGTACTATATAGATGTCCATTAAAAACATCCCATACATTATCCACGAAGCTCCTATGGCGGTAGCATCTTCTGAAATTGTGTCTGAGAATAATGGTAAAATCATTGCTCAAACTGTTTTACAAGACTTAGGTGTACAGAATCGTAATCGACGTATCTACTTACCTAATGACTTATTACCAGAATTGCGTTCTAGCCGTACAGAGGAACTTCTTGAAAGTGGTCAACTTAAAGGTGAATTAGGTCACCCTATGAGCCAAGAGTTATCCCGTCAACAAACTATCGATCCAGTATTAGTTTGCTGCAAATATCTTAAACTCTGGAATGAGGGTAATCTTATTAAAGCTCACGTTACTGGTACTAATAACCAATACGGTGATTACTTTAATAGAGACCTTATGGATGGCGAAAAACCATCTTTCAGTTTACGTGCTCTAGGTACTATGCAAGTTAATGGTGGCAAGTCTTATGTAAAAAATATTAAAGTTATCACTTGGGACCGTGTTATTTATCCTTCCCATAAAGTAGCTTATGTAGAAAAACTTATCACTGAATCTGCAACTGTAGATACATCCACGGTAGATGGTAATCAGGTTGTAGTAGAAGAGTCTTATCAAGGGTCCATTATCCCTATTACTAACTGCCCACAAGTTAAAGACTTCATTAAAACCGAGTCTGCTAACTTAGATATCATGGCAGAAGCATTTGGTATTAGCTCTTATGATAACATCGCTGTTACCAAAGAGGGTACAATCCAAATGTTTAACCAAGATGGTTCTACATTGGTTATGAAACCTGAAGACTATATCCTAAAAGAAATCAGAAATCACGCAGAAAAGATTTTCTAAGAAAAAATAAAAGAGCTAGGTAGAGTCATTGACTCTACCTAGGTTTTACTATCAAAGCTATTGTATTTGGAGTTACAAATCTCCATCCCATTGGTGTATAGTTCTCATATACTGCACTATAATATTCAAAGAGTTTATACGATGGTACATATATACCATTACGTCGTATTGGTAAATTACCAAGCTCTCTGGTAATTAGATCACAATCCCTAGGAATTCTTTTCATATCACCCAGCATAATATAATTCAAATATACTGGGTAAGTCTCAGGGTTCCGATGTCTAAAGTTAGTAAACTTAGAATAAGCGTCCACATAGTTAATCTTAATAAAATTCTTATCCAGTTGATACCCTACAAGATTAGATATTTCATCTAATCTATCTAGCATAAATGTACCAGTTCTATATTCATTCTCAGACTCATGTCTATCACGAGATACTAGATTAGAAAATAGATTATATACATCTAAAGCCTGCTCACAATGAGACATCTCATGTAATAGAATCTCTAATGCTCTAGTTACATATATCTCTATAGGGTCGATATCAAGACCATGGTTGTATATATTTGTCAAACTTATATCTATTCTACCGAATACGGAAGTACAACCAAATGTGGTATCACTATCCATTATAGGACCATCTACAATATGTAATGTGGTGTATGGGTGGGATGGGTTGATAACTCCATTATACTTTTTATAGACTTTAATAATCGAGTCTCTCATAGCTTTAGAGACTACATCGTAAGAAATTCGCATAATATCTATCACCTCAACATTATTATATATAATCAAAATAACCCTTAAAAAGGAGGCAAGAATAGGCATGGCATATAATAGAATGACCGACGTTATTAATAAGATCGAACGACGTCTAGGTACAAAGCCATTAGGATTACCAGCCGATTTAGCTAAAGATAAATGGGCTAGTGAAGTAATCATTCCAGATACACTATCTACATTTAGTAGATATTTCCCTCATATGATTAGAGTCTTGTTGACTAAAGACGATCAACGTGGAGACTATTATCTTCTTGATAGACATATCCCAGAGAACTATGAAATTCTTGGTGTTAAAGATCTTATGTGGGAAGATTTGGATACTACAAGAACTGGCGTACAGCAATATGGTACGTACGTTATGTCAGCTAAAGCATTAAGCTTTGATGATATGATGCTAACCCAACAGTATGCGAATATTTCTTCATTGTTTAATAATAACGTAAACGTTGAATACATCCCACCTAATATGGTTCGTGTAACTATGAATATGGCTGGTCAAGTATCTAATATCTTAGATCAAATGACTCTAGGTGTATTCGTTAAACACCCGTCTAACCTAATGACTATTGAGCCAACTAAGATGGAGACATTTGAACGATTAGCTACCGCTGATGTAGCATTATGGTTATACGAATACTTAAAACATTTTGATGGTATTGAGACAGTATTTGCTAATATCGATCTTAAATTATCTTCTCTTGAACAACAAGCATCAAGACGTGAAGAGATCGTACAGTTCTTACAAGAGAACTATGTAAACCCAGCAAATGGCAACCAACCAATTATGTACACAGTATAATAGAAAAAATCCCACTATGAGGAATTTCCTCATAGTGGATATTTCTTGTTTATAATGAGATATTATTAGTTCCAAGTAAACTAGTTGTACCCATATACTTAGCCATAGTACTAGCATGAATCAATGGGTTATATGTAGATAAGAATCTTCTAAACCCTTTGATGCGGTTTATAGTTACATTGAATGAATCTTCTGAAGACTCATTGAATACAAAACTTACACCAGCGTAGAAAGACCCAGTTTTTCTATTATCAATAACTACAGGTACACAGTATAATGATGCACCCTTATAGTCTTTCATAAGCATAGGTCTTACTGTATTAGAATTGCATCTTAAATCATAAGATATACCATCTCTACCAACTATATAGTCAAATGGTGAATTAGGCGCATTTATATCACAGACTTCAATAATAGTATCTATAAGCTCACAGAACTCATCATAGTTCTCCCAAGTCAAATCTATAGACACATTACTATTACCACGTTGTGTTAACGACATGTAATACTTATACCTAAGATTCGTAGTTATCTTATTACCACTATTAATTAGAGTATACTCATTATGTAATGGACTAAACTTAGTATTACCGTTTCTTAGTGTTGTAGTATTGAATGCTACAGTAATCTTCATAATCAGATTATTACCGAAATCAAATACTTCCTCGCTTATCTTAGTATATGATTCAAAATTTTCCATAGTGCTTCCTCCAAGAAAAATTAACCGTCATAATATAGTTAAAGTCCTTGTAGAAGACAAAAAATAAAGACGGGATTGGTTACCCGTCTTTATAAATTAAGCTGAAGCTTTATCAGTTTCAACTTTTACCTCACTCGTGTAAGGTAGTTCCAAAGCGTAAGTATTGGCTTGTTCATCAACTTGTTTCAATACCAACAATCCGTCTTTTGATGCTTTTGCATCATAATATAACGGCTTGCCAGCCTTAGATACAAGTGCTAAGATATTTTCTTTTATCTTAGCATCTTCAAAGCCTTTTTCAATTACGATTCTAAGTTTCTTAGGGATAGATTCGTAATTTACCGCTTTTGTTAATTCTGGATCAACCTTTTTCTCTTTAGGTTTCTCCTTTTTTACAGTCTTTTCTTTAGACTGCTTTTCGCTAGCTTTTTGTTTTGGCTCTTCTTTTGCCTCAGATAGGTTGATAACCCGGTCAGCATAGCGAACCCCATCAAATACCATAAGTTGTTTGATTTGACCTGGGTCTGATAGCAAATCAAACATAGGTGCTGCTAGTTTTAATGTGTCCTTGTTTTCTGTCACGTATTTAGCTACAGTGGAAGCTAGCAAACCACCAATAACCAAATCGTACTCTTTTACACGATTTAGTGGTAGGAAGAGTACTATTCCTACCTGACGGACCAATTCATCCATCTCGATTCTTACAGGCTCTTTAGATATTAATTCGTTGACGAAATCGCCATCAACAAACTGCTCTAATAGGTACCCGGCAGACTCAGAAATGTTCTCTAATGGTTGCATAAAGAATGCTTCCATTAACTCTGCTGTCTTTTTAGCATCGTCTTTAGCGATACCTTTTACAACAGCTTCAACATTGAATCGGTCCATTAAATGTAATTCTTTCATGGTATTATCCTCCTTATATGTAAATTAATTAACTACCATAGAATTACAGTTATAATATACAACTGAAATTTCTCAATTAACGAAAAAATCCCATATAGGCATTGCCTATATGGGAGTCGTTTTATTCTATATTATTAATAGTTAATGTATTAAAATAGTCAAATAGGGTAAATGGTGCTATTCTTACCCGTTTATTCATAAACTTAGGCTTTATTAGATTACCATTAATATCTTTTGCTAATAAAGTATAGTTTCCATCTCTTTGTTTAGACCATTCAATAGATAGATCATTCAAAGTTACTGATACAGTGAATAGATAGTCTTTAGATATAAAGACTTTTACGTATGGTTTACTATTAGATTCTTTAGCCATACTCATATAATAGTCAGCTATAGCGTATACACCTAAAGTCAATAAGCCATCTGCTACATCTAAATCTTTAATGGTTAAATTATGATTAGAAACGCTAATGACCAATTCTACATCAGGTAAACTATCATCATTATTGAAGAATAGTGTTACACTGTCTAATATGTCTTCTTTAGTAAAACCTAAACTGATTCTGCTTGGTGTTAGTTCACCAGTTTTGAATCTTTCACCAAATCTAGGATGATCTTTAATAATATCTAATGCCTGATCACAAGTACGTATCATTTCTTATCATCTTCTTTCTTATATACACTATTTATATCAAACGTATCTCTATAGTCTATAAACATACGATTTGCTTCATATTGAGCTTTTACATTCTCACGAATAAGCTCAAGCTCTTCGGCTCTATTGTTCAATGTATTGAAATCTAGCTGGATTTCATTACACTCTGATGCATATTTTTTAAATACAGGCTTCTTAGATCTATAATATTGTCTAGTGGATGTGAATCCAGTATCTACAAACTCAATATAATCAGTATCATCATTTCTAGTTCTGCCTAGGGTTTGTCTAGCTAATACTTCAGACTTGAATGGTTCATTTAAGACAAATGTAGCCTTAAGTCCACGTATATCTAAAGCTGCACCGGCAGACTTAGTTGTAGAGAGAATAATAGTCTTAGATAAAGCTATTTGTTTCTCAGCTTGTGTATATGTGGATGTAAATATACCAACATCTCCACGATATTCAGGATAGTTCTCTTCTATCCAGATTTTAATCTCTTCTATAGCTTGGTTAGTTCCAATATACACTAAGACTTTACCGCCTATACGAAGAATCTTATCCATCATAACAAGCATGATCTTTCTAAACTCTTCAGTATTGACTAATGAGTTCATATACTTATTACGATCTAACCCATACATGTAATTATAACAGTTAGCTCTCATCTGTGGAGTCGGTCTACTATTATATAGTATAGCATGATATCTTGTATGTGGATCATTATCAGCATCGAACAAGTCTATCTTAGGTACATTCTTAAAGTATAGCTTATAGATAGTATTTTCATCACTATTACTCCGTATAGGCGTAGCAGTAAGATACAAAGTCTTCTTTGTATTTGTAGCATAGTCTATATTAGCAATATTCTCAAAGTTAAGATGCGCTTCATCGAATACTTTCATATATACATTAAGCTTCTTGAATAGTTCACCTATAGAATCCCATCCAAATCGTTCACCAAAGTTCTTTAGTGTAGAATGGGTTACCATAAATGCTTTATATTTAGATAGATCGGTAAATCCTTTAAGAATCTTGTGTATAGCAGCTGCACCAGTGATTATCAGTACCTCCCTAATGTCGGTATTGGTATATTCTGCTACACAGTTTTGCCACTGTTCTAACCATGCCTTATTTGAGGCAATTACACATATCTTTACATTCCAATATGCCATAGCTGCTATAGTTACATAGGTTTTACCAGCACCAGTATTTAAGTTTACTGATAGCTGTGTCCTATTACTATTAGCCATATATTCACCCTTAGCTAGAATGAATCTTAGAGCCTCTTTTTGTACATCATCTCTAGGCATATACTTAATAGTGGTCATAGTAGTCTGCTCATATGGATCACTATTATACTCACGTTCCATTTCTACACCTAAAGTCCTAGATATAAACCCAGTGTCTACCCCTCTAGGGAGATACATAAGTTTCTTCTCTTCATCAAATCTAACTCCTACGTATTTATATGTATGAGTCAAAGGATCGAAGATAGTAAAGTACTTTTCTAATCCAGGTACTTTACCTGGAGTATAATCAGTAACTACTATAGAAGTATTTCGTATTATAGCTCTCATAATACCTCCTTAAAGGAAATACAGTATGGGAATAACTCCCATACTGTATAATTTATCAGTCTTCAACTTTAACAAACATGCTTTTGACTTCTTTCTTAGTATCGTCTATAGACAAGTCTCTAGCCTCTTGATTTAAGAATTCTTGAGGATTAAGCATGTAATAATAATCTATAGAAGATGGTGTATCTTTCATGAACGTACTAGGGTTCTTTAGTGTATCCTTGATACGTTCATATGCTAAGGAGATAATCAATGATGGATTCTCTCTCAATGCTGTACTCAACGCAAGTAATTGATACTTGGCTTCAGGATAAGACCAATCAGGTTTACCCATAATATCATCTACTGCTCTAACTAAGTTAGCAATAATAACTTCAGTATGTACACTCATTACATTAAGACCACCCTCGATGATGGTAGCATTGAACTTAGTAATGATTTCTGGTAATGTAAACTTTGGAGTAACACTCGCTATATTGATAATACGTTGGGCTTGTTCCATTGTCTTAGCTAATTCATTGTTTTGAATTCGCATAAAGAACAATGGAGTCTCCTCATTCAATAATGGCTTAGCATTCTTCTTAGGTACATGTAATCGTACATCGAAGTATTCACTATCATCATCAGGGATACTAGAATTGACCATCTTACCAAAGATATCACCAAGATAGAATTTAGAAACGTGATCAATATTGATTTCTTCAATACCATCTTCGTCAATAATTATGAACTTATCGATGTACTCATTCAAGATATCTGTATCTTCTTGATCTTCACGGATCGCATCATATTCTTCGTCAGTTGTATCTTCAGATACACTATCTTTATAGATGCGGATTTTTACGTGAGTCAAATCTACTTCCTCTTTAGGAAGAATACGGTTATCGAAGATAGTAAAGTACTTATTGAACTTATCAGGCCATTCAATAGTTTGAAGCTTAACTTCAAGAAGATGCTTAGCTGACAATAGTACTTGAGTAAACTCTCTACTGATAAGCTCTGCAGCGAATTTACCAATATTGATATTATTATTAGTATGAGCTAACTTACCATAACAACGATAGCAAATACCATGACCATGCACAGCAGATGCACATGTAGCTGGACTATATAGATATACAGTTTTACCCTTGAGGTCCTTCCAGCTATCTTCTGTAATAAGTACATCAAAACCATTAGGATCTAAGCGACACCATCTGTCTACATACTTATCAAAGAAGACTTTATTATCAAACGTAATAGGTATTAAGTTTTGAGTATCACATTTGAAGTTTTTATCTTCATGGAGATAACTTTCTTGAGCTAATAGACCAAGAAGACGTGCAAAGTAACCAGCATCACCAACGTTATCTTTAGCTAAGATTTGTGCAATACGTCCACCAGCAGACTCAATAAAGTAAGCGATGTTATTATTTACACCACCAGTGATAAAACTATTAGGGATAATGTATGGATATACACCACCCTCACCATCAGGTTTAGCACCAATGAATCCCATAAACTCTCTTAATTGTTTAAGGTTGATAGTTTCTTTTGCTCTAAAAGCATTAGCGTAGATATGGTCATACCCAATATGCTTTTTAGAGTCTTTTACATATTCCTGAATCTTATCTACAAGCTTATTACCATAAGTCTTAGATTCAGATAAAGTTACATCATCTAAGTTAGGGTAGATAAGATCTTTATATTCAGGTATATTTCTAAGCATCATAACTTCGTCATGTAAGTTTACACTATTTACGAAGAATGGTGCAAATTGGTCAACGAAACTAATATTGAAGATCATATCAGCAATAGCTTGATTTAAAGTCTTCAATGGAATAATCTCTCTATAAGGACCAATAATGAGCTTATTGATATAAGACTCAATAGTTCTACCAGGAATACAGTTGTCAAAGAATAGGTGCTCTGGTTTAATAATATCACCAACTTTAACAATGATATTCCAAAAGATCATATTAATCATATAGTGTGCGAATGTGAGTTTAATAACTTTACCACCAATTCGTACACCAATCTTTTTAGTTCTCACTAATTCAGATTCAATCATATCTTTCAAGATATTTAGAATACTCTGGTAGTGAGATTCCCAGTTATAAATATTTATCTTTTCTACATCTACCACTATGTCTTTACCCATTACATAGTCTGCGTAGATACCGTAATTTGCTAGGTTATTCATAAAAACGCTCCTCCTTTATAATAAACCATATATTACTACTACTATAATATACATTTATATGTCAAGAACGTTGTTAATTTTTATAAGACAAAAAGAACCCACTATAGAGCAATGCTCTATAGTGGTTGCTTTGTGATTATGATTATTTAGCTTTTGGCAATGCTTTAACTTTGGAAGCGGATTTGATGAATTCGCGTTGACCAACTTTAGCAAGTTTAACAGCAGCATTGTGGTATTTTTGAACGATTTTAGCAATAAGTTGACGTTCTTTAACACGGTTAAGAACCAATTTAGTCCACAATGGGTCTTTTTTGTCTTTAGCCAATTGGTAAGCAGCGATTTTAACACGGCGAGCCATATCATCTTGGCGGGACAAACGAATCATAGTCTTTTTGTTAAGAACAGCTTTTTCTAACAAAGCTTCAGCTTCAGCGGACTCAACGAATTCTTTACGAGCTTCGTCATCCAATTTAGCAAGCTCATTGTACAAGTAAGATTCTGCAGTAGCTTCTACAATGCTTTGAGCAGTATCTTCAAGTACAGGAGCGTCTTCTAACATAAGTTCGTCATCAAAAAACATAGGTTAATCCTCCTTAATATTAAGAATTGATTTAAAGAAAAATATTTTTCTTGGATTTATATGGTCTATTTTTAACCACGATTACTGTATTGTTATAGTATTAGCTGGTAATATGTGTAAAATTACAAAAATACAGACCCTAAAACACTAAACTAATTAGGAGGTATGGCTTATGAAACCAGAACTAGATGTGATTAAGAAGTATAAAGAGGAAATGGTTAATATACTACGTATGCAATTTCCGACTTTGACTATGGACGAAATACAATCTTTTATTAAAGATGCTATAGAGCGAAAGTTCAATGACCCTGATGTTAGTATAGATAATAACTATAAAGATATCATAGTAGATCTACCACTTACAGATTTAGTACATAAGATAGAAACAGATAAACCTATCTTAGTACCTAATGGCTGTTTATTTAAACAACACGAAGAAGGATTTACACCATTCTATCGTTTATTAGAGTCATATGTAACTAAGCGTAAAGCATATAAAAAGAAGATGTTTGAGTTCCCTAAAGGATCTGATGAGTTTAATAGATACAATCTATTACAATTATTAGCTAAACGTGATGGTAATGCTACTTACGGTGATATTGGGTCACCAGCATCGGCATCTTATAATCTATATGTAGCAGTTGGCACTACGGCTACAGGTCGTATGCTTATTACTCATGCTATCAGCTTATTTGAACAAATCTTTACTAATAATCTTAAGTTCCAAAATATAGATGAAGCTGTAGTGTTCTTAAATAGAATCATTAAAGAACCATCTCATATCTATAGTAGAGAGCTATTAGATAGAGATATACCTATTGAAGAAGTATATAAGAAAGTTATAGAGTCTTGTGGTTTATGGGTTAATGATACAGAAGACCATTTTAATAAGTATAGTGATATCATCTGGAATATCTTGATGTATCAATCACAAGAAGTCCTAAATAAAATATACTATAAGAATAATTTATACAAACTTGTAGTAGATTCTCCACATGTACAAGAATTAGTTAAGACTATCTTTAGTGGTATTAATGAACCATTTATGGATCCTAATGAGCCACCTGAAAATATAGTTACATCATTAGATAGACTAACTGCTATATTTATGGAATGGTGTTATATGCGATACATCGTATCTGATAAGTTTGAACGATGCTCAACTATGACTAGAGATATTGTATTGCTTACAGATACTGACTCTTCTGTAATTAGTACAGATAAATGGATTCATCTTGTAGATGATATTCTAGTAGACCATGATTGTACATTAGTTAATGACCTTAAGGAAGTCATCGTCAAAGAAAAGAAAGAACTCTACAACTTCTATACTGATGAAATTGATACTGTAGAAGAAGAAACTAAGATTACTGAGGGTTATGATGTAGTACGTATTTCTAGTGTAAATATCTTATGCTATATCGTAAGTAAGATTCTTAAATCTCACTTCCATCTTATTGCTGAGCAGTATAATACGTTGACACCATATAAAGTATGTCTTATAGACATGAAGAATGAGTTCTTATTTAAACGTGCATTACTTACACCAGCTAAGAAGAACTACGCTACAATCCAAGAGCTTCAAGAGGGTAATATAGTACCTAAGAATAAGCAAATGGATATCAAAGGTCTTCCAATCAATAAGTCTGTATTTAAAGACAGTATTAAAGATGAGCTTCAAGGAATACTTAGAGAGAAAGTATTGCTTAAACCTAAAGTAGACCAATTAGAAGTTATTGGTTTATTAGCTAAGATTGAAAAGAATATCCATGATAGCATTAAGTCTGGAGAGAAAGACTATTACAAACCAGTATCCGTTAAATCCATATCTTCTTATACGGACCCTATGCGAATCCAAGGCATTAAAGCTGCTATTGCATATAATGAGGCTATTCGTGATGAGGGAACAGAGCCTATAGATTTAGATAGTAGAAACTATTTGGATATCCTTAAGGTTAATATTAAAGAGAAAGATATTGGTGAGTTACAGCAATCTAATCCTGTTGTATACGAAAGACTTATTAAGTTCTTCGACAATAACAGAGAAACCTATAAGGGAGAGATAGCGGCGGTTGCTGTACCTGCTGATGAGCATTTACCAAGTTGGGTATTGGATTATGCTGATTACTTTGAAATCATCAATACTAATATCAAGAACTTCCCTCTAGAATCTATAGGTATAACTAGATTCGAGAAAGAGAATGTGAACTACACGAATATCATAACTATTTAAACTAGAAAGTGGAGTGTTGTTTTATGGCTAAATTATCAAGGATAGATGATTTGATCTACTTTATCGCTGATTGCGGTAAAGGTGAATATGCTAAGACCGTGAATGATGGTTGGCGTGAATGTGGGGATAATAAGATTGATAAACTTGATTATCTTATGAGAGTATATGAGGCAGCTAAAACTGCCTCATGGTATAAACACCAACGTTTCTCTGCTAAAGTTACATTTGTAAGTATATTCCGTAACTTTATGAATATCTTAGACCCTAGAAGTACAGAGTTTGATATTATCAATAAAGAATACTTCAAAGCTATTAATGTGCAAAAGACTACTATTACACAAACTAATGGTATCTTAAACAATCCAAAACTAAGAAGAACGTAAAAATACCCCAGTATAGTCAATGACTATACTGGGAATCTTCTATTTAAAATTTAGGCTCAGTAAGAGCATCACTATCCACTGTCATAGTGAGAGCAAATATAGCTTGAATACTTTCATTAGTATTAGATACTACAGCTTTACATCCTAAATCTATAAAGTGGATATTAGACTTAAGCTGTTTCTCTAACTCAGCATTAGCTTCATCGGTAAATATACCCTTAATAGTAACCATATCACCATCATAGTCACCACCAATAGACCCTAAGTATGCATTACAGATATTCATAGTATCTACAAACTTATTGGCAGTATTAGTGCCAATGTATTCATCACGAATCTTAGGATATCGTTTATATACTTTACCATCGAATTCGATAGTTTCAGTTTCAATAGTAGAAGATAATTTTACTTTAGTAGAGAACTGGTTATAGAAAGTATCGATAGGGAAACGTGTAATAAGAATCATCTTATCTTTTACCGCTTCAGTTGCAGCCATAAAGATCACATCACACCAAGTCAACTTACGTTGTAATTCTTGTTGTACACCAAAGTCTTTATCTTCAGCAATATCTTCTACACGTTTGAAACGTGCTTTAAGTTTCATATATAAGGTCTTACCCTTATAACCGATACGTTCCATTTCTTTAGCACCAACAGGTGCTTCAATAGGTCTAAATCTATCAGAGTAACCATGAATGAAACGGTCTAGCTCTTTCTTAAGAACTAAATCATTGAAATGGGTTTGCCAATCATCGATTCTAGGATATAAAGTCTCACCCTTTTCACCGACACATTCATATACAGTCAAACCAGCAAATTGCTCTTCAAAGAATCGTCTCATATGGAATAAAACAAATGGGAAGAAGTTAGCTACTGCTGATGTTACCGGTAACATCGAATACTCTAAGTCTACATCAATATCTTCAAGATTCTCTACTTTAAGATTAGGTGCAGACATAACCAAACGTGTAGCGTAGTCTGTAGTCTTACTAATATTAGTACGACGTAATACACCAAATTTACCAGGGATACCACCATTAGGGTTAGACTCTGTACCAGACCCAAACCAGTTGTATATTTCTAGTAAGATATCTTGAATTCTACCCCTATTAGCATCACCAATATTAATACCATAATACTTAGATTCTTCTAGGGATTTAGCTGATACTAATATATTTTGGTATAGTTTATTAATATCACCAACAGACACTTTACCACCATCACTTTTAACGTCACGATAGTAAGGTGGGATGATTAATAGTTTAGTGATAAAGAAGTTCTTACGGTTTCGTTCTAAGAATTCAATAAAACGGCTACGTTTAATAGCACCAGTCTCTCTGAACTTTACTTTATCAATATTCTTATATAAGAACTCTAAACCAGTTTCACCATTCTCGTCTTCAACAAATTGTCCATCAGAATCGATCTTGAAGTACTTAGTACCCTTAACTATTTCTTTTACTTTACGATCGATCTTAGACCAAATCTTATAGACTAATGGTGCTAAGAATCTACCATGTAAATCAATATAAGCAAAAGTGCCAGCTCGTGTTTGTTTAGTAATACCAAAGATGATATTAGATAGTAATCCATCATCTGTAGGATTACCATTCACATCAAAAAATATAGGATTCGTTATAGGTTGTAGATTATTCTTCTTTACGAAGTCATCCATATCTAATAAAGAGACCTCTAGATGGTCTCCTCTAAGTTTATCTGCCATAATTTTATAACCTCCGTAGTTATTAATATGTAGAAGTCCCATAGTCCTATATGTGGACTATGGGAATTTTATACATCTAAACTCTACTGAAAACCATCTGTATCTCAGTTGGCTTATGACATACACAGGAAATGGCAATATTCGTGTTATGACGATTTATCACTTTCCCATTGTAATCTGTTTCAATGCTTTTAAACGCATCAATATTGGATTTGTTGCCAAAGATAGTAACAGCTACACTATCTTCACATAGGTCAGATTTGACAATCTTATTACCTAAACAACCATAGGGTGCTAATATATAGTACAGAATATTATTCTCGGTAAATAGACGACAAAATGTAGGTAATGCATCCGTTTCTCCTATAATAAATTTAGATGAAAACTCTAGTAAGTCCATTTATATTCTCCGAAAATACTAATTAAAAATAGAATCATAAGCAGTCAACTCTGCTTCAAAATATTAGATGAGTCCTTCTTCCATCATTTGTTCATTAAGATCATCAGCTTCGTCTCTAGTTAGACCTTCAAAACCAGGGATATGGTGCCCATTCTCTTTAGCTATATCCATCTCTAGTAGTTGTCTACCAGTATACTTTTTCTTATCGAATTTCTTCTTAGATTTGGTTTCAAGCTCTTTTTCTTTTTCACGTTTCTTAGCAGCTAAACGTTCTTTATACTTAAAGTATCGTAGAGCTACCATATACCATACGGGAGCATTCATAATCTCCATGATAGTTATTCGTCCACGATACTCGTAAGATATCTTATTAACTTGATCTAGGAGTTCAAAACTTGTACTAGCCGATGTCGTATAAAAACCAATTGTTGAGCTGGAGCCTCAGCAGCTTGGATTTCATCGCCACATTCAGGACATGTAGTAGCAGGCATTTGATAAGAGATATTGATAGCATCAGCATACTTATCAGCATATTCACCAATACGATCACTGATATCGTTTAAGTCAATATCACTTAATGTATTGAAGATTTTGTATAAAGAAGCGATACGATATTTGTATGTCTTAACTACGTCATTCTTATCTGTACGGAAGGCAATAGGAATCAATGCTTCTTTTTCTTCATCGATACGGTATAAGGATTTAATAGTAGCAGCCATACCAACGAAAGTATCATACTTTTCAGTCATAGCTTTATCTACGAAGTTGATTTCGAATAGGATATTGTAAAGTGTAATAGGGCCTACACCGATAGCATAGCTTTCAGACACTTCCATTAAGTCTTCTTCTAAAGTGGAATCAACGGATGGGTCTTGTTGATAAATACGTTCGAATAGCTCTTTATCTTTATCTGTACCGAATTTAACCATTTCCATGATTTCACGTTTTTCAGCAAAGATATTATCACACTTAGTATTTTGACATTGGAAACCAATGATATTTGCATTTTGGAAGCATGCTTTATATACAGCAAAGTATAAGTGATCGATATCAGCATAGTGTATTTTCTTACACCAGTTTTCAAAAGACCCAGCATTACATTTAGGATGTAAATGTTTCCAAATCAATTCAAACTGAGCACGTGCAGCTTCAACGTTATTACGTCCTTCTTCTACATTGATCAAGTTTTGAATTTCAATAGCAGATAGCGGAGAAACGGAAATAGATACACCTGTATATGGTAATACCCAAGTAAAGTATGGAGTCTCTTCAGCTTGTTTATTTAGGATCTTACCTGCAGGTAAAGTAGATTTAACAATTTTAAATTTAGATAAATCTGTTTTCTTTTTATTAGGAACCATGATAGTACGCAATTGCTCTTTAAACGTAGCCATACGATTATTCAATCGCTCTTCACGTTCTTTTTCTTCGATTTCACGCATCTCATCAGCAAGACCTAAGTCATTGATAATATCATCATCAATGATATCAAGTTCTTTATCAGATTCTTCATCATCAATATCTACATGCTCTTGAGTTACTGGTGTATCCAATAGTTCAGCTTCAATATCATCAATAGTTTCTTCTTTAACAGGTTCAACCACTTCTGGTTTAGTTTCGGCTTTCTTCTTAACTGGTGCAGACTTACGTGCTTCAGCTAAAGCAATAGCATTACGCTCTTCGATTTCTTCTTCAGTAAGAGCTTCATCTGGATTCACTTCAGCAGTTTTATCATAAGTGGAAACTACACGTACATCCCCACCTTCGATTTCTTTACGTTCTTCGTATTCATCAGCCATACGTTGAACTTCTTCGATAGCTGGGCCGAAACGACGTTGGAAAGCACGACGAGTTTGTTCATCGAAATCATTCATTTTCTTTTCGTATTCTTTTTCAGCGAAGTTTTCATTCTCATATTTAGCTACCTCTTCGATAGCCACTTCTTTGATTTCATCTTCTGTAGGATTACCTAAGTTGTATAGTGGGTTATCACGAATACTCATAGGCTTTTCTTCTACAGCAGGTTCAGGTGTTACAGTTGTATCTTCCACTGGTGTTTCTACAGTCTCTTCTGTATGAACTGTATTACCAGCTTCGGCTTGTAAATCAGATAAGGAAAGAGTTTTCTTTTCCATCTAATAGTCCTCCTTAGTTGTAATTGGAAATATCTTTTAAAGTAAGGTTATCCTTATCAAAAACTAGATTGATAGATGATGTATCAATAGTCATTCTAATAAGTAATACATTTACTTCAATAAATGAACAGTCTACGGTAATAGACGACATAGGAGCAAGATATGTTTGTATTTGCTCTTTTGCAGTTTCCTCTAATTCATGTAGTCTGTCACTGTTTATAAATTTATATCTACTATACAAACCAATACCACATTCTGGATTGTTTTGTAATGTACCAGGTTCTAATAAGAATAATCTAATAATATCTACAGCTATTGCTCTAGCATTAGTATATTCTGTTGGTGTATTAAATGAGTCTATAGACAAGGCATATTCTTTAATTCTAGAAGATGTCTTATATTTATTAGTTTCCATAGTGCCTCCTTTCGGCTTATTCAGTAGCTTTAAGCATCTTATTATAAAGTTGGGCCTGTGAAAACATACATGTAAACTGCCCTAAAGGAGGTACCGTATGGCAACAAAGAGATTTAAGTGCCCATTCTGCGAAAAACGTCTTGAACGTGAACCACTAGTGAGACACATACAAAATAAACACCAAGAGTTAATCCCTGAGGGACACTCTGCTGCAAGAATCGTATTTAATATTATCAATAAGAAATCTAAAGGTTCTTGTGTAATCTGTAAAAATGAAACACAATGGAATGAAAAAACTTGGAGATATAATAAGTATTGTAGTGACAAATGTAAGAAAGAGATGCGTAAACGTGCTTTAGAGAATATGCACAAAGTACATGGTCGTTATTCGTTTATGCATGACCCTGAGCACCAAGAAAAGATGTTAGCTAATAGACGTATATCTGGTACATATAAGCATAGCGATGGTACAACTTTTACTTATACTGGTACTTATGAAAAACGTGCTATTGAGTTTATGGATAAGGTGTTACACATCCCTAGCGATGATATTATGATGCCTGGGCCAACTATCCAATACGTAGACCAAGATGGTGTTACACGAAATTGGATTACGGATATATATTATATACCATATAACCTCATAATCGAAGTTAAAGATGGTGGGGATCATCCTAATACTAGAAGCATGCCAGAATATAGAGCTAAACAAAAAGCCAAAGAGTTTAATATTATCACACTAGACAAATATAATTACATTCGTCTTACTGATAATAACTTTGCACAACTACTAGCTATATTTATGGAAATGCGATTCAAGCTTGAGGATAATGATAATACTAAGACTTTCAATATTAATGAATTTACTTCATGGTGTGAGAATGCCATCAAGGAACTTAAAGGAGAAGATTAAATGTCTAATCTAAAAGAGTTCACTGCTAATGTTGGTGGGGTTCCACCAGCTGGGGCAAGTGATCAAATAGTAGTACAATATGGTTATAGTAATTCCTTTACTGGTGATGAATCAGTAGAGGGTTACGGTTTAACTAAAGACCTAGAAGATGATACTATTAAAGTAAAATCTTCTGACGGTACAAAAGAATATAAGAAAGAAGAATTCTTAAAAGACCGTAAGTTTAACTTATACCGTTTCAAAGGCGAAGATAAACGTAAACTAGAAGCTAATAACTTCTATGAACAATTGACTGGTATGGAACTAATCTCCCATGACCAAATCAAATACAATAAAGATTTTGAAGAGATTACATTTAAACCAAATCAAACATTGGTTGAAATGAATTCTATCATTGCTACTTTAGAGCAAGAAGTAGAAATGTCTAATACTGACTTTTCTAAATTACCAGATGAGTATATGCCATTACTTGGTGAATTAGAGAAGAATAAAGCTAAAGAGATAGTAAGAAATCATCCAGATATTGACGTTATGTCTGATAATGATGGGTACTTTGCTATCAATACTAAGACAATGAATCGTACTGATTCTGTTGATGAGTTGGATAAGTTACTATTATCCGATACAGTATTGTCTGACACCCCATGTAGTAATAGCGATACTTACGTTAAAGAAGCATTCTTAAACTGTGACCCTAACTCATTTGTTTTAGCTACACCAGAGTCTGAGTTAGAGTTAGATAAACAAATGGATCTATTCTATGGGTTAACTTACGACCAACGTAAGAACTCTGATGATGTATCTATTCGTTTATTCGGTAAGACTAATGCAGAACGTTATGAAGAACTAAAGAAGCATTTCTTAAATCAGCCTATAAAGTATGATAGTATTGCTCTTACAGAAGATGCTGAAGTTGATATGAGTGATGAAGATATACAGTTAAAGAATAGTGCTATTCTTAATCGTGCAAATATGTTTGGCATCAATCTCGCTAATAAGGGTAGAGAGATGCGTGCTGCTAAAGACTGGTCTTTGAATACAGGTATCTATATTATGAATCTGTGTAAGTCTATTGTATCTTTAGAAGAACTGTGGACTTTATATAAGGGTATGCCTATTCAATTACAACAAATGTCTGACTGGAAATTATTAGAGTTAGTTGGTTGTACTAATGAGACATTCTATAACTTTATGAAGTCCCATCTATTGAATACTACTGAACTTAGATATCCAGATATTACTCTTATTGAGAATACTGATGTATGGAATAATCAACCACAAGAACCAGTATTACCATCTGGTGTACCATTCTTCTCTCCAGAAGAAATAGAAGAGAGATTAAAAGAATACACTAAAAAATATAAGACTGATATTGATTGTGTAGATATGCTTGCTTGGTTAGATGCATATAAAGACATCTGGCAAGGTGTAGATATTAGTACAAACAAAGATAAACGTCTAGCATTCAATAAATGGTTTACTATGGTTAATAAGACTATTAAACAATGGAGAACGTCTGCTAGTGAAGACGAGTTAGTTAGTGCTACAGAGAAGCTATTAGCCTTAGGTGTACCAACTACTAAGTTCTTACCATCTGATAGTATTGCTTATAAGAAACGTCTACAATCTGTAGCTAAACAAAAAGTCATTGATAGAATTCTTAGAGAGACTGCTATTAATGAAGCTAAAGATATCCCTGTAGAGTTCAATGACTATGGTGATCTCTTGATTACTAAACCTGAGAAGATTGACTATACTAATGAATTCTTCAAGGTTCATCGTCTATTAGTTATATATATGACTGCTGGTAATATAGAAGGTGTTAAATTTGAATCAGCCAAGCTTTGGTATATGAATACATGTATCGAATCTATGCTAAATAAAGGTCATAAGAATAAAGCTCTAATCGATACTAGAGCAAGAATTCTAAATGACTATACTAAGTGTATGATCTATATCCTAAATAAGGAAAACAATTTCAACTTCACTAAGTATTATAGTACAACTAAATTCAATGATAAGGTTATCCGCATTAAGGGTTCTACATTGAAATATACGTTGGACTATCTTAAAGCAGTTTTATTCTTACGATAAAAATTAATAAATGGTGGTACATACCTATATATGTACCACCATAAATTGTGTCTTGGAGGTAAGCGTTATGATATTGACATTAGGACAAAAGTTTCTTAAATATGATAATGATAATAATATTAAAGAGCTTTATAGAGTGACGTCAACTAATATTAAAAACTTCTATGGAGTTACTGAGATTATAGGTAACTCTGGTAGAAAAGGTATAGCAAGAGATTTGGTTAATAAAGAATACAAAGCTCTTAACCCACACTGTAAGCTACATATTGAAATAGCACAGTTAAAGAATGGCCAAGAAGATGTAGTTCTTTCTATCTATAATGAAAGAGAGTCTTATGGGTATCCATTCTATATTTGTAGAGTGGGTTATAAGGATTCAGTTACTGGTCATGCCCATCCTGGTAAGTGTTGTACTAAAGCACTACTAGAAAATAATTCAGTAGAAGAATATGAGATGTCTTATATGAATCTAATGGGTGATGTAAAAGAGTTACACTCTAAGATGACTATAGATTTATATGTAAATGATAATCATAGTACGATTATACCACTTATTGCTACAAACACAACTATCACTGAGAAGATCTTTGATCTCTTAGTTGATAGATATTTTGGTGTCACATATAAAGATACAATGCTGTCTTGTCTTACTAAGTTCTTTGATGGGATTAATTTCCAATCATACTTTAGAGCTAATTTTAAAATTAAACGTATTGAACTATCGTTTAAAGACAGACATCTTACGCACGGTCAATTGACTCGTGGTGATATCTTTGTTCTTGAAGCAGCAGCTAAAGCTATCTTCTTAGATTGTATAGTTACAGAATATTACCATGACGTAAATCTATACGATATCAAGAGCAAGTATATGCTAGTTGAAGATAAGAATGATAGACTCTATGTAGTCAACTATATAGACAAGAATGAAATCCAAGGTATATACCTATAAAACCAAAGAGTTTTATGGTTATATAATATAAAGGTGTGTACATGGGTATTGTGTAGACAATTACAGTACCCCAAACACCTAGGTAATTTTCTATATTTTAAAGTAAGGAGGAAATAGCTATGAGTTATTTCAAACCAGGATTCGTGCAGGATCCAAATCTTATGCCACAACAATTCACTTCTATGGAGTATCTTGTTGATGCAATTAATGCAGGTAATCCTCGAAACAAAGAGGACAATTCTGTACAAAACGAAGATGTCGATATCCAATTGGATTTCGCAGACTTCGATGCAGATTACACTGGTAAACTAGTTTCTACTAATGAAATCTGCTCTCAAGTATCTGACGTGCTTGGTCGTATTTTCCCTGACTTCGCAGGTTGCCGTGAAGCATATAGCAATGGCCGTATCTATATCGAATTGGGTTTCGATATTAACTTAGGTGCTGGTCAAGACGGTATCAAAGCATTAGAAACTTTAAAAGAAGCTCAAGCTAATAACCAATTAGATGAGCAAACTCAACGCATCATGGCTATGACTAATAGCATGCGTAATAGCCGCAACTCTAATGGTTACATTGATGAAAACTTCGCTGGTTTCCGTATGACAGATATTGCTATTACTATCTTGAAAAAGATTGCAATCTCTGATTACAACCGTGATGACAAAGGAAACAAAGATTTCCGTACAATCAATATCGCTTACGAATACGATCAATACACTAACAAGATCAGTTTAATCGTTCGTGGTATGACATTGGAAAAAGCTATGTCTTTGGTATATGGCGACAAATACCAATACAAAGTTACATTGGGCGCACAATCCCGTCGTAACGATGTAGGCTATGTTTTAGAAGTACGTCGTATCAAACAATCCAAAGTTAACGAATTACAAAACCGTTACGTTGGTGCTGTTATTGGTAACGATCGCTTCGTAAAACCACGCCGATAATTAAATCAAATATCACTATGATAGGTCTTTACTAGTTCACTTGTTACAGATCATCATCACCTATCATAGTGATACATAAAAAATATAACCCCGCAATAATCAATCTCTTTCTTTCTTAACACAATATTCATATAACTTACATGCGGGGTTTATTTTTTCTTTAAGGAGACTTACAATTATGGAAAAGAAACAACTGACATATGAAGTTGTTGAAGGTGGCGTTGATGTTATCGTAGAAGAGCGAGGTAACACTCTTATTCGCTTAGCTGAAGTGTCATGGAATAATAGACCTGCAAAACTTGAGGTCCGTAAATGGATGGTCAATACTGACGGAGACTTTACTCCTAACAAGGGTGTAGTATTCTCCACACCTGAAGGACCTACAGAACTAGTCCACGCTCTATTAGAGAATGGATTTGGTGACAATAAAAAGATCAAGGAGATTATGGAGTCTCGTGGGGTTGATCTTAATGTAACTATTGAGGAATCCGAAATTTCTGATAATAATGGGTCAGATTACTATGATCCTAGGGAGATTTTGGAGGGATAATCCGTGGTTTCTGATAATACGGTTTTATACAAAAATGGAACAGTGCATGATAACTCATACATCTTTTCCATTTCTAGTTTGATCGGTAAGTTATACCGTTCTAACTTCTGGTCTCAAGCCAGAATTGATAAATTATTCGATAGATTGGGTGTTGCTAAAGAGGACGTTAAAGGTTCTACCAACTGCCATGCCTACTCTATCCCACAATTGAATAATATTACAGATAAGCATATTCTAACTTATATTGTAAAATGCTACCACAATAATAAAACTGAGTTATTGGAAATGGGCTTTACTGAAGAAGAGTTTGAATATCTTATCAAAAATAGTGAAGCTATTCATAAGATATATATTATGAATGGCCGTTATATTATCTCAATTTGCTAAGAAACATACTAATGAGTTGTGATGGCAATTACAGCTTTAAAGATCCTTTCTTTGCAACAAACGCATACACAGTATAGCCCTAACTGGCACTGTCAGTTAGGGCTATATTGTCTTTTATTTTTTATAAGCATACAAACAAATCTGTAATAGAGAAGGCTAAGTTGTGTTGGCGTATCCTGCTCTCTATTACCCACAGTTAGATTGTGCAGAGATTTCATAAAAGTACACCCCCTAATGTACTTCCTAAAAAAGAAAATTCACATACCCCAACAACCATTGAAAAAATCTCTTTTCTTCAATAAGATTCACTACTATTATCGCTCCCAATTAGTAATAGTAGAACTGACATTAAGCAGACTTCGTCACTGCTAGTGTATCCAAACCTAATACATAAACACTACTACAAGACGTAAAACAATTACAATCCAAAATTCTCAATCAGATCTCTGCACACTCTAATTGCTGTATGGTTATTAACCATACAGCATTCCTACTGTTTATTTTTATAATTATATAAACAAATCAGTAATGATGGTTAGGTACTAACTAAAAATATACATACATAGTACGAATTTTTTCGTGGTATTGCTTCACTGATACCGAAGTGATAATTCAGATACTCGCCCTATAACTTGTCTACGCTTATAGGGAAATTGACTCCGCAATCAACTTAGAATATTACCTAGTGCTTAACTAACTTGAATAACCTATCATAATAATAGACCTTTCTGAACCTAACCATCATAGAACACGCCAAAGAGATTCCCTATATAGGCATTGCCTATATAGGGGTTTCTTGTGTTTTAGATATGATAATTCTCAATGAGCTTACTAATATTACCTAAGAGTTTAGGTAAATTAGATTTGATATGGTTGCTAGTTTCTTTAATACCGTGTGTACCGTCTGCATCGAATGTATCGATATCAGCCATGATAGAAACTATACCATTATTGAATATAGTATAAGTGTATTTAGATGTCTCATCAAATATACAGATACCCATAGCTGTACCACATTTACGTACTTGCTTGCTTAACTGTACAGTATCACTGATATGGATATTTTGATGAGTAGAGCAAATCTTAGGATAAATACAATTAGATAGAGCATCTGATACCAATTCGGATGCTAATTGTACATCATCTAAAAGATATTCGAATGTAATTAGGTTCATAATAGACCTCCCCTTGTTAGAATATAGGCGTAAATAGCTATTATAAGTGTTTAATAGACTTTACATTTATATAACTAAAGAAAGGATGTGATCTTCTTTATGAATTTAGATATAACTGGCGGTATGGGCAATCAAATGATCCCTACTAACCAGAACGTTGTTGATTTCTCTCAACGTAAAATATATTTCCAGATGGGTACTAGAAACAAATCTTTCTTAGATATGCACAAGTACCTTGAAGCTATTGGTATAAAGAATAATAAATTTATGCTGACTCTACTGGATCCAGACTTAGCGTATATTGACCCACATGATCCAAATCTAAACCAATACTATAAGTCTAAAGTCTTAGCCGAGTGTATGGTAAACTTCTGGTACTTTGTACGTGAAGTTGTACGTGTACCAGCTCAGGGTGGTAGTGGTACTGGTTCATACTACACTTTAACACGTGGTGGTATGGCACTATTCTTCTGTACTATATTTAACTACAATATCTTCCTAGACTTACCTCGTCAGCAAGGTAAAACATTGTCCGCATCTATATGGTATCTATGGGCATTTAACTTTGCTACATCTAACTCAACGTTTGCATTTATGCATAAGTCTTTGGACGGTTCTAAAAAGAACTTATTAGGTCTTAAAGACTTACGTGATTGCTTACCATCTTACTTACAAATGACAGAATCATTTACAGTTGGTGATAAGAAGACTAAAGCCCAAAACTCTGTAATGACTTTGTCTCATAGTATTAACCGTAACCGTATTATCACTGTAGCATCTGCTCGTACTCGTGTAGCTGCACAGTCTTTACTACGTGGTATGTCCGTACCATTATGGTGGGCAGACGAATGGGCATTCGCACCATATAATGAAGATATCTATCTTAATGCTATCCCTGCATGGAAACGTGCAGCAATGAACTCTGAAGCCAATGGTGCACCATTCGGTATACTATTTACTACTACACCAGGGTTCTTGACAGATGAAATGGGTAGATATGCTAATAATATGCGTGAAGATGCTACACCATTTAGTGAAAACTGGTATGATCTAACTAAAGCACAAATAGACGAAATCAAATCTGCTAATATGAGAAGTAGTTTTGTCTATATCAGATTCACTTATCAGCAATTAGGCCGTTCTGAAGAATGGTTCAAACAAATCTGTATCGACATGCAGAATAAATGGGAAGCCATTCGTCGAGAAGTTCTACTTGAATGGGCAGATTTCTCCGAGAACTCTCCATTTACACAAGATGAATTAGAAACTGTAGACAGACTTACTATAGACCCTATAGCAACTATACCATTAAACAATAATAAGTTTACTTTGAATATGTACGGTAAGCTTGAGTATAAGAATAATGGTGAACCAGTAGACCCTCCTATCATAGGAGTTGACGTTTCTGGTGGTTATAAACGAGATAGTTCTGCTATTACTGTAATTGATTCTAAGACAACTAAAGTTATTGCTATCTTAAAGTGTAATTACATTAGTCAAAAAGACCTAGCTAAATGTATCTATGAAATAGTTACTAAGTATATGCCTAATGCCGTAGTTAATGTTGAATTGAATGGTGGTTTTGGTGCAGCTGTAGTATCTATGCTCATGAAAACTAAGATTAAGAAAAATCTTTACTATGAATTTAAAGAACGTATCTTAGAAGAAGTTAATGAGGGGCCTGGTAAAGTTAAACGTACTAAGAAGATAATGAAAGTTTATGGTTTAAACTCTAGTAAAACTGTACGTGATCTTTTGATTCAAATCTTAAGAGAGCGTATGGATAACCATAAAGACAAATTCATATCTAAGATACTATACCAAGAGTTCCGTGGTCTTGAAGTTAAACGTAATGGTAAAGTTGACCACTCCGCAACTACACATGATGATGCTACATTCTCTTATTTGATGGCATTGTATGTATGGTATGAGGGTAAAGATCTTAAAGAACGTTTCGGTATCAATAAGTCAGTTATTATGACAGACTCTGCAACTGAAGAGGAAGTATTCAATCCAGAAGCAGAAGAGCTAATGGATATTACTGATGATATCGTTAAAGTTCAAAAAGATATGCTTACTACAGATGATACTAAAAAAGACAATATGGATGTCATTAATGAGCTCCGTAAAGGTCTTGGTGTTACATTTGATGAATGGGATAAGAAACGTGAAGCTGAAGATGAGAAAGAACTCAAAGAGGCAATGCAAAACCCTGTATTCTTACAAGCATATGCTACCAAATATAATATGACTAAAGACCAAGTTGACATGTATCGTGATGAAACTACATCTACATTACCTATGAATGCTTATAGTATGATGCCAGATGAAGAGTATAGTGTTCTCCAAGGTAATTTAGCTGATAAATATAAGAGTCTATAATGTATTTCCACAGTAGGGTACTTCCTTACTGTGGAATTAATTTTAAATAGCACATAAACAAAGCAGTAAAATTAATTAAACCCTATCAAGGAGGAGAAAGCGATGTTTGGTATCCATCAAAATGAATATGATATTGCATCTGAACGGGAGTTAGCCGAGATTCTATCCGTATTCAATTCTGATTATATCTTTGATGTAGTCAGTTCTAATATTGAAAGACGGTATGAGTGCCATATAAGCCCTATGCCTAATATCCCTAATGTATTCAAATACAATTTTGAGAATATGTATATTAAGTTCCCTATGGACAAAGAGAATACTAAAGCTAGAGAGCAAGAAATCTATAATGAGATTATTGATCAAGTTTGTAAAGCAACCAATCTTACATTCCAACCAGCTATTGACGGGTTGGATGCTTATTTTGCATCTAACTGTATTTATGACTTAATGGTTGCACGATTTAGTGATCATATGGTTACTGCTATTACTAAGCTTATTGTAAACGAGGCTAATAATATTTGTGATGCTTTAAATATGGATGAGCTTAAGAAGAATAAAGATGCTAGTACTATTTATAATAGAATGAACCATAAGAACGATAAACTTGTGGTAATTCTCTCTAATATGGAACTAGTTCTTAAATATATCGCTGGTTTAACTATTACATTTGACCAGTTTGTAAACTTAGCATACGACCAACCTATCAGTGACGTTATTAATAGTAATTTCAGTGATAATGGTACAGTATTTAGAGATGCTATGGAAGCAATTTTATCTAGTAATCAACTATTACCAGATTATATCACTAATATTAGATTAAATCTTCAAGGAGTAGAATTATAATGGAAGAAAATAAAGTAGTAGATATCAATGAAGTTACTGTAGTTACTGAGAATGAACCAGAGACTGAGATTCTTACACCAGAAGAACCAGTTGCTGAAACTACAGTACAACCAGAAGAAAAATCTCAGGATGAAGTATTAAAAGAAGTTGAAGATGAAATTGATGCATTAGATCTTGAAAAGAAAGACATCAAAGCTACAGATGCAGACTTCACACAAATCAAAGTAGAAGGCTTTGAAGATGCTCCAGTAGAAGCTATTGCTAAAGTAGCATCTATATATGATAAACTACAAGTACCTGAAGGTCAAGAAGAACCTAAGTTAAATCTTATCGTAGAACTTGGTGATCAATCTGTATACTTCTTGAATAAAGCTAAAGAGCAAGGCGTTCCTCAAGATATCTTGTCTTCTTGGTTATATAATACAGTAGTAGACTTTGGTCAAGCTTGTACAGTACAAGCATTTACTGCTATTAATGAAAAGATTGAAAAGATCACTAATAAAATCAATGAATCTGGTTTAGCTAATACAGCGGCTACAGATTCTTACACTAGTCTTGTACAACGTTTCCAAGATGGTATCGAAAAAGCAGAAGATCCTGAGATCAAAGCTCAAATGGAACACCGTCTAGCTTGTCTACAAGACTCTGAAAAAGCAGAATATATTTTCAATTACTATAAAACCAATCACTCTGCTTTGAACCCTACAAAGTTATTGAAAAACTGTAAGCATAATCATGATACAATTACAAGAATGCTGAATAAAATCGGCATCAGTAAACTTGATTCTAGTGTAGTATTTACAGCTGCACAAGAATTAGGTTTACCATTGTATCCTATCTATGCAGTGGAACATGCACTAGCTAAAATCAATATTAGTGATAAGGGTAATGTACTATTCTTATTCTACTTCTTATTAAACTTAGCTAATGCTATTTCTGCCCGTAAAGCTAAGAAAGAGACAGATTTCACGAAACAAATAATTAATAATTTCGTGTCTCTTATCACTTACTTAGACCAAGCGATGAACGAGTACATTAAAGAAAAAGAAGCTAATCGTCTTAATCGCTTGCAATCTACAGGTAAGACTAAGAAACGCAAATAATTATTATTTACTATAAGGAGGCTTTAATGGCAGACTACTTTAAAAATGGTCCTAAGTTCCTAGAAGTCGATCCTACAAGAGATATGCCTTTTGTAAAAGTATATGATGCTGAGTATACCCGAGGATACCAATGTCCTCGGGTTGAACTCATTGATGTAACACATGAGATCAAACAAGCACTGCTTGTTCGATTTCAATATGCGACACCTGAGCATTGTTATGCTTGCTATCTTGAGGCAGGGTCTCCGACTTTATGGGATATAGACTATGTAAAAGATGGCAGATTGGTTAAATTAAGTGGCCGTGTTAAAGGTTTTGAATTCTTAAGACATAATTCACGTGCTCCATTTACTTATAACCTAAACAAAATGGACATGGAAGATCCAACTGTAGTAATTCAGTTTGATTGCTCTATGGACTATGATTCTAGAGTTGTATCTATTGATATTACCAAACTTCGTAGATTACAATTCTCTAAAGCGAACTATGATTTCTTGAATGATGGTGTAGCTATCAAAGTACCTAATGATGCTTACAACTTCATGGATCGTAAGTTCCCTATCATTAGTAAAGAATTAGACTTATTACCTCGTCCTTTGGATACTAAGAATACTATTGTGGCTGACAATATGTTTGCATTATGCTATGAATTAGCTACTGCTGGCACATTAGATGCTACTAATCTAGTATCTGCAAACTCAATGTTTAGAGAATGCCGTAAACTTGCTAGTGTTAAATTGGAAAACATTAGTAAGCTTACTTCCGCAAATGATATGTTTTATAATGCTAAAAGCCTTACGTCTGTAGATCTAAGTGGATCTACAGATCTTCGTTTTGCTGATGGTATTTTCTATCAATGTGAAAAACTTGAGTCTGTAAAAATGGACGTATCTAAGTTAGAAACTGCTGATATGATATTTGCTGGTTGTAATGCACTTAAAGATATTGAATTAGCTCCAGCTAAAGGTCTTAAAACTGATCTTTGGTTAGCTGATTCTAATAAGATTACAGATAAATCTGTAGCTAATATTATTAATGCATTATCTCCAGACGTTAAGGGTAAGCATATTGCTTTCCCTAAGAATACAGAATGTCCTAAAGAAGTAGCCAAATTGGCTAACGACCTAATTACTAATGGTAATTGGGTTCTTGAAGGTCTTGTATTACCACCTAAAGAAGTTTGGGTTATTGAAACTATTGAGAAAGAAGAGGAAGATAACGTGATTATTAAAAAAGATGGTGTGTTAGATCATGTTGAAACAAAAGACGATGTTGTAACCACAAAACCTGAAGATAAAAAAGAAAATACAGTTCCTAATCACCCTGGTACAGGCGAAACTACACCTACTGTAACTCCAGGAAAAGAAGAAACTACACCTACTGATGGGCATACTACTGGTGATACTACTGAAACTCCTGTAGCACCTGTTACACCAGCAGTTCCTACAGTTCCTTCTACAGAAGAAACTCATACAGAAACTCCAGTAGCTCCTGTAGCTAATGAAGAAACACATGAAGCTACTCCAGCTGTACCACCTACTGGTGAGGAAGCTCATACTGAAGTTCCTGCAGTTCCTGGTAATACTGAAGAAACACATACTGAAACACCAGTTGCTCCTGTTACTCCAGTAGCTCCTGCTACAGGTGAAGAAACTGGTACTGTAGTTGATGATACTAACCCTGTATTACCACCTACTCCAGCAGTTCCTTCTACAGAAGAAACTCATACAGAAGTTCCTGGTAATACAGAAGAGCATACTGAAACTCCAGCAGCTCCAGTAAACAACGAAGAAACTCATGCTGAAGAAAACCACACTTCTGAAGAAACTTCCCATGAAGCTACTCCTGCTGTACCTACTACAGGTGAAGACACTCATACAGAAGTTCCTGCAGTTCCTGGTGCTACAGAAGAACACACTGAACACCCAGCAGCTCCAGTAAACAATGAAGAAACTTCCCATGAAGCAACTGGTAATACAGAAGAAACTCATGAAGCTACTCCTGCTGTACCTACTACAGGTGAAGACACTCATACAGAAGTTCCTGCAGTTCCAGGTGGCATTGTAATTCCAGAATCTACCGGAGATGAACCACCAGTGGTATATCCATCCGCTCCACCAGTAGGCGGATCCGATGACCCTAATCCTGTATTACCTCCAGCACCAGCTCCAGCTGAAGGTGAACACCATGAAGAAACACCAGTAGCCCCTGTTCCTCCTGTTGGTTCTGAAGAACATCACGAAGATGGTCATACAGAAGAAACTCATGCTGAAGAAAACCATACTTCTGAAGAAACTTCTCATGAAGCTACACCAGTAGTTCCTGGTAATACAGAAGAACACACTGAAACAGCTTCTCCAGTAGCTAATACTGAAGAAACACATACAGAAGTTCCTGCAGTTCCTGGTACTACTGAAACTCATGAAGCTACACCAGTAGTTCCTACTACAGGTGAAGAAACTCATGCTGAAGAAAACCATACTTCTGAAGAATCTCATGAAGCAACTCCTGCAGTTCCTGGTGCTACAGAAGAACACACTGAAACTCCTGTTACTCCAGTAGCTAATACTGAAGAAACTCATGAAGCTACACCAGTAGTTCCTACTACAGGTGAAGAAACTCATACTGAAACTACTGGTACAGAAGAAAACCATGCAGTAACTTCTGAAACAACAGCTCCTGTAGCAGGTACTGAAGAAACTCATACAGAAACTGGTACTCCAGTAGCCTCTGGCACAACTGAGGAAAATCATACTTCTGAAGAAACACATGCCGAAGAATCCCACGAAGGTACTCCAGTAGCTTCTGGTGCAACTGAAGAAACTCATACTGAACAACCAGCAGCTCCTGCAGCAGGCGAACACAACGAAGATCATTTATAATATTTTAAAGATGTAAGGGAACGAGTGATATAATGGAAACACATATTTGGACTATTGATGGTACCGATTTAAGCCAATTAAGAGATAACGAAGAACCTGGTGTCGTCCGGGTCAAGACAATTAACTTTGTCATTTATAGTATAATTAATATGGTATCTATATATAGTAGTATGGTTCCTAGAGTATCGGGGTTTGGGAAATTGGATCAGAATAGGAACAGTATTGCTACTAAGGCACATTTAAACCTAGTCCACGGTGTCTTAGATAGTATCATTAATGATAAAGTCATTAATGTATTAGATACTGGTATCGAGAATAATATACCCATTACTATTGATGAGCTCCTAGAGTGCTACTGTAGTGCTAACAATAAAATCTTTGATAAGTTTTACCGAAGAAGAGTGATCAAGTACAATAATACTGAACGTTTACACGTTTATGACTTATTAAAGTGCTTCACCCTAGTTGGTGCTATGTGTAGAACTCTAGGTGTTTATGATAGTGACCCCGAATTTGTCACTGATGTAAAAAATAACTTGTATAACGATAAAGTAATTATAGATAGAGAGTTCTTTATGAATCTATATGAGCTAGTCAGAAAAGTAATAGATAAAATTGAACGAAGAAAATTGGACTATGGGACACATATATCTAAAGATACTCTAAATTCTAGAACGATTGATACATTAGTAGCAGAAGATGAATACGGTGCTATAACTAATAAAGAAGCACAAAAAATAATAACGAATCTCGTTAAACGATGCATTATTCTTTCAGGGAGTCTATAAGTACTATAATTTTTTTGTAATTTATTTTTTAAGTCAACTCCAAATTACAAACTAATAGACATATTTCAAAAACTGTTTTTACTATATAAGAATCTAGCATGTAGCTGTCTAATCAGAAGACAAAACTTATACATTATATTTTACACAGCAAGACTATAATACTTTTTTACAATTATCTCCCCAAGATAGTTGTAAGGCAATCATTCGTTTCGTTAAACGAACGGCAAGAAATCTAGAGGCCATCCCAACCACACTCTAGACAAAAAACAAAGGACCCCAGTATAGGCAATGCCTATACTGGGAGTTCTTTTTTATTTTAAGTCTAATATAGTTTGGATAATATGATCCAGTCTATAAGTTAGACTCTTTACTCGATCATCCAATACGATTATATTCTTTTTATAATCAACACTGAAACGATCAATTGTTGTGTTATCGTCATCAGACTCAATAGACTTTAGATTTTCAACAATCTTTTCTATATCCTCTTTAAATAACCCTTTAACGTATTCGGATATAGTTATAGTAATGACATTGTCCATATCATTATTCTTATTAACATACACCGCTATACATTTTATATCATAAAAGTGCGCACTATCGATAGTTATACTACGACATACACACTTAAAGTCTGTATTACAGTCTAGCTTTCTTACGCTATGACCAATACACACTTCAATACTACCACTTTGGTTGTATGACACTCTGTAAAGTTTTTCACTCTTATCCAGCACTTCTAGTGTTTTTAGTGCCTCTACACTGTCAATTACAGAGTATGCTAATTGTCTTAACATTGGGGATGTAATATTCATAATTGTTTCCTCCTTAAAATAAAAATATAACCAATTATGTATACAGTTATAATATACAATCAAAAAAAAACCGATTTACGAGATCCTGTAAAACTGCTATACCTGAACAACTCATTAAGAAGGAGGTATATATAATGGCAATACCTAAGTTTTTAACTAAAGAAGGCGACTCTCTTATCTTTAACGGAGAAGGTGAGTTAGTATTCTATATACCAGAAGATTACTTTAGATCTGATGGTAATATGAAATATGCTGAATTTGCTGGTGAGTATGTAAATACACTAGGCTTATTCAATTATGAATTATTCGATAAGAATGGTAAATCTGAATTAGGATTAAAGATGTTTTACTTCCCTATGGTTATATCTTGTATGCCTAATCAGGTAGATAAAGTTAAGGATTATGTAATCGATAAGAAGACACCTATCCCTAAAGACTATCGTATACTAAGGTTTCATAAGGGTGATATTGTAATTCTAAATACTAAATCCCCAGAGGATATCATTAACGTAGAAAATATGTTTAAGATCTTCTTGATTACAGGTAATATCCCTAATACAATCCCATATGACCAATTACATACTTTCCTAATGGATAGTATCAAATACAATGGTAACTCGTTTGGTATCTCTGCTCAAATGTTTGGGGTGATTATATCCCAAGTATGCAGATCAGCTAAAGATGAAACTGTCCCATTCCGTCTAGCCAAAGATCCTAATATGAATAACTATAAATCTATTTCTGTTAAGATGGTACCTAAGTATATTTCTCCATTTACATCTATTACATCAGAAAACTGGGATGATGCCGTAGTCAATGCTATCATTAATGATAACCAAGTTGACTCTCCAATGGAAAAAATCCTTATGGGTTAGTATACCCTTACAGGGTGGTATATCAACATAGATGTAAAAGTTTAGTAATATTATAATATGACTAACCTGTAAAATTTGTATTTTAAAGGAGGAACACATATGATTGGTACTACAATCATTCTAGAAGATCAGTCCGATATTCCTTCCCTGCAGATATCTGACAATACGACAAGACCAGTGGTCTTTTCGGCTTTCACTTCTGATAAGGGTACAGAAGACTATATCCATATCCAAGGTAATAAGTTCTTCGAGCAATATGGCGAGATCTCTTTCCAACGCCATGGCCAACCTTTACTTCAAGCTGCTAACGTTATCAACAATGGCGGTATCTTGTATGCAAAACGTGTCGTGCATCCTGATTCCACATTAGCTAACTTTGCAGTAGTTGCTCATCTTAAAGAAGATAAGCAACAATTATTCCGCTACCGTCATGATGAAAACTTCAATATTCTTCGTGAAGAAGTTGAAGAAAACGGTGTTCGTGTTTTGAAAGAAATTAAAGACGAAGAATACTGGTTAACTTCTGACGTTGCGTTGTATGAAAATGAAGCTGATCGTCCTCGATACATCAAAGAAGAAATCATGCAATTAGGTGAAGCTGATGGTTTCGAAACACCTATCACTGACCCTGCTGCTGCTGATACTGATCCTCGAGTTCAAAAAGCTATCATCAATACATGTGCTATTAGCTACTCTATCGAATCTATCGATTCTGAAACTTTGTTAAAAGAAAAGATCGGTAACGATATTAAGAAATTAGCTGACTATGTATTGAAAAAGAAAGGCAATGCTGTTACAGTAGCTGAAAAGTTCACTGGTGAAGCTATTGCTGCTGGTACACGTATGCATGACTACTTGTTATTCGTAGTAACTGACAATGGTCGTGGTGTTTCTAACAAACGTATTCGTGTATCTCTTGATGATACTTTGTCCCGTACAGCTGAGTCCGCTCGTTATAAATTAGACGTTTATGAGAACGACGTTGCTTTAGAAAGCATGATCTTCTCCTTGAACCCTGATGAATTAGAACGTGGCTACAACTTGTATATCGACTCTGTATCCAAACGTTCTGCTGCACAAATTAAAGTACATGCTTACGAAGAACAAACTAACTTATTCTTCCAAGCTGTAGCTAAAATGTCTGGTATTGACGAAAACGTATTGAAAACTTCTGACATTTTGAATGGTCGTGATTATCGTGGTCAAGAATTTGCAAAAATTCATATCAACGATAAAAACGAAGCTGGTCAAACAACTACTTACTTAAACGTTTCCGAAGGTCACTTCCTTAAAGGTGGCGACAACGGTAAATGGGGTCGTTATCCTCTAGCTTATAGAGAAAAATTAGGTGCAGAAGATGCTCGTAAACTAAACAAAGCTTACCGTATTCCTTACGATGAAGAAATGAAGAAAGCTTTCGATGGTACATTCTCTGATGATATCTTCAACACTGATAATACTCCAATCGACGTTGTAGTTGATGCTAACTATGCATTACCAGTTAAAACTGCTATCGTAGAATTGTGTAAATTCCGTCAAGACGTATTCTTCTTCCGTGACTACGGTATTGGTATGAATACATTATTGGCAATCAAATCTAAGAAAGATATGATCGGCGGTATCGATGCTAACCGTTCTCGTTTCGTAGCTGACTATTGCCAATCTTATGATATCTATGATCCTTACACAAACAAACAAATTACTGTAACTATCGGTTACGATATTGCTCGTTTGATTTGTATGCACTTCGGTAATGGTCGTAACTTGGTATGTGCTGGTGAAGCTAACAGCTGGATCGTCCCTAACGTTATCGACAAAACTGTATCTTTCATTCCTAAAGTTACTCCTACATTGGATCAACAAACAAAAATGGAAGATATGCGTGTAAACTATGGTATGAATATCAATAACGTATTCACATTAGTTTCTGAATATACTTCTCAGGACCGTTACACTCAATTATCTTTCATCAATAACGTACTTACTGTACAAGAATTGATTAAAGAAATTCGTCGTCAATGTCCTAAATCTCGTTACAAATTCATTACTGGTCAAGACTTTGAAAAATACAAAGCAGACGTTAACCGTATTATTGAGAAATTCAAATCCAAATTCGCTTCTATCGAATTGGTTATGGAACAAAATACAATCTATGCTGCTAATAAAATTGTATACGCTTCTATCAAAGTTAAATTCAAAGACTTCGTTCAATACGAAATCTTCCGTATTATCGCTGTCCCAGTTGCTGAAAACGTATAAGGAAAGGAGAACTAAACAATGGCTTTTACAAACGGTGAAATTCCTTTCATCTTTGATGGTACAACTGATACCAAAGACCTAACTGGTTATGCCCTTTTCCGTGGTACTACTGACTGGGCTAATCTACAACAGTTTAACCAATTTGAATCTGGCTATTCCTTACTTATCGTATTGGATATTCCTCGATTCTTATCTGAGTTGGCTGATCGCAGCACTCGCTACAAAAAACTTATCGATACTTACGTTCATATCTTGGAATATGAATTCCGTGGTTTGAGTGGTCTCGATAACATGCAATCTGAAACTGCAGAGTTGACAAATGGTATCCAATCCATTAACGTAATTAACAAAGTTACAACTCCATCTGCTTCTCAGATCTCCATGCGTTTCTTCGAAAAAGCTGGTTCTGTAATCACTAAAGTACATGAATTGTACTTACGTGGTATTAAAGACCCTACTACAGGTATTAAGCACTACAACGGTCTTATCGACAAAGGCGTATTGGATGCTGGTTTTGAAAACGAATGTTTCACATTCATGTATATCGTAACTAACAACACAATGCGTAATATCGAAAAAGCATACTACTTGGTTGCAGCTCAACCAACTAATGCTGACTTCTCTGAATTGTACAACTCTGAAAAGGGCCAATACGAATTCAAAGAATTGTCCGTTGAATTCAACTGTGTACCTATCTCTAACTGGTACATTAATGAACGTGCTCAACAATTACTTGACTGGGTACGTAAAGGCACTATCTGGAACGAATCCGAATTCCGTTACAGTGGTACTTTCAATGCATATCATAAAACTCTTGTTAGCAACGGCACTGGTAATACTGGTGGTACTGTTGACTTCCCAGGTTAATATGTAAACAAAACTCCCTATATAGGCAATGCCTATATAGGGGTTTTTTGTGTTTCTTAGTAGTCTCCACCACCAGAGCTATCATTGTCATTGTCATTAGTGCTCTTAGCTGCTAATTGTAGTTTAGTTTGTTTAGCCACTCTATCGACCATGTTTTGGTCGATGTATGTACGTAGCATTTCTTTCTTAATATTAGCTAAGAATAATGGTTTCATTTCTTCTGTAAAGTCTTCAGAATAAGAATCAGCAATAGCTTGAACCATATCATTCATATTATTAATCATAGTAGATGTATTAGATGTATTCAAGTAAGATGGTTGTGGTAAGGATACATTGATAATAGCCTTAGCATCATCATACTCTGCTCTATACAACTGTGTCATAATACGACTAAAGAATGCATTAGTAATGATTTGGTCACTGATTACAGTCTTTAAGAACTTACTAGATGTCATAGATGCTTGTACTGCATAGTCTAGAGAGTTTCTAGCATTTACAATTTCTACAGGTACTGTAGTAGCATCTACAGCCATATCTTCAAGCTTCTGCATAAGTTCTGTTTGTGGGTCAATGTTTTGTCCTTGCATGATTTCGAACTGTACAGGAGATTCACCAGAAGCATTTGTAGGAATAATGAAATCATTGAATTGACCAATGATATTCAATACATTATTCATATTTTCAAAACGTCTAATATTAAAGTTAGTCATTTTGATTTGCTTCATAGTTTGAAGAAGCAATTGGGAGATATTAGTATCTACACCAGAGTTCTTTACATAGTATACACGTCTATCATAACCACGAGACATAGTCGCTAAAGTATTAGAGATATACATCCCTGTATATAGTTTAGCTGGAATCATAGAATCATTTAGTAAAGATACACCACGATGAGAATCAGGATCTAAGACATAATAGCAATGTACTAAATCATCTGGAGAAATAAACGTAACGTTAATAGAGTTCTCTCCTTTGATGGTTAAGTTATTATACTTAAGAATAGCATAAATCTCTCTAGATAAGTCTTTATTCATTTTAATGAACTGTGCATCAATCATACCAGAGATCTTAGCTGCTATACCACGTAGCATATTATCATTCACATTACCAGAGTTCTTTAATGCTGCTCTTGGAGACTTAGACATAGCCATACTATTCATAGGGTCTGTAATACCAGACATAGGGTATGTGCTATCTTTATCTAAGAAATTATTAGCAGAGCCTTCGATATAGTAATATCCTAAACAGATATCATCAATATAGATAGGTACAACGTTTTCACGTTTAAGTACTTTAAATAAAGCACCAGCGGCTTTAATATCCTTATTAAACTTTTTAGTTTTAGTTGGATCAGTAATACCATCTGGTGTAGGTTCAAAGAAGTCTTTTACATCTAATTCATCTTTTGGTGTAAGAGCATTAGAGATGCTTGTATCCTTCTTTAAAGACGCTTTTTGCGTGTCGCTCATAGCCTCCAGTACAGGTACATAGGCTTCATTAAAACTTTGCTCCTGGATACTTTTGAGTCTCTCAGTTGCCTTGATATTGGCTACAATAGACTCATTAAGTAAACCATTATGGTAAGATAAGTTTATTTTAAAGTCATTAAAATTGATCTTATTCTTAGGATCACTATCTTGGAAATTAGTAATAAAGTTTTGATCAAAATTCACAGACTCTTTGACTACATTTGTAGTCTGATGGTTACTATACAATCTAGAGATAGCGGTAGAGTAAGGAATAATATATACAAACTCCTCACCATACTTCATAGCTCTATAAGCAATATCTTGGAACTTCTCTGCTAGGTTATACTTATGCTTAATAAGCTCTACGTTATTAACGATAGTCTTTTGATCACTCACCATAGAGAAGTTGGTTTCTGCTAATGTAATATAATCCTTAGCGAAATGGTCAGCAGATAATACGTTATCTAGTAACGTACTTAATGCTGCATCCAGCTTAGGCATATACTTACAGATCATATCAATTTCAGCATCATAGTCTTTGAGATTCTTATTATTGAAGAATGCATTATATAAAGACCCATTAAGATCCATATCTCCACCAAAGATCTCAGACATATCTCCACTATTAGTAGAACCATTACCATTAGTACGTAATAGTTTAGCATATAATGTAGAGATATTATTTAACCCAGTTTTATAACTAGAGTCAGAGATGATACGTTCGACTGTATCAGATATATTTGCATCCGATGCATCTAATTCATCTTTAGCATCTGGTTGAGTCATATAAGCTCTTCGATACAAACCCTTGAGCATATCAGCGACTGATTTAGATAAGTCACGTTGCTCGGCTGTATCTTTTTTGATTTCATCAGCCATCATTTACCTCCTTAAAAAAGTATCATATTAGTAGGATGTTTCAGCATTTAAAGGCTATGACCCAGAGAGCCATAGCCTTTAAATATATATTAGCATAATAATTTAAATACTTGGTCGATAATATAGCCATTTCGTTTGAATAGTCTAAACACTAATAGTTTAAACTTAGATGTGGTTGGGATATCATATAAGAATAATTCCATCTTATCACCCTTAACGATAGGGAAGATACCACGAGAAATCATACATACATAATCTCTCTTCTTAGTTTCAATAACCAACTTAATAACACCATCGCTAGCTTTAGCATCTAAGAAGTATTGGAATTTATCATTGAATCTTTCAGTATTGTATTGTACTTCAAGATTCTTAGTATCCATATAATTTAAGATATTGTAATACTTGTCTAAGATAGCTTTACGCTCAAACTCATAGTTATCATGTAAGAATGTAAAGTTCTCTTGTTTCATACAGTTCTTAAAATCCAAGCAGTTAATATTAGCATTACCATCAATAGGTTTGTTTTGAGGTGGTGCTACAATCTGCATATAAGACATACCTGGACCAAAACCAAGTAGTACATTATCATTTTCACTATTAAAGATGCTATCACACTTAAGCATCTTAATTAGGTTATTATAATAGTCTACATTATACTCTTTCGCCATTTTAGAGTTCTCCTTTACCTAGTTCTTTAGCTATAAACATGGACTCAACTTCATCATTAGAATGCCTAAACATGTTCATCGTTGTACGTTCACCTGGAGTGACTTCACTAAGTATACCATTAGTATAAGCCATAAATTTATTCTTAGTCTGAATACGTGAAGCATTGTTTCTAATAAAGTCAACCATCTCTTCTACATTAGGAAGACTAAACCATTTATGACAGAATGTGATATTATCATTAGTAGCAATATCTTCAATAAACTTAGCACCACTAAGCTCTTCATTTGCAAATTTAATCATACCAATTTGTGTTGGTGCTGATAAATTGAACTCACGAATAATACTAGGGTATAGAGAACTAAAGTCGAAGTCTACAGAGTTATCAAATAGCAACACTGGTTGCCCATTAATCTTAATCTTAGCAAAATCACCAATAAGATTAGGGTCTGCTACGAATGCACCAGGGAACTTCTCTTTAGGTTTCTCTTTAAACTTATTGATATTATTACCATGGACGAATCCTTCACCGTAATAAATCTTAACACGTTGGTTATTAAGATATACAGTCTGTCTATGGGCTTTAGCATATCTAGTGTTCGTATCAACTGTAGTATTGTATACGTAATCAATATCACCAGTTTCCTTTTCAATACATACCTGAACTATAACATCGACTACGTTATAGAAGATATATGTCTTGAAGTCTTTAAATGGTAACTCACCAATATCTCTAGTGATATGATGATAGTCTAACTTAGCTACACCAGCGACTTGTTGACCTATATCATTTAACTTATTAGATTGATAAGCTGCTTGCCCTTTACGTCTAGAAGCAAACTGAATCATTTGGTCTAAGTATACAGTATATGAAGAAATCTGTGCATAGTCACCACGTTCGGCTAATGCTTGACCAGCACGTTCATCTACATAGTAATAGCATTCTTTAGTATAGAAGTCTGGATGACAAATATAGTCAGATGCTCTTTCACCAAATTGGTCTTCTATACGTGCAATAATATAAGGCAAGTCGAAGGCCATGTTCCATGCTAACATGAAATCAGGTTTATCTTCATTCACTTTATCAAATAAAGCATGTAGCAATTCCTTTTCATCATCAAAAAATAAAGGATGCCATGTCATCTTATCTAAACCAAAATGTTTGATTTTATCATTACCACCAACTGTAGAACGGATAAGACTAAACAGTTCACCATCTAAACCACCGTCTCTACATTCCATTTCAAATTGTTCTACTAATACATTACGTGGATCTCTAAGAATGTATGTATAGATATTATTACCAAAGATATAAGTTACAGCTGATACTGGAGCCTCACCTGGTTCTGGGAAGTCACCAGCAATCTCCGAGATATCAACCTCAATATCGAAATATGCTTTAGTTGGTGGAGACTTAATTTCATTAGGAAATCTACGGCTAAACCAAAATCTATAATGATCAGATAGTTCCATATCTGATAAGAATACAGTATTGCATGTATGTAACTTAGTATTTGCGCTAAAGTCTCTAGAACGGATATTATTATGGAAGTACTCTAAGTTTCCAGTATTCTCTGCAATAGACTTAAGAAGCTCTCCGTTACTACATTGAACAGGAATTACTTTGTCTCGTTCAATATAGTCATAATGATGAGTTATCGATTGTGGGTCTTTAGCCACAAAGTAAATATAATCAGGATTTTCAATCTCACATCTTACTTTCTCACCAGTAGAGTTATCTCTGGCAACCATAACTACATATGGAGATGTCCACCCGGCTTTATCTTTCTTAGATTTTATATAGAATGAGTTCAGTAACGTTAAGTCTGACCCATCAAAATATTGGTCGTATATATGAAGCATGATAGTTTCCTCCTATTAAAGATATGTGGTCAGGCTTGTAAATTTTTACTATTCTTATTGAAATAGGGCTAAATACGCAAAAAAAATAAAAGGGAGTGGTAGGCACAGAAAGGATGTGCCTACCAGAGAAGTTCAGAAGATACTGAGGTGGGGGTGGTTTGGTTGTTAGATGAGAGTAATATAGGGAGTGAGATTACTCTATTATCAATGGCTTCGGATATATCACGTTCTTGTTTTTAATGGTTATATATCTTATATCAGAAAGGAGTTACCGGCTACGCATTCTCATTCGGAGATAGGGGGTCTCCATATATGTAGCCGGATATTATGTTTTTCCGAAGCACTGTAGGGGGTTTGATAAAATAATATCCACCTCAGTATCCCCTTTATAGTATATAACTGAAATTATCTTTGGTTACGGCTTTAGTGTGTTCATTTAATAATAGGTATAATTCTCTAGTTATAATTCTATACCCAGGTTCTCCACCATATAGGTATTTGATAACTTTACCACCATCAAACACAAAATCTTTTAATGCTTCATTAATAATAGGATCGCTTAAGAAGTCATCTATTGGCATACAGTTACTATATGCTGTATACTTCATATAGTGTTTAAAGAACGATATAATCTCTTTACCATCTTTATCAGTTATTACAAAAGAAGCTTGTTCTCTTTCTTTATTTACGTCAATAGAAAGATAGAAGTTTCTAAATTCAAAGACAATATCATTAGGATTGTATTTTATATTCTTTAGAATAGTTACAATAAATTTCTTATTGATGTCATATATTAGGTTGCTTTTCATAGATATTTCCTCCTGTTAGTTATTACGAAGTTAACGTCTATATAAAAATCAATATTAGCCCATAAAGAAAGGACTTAAGAATATGGAAAGCATGTTTACTACCGCAACTGATGCGGATAACAAAGAACTTAGAGTGGAAGTGACTCCACCTAAGAAAAAACTATTTGGTGGTATGAGAGATAATAATAGCATATCACTAGAAACACCGCCTAAGGAACTTATTGTTCCAACTAAACGTCGTGGTCGCCCACGTAAGGTTAAATCTTTGAATGGTGAAGATGGTGAATCTAATGTACAAGAAAAAGCAGCTATCTTAACTACTAATATCCCTATTGCTGAGATGTATGATGAAACTAATGATATGCTTAGAGAAACCGTATCTCAACTAGGTGTATTACAAGATGAACTTAAGACAGAATTTAATCAGTTACGTATGTCATCTCGTCTTAAAGGTAAATACCAATATATGACTGATATGGCTAGTGTAATCTCCACCATTACCAGTACTAAGCTAAGTGCTATTAAAGCTATCAATGATAATATCACTACAGCAGCTAAATTGGAATTATCTCGTGTTAAAGATCTTAAGATTGATGCTGGTGATGATAATGCTGCTATCATGGGCCTATACAAAAACTTATTGGATGCTCCAAGACAACAATTGGAATCCACTGGTTTTGTTCCACCACAAGCTATCCAAGGTATGGACTTCCCATCCTTTATTGCTCAACGTGCACAAAGCTTTGATTTGATTCCTCCATCTGATAGAACTCAATTGGCTCCGACTGATGAGTTTACTCCAGAGCAAAATCGTATGATTATGGAATCTAACCCTAATACTAAAATCGTTGTAGTATACGATAAACGTACTGATGCTAAGTACTTCAAGATGATGAACTTAGCTACTAAGCAATATATTGAAAATGTAAGCTTACCAGATGATTTCTTACTTGAAGCTATGCGTATTAACTTCGCTACTGGTACAGCTAGAAACTCTAATACTAATATGGACTTCCCTCTAGTAGTTATTGGTATTAATGGTATGATCGAAGAAGCACCATTAATCTCTCAAGCTAGAAGTGGTGGTTCTGCATCTTTCGATGATGGATTCTAAAAAAATAAAATAAGATATTGGGATACAGGTAATACCTGTATCCCATATAAACTATTTTGGACCAAAGTATAGGTCCACCGCCGCTGTTGCGACAACTGGCATGCCTACACCAAGTAGTATATAAAATAATACTACTTGTCCTAATGCTTGTGTCTCTAGGTTTTCTAGAGTCTCGAGCAATGCTGGATTACCAGCATAATCGACTACTGGCCAATTCCAGTAATCAATACCTAATAATGCAACTATGTTGTATGCTAATACGATACCTATAATAGCAAATACAGCAAAGAATGGTACTAGGTTTAAGTTCTTTTGTTTACGTTGTTTTTTCATGGTTAATATCCTCCCGTTAAACTAATATACTAAATAATATAACCATTGTATTACTATTATAGTATATAACTGAAAAATCTAAGTTTTACGAAAATATACAACTATAACAAATAAGTATAAAAAAATAATACATGGGTAAGATAGTATAACCTTACCCATGTATATTCTTACCTATAAGTGATTTTCAGTTATAGGTATAGGTAATTTGATTCCTTCAGCTAAGAGGAATCTGTAAGCCTTAATTGCTAAGCTACGTGGTACATTATTTATACCCTCATATCTATCAAGCACTAGGCTTACTGCAGTTCTGATCTGCCAATCTAAGTTGGCAGATCTCTCTGCTAAATGATTTGCATAGTTACCTATGCAACCATTTGGTATCATATGGAGTCACCTCCTTATGACCTGTAGACATATGTCTACAAGTGTATGGTTATATTTAGATACAGCTAATAGTGATAGCTGTATCTACCATACACAATTATAGTATATAATCACAAATATTAACTTTAACGAAAAAAAAATAATATACCCCATATAGGCAATGCCTATATGGGGTTATCTTTCGTTTAGAATTGTGGTAGATTGGATATCATATATCCAATAATTGCTATGATATACCATAATACTATAGCCATACCATAAGACATAAGTCCCCTAGCAAAGCGTAAACAATTACGTTTAGATCTATCTCTGTTACGTAATATATCTTGCTGAGTATTACCATTGACTGATTGCTTAGATATATTATAAGTGATATAGTTATACATTAGTAGAATGATAAACACAGCACCAGGTAAGAATATAAACGCATAGTACTCTCTAAAAGATACAAACGTACTAAGATTTAATAAGTTAAGCAAGGTTATAGTTAATATACCTACCAATGTACCCTTACCTGATATTGAGAATTGTGCTAGTTTATCCATTATACCACCCCTAATATATTAATACCGATCATTTGTATAAACCACAAGATATATACAGCTAATAAGAAAGCCATAAGAAACTTACCATAAGATTGTAAGGTCTTAATGATTATAGAATAGTCTATTCTGGCTTTATTGCTTTTCTGTATATACTCTTGGATCTCTTCTGCTCTAAGTTTAATATTCATATAGATGATTATCCCTATAGAGCCCAATACCCCTGGTACATATACAAATAGTATCCTGTATATATCTTGCTGATAGTTTATAGCCCAATCAGCACCGACTGTCATTATAGCATTAAATACTATAAGAGTCATTATGTAATTCATAATCCACCTCGTATTATAATCATAAAAGAACCTGAGTATAGTCATTGACTATACTCAGACTAATTAAATACCTCCATGGTATGTAATCCACCAATGAAATACACCAGCTAATATAATCATGACAAAGATATATTCATAGTTCTTATTTACTATTTGATATAATGCACCCATGAAAGTAAAAGCCATTAACAACGGTAAGATCACATACATTAATAACGTTAACATTTAGAACGCTCCTGACCACTTAAACACTAAAGTTATAGCATCCACCAAGATAATAAGTAGAGTCACTATAAATACCTCACCACTACCGTTACAAGCATTGCTTAATGCTTCTTCGATAGCTATACGCTTACTAGTATTATTTAAAAGATTAGTTTTAACCTTGCCACCAGTAAGCTCATTAAACTTCACTAAACCCTCTTCTAAGTGCTCAGCAATAAACTTATTACTAGATATAGTCCCACTTTGAAGAGAAACTATATATCCAGCTATTACTAGATTAATAAAAGCCAGAGCATAGATTTCGTAGAAGATCATAATAGCTACAGCTATATTAGATCCTACCACTGTTAATAATTGAGATGAAAAGACATCTATGAAGATTTTACTTGCATATGTCTTTTTTTCCTTTTCCATTATTTTTACCTCTTAATATGACAATACTTCTTATTAATATGGTAATGTATATTACCATTAATATTAATGTACTTATACTAGAGAACGTTTCATTAATCCATGCTATATTTACAAGTAGTAGTAATGCAGATACTACTGCCATATACCAACAGTTATTGATAGCCTCATCAATAGCTTTTACTGGCGGTAATTCGTCATATAATTCGATCATCTCTATACAATTACGATATACTGCTACTTGCTCTTTACGCTTTAAATCAGATAAAGATCCGTCTATTTCGACATTATGGATCAGCTCTTCTAGTGATTCAATTGTATAATCAGTTAGCTCCACCATAAAACGTGCAGCACCACTATTAATACGCATCTCTGCGGTATATTTACTGTAATATCCAATAAATGCAAACATAATTACTAGCACATAACACATTACAACTCTACCAAGCCAAGAACTACTAGTATCTGTGTATAGAATAGCGGTACCTGCAGATGCAGATATAATACATGCTATAGTTGTCTGAATTTTATCCATTATTATTACCCGCTTTCTCTGATTCGATATATGTAATAATACCGACAACTACTAAAATTCCAATGATAATATAATGGCTACTTACAAACCATTCAATATTATTAACTAACGTTTCCATAATTTTCCTTTCTTTACATACATAAATTACACTATGTCTAGACCAAATAGTATACCCATACATATACCATTTATGATACACATATACAGTCTATCTATCCCTAATAGACCACATATGAGTGCTACTAAAACACTCACAATAGAAACAATAACTAGGCCTTTAATACTCATAGTATCACCAATCCAAGAAAATATTGACTAAGAAGCCTATAGTTACACAGGCTATCATATGGAATAGCCTACCATCATCCAGGTCTAAAACAACCCATACAACAGTGACTATCAGTATTGCAATAATTAATGGAAGTATATCCATAAAATTATCGAAACTATACTTTCGTTTCATTATAAATCTCCTTTCTAAATAATATAACCACTGTATCATAATTATATTATATAACTCAAATCCTGATTACCAAAAAAAAAATAATAATATATAGGGGTGGATAAACCACCCCATAATATTATTCCAATACCCATGCATTTCTGATTTCGATAAACAAACGTTCACCGAATGCTTTTAGGTATTTTTTGATTTTGATGAATAATTCACCGCTACGTGCTAAGCTGATATTGTCGTTATTGATAATACCATCTTGCACAGTATTAATAGCCATATTGATCATATTATCGATAAAGTTTTTGAGGGCTTTATCGTTTTCAACATAGCTAGGTAATGGAATACCAATATAATATTCCATTAATTCAGCTATCTCTCCAATGCACGGTTGATCATCAAATAGATTTTCAACTTTCTTAACAAAGTTATCAAATCCATTTGTTAATTTTGCTTCGCTCATTGTGTCGATAGTTAGAATAGCTTGTAATACAGTCATGGTAATATCCTCCTTAAATTAATATACTAAATAATATAACCATTGTATTACCATTATAGTATATAACTGAAATAATCAAGTTTTACGATATCACCATATTATAAATTAATATAGAGTTCACACTCTAATATAAATATATTTTAATTCCACAGGAGGTATATAAATGAGAACCGCAGATAAGCAGTATATTGATATTGTAAAGAATATCTTAGACCACGGTACATATAGCAATAACCGTACAGGTATTCCGACATATAAGCTACCACACCAAATCATGCAGTTTGATTTACAAAAAGAATTCCCTATATTATCATCTAAGTTTGTAGCAGCTAAGACTGCTCTTAAAGAACTATTATGGATCTGGCAAATGCAATCCAATGATGTACGTAAGTTACAAGAGATGGGTTGCCATGTATGGGATGAATGGATGAGAGAGGATGGTACTATAGGCAAAGCCTATGGATATCAGATTGCCAAGTATAATCAACTAGACAATCTTATCAATACTATTAAGACTGATCCAGATAGTAGACGTATGATAGTTACACTCTGGAACATAGAAGATCTTCCAGATATGGCACTACAACCATGTGCTTATGAGACACTATGGGATGTGCAAGATGGAAAATTAAACTGTTTACTCCTCCAGCGTTAACGGGCGCCTTTGTATAGTAATATACATCGAATAACCTTACTAAAAATGGGACGTCGTATATGAACGTATACGATAATCATTTACGAAGAATCTATAATAGATTTGTGTTCAACGACTATCGAAAGCATGCAGTATATCTGTAGAGTGAGTAGAGTACACCTAAGTGGGTGGAAACGTTTGTGGGTCCTACCAGGGACGGATCGTGATATAGTCTGATCTATATAGAAATATATAGCAGTTCATAAGAGAACGTAGTATGATTAACGACCATACTAGAACACTTTGTCGGGGGATACGGGATTAGGAATCCCGTTCAATACAACACAATACGCTATGTTAGTTCATATGATAGCTTATGTATGTAAACTTAAACCTGGTAAGTTTACTCATATCGTAAATAATATGCATATTTACGAAAATCATATACCTCAGCTACAAGAACAAATTAAACGTTATGAGTCTGGTAATCTACCAACACAAGAACCTAGATTGGTTATTAATGGTGGCGTACAAGACTTCTATAACTTTACTCCAGATAGTGTAATTGTGGATAATTACTTCCATATGGGTAAACTCCCTATGGTGGTTGCTGTTTAAAAAAATAAAATAAGATAAGGGTAGAGACATTGTCTCTACCCTTATTTATTATTGATGACCAGGTACCATATTTGATACTGTGTCTTCAATACCAAGTTGCTTGATCTTTTTCAAGATCATAGCAACTTTACGATGACGGCCTATCATTCTATAGCCTGCAATAATGCATTCTAGATTTGAAGGCGTTGCGGTAATTTTATAATTACCATACTCTGGATCATTAGTTACCTCCATGTATTCTTCATTGTTAATGAAGTCTACATTTGAGTATCCTAATGTATTGGCATACCAAACAGCTAGGTCTTTACCTAACCATTCCGGATGCCAATTACATATCTCCAATTTATCAGAAATTAAATTATATTTTAACTTCTGAAGCATCCCACACTCTACTTTCGTAGTTGGGATCGCAACCGTAGAAATGTAAGCGTTACCTTCGTAATGTGCATTGATAATTTTCATGATGATATCCTTTCTGTCTGTGACTTAAATAATAATTATAACCATCATATTACCATTATAGTATATAACTGAAATACTCGAGTTTTACGATAGCCTAAATATACACCTATAGTATCATAGAAAAAAGAAATAAGATTAGGGTAGAGACATTGTCTCTACCCTTTAGTTCTTATTTCAATCTTGCTTCGACAATGCGAGCGATATCGCTCGCTTGTTCTTTAATAACGCCTTCCATCCAATTAAGGATATCTAAAGCATTTGGGTTTTCATTCTTAATAAAAGAACGAATTTTGGCTACAGATTTGAAACCTTCTTCTTTTAGATAACGTCTTAACGCATCTGGGTTATTAAATAACTCTTCTGATACGTTATCTTCAAGAACAGTATTGAAGGTTTCAACACTAAAATTAGAATCTAAACTTTTGTATAACTCTTCTAATTTTTGTTGACCATTTTTAAAGATCTCAGCTTTAACTTCTTCTTTTCTTTCTTCGCTAATGCGACTAAAGAAGTTAGCCAAGAATTCTTCGTAAGAGTTTACTAATTTAGCGTTTGTGTTTGTAGTTGTTGTAGTCATGATAATATTTCCTTTCTGTATAAATAATAAATAATATAACCATGATATTACCATTATAGTATATAACTGAAATAGTCAAGTTTTACGAAACTACAAATATACCCTCAGTAACATAGAAAAAAGAAAAGATATACAGGATAGTACAATGTACTATCCTGTATTCTAGTATTATAAGATATTAGGTAATAGGGTACATCTATCAGATATAGTATCTTCTATTGTATTCATTGCGGCAAATAGTGTGGCCTTAGTTACAGGCTCATCTAAGTGAGGGCTAGTAACTTTCCATTTATCATCATCTACTAATTCAATAGTCATATTGAACTTATCAAATTTGATTTTGATATCAGAATCAGTAACTGCAATATACCCATATAGTAGACGGATTCTATTCAATACACCTACCTTATCAGAATCAACATATCTTACATTAGAAGCTACATCAAATCGTAATAAGATACTCTCAAAGTACTCTTTGATTTCTAAATTAGATTTTACTTTATCAGTGTTGATGATAACAATCCCTACAGGCGGTGTATATGTGTATAGATTTGAACTATACTTAGGTTCTATCTCTAATCTAATACCCTCAATATTTACTCTATCTGTATCTAGATATATTTCACATTGATATACTATATCATTAAATTTAAGATGACGGATACAGAAGTCCCTCATCTTAGATACACCATTTATAGTTCTAGATATCTTTTTAATCTTATTATCATCTGGTTTCATATTACTTGCGATAGGTGTCGCAATAATTAGGTCTTTTAATTCCATGGTATCCTCCTATTTTTCCATACGATTTTCTACAGCTTCCCAGAATTCTTCATCGAATTCGGAATCTTCATTAATTGTAGATACATGACACGTTGGAGATTCATCAAAATAATGCTCTCTATTATATACACTTAGATATTTTGAGTCATTCTCATAGATACCAGTAAACTCTGTAATATTGAATTCACCAGCTTCTACCATTTTAATATAGTCTAATGTATATCTAACTAATGTAGAATCATAGATATGATTATCATTGCCAACAGCTAAAGCAGCTTCACAAAGAAGCTTTAAGTCTGCTATTAAATGTGGTAAGTCTGGACCAGGTTTATAGCTATCTTCATATTTTTCCATAGTATATGGATATCTGATTTCCCACATAGCACTATGTTTATTATAACCAATACGATATGGTTTACCATTTACTTTAAGCTCATAATATTCAATATCTTCTAGTTCCCATGTAAACATGTTTACTACAGCTTTGAATTCAGTTGTGTATTTACCATCCTCGCTTTCTAGGCTAGATTCATATAATCTAGCAGAACGCATCCCGATATCACCAAGATCATCGATATTATATTCCATAATATCACTGATATCTTTATAGAATACAAAGCAGTTGATCAAGTCCTTAATTAATGCTTCATAAGTGTTTTCTTCCATTTCCCCAATAGTATATTTCCATTCAGGGATATTAGTTACGTTTAAAGTGTCATTAGCATTAGCCATTTTCAAAATCCTCCTATAAATTAAATCTCATCTAAAGGTCTAGCAAAATCAATAAAGATACATGCTTGATATATGCGTGTAGCCATATCAAATATATGCATAGGTAAAATATATGGCTTACCATCAGAAGCACTAGCAGCCCAATATAATAAGCTATCTACCATCTTCTTTACTATTGATGTATCAATCTCATGTAGCTTATCAAAATTATAAATAATATCATCTACTTTGATGGTTTTAAAACCAAATGGTCTATTATATAGATAATAATCTATAGATACATTAAGATCTTTTATAACTAAAGTAGCCTCCTCTTCATTATCACTTACAATAATTTTAACACGTTTATTTCTAGCATTTTTTACAGACTCCTTTTGATCTATACCTAATGGTAGACATCCCATAAAATTATGAAAATCTATAAACAAATCTCTTTTAGTACGCTCCGTATTCTTAATTTCACTAACAATAAATCCACTCATTTTAAATCCTCCTTTAAATTAAATATAACCAATGAGTCATAGTTATATTATATAACCATAATTTTTATTACTCTAAGAAAAAAAGAAAAGTATACAGGATAGGAACAATATCCTATCCTGTATTATTCTTTAAATGATATTTTTGAGAAGCACTGGCTTTTCTTCTAATTTGGCTTTATAATCTGCCATTACTTTAGCAGCTTCTGCCAAAGTTTTGCAGATTACATTATCCGCATTATTCATGCAAACATACCAAGCACCGTCTTCAAACGGTGCAATAGTACCCAAATTTTTAAACTTAAACACCGTAGTATCGTTTTCGATATACAAAGCTCCATTAAGATTAAGCAATACTTTCATTGCTTCAATCTTATTTGGATCACTTTCAATGTCTTGATCCATTGCTACCACTAATGCAAGATATTTACTAAAATACTCTTCAATTTCTGCATTATTAGCTGGTACCCATTTGACGATTTCAACCCTACCGATATAATCGGAGAAGTAAGTGAATGAAACACATTCAATTTTGCCAGCATCATCAATATCAATAACGCCACGTTTTGTGACACTATTGGACATATGATACGTGTTGTCAAACCAATGAGTAACTTTAACACCAGCTTCTTTTAATTCTTGTAAATACATGATAATATTCTCCTTTTCTATAAACTAAATAAATATAACCATGATATTACCATTATAGTATACAATTAAAAAAAAAGAGTTTTACGATTATAAAAAATATACAGGTACTGGAAATTCCAGTACCTGTAGTTTTGTTTTACTTACCGCTATTTTCTCTAACGTATTTGATAGCCTGGTCTATAGTAAGACCAGCTTTTACAATAGAATAGTCTTTAGTTGTACGTACATCAAAAGCATATTCTAACAAGATACCATCATAACTAGAAATACACAATGGAATATATTCAAAGCATAATTCCATTGTATTTAGTTGTGATACAATCTGTTTATACTCATTAGTGTATGTCTTACCAATAATAGTAAGAATGCCTTCGTTATCACGAATGAATTGCTTATCTTCTTCACTGATATATCTTAAGAGCTTACGCATCTTAATAATGCCATCGATAGCTAATGGGATAGTTTGAGATAAATCAGATATCTCATGCTCATCCTTAATTACGGATACATATCCAATGCCATAACTATTACCACCTGGTATAGATTCGATAATAAGCTGTTTAATATTATCATCTTCGAATATTACAGATACACCAATGTCTGCACCGAATAATGTACCCTCACCATAGTAAGACTTTCGTTCATAGCTTTCATCTGGAGACATATCAAATTCGATATTGATTATCTCTTCGATAGCAGCTAACGTATTTTCAACCACATTTGTTTCTTCCATATTACTCACCTCGTATGAAACTGTTATTTATCTTTACGTGCTTCAGTGATAACCTTAAGCACAGCTTCTTCTAAGCTATCACATGCTTCACTAGTCTCATAATTATTCCCAATAGTAATATTAGGTCTATTATGACTAGGGAATGATACCCAAATATTATTATACTTACCATTTTCATAATAAGAGATAAGAACCATATTACTATTATGACATGTAATTTCAATATGGGCACTAGGCTTACATGCACGTGCCAACAGCTGATACAATGTCATACCATCATCGATTTTCATAGTATCCAGAATTCTAATAATGCCAGCTATCTTATTCATAGCATTATAAGCATAACCGACAATATTATCAAACCCATCAAGAGCTACTTTGATACTAATATACGGAGTCAATGTATTAGATTCGATATATAGCTTAGACTGTTCATTTATATTGCTTTTTGTGACTTTAAGCCAGCAATTACAATCAATCTTTCTATTGGTTGGTAAACTGAATTCGCCAATATATTCAACATAAGTCTTATTATCAATTATCTTTGGTTCTTTAACATTGAATAGCTTAGTCATCAAAGAAATGAGATCTAATCTCCACCAGCATTCAGATATATTTTTAGGGTAAATATCTTTTATTACAGATACTGCTCCAGATATAGAATGTGCAGATTTTGCATACATAATCATACCATTGAATCTGGTACATACTTCATATAGATTCTCATCTTCAGAAAGCTCTTGTACTCTATAGTCAATAGATGTATTAGTTTCTGGTAAGATGATAGTATAATCAAATAATCCACGACTTACCATTAGAATATTGGATTCTAATTCTGCTAGAGCTTCTATATTAGCATACTCATTTATGACATCACTTAGATTGTATGCTAAGTCTGAAATATATTTAGCTACTTCAGAGAAACTAGCATCATCTATAAGACTAATAGTCATTGGCGTAACATCGATATTTATTTTCTTACTATACCCTTTAGGTGGTGTAGTTGTTTTTGTTTCAGCCTCTATTATAGCTTGTGGGATATTTTTATTAGATTGAATGGATACTTCAATTTTGATTGACTCATTACAATCAGATATATCCTTATCTAATATAAAGACGTGTTCGTATTTGCTAGCAACTAATGGTTCCACCATTCTACTACTAATATTAATAAGTGCCTCTCTAAGTTTAGCTACGATTTCTTCATTTTTCATTTTACAATACCCCGTATCTTGATTTAAGAAGATTATATAAAGTTTTGATTTTGATTAACCACTGGTTATTACTAGTATCAGCTACGACTTTACCACTAGTAAACACAGCATCATATAACTTTTGTACAAACCCTCTAAACTCATGACATTGGTAAATATAATCACCATATATACATTTACCGTTATGATGTAAGCTTAGTTTGTACTTTTCTTTTTCCTCATAGGTTAGTATATACCCATCTACTTCAATATACCATTGATTGATTCCTGGTATAAGTCTAGAAATAGATTTTGGTACACCATCCAAGACTTCACATGTAACTTGGGCTAATTCATCATCTATACATGCCATTATTTTTTCTCCTTTCGCTTCATAGTAATAATCTTAAACTTATAGTATCTACGATTTACGGTTTCAGAATCTGTATCAGTTCTTACTCTCTCCCATTCATTACGTTTAAGATTAGGGAAGAATGTGTCTGCATCAAATACTTCATCTACAACTGTAGTGATAATATTTGTAACATCTTCTAAGAATAGATTATAGATTTCACCACCACCTATAATAAAGATATTAGCTTTAAGAAGACGATGTGCTTCAGCTAATAACTCTTCTTTAGAATGGAAGACTCTGACCTTATCATTAAAGCGTGTTTTAGGTATATAAGATTCATCTCTAGTAAGAATCCAGTTCTCTCTATGTGGTAATGCGTTAGGAAGAGACTCATACGTTTTTCTCCCCATAACTACAGTACACCCTAAAGTCATCTTTCTAAAATGCTTTAAATCTTTTGGTATATGCCATAATAATTTCCCATCTTTACCTATACCATTATTTAAGTCATGTGCGACTATCATTGATACTAACATGATCCTTCTCCCTATTTAACTTCCTTATTTATTATATCTAATAAGGCTCCACTAATTAGACTTAATATATTTACAAATGTCAATGCAAATATCATCATCATACAGAATATGTATAAGAATGTCTCAGCTTCAACACCAAATACATACTGTAAAGATCCTTCCCCGTAGAGTTCTAATGATATATGTTTAAGAATTCTACATAGAGCCAATACAAACCCTGTAATAACTAAACCACAGAGCAAGATAACTGCCTCTCTTTTAATACAAGTTTTTATTTTTTCCATACTTTCTTAATCCCCTTAAATAAATATGACAGTAGATTCCATATAAGCTGTGGAACCCATATAGCTAATGCTACCATACTTACTACAGTAAACACAGGAGCTATTATATCATAAGTTATATACTGTATAGCCTCACTTATACTGTAAAATCCTATAAGTGAGAATAACCATATAAGAAGCAACCCTATACAAGCTATAGGTGCTAGCATAACTAGCACCATAGCTAAGAACTCCTCTATAGATTCTTTCAGTTTAATAAGTGATGTCATTTATTTCACCTCAACTGGTCTAGCTGTCATATCTATTACACTTACCCTGTCTGAATACTCCATATTGTGGCTGATTAGGAAGCATTGTTCACACCCAACCATCGAAATAAGATTCCCCAGTAGGGTAATAAACTGAATACGATTTTCTGTGTCTAAACCACCATCAATCTCATCTAGTTTAAGGATATTATAGTCAGTACTAGCATTAGCTAAGATAGCAAAACTAATAATCATAGATAGCATACAGATTTGTGATGTGCTCATAGATGAGATATCATCATTCATCAATCCACTACCTAAGCATGGAATTTTAAACTCTGTTTCATTAATAACGAATGGCTGAATAACGAATTCGCCACCAAAGATACATGAAGCCAATTCATTAGCCTTAACCATGATATCATTCATATAAGCACCAATGAATATAGTCTGGATACCAGTATTCGGAGAAACATAGTACTTGATAGCTTCGATACGTTCGTAGTTATCAGTATACTCTTGCATCTCTTTATGATATTCATCAATAAGAATCTTATTATGAGCAATATCATCACGTTGAGCTATAAGCTCATTGTAGTTGTCCTTGCATCGTTCTGCAACAGCTGATTCTTCAAGAATCTTAGCATTAAGTTCCTTAATTAAGTCACGTTTAGCTTTAGATTCATCAGCTTTCTTCTCTAACTCTCTCATTTCTAGATCAATCTCTTGGATTTTGTCTAAATGAGGAAGATTAGTTTCAGCTTCACGGATAAGACAATCATATTCATCTCTTAAAGCTGAGTAATTACCCATATTCTCATAAGCTATATTCAAATCTCGCTCATAACCATTACGTTCAGCTTCCATACGTTCAATATCACCATTAATCTCATCAATGATAGTCTTATTGGCATTATATTTAATAGCAGACTCTTTAAGAGAATCAACTATCTTAGACACTGACTCTTTAGCTTCAAGTAAGTTATATGAGTTTGTAGCTCTATAGATATACTCTTCTAAGAACTTAGCTGTAGTATTATTAGTAATAGATTCGATGAACCCTTTCCAAATACCATCAGCGCCTATCTTAGATAGATAAGATGTATTGCTTTCGAAGACAACTTGTAATGCTTCTAACTTATCCATGAAAGACTTAGCTTCATTTGTAAGATGTAAATTATCATTTAACTCTTTTAGCTCTTCTTCTAGCTTCTTGAGTTTAGATGATAACTTAACTAAAGCATCTTTAGGTTTCTTCTTCTCAGCTTCAATAGCTTCTACTATGAATATACAATCAGTAAACTTACAATCTTTAGGTTTAAGCTCAAGATTCTTAGTTTTCTCTACTAAAGACTCATAGAATCCCATATCTGCTTCTGTAGATATACGTTCTTTAGTACATGCTTCAATCTCTTTAGTTATAGTAGCTAATGTATTCTCATAGAAAGAAGAGTTTCTAGTTACTAATGTATCTACATCTTCTCTGGTAATACACTCATATCTATCCATGATAGCATAAGAGAAGTTATTCATCATATCGAATAACTCTTTAAGTCTATCATACTCAGATTTATTATCTATACTATAGTCTAGCTTAGATATATCGCTCTCTATAGCTTTAAGATTGTCTACAGCTTCATTATATCTGCCTAGTTCTTCTTCAGAGAAATCTGCATCAATAAAAGTCTCTAGTCTAGATTTCTTCTTATTGATTTCAGTATTGATGTCTGCTATCTTAAGTTCACAAGAAGAGTATTCATTAGATGCTGTCTTATAAGCTTCTTCCCATTGTGGTAGCTTAGCCTTATTTTCAGACAATTCCATCTCTTCATCTCTAATGAACTTAGCACGTTCTTCTACAGTATAGATATTAGAAGTTCTATCTTTATAGTATTGGGATAGGCTATTAGTAAATAAGACACGATCTTTCTTATTAAGCTCATACTTATCTCTAATCTTAGTATATTCTTCTAATAGTTTCTCTGCATTATTCTCATCAAGCTTAGCTCTAAGCATAGCTATACGTTGAATAGATGCGTCTCTATCAGATATAGCTTGGCTAACTTGTTTAGTTATTGTATTATATCTAAGATCTAAATCCTCCTTGTTGCCGATACGATTAATCTTTGCTGTCAAAGATTGTATTAGACTCTTATACATAGAATGCTTCTTGGATATAATCTTATACATAGCATTGTATGCTTCAATACCACTAATAATCGAAGACACAAACGACTTACGTTCAGCTGGTCTCTTATCAGCTAACCCTCTATCTTCGGAAGATAGTTGGCTTAATGCCAAGAAGTTAGAGTCTAGATTAAACAGAGAGTAAATGATATCCTTAGCAGAACTTACATTCCAAGTAGGGTTCAATTCTTCTTTACCATTAGGTCCATATTTATAGACTTGACCTCTAGTCTGTTTACGTTTACCCTCTTTGTCTACAGGGTACACATATTCTATCTCATAAGTTATACCATTGTGTAAATATCGTATAACCTTTCTCCCAGTTACCCCTGGAACAATAGCATTAGAGTCATCATTAATTGGTGTAAGCGATTTAAGCAATGTACTCTTACCACTACCATTGGTACCACGTATAATCACGATAGGATTCGCATTTTGAGATAAATCTATCTCTAATACTTCATCACCACGACCATTATAGATACCTATATAATTCTCTAATCTTATATATGTAATACGCATAGTATACCCTCCTTATTAGAGGTCTGTTTAAATACTACTAAAAATTAATATACAGTATAGGAACAGTGTCCCATACTGTATATTTTGTTTTTATCCACGAGTCAACTCATCTAGAGCTTTAGGCATAGCCTGTGTAGACCAGTCTATCGGAACTGGTACATCATATCTCCAATCGATTTCATATTCTTTACCACATTTAGTACATTTGAATTTGAAATCGTGCTTATAATCCATAATCCATTTATGAGGATCATCATGCTTATTGAGAATACTCAAATATGGAGTACGTTCACCCTTAAGGGATATAAGATATAATGATTCACTTCTACATTCAGGACATTCATGTGCCTGAACAAACATTGACTTAGCCATATTAGTTCTTCTTATTACGATTCTTAATGAATTCTTTTTTAGCGTCTAAGATAGCTTTTTCATTTAGCTTTTGACCAGGCACAATGAAATTACCAGTTGGTTTATAAGATGCTTTATCATTATTTTCGAATCCTTTGAAATCTGCCAATTCTGGATGATCTTTAATATATGCTTCGGCTTTTTCTTTAATATAAGCAATGATTTTATCAAAGTCTTCTTTATTGTCAGGATCCACTAGATAGGAAATTAACGATGGAGCATGTGCCAAAGTCATTCTTACTAGATCACTATCAGCAGTTTTCTGTAAGTATTCCTTGATGAGCATAGGCACAGCCAATTCAAATCGTTCATCAGTGAATGTACGATTTACCATACCCTTAGCGATCTCTTCAGTATAGTAAGGTTTTTGTGCTTGCTCTAATAAGATTTCACCCATCAATGGTAAGAAGTATACACTACCGATACTGTCAGATAATGCTTCTACTGCATCGATAGCTGGACCATAATCACAGTAGTTTGTATGTAATAACGTACGATATACTTCATTAGCATAAGTACGTGGCATAGTAATACCGCTAAATACATGATTGTACATGAAATCAATATATAAAGTTACTGCAGTAATAGCATCCTGATTAGCATCAGGCGTAGCAGTCTTATAAATATATTTGATAATCTCATGGAAGAAACTAATCATTGCATCATAGTTCTTAGTTACCATGGCATTTTTCAATGCTTTGATATTGATTAGCATAATTTCATTATAAACGTAGTCTTCACCATCAATAGCGGTACGGACTACAGAAATGAACTCAGATAGATCGATATCGCTATCAGTATCTAAGTATACATAACCAATCAATTTGTTTGATTCGTAGCGATGAATAATAAGACGCAAGTCATTATATTCAATCTTATTATCATCAACCATAAAACGTTTATTAATTTGGGACGCTAGACATCTAGCTTTATCCCCATAGAAATCACAGTTAGGAAGAAGATTGTATCTTTCTTCAGCCTTAAAGATATGCTGTTTAAGATCATCTGCTAAATATGTGATGTCTAATGAAGCTGGAATATGCATCTTAATTCCTCCTTGATAAAAATGTATATAGTATGAGTCATTAGACCCATACTATATACCATATTAGTTAAACAACTTCAGTGTGCTTAATAGCACGAATATCGCCTTCGATAACTTTAACTGCATCAGAGTAACGACAATCTTTCATATCAAGAATGATATCAGAATATGTACGTTCTACACCATTTACAATTACTTTACCGAATTCTGTTTTTAAACCTAGTTGGTTATTGCGTTCTTTAAGCTCTTCCATTTGTTGGCGAGACATAATGAACACACGATGATAAATGTCTTTCACTGCCATAGTTAAACACTCTCCCTATTAATCTTCGACTATAAGATCTCCAGGTTGATAGTTTGTCTGTTTAGCTAGGTCAATGGATTTACCCATTTGATACATCTCATAAATAGCACGATTCTTACCATCATCTGCTCCCTCGAGAACAGCTCCGATATCTTCGGCTAATTCAAATGCGGACTTAACACCCACAGCATCTCTATAGCTTTGTTTAAGCTCAGCAAAAGATGCATCCCAACTATTAGGTTCACTATCACTAGTAAACGTATACCCGCTAAATACACTTTGATTTAATGGGCACATAATACCACTAGTACCAGGTTCAGTTGGTGACGAAGTATTAAAGTCCAAGATGCCTAAGTGTGATGGAGAAATACGTTTAAGTCTACCCTCGAGATTCTTATTGGATGTTTCACCAGGACCTGTAGGTCCTTTGAACGTCCACTTTAACTGTAATATAGCATCACGTTCATTAACCATATTACGGAAACCTTTGATACCGCTCTTCTGTAGTTCAGAGATTAGATGCATCGGTTTCAAATTGATTGATTGTTTAAATCGTCTGATTACCGTTTCAGATTTGAAACGTCTAGCTATATCATGTAAACGATACATACCAGTGTTTAGCTTCATTACATACAATGAAGCTATCCATTCAGACCATCTGATTCGTTTATTCGTTACGTCTGTATTATCTTTAAGACGAATATTGGAAAATTCTACCATCATCCATCTTAAGATCATATAGATATTCGATTTATATTCGAATGGTAATCTGATATTCTTCTTAGTCACTATATCATATTGATCTTCTAAGGAATATAGAGCAGATAAGCCTTTCTCATATTCCATATTATTCTTAACGAAATGTGCACCGAGAGAATTGATCCAGTATTCTGTACTAAATAGAGATTCTGCAGTATAGCCTGGTTTTAATCCACGAAGATTATCCAAGATAGTTATAACTACAGATTGGAATACACGATCATTATCAAATAACAATTTAGCTACTTTGACATAACCTATACGACTAGTCGTAGCTTGACATTTGAATGTATAAAAGTTCTCTTCTTCTTCGAAAGGTTCTTTCGAAATGAAGATAGTATTATCGAAACCAAATAAACTTAAAGTATCATAGAAACCGTACTTGGCAAATAAGTATTTGAATGCTGGCACTTTTCTATCTACTGCGTTCTTCTTACCCTTATAGGATGCACTATTAGACATAATAGAATATACTGCACCGTTTAATACAGTACCATCTGTAGTCTGATAGTCGTAGAAGTTACGAATCATACGTAAAGCACCAAAGATTGTCTTAAGAGTAATCTTTTGTACTTTAGATGATTTAGCTAGAGTATTATTATAAGTACTACCATCAACCAATTGGAAAGATGGGAAGTATGTATTACCATTTAAGATAATATAAGCACCCTCAAATACTCTAGGTACTGCTATATATGTATCAAAGGTATCACTATACCCATTGACTTCAATATAGTAAGTAACCTTAAGCACCTTAAGATAACTATCTTTAATAGGTACTGTGAGGTTGTCATTATTTTCTATGAGAAGTCTATTTACTTCATCATAGTCTTCTATAACATCAAAGCCTAAAATCTTAACTGTAAAGTACTTATCCCGTTGACAGGATATAAGCATAGCTTTTAGGTCTTCGATAATAGCATCGTCGGATTTAGAGAAGAATACGTCATTAAACTTAGGACGATTCTTATCGTTATAATCGGCAATGAATTTGCTTTGCCAACTACTCATTGTCACCCTCCTCTTCCGTTCCATTTGTTAGTTTAACAATTATCTCTTCACCCATAGGATTAGGGATATCTCCCTCTTTATCTTTGAGCACAAGATAAGCATCAATATCTGTCTTATCACAGATTGTAACTAACTTATTTAGAGTCATAGATTGTTTATCAAATATACGTTTATCGTTATTGAAGTTCTCACCAAACCGATATCCGTATAAATCTAAGTCAATCTTTTTCTTTGCAATAGCTGTCTTCATACCAACCATCTCAGGAGAATCATCTGCATGGATAGGTGGTGCGAAGATATTATCTGGAGTAACATTGCTAAGCAGTCTATTATCTAAAGAGAATGCCTCTTTAGATTTGGCTACAACGTCACTAATACTAGAAGTATCATCCCAGTTAACGTGTTCCATTTTCTCGAAAGTAAAATTGTCTTTCTCTTCTCCCGAAGGTTCGACAAACTTAAGGAATGGTCCATGTTTATAGAAACCAGCTTTACCCGGGTTCTTACTTAAATATGATTGAGTTGTACTAGGATATACCATCCCAGTCTCCTCATCAATATATCCCATGAAAGATGTATCGTTCATGTAATAATCGTTATAGTCTGTATTAATATCATACAGGCTAATCATTTTCCCTTCGCATATTGCACGTTTCATTATACTTCAACCCCGCTTTATAAAAATTATACAAGGACCTAGGGGAATAACCCCTAGATCCATAAGTTGTATAATCTAAAGCTTATTCTGCTTCGTTGAATTTGTCATCTTTAACGTAAGTTTTCAATGCAGTACCAGGTTCAATAGCAACTACACGATTACTTTCTTCATCTAAAGATACCGCAATAGTAATAGTATCTTCGATATCGATTTCAAGACCTTCTTCAGTGATTTCATCACGAGTCAAGCTATTTGTATAGTTCAAGATAGTGCTGAATAATACACGCAAGAAATCGTACAATAACTCAGGTGCTTGGAAACGATTTTTAACTTCTGCCATGATGAATTTGTTTACAAATTCTTGAAGTTCACGTTCAGAAGCAGCGATAGTGTATTGGCACAATTCGCTGTTATTTACAAATTCCTTATCAGTAGTGAAAGATACATCAAAGGATGTTTTGTTTTCTTGGTCCACTGTACGGTTAACTAACAATGCACACAAGAATACACCATCTGTATTACTAATTGTAACTGCAGATGTAGTAATGTCCGCACCACCTACTTTGGACAAGAAGTTTGCCAAAGAGAATACGATTGGACGGAATAATTCTTTAAAACTTGCTAATGGAACATCAAAGCCTACTTCATCAACTAAGCGAGAGTTCCAAGTTTGGAAAATTGTTGTTTCTGTAAGGTTCTTAATCATAATAATATCCTCCTATAATAACCAAAAGAAACGAGATAGCAAATCCACTATCCCATTTATAATATATACTTATAGATTTGTTTCACTAGGGTTAAATTTTTACATCTAACCCTAGCTGAGCTATTAACTCCTCGACAGTAACAATTAGAATACCATACTTATCAGCCTTAGCGGTTTTAGAAGATGTGAAATCTTTATAAGGCACTACAAGATAATCAGTAGCCTTTGTTACAGATTCACTTGGCAGATCTCCATTTGCCATTAAAGCTGCCTCTACATTAGCATATCTAACACCAGTAAAGCATATACGTTTAGCTGGTTTAGCATTGATGCTATGTTTTAAGTTAGGTACTTTTGTATAGATATAGATCAGATCATCAGCAAATACTACACGTTCTTTGAGTATAGTTTCTACTGTACGTTGACCTACACCTGGAATAGCCAATAATCTATCAGTCAATTCAGCATCAGATAATTTAATAATGCAATCCAATGGGACTTCCTTGAAGATAGCAGACCATGTACCAAACCCAATATCAGTAAACCCTAAAGACCCGACGATTACGAAGTCTAGGTTATCTCTGGATTTGATTTCATTTAGCTGGTCTAGAAACTTAGCTATACCACGTTCTCTGAAACCAGCATTGAATAACCTAGTTTCATCAACGTTCTCAAATAAATCTCTAAGAGATTTAATTTCTAGTTTCTCTATAGCAGCATGACCAAAGTTCTTGAAGTCTAATCTATCCATCATATTAACCATCTTAGCCTGATGGATACCTGGACAGGTTGGATTCTCACAAGATACAGTCTTACCAGACATAGATTCTACTAGCTGACTACCACATGCCGGACAATAATCGATGAATGGTTCTATTGGATATAGTTTCTCATTCTTATCGTTATTAGTATTGTATAATTTACTTACGTATGGCATTACATCATTTACATAAGCAACTTCAATCTCATCATTATATCTAAGACTGAGTTTCTTATATCGTTCATAAGAGTGACCGCTAGCTTTATAGTGGACAGTTCCATTAAACTCTACTGGGTCAAATACTATCATTGGTGTGATAGTACCATTAGAACCGACAGTATAAGTATATCCACGGAATCTGGTTATTCTCTTCATAGCATTAAACTTAATAGCCATGCTATACTTATTGACGTGATTCACTCGACCTAATGCTTGCTTATGTGATATATCATTATAAGATACTACAATACCATCATAAGCGAAAGTCATATATGGTCTCATCATATCAGCATCTTGAACGAATTTGTCTACCATATACAATACATGGTCGTACCTACCAGAGAATGCTTTATAAGCATTAGATACTTTAGTTGCAAAGTATCTATTCATAAAGATAAGCTCTTCTTCTCTAGTATCAAAATGTAATGATGTACCTAATGGGACTAGTGTAATATATTCTAAGTATTCTCTAGCATTAGCTAAACCTAGAAGACCAGATACAGCAGTCCTCATATTGGTATAAGATTTACCAGTCTTTGCTTTAAGTCTTTCCATATCATACTTAGTGATGATAGCTTCAAACTTCATACCAAAGATTTCGTTGTCTGGAATATTGTTTGGGAATCTATACCCATACAATACACTAGTAAGATCTGTGGCTCTATCATTATCTAGATCACCACGAGTCCTAGCAGACACCACATGGTTGGATACTTCGGCTTCGATGGATATACCATCATACTTAAGTTCCATAACCATATTCAAAATATCTGTAGGGCTATTTACACCCATACGGAAATGTAATCCAATGAAATCTCTTTCGAAGATCTTTACATTAGGATCTGTAGCTACACCAGCAAGTAATGCTTTATTATCTAAGACAAACTTACACTTATCAAGAGTACCAACTAGTTCAGGGTACTTATGAGCAGTATCTCTTTGTCTATCAGATACATGACCATTGTTCCATGGTAATGGGTTATTAAAATTGAACGTATTACCATAGGCTAAGATATCACCACCATATGTATTCTCCATACCAATAGGTACAGGAATAAACATGCTAGGATATTCAGAATAGTCATCTTTGTCTTTACGTACATTATGTACACCAATATTAGCACCACCAACTTGGAAGTTAGGATTGTATCTCTTATACATTTCTAACAAGAGATCATATACACCATCTTCAAGTGGAAGTACTTCAATATCAGTACCATTATATAATGCATTACTTATACGTAATACCAACTCTACATCCTCAAGACGTACATTATTTTCATCCTGAAGAGCAATAGTTGCTATATGATTCATAAGATATACATTCTGTGGATCAAGGGAAGACTCAAAGTCTCCCCCTAGTATATCCATATAAACTTGTCTTAAATCAGACATAGCTTACTCCTTCTGAGGTTCTTCCTCTTTAGGTGGATTGATAAACATGGATGGTTTAGGATCTTCACCTTTAAATATGATTTGTGGAACCTGAACTCCATCTTTACCTTTCACCATTTCAACTGTAGGTTTACGATCAGCGTCAGGAACTTTGATAAACATATTTGGGGTAGTTGAAGGGAATGCAAAGATACTCTTAACTACTTTCTTATATTTATCAAACTTAATCCTTAAGCCTATAGTCCGTAGATATACGTTAAGTACTTCTACAGATCTAGATTTAGATTCACTATCGACTTTAACGTCAATATTGAATGGAGAATCTGTTAATAGATTCTTAGCTTTACGTCTTGCATGTGGAGACGTACTATATACTAGAAGCATAATAGCATTGAACCAAGAACCGATGTGTTGCATAGCGGATGTTTCCATTACACCCCAACGTACTGGAGTATTAGGAAATCTATGTCCACCCTCACCTGGGTTCTTATTACGGCTATTCTCATTTCTAGAGTTTGTAGCAGATAATGAAGTTACAGAGAACTTATCTTCTGCATACTGTTTAAGTCTTACAATGTATTGATGACCTACTAGTAAAGGACGTTGTGTTCTTACCTTACGTGGATTACCGTTACTATCAAGTAATTGACAGTAAGCATAATCAATCTCACATTCAGGGAACATTTCATACATCGCTACTAGTTTATCTAGGTCAATGTTTTCTTGTATTGGAGATACTGATAAGATGATACATCCATCGTTCTTCATAGACTTAAGCAACTCTAACTTACTATCATCATTCAAGGCATATACATATTCCCTGAATGCGTTAGCTTGCATTAGAGTAAAGATACTCATAAATGTAGCAATACGTTCTAATGAATGATTTACTTCATATGGTGTTTCCATAGGTAAGTATCTCAATAGCTTAGATGATGCTGCATTTATTTCAGTTTCAAATATCTGAGCAGGATTAAGACGGTTAGTAGAAGTACCTTGGTTATAGATCATTTCTACTCTACGTCCATCAATAGTCTCAAACATTTCTTCGTCAGGTAGTATACGGCTAATAACACCTTTACCACCATAACGATTGGTAATCTTATCCCCGATATGTAGTTCATTATTCTCACGTACTACAACTTCAAGGAAGATATTAGAGAAAGCTTTCTTACCATCAAGAGAGAACTTCTCTCCATCTAATAAGCTCTTTGCTCTAGAATAAAGTACTTGTAGCTCATACCCAATCTTAGCTCTAGGGTAACGATCTTTGTACATATCTACCTTATCCACAAGCTCTTGGGAGAATCTAATAGATTCTTTCCAATAAGTTCTAAGCTGTGTAGTATAGTTAGATGCTTCCATCATTTCTGGATTATTTGTAATGACATTTACATCGACTACAGTACCAGTGGCAGTAATCTTATTGTCATTCATATTAATATCCATAAGTCTGGAATATACTTGAGAGAACAAGGATTCTTGTTTATTCTCACGTCTTGTAGCCAATAGAAGACTATTGGATACTTCTTCTCCGATATCAGGCATAACCTTATAGATGGTCTCATTACCATATAGATTGAGCATGATATCATTCTCATTGACCATGATTTGAACTTTATGATACAATGGAGAACTTAGTCTCTTAGCACAGCTTTCAGATAACACAATAGCATCTTCTGTAGTATCAGAGATAGCTGCATAAGTAACTAATAAGTTTACACCATCCATACGGTTATTATACTCATCAAACCCTTTGGATTTGAGATAGATATCACCTGTACGGATTTTACTACCAATACCTAGAGAGTCTAAGTATTTAGTATTTTGATCATACCCATAGCTTTCAGTAATGTGTAAGTATGAGCATCGTTCTACGACATCAATAATATTTTTATCTGCATTGTATGTCAGTAGGAAATAGTGATGATTGGGTATCCAGTTGAACTTATCAACTTTGTCTAAGATAACTAAATCATCACCATGGTATTGTTTGAATGATGTGGACTTATGTCCAAACTCATTCTCATAGCCTGTCTGTAAGAACGGCACTTCTGGTGTGTTCAAAGACATGACTTGGTCGGCCTGTGTTGAATACAATAATTTTCGAGACCCAGATACTGCAGTCGGAATAGGTTCGGCCAGTTCTTTACCTAATGCCTCTTCTGGGAATTGCAATCTCCTTTCATACTTCTTAATTTCGTCTACAATGTTTACGCTAGTTGCCAATGTACTTACCCCTTTCCATTATGTAACAAGCATAGAATTGGACCAGAAGATTACTAGAATCTTCTGGCTCAAAACTATAATATACAATTACTCTTCTACTTGGTCCATTGCTCTAAACAATGCCATCACGTCATTAGATAATGTATTGTCTACAGACTCGGTCAATGTTTTAGTCGGAGTTAATAGTTTACGGCATTCTTCTTTAGCTGTATCAAAGAATACTTTTTGGAATTCCTTGTTGCTAAACAGCATTTCGGTAAACTTTTTATTAGTGAACTTCATATCAGCATAATCATCTAGTTGCATATAAGCCCCTTTGGCTTTAACACGACCAGCATCTTTAAGAAGTAATAATAAAGAATGATAAGGGTCAAATCCAATATCAAAGTTAAGCAATAATGGTGTAGTCATATTTGCTTTATTAGTACGAGACTTAATCATTTGGACTACGATTTCTTTACCATTGAATCCAAAAGATTCTTCTTTAATCTTCTTATCGTCCAATTTGAAGATATTATTAGCATCGTAGTTAATAGCTTTACCACCTGGCAATGTTTCATCTTGTTTAAGATATGGGATATCATTCTTAGTTGGCATGAAACCAGTTTCTACACGTTTATTGATATGATTGATTGCCAATACAATAATATTAGCAGTCTTAAGTAATTGCATAGTCAATTTGATGAACTGTGTATTAGCTTTAGCGATAGCGGTTGCATCCATTTGACCACCCATTTCACCACGGTTAGCTACACGTTCTGGAACCATATTGGCTACAGAGTCAATCACATATACAGTTGGCACCATCTTAATGATAGGTAAACCACGAGAATCTACATGACCTGTATCATATAGGTATTCATCTTTATTAGCCATCTTAGCATCATAGATAGATAAGATTTCTTTATAGATACTTTCTACGTTAAGACCACTATTACGAATACTTACACGTTTAAATAATTCATCCCCAAACCAACCAGTTAAAGATTCAAGACGGTTAATAGTAATACCGCCTTCGATAGATGCAATAAACATTCTTGCATTTTCGAAACGACGAATGATATTAGCACCCCATTGAATTGCTGCTGTAGTTTTACCAGAACCAGTACGTCCTACAACTAAATTGAAAGAACCATCTACAATACCAAATGCATCATAAGAGAATTTAGAACCATCAGTATGGTAACCATTAATCTTATAACCATTTAAATAGTCTACATTAAAGAACCCTGTTGGGTATAATACGTCATAAATACTTGTACTACTAGCTGTACCCATCTTATCTGATACCACAGAAATCAAATCATCACTCATAGTGCTTCCTCCTTACATAATTTAAGGTATTATATACTTTCTTGTTTCCTACCATGTAAGAATTAAAAAAAAATAATATACCCCATATAGGCAATGCCTATATGGGGATATCTTTATGTAGAGTAAAATGTTTTACAATTGCATATTATAGTCGTGTATGGTAGATACGGCTAATTCCAGTAGCCGTATCTAAATATAACCATACACTTGTAGACATAAGTCTACTTGCTATAAGGAGGTGATCCCTATGAGCAGAGAGTTTCTTCTATCTTTATGTTCTCAGATTCCTGAGCTCGAAGCTAGAAGACTAGCCTCTGAAAGCATTCCGGTTGGAACCTTGTCTGGTGAAAGATTACCAGACAAAGACACTCCAATCGTCCACATGGTACCACCATGGCGGATGCGGTTATACCATAAATATGGTGTATAGATAAAGATATACATGGGTAGGTGTTCACTCATCTACCCATGTATTATTTTTTATAAAGTAAAATATTTTACAATTGCATATTATAATCGTGTATGGTAGATACAGCTACTAGAGATAGCTGTATCTAAATATAACCATACACTTGTAGGAGGATATCCTACAAGCCATAAGGAGGTGAACCCTTATGATACAACGCGGTTGCGTAGGTAACTACGCCAATCAGCTAGCAGAAAGATCTACCAACTTAGATTGGCAGATCAGAACTGCTATCGCTTTGGTGGAAGACTATTATGCTGGCATTAATAATGTCACATATAATGAAGCCATCAGCGCTTATAGATTCCTAAAATCTTTAGGATTCAAAATGCCTATAACCGAAGAAGAGTTATAGGATAATATACATGGGCAGGGTCTTCCATTCCTGCCCATGTATTATTTTTTTGTTGCTATGGTAAATAATAACCTTCATTCTTTAGAGTGTCAGCTATTATAGCTAACTCTCTATAATCATCTAAAGGTAAGTTTACCATTGTCCATTTCACATCATCAAGTTTAAGCTGTCTAGCTACACAGACTTCACTGTATTTGAGTAAAGTATCTTTGATAATGTGTTTAGGCATAGCATTTACTATTCTGTATAAAGCAAATGTAGTATCTTCTTCAGCCGCTTTATAGCGATAGTTGTACCATTGCTCATTTCTATGAGTATCTAGCATATTGATAATAAATAGTGGAGTCATTTCCCCATAGAATAAGGCTTCTAAGATAATACGAATATCATCTACTGTAGTAGTATTGTATTCATAGGTAATCATAAGCAAGAATAATATACGTCTGATATTGATTTCTTCACGTACATCAGAGAATCTTGCTATTACTGCCATAGTATAGAACTGTCTAGGAAGATAGTATATTCCATCTAAGATTTCACATACGTCTTTATTGATAGTCTTACCTAGATCATTAAGAATTTCAGTAACCATATTAGGTACTTCATCATTCTGATGTACTACATTATGGTTATAGATTACACCATTTATATAGATACGGTCTAGTTTATTAAAACTAAACCCTGGAGTATATTTAGTAAGCAGTTGTTTGATTAACTTAGGAACCATAGGGCGTTCTTCCCAAAGCTTAGCTACTTCTGGAACCTCATATGAGTATTTGACAAACTCATGGAAGTTATTAAAGATAAATAACTTAAGTTCATCTTCGTCATACCCTTTAGACATAACTTCGTTAACAAAGTTATCCCTAACTTCTGCTTTCTCTGACTCTGAAGGATCGTCTAATAGCATATTTAATTCTATTGTATCTACAATAGGATCTAATGCAGGATTCTTCAGGTTATTAAAGTAAATTCCCTTCATAAGTCACCTCGTACATAGGTAGGATTAGTAGTCTTTTGTGATACCATTACTAGTAATGATTACACGTTTAGGTTTATTTGTTTCTTCTGGAACTTCAACTGTAGGAGTTACAGTAAGCTTTTCAGTGGATTGGTTGAAGAAATCATCTTTAGCAGAAACTGTTACACGTGGTTTAGCAGGTTTAACGTCAGCAAAGAATGCATCTTTATCCGCTTTAGTGATATTTTGTGGACCAGTCTTATCAAAGTTAAACATACCATCTTCTTTATTGATAGTCATAGAAGAAGCTTCATCAAAGAAGGAGTCTTTAGATTTATCAACTTTAGAAGTACGTTCTAAATAAGTTTGGTAAGCTTTATTAACTTCATCGATTGGCATTTTAATACCAGAAGCGATGAATTCAATAAATTCTTGACCAGGTTCAGCATCTTGAATATGAGTAAAGAATTCGTATGGTTCACCAAGACGTTCACGTAATACATCTACATTAAGATCCATATTTTGAGCTGCCGGTACTAGACCAAAGATTACACCAATACGTTTAGCTGTAGGTTTGAATTCCAAAGATTTGCTGTAGTCTAACATTTTACGAAGTTCTTTATATAAGTCTTCTGTATTCTTAATACTAGAAACTTTGGCTTTTTCAATAGTCATGAAACCAGGAGTAGTAGACAATTTGTATAAGTCTGTATCATCAATATTTTGATCAGATTCTACTAAGTCTTGACCAAGAAGAACTGCCATACGTTGAGTGAATTCTTGGTTAGCTGCACGTTCAGCATCTTGTTTGCTACGGATACCATCTAAGAATTTCTTATTACTGATAGCTTGTACAGTATATTCATCAGATAATTCTTGGAAGTATTCTACAGTGTTTTGAATGCCACGGGCATCTTGTTCGAAACCAGTGAATACAAACATATGTACATTCATTTTCAATACTTGTTTACAGTACTTAGCTACAATAGTAGAAGCACCACAACCAGTACCACCTTCGGAAGAAGATACAATGATAATAGCTTCATCTTGAGGATCTGGGAAAGAGTCTAATTTGAATAAGTCTGCACGTAAAGCTTCCATAGCTAATCCTTTAGCCATATCACGTTCTTTACCACAACCACCACGGTTATCACCGAATACGATATTAATATCGTTGAATTCATCTTTCATATCTTTTTGAGTTGTATTCAAAAGTAAAACATCTTTACGATCAAATACACCTTGATTAATAGCATGCATAGCCGCTTTATTACCAGCGGCACCGATACCGATAAGTTTTGCTTTCATAATTATTACCTCGTGTTAAAAATAAGTAACCTATAACAGCCCATATTAGGCATGATTAATATACAGTTACAGTGAGTGTAAAAAATAATATGTAGTAGAACCGTAAGTGGCCCTACTACATATTAGGAAAGATAATTATTTTTTATCTTTGTCTTGTTCGTGTTTCAATTGTTCTTGAAGCACTTTTTGGTCTTCTTCATTAAGTTCTTGGAAACCTAAACCTAGATCGCCAACTTCATTAATTACGCCATATTTATTATCTGCCATAATTTTTTCCTCCATAAAATCATTTAACCTTATGTTCAGCTCTGTTATTTAAATAGACCGATACATCATATAGGTTATCGAATACTTCTACACCATTAGCTTCTACTAGTTCCATAAAAGCTCTCATAGAATCTGCTTGGTGTTTAGTAAATGTATGAGCTCCACCAAAATCACTATTTAGTACGCATAATACTGTAGAATCTGGTTTCTTATTACTATCATCTACAACTTCTGCTATAGAGTATATACCAGACATAGCTGGAGTAATACAGTATAATCTAACATCGTCATGTTCACGATGATATTTCTCTTCAAATTTAGCACGTTCATCCCATACGGATACTACAGGGTTAAATGCTCTTACTTTATTGGATAATAATCTAGCTAGATCATTTCTCCATACAGAACCATTACAAGTTCCTCCTAAGAATACAGTAAGTTGATTCTCTAGGCTCTCCCTAAATGGAGCATCTGCTTTTTTAGCAGATTGCTCACTAATACTAAAATGTGTTAATTCTTTTTCTTCCATAATAGAATCCTCCTTAATACTATTATAGTATATAACTGTACTCACCTTTAGCTGGCAAGAAACCCCATACAGGCAATGCCTATATGGAGCAGTCTTGCTGTGTTTTGATAGTGAGTTATATAAGCGATAACTCTTGAAGAAGCGTACCCCATATAGTATAACCATGAAGGGAAGTATAGTGTAGGTAAAACAATGAACGATAAAGTTGCTTACTATACCAAAGGACGTTATACTATATAAGAAGTTCGATAGATGGAATTTTGTTATAGATTACGAGGTGCCATCTATCACTATATTGTTTATAATGTTTTATTTTTTACAAGAGACAAATAAAACCCTAGTACAGAAAGTATCCGTACTAGGGGTTTATAGGGTTAAGTACATTTATCTTTTTAGGAGTCAAATGAAAAATTCGTAGCTACATATATGTTAGGATCTAGATGAAGCCATTCTATACAAATTCAATAACTGTTGGTAGGATTCTACATTGCGGTTATTGTTGAATTTTGTATGGTATAAGAATAAGATCTTATTATAAACAAACGATAGTTTAACGTAACCAGTCTTTTTGAATAGTGACTGTTTTGTTTCAAGATAATATTCGTAATCTTTAGTGATTTCTATAATATCTTGCTCAATACGTTTACGTTGTTTAGGTGTAAGATTAGCTGTCTTAAGCTCTTGGTTTAATACTGCTAATGCTGCTAGTGTACGTTTACTAGAATCGATATGTGCCATTGAATCAATAAAGAATTCAAATACACCAATAATACCAAACGTAATATAGAACTTAAGAATCCACTCTAATACATTAGACTCTGTTGTACTATGTCTATTATCTAGTCTATTAGACTCGATCTTAGTTAATGCTGTAGTTAGAGCTGGACCATAACCATATATAGTAGCAAAAGCATCAGACTTTTCTTCTTCAGAATCATATTCAGATATAAGATTCTTTACTGGTTGATCGAACTTGGTACTCATAACCTTTTTAACTGTATCTTTATCACCAGTTAAGAATTTGAACGCATCAGACATACTCCCTTTAAGGATAGCGTCTTTAACTAAGACTACGCCATTATTGATGTAGGCCAAAGCAGATCTACAATCTAAACCATCAAATGCTTGTTGGATACCAGCCATAATTCGAGTATCATCAATATTACGGATATCTTCTTTAGCACCATTAGTTAAGTTGTATATGGCTTTATTCATATCAGTCATACCACGAACTAAGTTCTTAATGCTAGGAAGATTGTATTCATACATCGCAGCCTTAGCACTGAAGTGATGACCTATCTCATGTAATAGAATAGCAGCTAGCTCTTCGTTACTAAAGTTTGTATCACATAATAAGCCATAAGTGAAATATACATTTAGTTCATACCCATCTTTAGGGTTAAATTGATATGTACCATTCTTAAAGACTGGTTTACCCATACCATCTAGCTTATCTCTAAATACTAACGTATAAGCATTCTTTGCTGTAGTAAAGTCTACTAAGAAATTAGTATTAGAGAATCCAAACTGAGCTTTCATTACTTTAGCTAAGTCTTTAGATTCGACTACTGTATCATTCTTGTACTTTTGTTTACGGATATTTCCGATAATAGATTCTAATTTGATGAGATTCGGTGTCTTACCGAAATACTGCTCATTATAAATAAACATTGCTTATTCCTCCTTTGGCTTATTAAAGTGTTTTACGGAAACATCTTAATAAAATCAAGGAGGCCAATAATGAAGCAAGATAATGAAGTTATACTTAAGAAGATATACCCTATCGTAGAGCAAGCTATCTCTAGAAGGGTTTCACAATATAAACAATACATCAGTAAATTCATTGCAGCTAGAGCTGAAGACCTATATGCTATTGCACCATATAGACGTATTTACTTTACTGATAATGATAGAGATGAATTCTTTAGAATGCTAGGCATTCAGCGTTCAGTTATTCAAAGAGAATTGCGGAATACTTTCTATTTTAGTATTCCGTCTTTTAACCCGGCAGCAGCTAAAGATGAGACTACTATTACAATGCTATGTATAGTTAGATACTTCCTAATGAATAGAAAGAAATACTATAAGGAATTAGACTTAGCTTTGGTTAATATAGCATTCTCTGGGTCTTTCTATCCATCTATCCATTATGGTTCATTTCAAGTTGTACAACCTATAGAGTATAAACACATAATGGACTATGTAGTTAATAATAAGATGTCCGCTAAGTACGATCTTAAAGTCAAAGGTAATGTGTTTAGTGCAGTACGCTCTATTGCTACAACATGGGCTGAGACATATCAAGATAAGTTTGAAGACTTTGATGATGAAGATATCAAAGATATCGTACAGCAATTACATACACGTATTAAATCATTCATGAAGAATATCGCTACGTTATATTATGATGCTTTCGAGAACCGTAATGAATATCTTAACTATGCTAGTGATGACTATAGTGAAGATAACTATAGATTGGCTGATACTGATAGTCTTATGGCTGAACGTGTAATCGATAAGACGGTACAAGCTATTAGTACTATGGGTGTAAACTATTCTTACTGTAAGATGGCTGCTGATGTTAATGTAAGTACAGATGAAATCAAAGCTATTATAGAGTGGGTATTAAAGAATGATACTAAGTCTCTTACTGAAGTTAAAGAGTTCATTAGTCTTCTAGTATATCTATTCTTCCAAAGCACAGATAAGAAAGATGTCAAACGTGTTGAATTTGTAAGATTTACTACAGCACCTAGACCTAATAGTAAAGTCAAAGAAGTAATCAGATCTAAGGAAATCTTAGAACGGTGGTTAATGAACGGCTCTAGACGTTATCATGTACGTAAGAACCGTGCAGCAACTAAAGCTAGTTACCAACGTTCCATTCTTATGTATTTCGCTTTAATGATTCACTTCTCTAATCTATAGGAGGAACTAAATGACACCACAAAGAAAGAAAGCTGAAAAGCTAGTATTTGATGTAATGTCAGCTATGGATCCATCTGGTAAAGTTGCTGACTACTATAAAAAGATATTCTCTGATATGAGTGATAAAGAGTTTACTAAGTTTGTATCCGGTAAATACCCATTTAGATTTATCACTAGAGTATTTGAGATTGAACCGACTATGGATCAAGTAGAGAAAGCTGCTAATGTAATGGGGGTACCTATCTTAGAGAAAGTTTCTATGCCATATATCTATGAAGATGAAAATGGTAAAGGTGTAACTTCCCATGAAGCATTAGTAGGATACTTGCACTTAAAACGTATGAAACAATTCTTAACAAAAAAGAATGCTATCTCTACTAATATCTCTATGCGTGATAATAAGACTGGTATGCTTATTTCTCACGATAAGAATGGTATCACTTCAGATAGAGAGATGGAGTCTCTTGTAGTTAGTGGTATGGATGCAACTATTAAAGAGCTATCCAGAGCACGTGCAGACTCTATGGAAGCTAAACAAGCTATGTACAATACTATCTCTACTATGGGTTATATCTCTCAAGATGATATCCCTGATGATCCTAGTGATCCTATGAGTAAGAACTTACTTAACGTATATATGCTAGGTTCACATCTATCTACTAACTTAATCAATATTGGTAATGTAACACCATTAACTTTAAGTGGTAAGAAGATATCCCGTCGTGAATAAAAAAAATAAAATAGATTAAGGCTAGAGGAAATTCCTCTAGCCTTATTATCTTATTTTTGGTTTTGAATCTTATATGCATCTTTCATAATGCACATGATTCTATACTTTACAGAAGATTCAATTTTGTTAATAGTTTCGATCTTGAAACCAAGACCGTTGTGAGCATATTTTGCTCTGATGTTTGCGAAGATTGCAGATACTTGCTTCTTCATTTCAAGAATAGCATATTCGTGACCTAGTGGATAGTTTACCACTTTATCACTTCTTAATGCAGTAAGAACTTTTTGTGTTGTCAAGATAGGTTTACACTTATCTAGTAATGCGATCAAGCTATCAGTTTGAGCTTTGATTTCATCAATGCTCAAAACTGTATATTTATATTGATTGTGGTTATGATCTACACCAACACGTTTGATGCCTACAGAAATACTCATGATTAATTCCTCCTATATAAATAAATATATAACCATTGTATTACCATTATAGTATACAACTGAAATAATCAAGTTTTACGAAACGGCAAATACCCAGTATAGACATTGTCTATACTGGGTAATGCTGTTAAATTTTTAAGTAAGGAGTTTATTATACCATACGGTATCACGTAAATTGGGATAATGGTATAGGGTAGGTTATGGGCTACCCTAAACCATCAAGAGGAAACTTTGTCTATTATTGCAACAAGGAAAACAATAATAAACCTGCAAACACTGCAACGAGTATCTAACATGGCCGTTTGTTAAGATACTGGCACCTGTATAATCTACGGTATATAAGAAAGGTACAATCTAATTTGGCTACCGTTAATCCAAATGAGATTGTAATAGCTGTCATTGCTATTACAGTAGTGTTAGGTTAAATGAGAGTATGATGAGAAAAAATAAACAGGTACTGGAATTTCCAGTACCTGTATTTGAATCTTAATCAACTTTAAAGTTAACTTCTGCATCGTTTGGTAATTGTGTTTTCTTAGATGTCGCAGAATCAAGAGTAATTATAGCTCTCCATTCTTCTGCACCATCGTATTCATGTCTATATATGATATAGTTTTTGGTATATATACGAATATTATCTGATATTTCTGCATTACCTAAACCGCTATCATATCTAAAGTCTGCATTCTTAGCAAATGTTTCCCAAGACATATATACATCATCATACGCAACACATATTACATCATCAGTGGATAGATTAAGATGTTTTAAACAGTCTAAAGTCTCCTCTAAGAAATTAGTATCACCATTATTAACATCAGTTTTAGCTTCATCCTCTTCTGTATCTATATAATCTAAGATATCTAATAAATTAACATAAGATCCTAATAGATTACTCATACAATCACCTGAATTTGGTTTTGGGACATCATATAGTTTATATAATAACTGCCCATAACCAGCTTGGTCAGCATATATAATATAATCACCATTCTTAGCCCTAGCTTCCCAGTCTAGTTCAGTACCATCATCACCAATATATAAAGTATAAGTTCTTCTGTCGAATAGTTTATAGAACTTATTTTCTTTATCGTTAAGTAGCTTAATCTTATGCTTTATAAGAGTACTGAAGACTTTAGATAAAAAGATTCTAAATACTCTAACACCTATAACTCTAACAGAACTAGCTGTAGAGGTTATAAATGCTGGTGCTACTGGATCACTAGGTTTAGGTGCTAATTTTACACTAGTTAGATTGGTCAGACTATCAAACTCTAAGCTTAGGAGATACTTTATATTTAGTATATCAACGTCAGCATATATACATTCACGTTTGTCGTTATATGTAGAATCTTCAGTAACTGTAATGATACCAAGATCATCCAATATTTTGATAACTTTCTTCTGTTTCATTTTATCACCTCGATAAAAATTATAGGATGGGAGAATATCCCATCCTATAAAACAATTAGATTCTTTTTACTACACGGATAAGATTAGGAACTCTATTACCTTTGGAGATAGAAGAGCCTAATGGAATATCACGTACTGCTACATCTTCTTTACCTGTAGCTGATTCAATCATAACTACATCTGTATCTCTTACGATTAAGATATCTCTGATTGCATCACCACGACCAAGCTTGATTACATTATTACCAGCTCTTGCTCTAGAAGACATAGGTAATGCACTAATATCAATCTTATTGATATAGCCATTATGAGTTACTACGATAGCATTAGTACAACCACCAAAGACTACTGACATACCATCGACATTATCATTAGTATTCATAGCCTTAACTCCTCGAGTAGCACGTTTCAATACTGGAATATCATCAGCTTTGAATCGTAATGCTTTCTTATCAGAGTAAGTGATGATTTGATTGTCACCATTTTGAGTAATAAGAATGGATTGTACTTTATCACCATTCTCTAGCTTGCTATAGATGAGACCACCAGATGCTACTGTACAGAAGTCATCTAATTCAAGACGTTTAATATAACCAGCTTGTGTCAATACCACCATAGTATAAGCTTTAGACTTAGCTAATTCTTTTACTTTAGATTCACTAATGATATTGGTAATGATAGATGTCATCTTCTTATTCAAAGATAAGGCATCTGTACCATTTTGGCCTTTACCAGTTAGTGGAATCTTATGTACTGGCATACTGAATACTCTACCGAAGCTATCAAACATCAATAGATTGTCTCTATTATCAGCATTTAAGATAAATGCAGAACATGGTTCGCCACGGTTAAGATTCAATGGCTCATTTACACCATACTTCTTAATCTTATTAGATTCAGATATTACGATATTGAACTTGCCCTCAGGGATATTATTAATATCATCTTTAGAGATTACACGACAACGTCTAGGAACACCATACTTCTTCTTGAAATATAGTAATTCATTACGAATCTCTTCATTGAGAGCTTCTTCACTATGAATCTTATGTAGACATTCATCCATCTTAGCTTTAAGTTCTTTAGCCTCATCAATATATCTATTCAAGTTACCCATAGATAGGTTCTTGATCTGTGTATTGATGATTGTCTTAGCTTGTAATGGAGTAATCTTAAACTTAGTTACAAGATAATCAATGATAGGTTGATCTTCACGGTCTTTACGTTTCTTAATCATATTGATAATCTTATCGATTTCACCAGACTTCAATAGAGTGATATATGCTTCACGTTCATGGAACTTAGTCTTAGCTCTTTGAAGAAGATTATAGTACAAACGTAACTTAGTAATCTTTCTAAACTGTAAGAACTCTTGTAAGTATTGCTTATAAGTAAGCTTATGGATATTACCATTGAATTGTACTTGGAAGTTTACTCTATAAGAACACTCTAAGCTAGTATTAGCATACAATGTATCTCTAACGAAGTTAGGGTCAGAACCTGGTTTTAATACCAAGATATGCTCTAATTTGGTTGGTGTATGGTTTTCCAAACTATTGATAATTTGTGGTAGTTTGCCCTCAGATACCAAAGTATCGATACTATCAGTAATAGTACCTAAGTATACTGAATTTGGCACACTATGGATAAATAGTGCTGGCTTCTTATCATAAGTACCGATATCAATATGACCACGGGCACGATAAGCACCAAACCCATTATTACTAATCTTCTTGAAATCAGCTTCAATGATATCACATGGCATATTATGGTCAGGAACTAATACAACTTGAGCATTAGGGTTGTCTAATAACTTAATAGTTGCATCAATAACTTCACATAAGTTATGTGGTGGCACTTCTGGTCTAAAACCTACAGCAATACCAAAGATACCATTGATCAATAACAATGGTACTTTAGCTGGTAGAAAGTCTGGCTCTACTTTACTATTATCAAATGTCGGACTCCAGTCGACGATATTTGGAGAACCATTAACGCCGTCTAATTCATCCAACAACGCCTCTCTAGCAAAGTCAGCTAAAGCCACTTCTGTATAACGAGCAGCAGCTGGGCCATCACCTTGGAAGTTACCAAAGTTACCCTGTTTTCTGATTAATGGTACATTACATTCGAACCAGTTAACCATTGGTTTGATAGATTGATAAATAGCACTGTCACCGTGAGGATGATAAGACTTCATTACCTCACCAACGACACCTGCTGATTTAAAAGTTCTATTTGAGTTTTGTGGGAAGTCTGCATACATCGAATATAAAATCTTACGTTGTACGTCTTTAAGACCATCCCTAAAATCAGGTACAGACCTATGCTTAGCTATATAGATAGCATATAACGTTAGGTCGTCTTTAAATTTATCTAGCGTATTTACTTTAAGATCTTGTGCCAAGTATATCCCTCCAGTCTATATGTATGTTTTTCGTTTGGTAAATTTTTAGTTTCCCAGTTTTACATATTGGGATATGAATAGGAAGCCACTATGGTCTTAATTTACCATAGTGGCTTTTCATATAGACTATTGGACTTCGTTAATATTGATCTTAGTGATCTTGTAACTACCCTTATTATTAGGACGTACAAATACAAAAGCATCTGCTTGTTTCATATTCTTAATAATTTCATAGTTACGCTCACCAGTTAAGATAGTAATGCTTAGCATATTATCTTTGAAACCAGATTCTTTTACAGAACCAACGATTACAGACCCTAAAGCTTCTGTATTTTGAGTGAACACGTTACGTTTACCGAATACATTTACTTCGACCATATCAAAGATTTCACCAGTTTCTAATACGTTAACCAACCAATCAGTTACTTCATTAGATAGCTTACCACTGTAAGTCACAGGAAGTGTAATTTCGAATAGTTTAGCTTTTTGTGTTGCAGGTTTACGATTGTTTGGTCTATTATTGTTTCTCATTGTTTTTACCTTTCAATTAATTCTTAGTAGTGCTACCAATACCACCAGTACGTACGTCAGTTACATCATCATCATCTGTAGTCAAATACTTAACAAAGATACCTTGAGCGAATGCTTCATCTTTAACCAAATACATAGGCTCAGTACCATTATTTTTAATCTTGATACTGATATTACCTTCGTTTACTTTGTTATCGATGAAATCTGCATCGATAACACTCATTGTAGTTACAAGAGACATTGAATACTTATAACCATAACTACTGCGTGGTAGAATGAATAACACTTCATCTTCATTCATTTCAACTTTAATATCTGTACGGATATTAAGAGTTGCACCTGGCATGATTTCTGCATCTACAGGAGAGAAGAAGTCATAACCAGCGGAATGTTTAGTTGAACGTTTTGGTAGTAGAGTGCCCTCAGGTGCTGTGGACACTAAGTGGAATTTTCTCGCCATCAGTTCCTCCGAGATCTATGCGGGTATAGCAATAAGTCATCCGATCTGAACACCCCATAGTGTTTCGTTCCAATACCGTTATACTTAGCTACAAAGTCCGCACAATTAAAATCATCAAAATCAGCATAAACTTTATATAGATAACTATCACCATCATATATCCAGTTTATGGTTACTAAAGATTTATGATATAAGACAGATGGAATATACTCAGCATCTTGGATACTCATACATCTTACTTTAAGATCTCCAATATGAGAATAGTATACCCCACGGTCAATATCAATCTGTAATCGTTGTTTTATATAATCATAAGCATATGCAATAGTCTTATAACGATATTCAGCATCGGAATCAGTTTCGTTCATGAGATTATCCCATACAACGTCCTGTGGGTCACTAAATAAAGTCGCTATATACATCTTTTGATAGATTGCTTTAATATCAGGAATAGGTTTATGTACGTGCTGACTAATACCATTAATGAGAGGAATACTTTCATTCTTGCCCATAACAATATACCATACAATACTAGATAAGCATTCATACTGGTAGTAATGAAAATCAATCTTATCTTTGTACATATCCATTAACTTTTTAGAGTTCTGTAAGTAGTCTATCCAGATAACACGTCTAGACTTCTCTACTAACGTTTTAAATCTCTCTAATGAAACTTCATCGTTTACATTAAAGCCAATGCCTATACAGATAACAGCTTCATTTTCATTGACTCTGTCTAAGATAGCAGCATTTGGCTTAAATGTATATGGTAAAAGTTTTATATCCCTAGAATCCTGAATATCGTTCAATAGACAATAATCAGGGTCCAATCTTTTTTCTTCACTAATCAAAACCTTTTCTGGGTTTTGTAGTATTAGATGGGCAGCTAACCGCCCATCTTGTGTATCTGCATAATATATGATCATAACAGTTCTCTCCTAGAAAATGTAATTGGAGATATCTAAACCCTCAATAAGATCCATCTTACTAGATTCAATTTCACGAATCTTAGCGATCTCATACTTGATATCATCCACTGTGTATTGTTCGAGAACCCTTTCTTTGTCTTTACCGATTACTGTATCATACAACTGGTCTTCATTCATTTCACCTAGACCTTTGAATCGGGTGATATTCTTTGGTGCTAATTCCTTAAACTTATTTAATAAGCCATATAAGGACATAGTCTCACCATCTACCACATAATGGCTAGGCTGTGAATTAATAGTATCAGTTACTAGTTTATAATGCATACTTTCAAAGAAGCTCAATAAGCGTTCATTGATATAAATGGTCTGATACTTATTATCTTCATATAAACCAGTGATGGTCCAGCCACCCTTCTCATTTTTACATTCCAAATACTTATGATTCTTAGTGATCTTGGATTTGAATTGATTGAATGAGAGTCCTTTATTCACATATAATAAAATCTCTTCTAATAAATATGGGTTGACGGCGAATGAATTCGCAGCAGATTCTAAACGTTCAATATAGAATTCTGTAGAATTCAATAGCTTGATTAATTGAGTATTGGTAAAATTAACCTTACCAGGTAAGGTTACTTTATGGTTCTTTGAAAATTGTTTCTGTAAGTATGCATTGTACTCAGTACGATCAGTGAAGTACTTAAAGTTCTTACCATCAATACGTCCACCATATAACGGTGGCACAGATGCATATACACGACCATCCAATACTAATGGTTCCATGTATAATAAGAAGAACGCTAATAATAGTGTACGAATATGAGCACCATCTGGGTCAGCATCTGTACAGATTACTACACGTTCCCAATTACACTTACTAATATCAAAGTTTTTACCATAACCTGCACCTATAATAGAAATGATTGCCGCAACTTCTTCATTCTTAAGTACATCTTCTCTTTTCTTAGATAGAGCATTGATGATTTTACCACGAATAGGGAAGATACCTTGAGAGTCGTTATCACGTCTATTACGAGCATTACCAGCAGCAGAGTCACCTTCCACGATGAATAGTTCGTTATGCTTCTTACTTTTAGGTCTTACAAACTTAGCTGGAAGACCAGTAATAGCTGAAGCATTCTTAACCTGAATACGGACACGTCCCGCTTCATTTTTCGTACGAAGTTCTGCTACTTCTTTAAAGTATTTACAAAGTTTTTGTAGATCTGACGAAGAGGTCTTAGCCCATTGGTCTAAACCTTCTATCGTGATATCTTTAACAAAAGGGACTAGGTCTTCATTAGAAATGATTTCCTTTGCTTGTCCTGTAAATTCTGGATATAAGTGATATACAGAGTTTACACAGCATAGTCCACTGAGAATATCAGCATTTGTAATCTTTAGTTTTGAATTCTTACCTAGGAAGTATTTATTCATATAATCTCTAAAGAATTTGGTAAGCCCCTCAACGAAACCCTTAATATGAGTTCCGCTAGGTGTAGGACAGAAGTTTGCATAACCGGCAAAGATATCATCTGCTTTTGTACTATCAAAAGTAAATAAGATATCAGCTTTCATCTGTCCATCTTCTTTAAGCTTGGAGATATGTATTGGAGCAATCATAGGTTTAGTTGCCAATGTATCTAAGATACCTGCAATACCTTTATCATTCACAATACGAACGTTATGGCTTTTACCATCAGAGTCAGTACCATAGAAATTAACCTTAGCACCGATATCTAATAGAGGTATTAGACTTTCTAATAATTCTAATACGTCTCGCCAAGTTGTAGTGATTTCACCCATAATAACTTTACCAGCTTGGTATCCATGATATCCTTGCTTCTTAGTTGGCATAGTATGAATAGGGTTAAATGTAATAATTGTACCTTGGTAGTTATCCTTATTAGGGATAGACTTAACCTTGGCAGTTTCAGGGTCACCTAAGTATAAAGACATCTCTTGTCCTTTACCTAGACGATAAGACTTAACTACAAAGTGCTCACTACATGCACTCGTAGCTTTAGAACCTAAACCATGTCGACCAGATGAGAATGCACCTGGTTTCTTTTCATAGTTAGTTGACGTATTCTGACTAGTAAATGCAGTAACCATAATGTCAAATGGAATACCACGACCGTTATCTTGTATGGTAACTTCGTGATTTCTCTCATCATAGTATACCCAAATTTCATCACATGGAGAATCTTTCTTCATCAACTCATCGGCTGAGTTTTGGAAGATTTCTCTAATCATATTAATAAACCCTCGGTTACCCGAGTAACCTAGGTAAGTACCAATATTCTGTCGTACGCCTTCAGTTGGAGTAAGAGTTAAAAAGTCATCACCATAATTGGCAATGTTGTCTTGCATCTCTTTTGTTATTTTGGCCATTTTATCACCTCTCACTTAACTGTTGATCTACATTTAAAAAATACATATTATAAAAGCCCCAATATTGGGGCTTTCTGGATTAGTCTACATACCTGAAAGGTTGTATATTACACATCTCAATGGTACCCCCAAGCTCGTCTTCAATATAGCTTATAAAGCTATCTTCTAGACTTTCATTTGGACCACAAAACATGGATGGTACAAATGGCTTATCCTTAATACCGAATTCATCTCTGATAACATCATTCAAGTATTTAGGTACGTCTTTATACTCTTGAGGGTAAAGCATATTGTCATATAGACTATGATATTGATTTTTGTCTTCACTCTCCGTATACCAGATTAGATCTATACTTACTGTATCTTCAAAGATAATATGATCTTTATCATTGGTATCATATATACTAAAGCCAGGCTCTTCTGCATAGTATACGAACTTAATACTACTATTAGGGACTATAGCATCTACTAGCATATTGAATCCTGTAGTAATATAGGTCCACTTACAGCAATACTCAGTTTGGAAATACCATACAAGAGTGTCATCAGGTAAAGTAGTAGACCAGATTTCACCATCACCAGGCGGCCATGTCATTTCACCACGTAGTGTAGTTCCATCTTCACATTTATCTGCTAGCTTAGAAAAGTCTTCTTCTGTTTCCCATAACCCTAAAGATTTAAGAGTATATGGCAGCCAATATTTCTTATCATTATAAAGAGATATCAAAGTATCTCTAAGTTTCTCTATTTCCTCTTTGACAGGAGAATAGAATGCTACGTTTTGGTAACAATCATTAGCCATAGTTGTTCACCTCGATAAAAATAAAAGATTCCCCATAGGAGGTATACTCCTATGGGGTTGTCTTTATTTTAAAATTAACCAAGACTGATTGTATCAGTAGTGATTGTTTCTTTTTGTGGAGCTGCTACAGCTGGACCAGGAACAGTTGCACCTACAGGAGCATTAGCATTGAATGGGTTAGCATTAGCTACCATTGCTTGTTGGTTTTGCAATTGTTGTACTGGGGATACTTGAGCTTGTGGGTTGAAAGCTTGACCACCCATAACTTGTTGTTGTTGGTTAGGCATCATTTGACCTTGCATTGGTGGTTGAGCATTGTAACCGAATGGTGCTTGGTTTTGTTGTTGTACAACACCAAAGCCTTGTTGTGGCATTGTTTGTACTGGCATTTGACCATTCATAGTTTGTGCATTGTAGTAACCGCCATTTGCTGCCATGTTGTAGAAGTTAGGGTTAGCTTGTGCACCCCATGGGTTAGCATATGCAGGTTGTACATTACCATTCAAGATATTATCGAAGCTAGTGAATGCATCTGGACGTACAGCTTGTTGAGGTTGTACGTTTTGTGCACGGCTCATGCTTTGAGATACATCATTGAAGTTTTTGAATGCTAAATGATACAAGTCCAAAGATTTTTCTGCGATTGGCAAAGACATCATGAACTCAGTATTGATTTCAGCTGGTAAGGTAATGCTGAATAATTTGATTTGTTGCCAAATATGACGCATAGTACGTACAGCATTTTGTACTTCTTCGTCACTGTAAGGTGTTGTAGGAATACGTTCACCACATTGTGTGCATCGTACCCAACCTTGACCGTCGGCCACAGTCAAGAAACCAGTGTGGTCTTTATGTGGACATTTTGCCCATGCTTCTTTTTCTGGTGGAATTTCTAAAGAGAAAGAAGCTTTTTGTTGTGGCTTTAATAACTCACGATCAGCTGGTGTCATTGGATCTGTAGGAGTTACAGGTGCGTAATTACCTACAGGAGCTTGAGCAGTATTGAACGTTGGGTTGGCAAAGCCATAGTTAGGGTTTTGATTATACATATTAGTTTCCTCCTATAATCAAAATGGATAGAATAATAAAGTATGAGTACCATACCGTGTATAGGGAATTTCCCTATACACAGATATAGTATATAATTATAGATTTGTTTCATTGTTTTTAAAATTTACAAATCTAAATTATTTTACAATAGTGTATTTTATAATACCATCGCTTTAACTGTAGCGATCAAATTATCTACTACTGTAGATTCTACTGGGTTAGCATCTTCAGCTACTGTAATAGCTGGTGGTGTACCACCATGAATATTAGCAAGAGTTGTGCTCAAAGCTCCTAATGATGTATTGAAATCATGTTTAGAGATTTGATCGCCTGCTGTTGTTGTATATTCAGGAGTGATATTATCAAAATCAGTAGCAGTTACATTATGACCTGCTAACTTATCACTGATAATTTTATTAAGCTTAGCGAATAAGTCAATAGCACCATTAGCACTTAAACCATTAACTGGTGTAGGGGTTGGAGCTACTGGAACGCTTGGTGCTGGAGTTATAGGTGTTGGGGTAGGAACTGCTGGAGTTGCGCTACCGCCAGCGCCAGGAGTTGGTGCAGGTGTTACAGGAACTGTTGTACCAATAGCAGGAGCTACAGGTGTTGTACCATTACCACCTTGTCCTTGAGAAGGTGTAGGGGTAGTACCGCCTGTGGTAGGAACAGTAGGTGTTACTGCTGGACCAGGTGTAGGACTAGGAGTTGTACCTGTGCTACCTGTACCAGAAGAACCACCAGGCGTTACTGGTGTGGTTGTAGAACCAGTACCACTACTTGGAGTAGGAGGTGCTACAGGTGTTGTACCACCGGTTCCATGACCAGGAGTTGGGCTCACAGGTGGAGTCACAGGTCCAGGTGTTGGTTGTGGTGTTACTGGTAAGATTGTACCAGTGTTAGTTTCATCAGCATGAACGCCTAGATATGTCAAGTCAGGTACATTTGGTGTAGGATATGGATATGCATCTTCAATACTACGTGTTGCACTGCGTACAGCTCTAGGGTCATATAAAGGATCATCCAATCTGTATTTAACTACAGGAACGTTGTCTGCTGTTGTATCTTCAACTGGAGCACTAGGTACTGTTTGAGGACCAGCCATAGGAACGTCTTTTGGATCATTTTCTTTATCATAAGTATGAACGCCGATACCACGTGCACGTTGTTCTTCACGCATACGGTCAAGAGCAGCTTGTGCTTGTCGTTCTTGTTCATCTTTGATTTTGTAAATCTCTTCAAGCTCACCTTTACGTACTGCACCAAAGGAGTACATATCAGTTGTAGGACATTGTTCATTTAAGAAGATATCAATAATCTTATCTTCAAATCCAAATTCCTTCATTAAAGCTCGAGCATTTTGTAGATCCATATTTACGTGCATATATTGAATCATCTCATACGGCATTACCGTAATTTGTAATGGTTCACGATATCCATCAGTATATGGGTCAGAGTTTTGATGTGCTACAATAAGCATCTCATTAGCATCATCCCAAATAGTTGGAACGAAGCCTAGGTTGTATTTGTGATTGTTATCACCGTAAACTAATAAACCACTCACAGGGGTTGCTTTATTAGCATTGACGGCTTTACGTTTATCACGTACTAGTTTAACTGCAGTTTTTTCCATAACTAGTATAATTCCTTTCTCTTAAGAGTCTTGATAAATTGATCGACCATGTCCTGAATCCAATCCGGCAGAATCAGGACAGTTACGCCCATATTGTCCTCAGTTGAGACAATTATATACCTGTTATAGATAGCACTTTTACAGCCTGGGTTATACCTAATAACCCGTTTTAAGTGGTGGTATAATAGAGAATTTCCTTTCGTATCCTCCATTGTAACACCACGTTCAAATGCTCGTTTAAGAAACGCTAATTGTTTCTTTTTTGATTTGATATTCACTCTCTCTTTCATTCTCTTAGAGAAATGATGTGAGAGAGTGTAATCATCATTATTAAACTCGCATCTTTTCGTAAGGGTCTCTTGCATGTAGACCCAACCGCTCTTGATAGATTCGTTCTTGAACCTGATTCAAGATTTCTGGTTGGAATACTCCTTGCTTCAGATAGTTATTGAATGGTATTAATGCTTCATACACCAATTGGTTAATCCGTGCTAAAGCTTTATAGTAATTCAAGAAACCATCGTCATAGTAGTTGAACTCCTCACCCGTTTCCATACATTTATGCTTATAAGTCTCAGCATATTGTACAGTTCTCCCGTAGAAGTATGCTTGTAAATGAGCGGCTTGTTGTAATGAATCCATGAATCGTTCATTAGTAAATACTTCTACATACATACCACAATCGATATTAGCATGAGCAAAGTCATTAATGATTTGCTTAGCCAATCTTGTGTATTCTTTAATGGCTTTATCACCATAGCATAGTAAGAAGTTTTTGTTTTGCTTATTATTATTGATCTCACGATCAATACAGTTCTTACGCTTCTTACCACCTTTTTTACCTTTAGCCATTCTAGCATCAAATGGTTTAGTACCAGTTAATGTTTGATTGGTTAAACCAGTTTCTTCTTTAAACTTATCCTCATAGCCTCTGCGGAAATAGATTTCTGCTTCGCTAGTTGGTTCAGTAGTGAAACTAGGCACCATAATTGGTTGGTTATTTTGCCGGAACACAGCTAAGTGCTCTTCGGCTCTAGCTTGACCTGCTTTATATGCTTCACTATTAATAGTGATATTATAATTAGGGTCATTATTAATCGTAGGATTATACATTAGATTTCTTCCCCTTCATGTAAAGATGTAACTGCTTGAAGTAGTCTAGATCCTGGTTGAGAGAGATGAACTGCGTTCTCGTAATTTTTACGTTCAGTCTCGCTCATATTTTGAATCTCATGTAGACTATCCAAGTAATCACCCAATCTAAATCCATCATTGTAAATATAGTTTCCATCTTCGTCACCCAAGTCTTCTAGGTATAAGATGAAATCTTTTAACGATCTAAACCCATTAACTGGGTCTTCAGGTTTAATAGACCAGTTAGAGATAAGAGATTCTTCAAAGTCGATGATATCCACGTTTGCAATTATATACTCACGTACTACATCTTGACCTGTAATGAACTCGAATGTTTTCTCTTGGTCATAACCCTCAATAAAATAGATAAATAGAGTATACTTCCTATCCTGAGGATCAATATACTCTTTCTCTTTTGGTTCGTCCTCAATCTTAACGAACATAGATCGGATCGGCTTATTGCTGACCCCTTTAATATTATTATTATATGGCATAGTATACGCCTCCTTTCATACTTATAATATATAATTCTAGTAGAACTTAGGTTTGCGTTTTACGTATATCATATAATCAGAGAATCTAGTTATACCAGTATAGATTAGGTTAGGCATAATATCCTTACGTAACCACTCTTCAATGAATATACCAGAATAGTATTGAGACCCTTGAGAGAGATGTGTAGTAATGGCATATGCTAACTCTATCTTATTCCCTGGAGAGTAAGGACTATTACGTAGTCTATTCTTATCATCATAGTCTGCATTGAAATAATCATAGTCACACTTGACATCTCTGAATAGTAGTCTGCCCTGACGTAAGTCTATTTTAAAGATATTACGTTCACTACCACGAGATGATACATCTGGGAAGTTCTCTACTGTACCACGTAGACCATTAACTAAGTTAATACCATCACATTCTATACTCCAGTTATTCTTTCGACAGATAACTGGTTCACCATGTACAGGTAATTTAGAACGGATACCACGTAAATCCCTTAGATAATCATTAATAGTTTCTCTAGTAGCGTTCTTACAAGTTAATATTATAGGGGATTGCATTAAGAAATCATCAGTAAGCATATCCTCATCAATAACTACAGCATTATTATAAGTCCCATAATGTATAGGAAGCCCTTTAATAGCTCTATCAGCTAGATAGATAATACCAGAGTTCTCTCCTTGACGCATAATATCTGTTAAAAAATGAACCTTGCCGTCTACTAGATAACCTGGGTCATCAGCTACAGGTGGTAACTGATTCAAATCACCACAGGCTATAATCTTAATACCAAAAGATTCAATGTCTTTAATCATAGACTTAGGTGTCATAGATGCTTCATCTATTAAGATAAGCTTAACACCCTCTAGGAATTCTCTTTTAACAAACTTAGTTGTAACTTTAGGTTTGTTAAAATATGGATCCATAATAGGTCTACCTAACCCATCATATTGGATTTGCTCTACAGGCTCATAGATAGAAGCATGTATAGTCTTAGCTGTGAATAATCCACGATTACGCATAACTATAGCAGCTGTACCAGTAAAGCTCATAGGGAGCAATTCATCTATAGATAGACCTAAACGGTTAATGATTTCAAATAGTACCACAGTTTTACCTGTACCAGCAGCACCAGTATATTGGAATACTAATTCAGAGCTATTATTAAACCATTCGACAGCAGCGTCAACGACTGCCTGCTGTCCTGGGTTTAATTGGAATTTCATTATCTCACCCTCTTGAATACGACGAAGGTTTCATAATGTCTATCATCGGTATATACTGTAAGTAATTGGTATCCACGAGCTGTCATATTATCAATACCGTATGATGCATACTTAGTAGTATAGAGCATAGACTTAGTATCACCAACAGCTGGTGTATATTCTTTAAGAGATTGATTATTTTGCTCAAGAGCTACATTGAACTTTTGATCAGATGTCTCTTGTTTAACAAAATCAGTATAGTAATATACATAGGAACTAATAGCTATCAGAACGATAGCTATTAGACACCCGATAAATGTCTTCTTACCCATATTATTAATCCTTTCTTGCTTAGTTTACTCTAGTGTAAACTACTACAGTTCTTCCATTAAAATCACTATGACGTACAGTAACACCTTTAGCTTTATAGCCACGCTCTTTCATATCAGCAATACCGTGGTTTACTTCTTCATCATATCTATAACTTACAATCACTGTATCATTAATTGCAGGGGTCAAACCCTCTAATGCTGTATTATTACGTTTAACTGCAGAGTTATGTGTAGAATCAAAAATACAACCAGTAGTTGAAACTAGTGAAATCATAATCAATATTAAAAGTGCGTATTTTCTCATTGTTTTATCTCACCCTTTTATAGATAACAAGAGCTTGGTCTTTAAGATTATCGTAAACTATAGACTCTACCACATACCCGTTAGCTATCATTTCATTAATAGCATCACCTGTTGGTGCATCATAAGTAACTGCAACTTGTCCACCAACAGCTGGCATATGCTCTTCCAAAATAGGACGTACTTGTGTAGGCTTATCACCTGGATGCACACGAAATATACCGAATACTGCACTAGCTATAGATAGTGCTGTCATAATCAATAGACCACCAACTACGACATACATAAGATATGTGTTTACTTTTTGCTGTTTTTCTAAAGTATCTTTCATTTGTTGCCTCTCTTAGCTCTACTTCTCTCTTTAATAGCTTCCATTTCAGCTTGAGTAAAGTCTATTTCTTTCAAATTAGAAGTATCATAGCCACATAAATAATTTATGCAGTCCATATACTTAAGACTATCATTATAATAGATTCCGGATGAATACGTTATACCATTATCCATTACAATTTGAACCTGTCCTTTGATATCACGTTTCTTAGGGTTAACTTTAGCATAAGTGACCACTGTTGGATATTCTTGGACTAAATCTAGATACATGTCAAACAATGTCTTCATAATAGCGACATTATTCAACGGATCATAGATAACTGGATTTTGTAGAACCAATGCTTGAGCGTCTTGCTCGAAACACAATGGTCTACCTTTAATAAATACAGGAATTAACTGTCCAGCATCAGTTTCAAACATAATTTGAAGAGACTTTGCAGGGTTATATACTAAACCACAGGTATAGAATACATCCTTTTCAAACTCTTGCCTCGTATACGTTGGAAAAGATGGAACACTAACAAACATGCTTCCCATAAGAGTACCTTTCTACCTCTGAAACACTATTGTAATCAGGAGGATTTACGATATGAATGAATATAACACAAACACCGACTTCCAACACACCGAAATCGGCATCTTAACATCGCCTTGTGATAAATATAAGCCAGGATTTCAAACCTTTTATTTACCTTCATTGAATCCTATGAATCTTAAGTCTAACACAAAGCAATCTATAAACGTACAACCAACAAATCTTATCAATAAAGAACCTATTAAGGGTGGTAAGATTCAGGTTGGGTCTAATATTTTAGTGGAAATGCCTAAAGAAGTTGCTAGACAATATCCATATAAGTTTATCCCTCCAGGGACTAGATTTATAATCGGTTTTCCTAGTGGTGATATCACCAAACCAATTGTTATAGGGAGGGATTACGATGCTTACAGAGATAAGTAGTATTCAAGAATTTATTACCATGAAGCCTGCAAATAATTCAGACTTTCATGCCTACTCATACTATATGAAGTCATCTTCTCAGGGATCATTAGAAATCCCTTTTAGAAATTTGATTACTACAGATTATCTTGATGATTTCAAGAAAGAAGCATACAAGATAACTTTAACTGCAGAAGAGTTTCGTAAATACAAGTATAAACCAAAGCTTTTAGCCCATGATATATATGGTAATAGTGAATTCCATTATATCATCTTAGCTATCAATGGTTTATACAGTATTAAAGACTTTACTAAGAAGACTATATACTTAATTCCGAAGAAAGAGCTACTCAGATTACTTGAATATGTCTATGCTTCTAATAAACAGTATATAGATTCTTACAATTATTCACATGGGATAGAATAGGATATTACCACGGAAGAGTACACTGTACTCTTCTGTGTTTTATTCTGTCACATAAACTGGTTCTTCTATAAACATAGGGATTGGTTCTGTGCTTCTAAACATCGGTTTGATTTTGTCTTTCATACCGTGTTGCTCAGCAAAGTACCCTACAGATAATAGACTTTGATTTGGTAACGCCACAAACATAGATGGTGCACTATATACACCTTGACGTGGAGCCCATTTCTTAATAAGATTCAAATATTCTTTAGCTTGAGCCTTATCTAAAGCTTCATTAGCTCTACCCTTACGTACATACACCATCTCATCAAATTCTTCTGGTGGGATATATGGACAAAGCATAGTTTCTACAGCATTTACAGGAATCTCTAAGTTATACTCAATCATATCTAATGAACGATCAGTATACTCAGATTTCTTGAATCCATTAATCTTATCTTGATTGAACTTGTCAACTGTCATTTCTAGTTTAGCTATAGCAAATGGGTTAACCCCTCTGGAGATAGCTTTAGTTCCACTAGGTAATGTACCAGAATATTCTGGTGTCATCTTTTTCTTTTGACGTTCTAATCTAGTTTGCTCTTTATCTAACTCTTTAGGTTCCTCGATAGGTTCTTCTTTAACAGGAATCTTAGGGTCAGTAGAGCGTAATTCACTCTCTGTATTTTTAACCTCTTCAGGTTTAGTAGTTCTTACAGATTCAGCATTTTGTGCTGCTAGTGATAAATCAGTCATAGTTAATCTATGAACTGTATTAGTACACCCCTCATCACAAAGCAACTCAACTGGTTTCTCTGGATTAAATGGGTGATAGAATCTCTTAGGTGCATTAGTACCATAACGACTCTTAATAAGAGAGAAACCCATATATGGATTATCGGCAGCATCTCTCTCAGGAATAATGATAATACCACTATCGATATTCTCTAGAATTTTGATAGACTCACCGATATTATTACGGCCTACACATTCTACCAAGTTATTACGACTAATCTTACGTCCCTCGTCAATAGCTTTTGCAGCTTCACGGTTCAACTGAGATGCTGTAATTACTGGAATATCTTTGTCTATAGCAAACTGTTTAAATTCATCTACTACAGAGCCTAGTGCCATGTATGGGTCTTTACCTAATACTTCGAAGTCACGGCATTTGATACGTTTGATGTAGTCTTGTACCATACAGATGACTTCTTTATTACTATCCGCTAGCTCATCATACAACGCATATACATAATCTGTATCTACAGTATTGGCTGGGATATATTTAATAACGATATCGATAGGGTCATCATCAGTTACAGAGAAACCATTTTGTTTAAATTGGTTAGTCAATTCTTCTAATGATAACTTTTTATCGAAGTCTCTAGCAACTAAGATACCATGAGCACGTTCAATGGTTTCTTCAAGAGAGTTTTCCATTGTAAGATAAACGATACATGGTCTTTTATTAGGGTCTTTAGGTTTATATTCCCTATTAAATTTCTTCAATTGCAATGCTAAGTTAAGCATTGTCATTGATTTACCCTCACCTGGTAGACCGAATAATAGATAGATACGTCCATTCTCGAAACCACCAGAGATAATATTATTGAATGCTTGCATACCAGTCTTAAGCTTAGTAGATGGGTTATGCAAACGGTCATATACATTACTCATAGTTCTGATAAATACATCAGAATCTGTCAATGAGAATGTCTCAGACCCAGTTGCTGTATTAGCAGTTTGACGTAAAGTTGTACCGATATCACGCAATCTAAAACGCATATCTTTTAATACTGCTTCACGTTCTAGTTGGCTACCAGCTGTAGTCAACTCAATGAATTTATCATGGGCTTGTGCCATGTATGTGATAACTGAATAGTTTTCATAGTCAGAATAGATACGTTGCTCTATAACTGCAAAGTCACTACTATTCAATGGGTTATCTATTTGATTCAATGGTAAGTGTTTCTTGATTAGCCCATCGGAGCATACTTCGATGAGAAGATCTTTATCTTTATTACCATTAATTCGTCTTTCTAATAATGCCTTGAGAAACTTAAATACGTGAATATGCTTTTCTTGAGTCTTGATATCATAAACCTTTTCAGGATCCATCTTATTCATAAGCTTTAACAACGTAGCTAAGATTTCTCGATTGTCTTGTCTGTATAGCGTTTGGAATACATACCTAACGTATATAACTAGATTAGGCCATTCAATCATGAATTTATTATTCAATTCATTACCTCTAGCCATTAATCCTACCTCACTTTACTCTTTTAACAAATCGATCAATTGGTCTGTAGTTATAAAAGTATAACCTTTATTATTATTGATGTATCTAGTGAGTATCTCATACTCTGATAGATTCTTATCAGTAATATAGTCATACTCTTTAAATTTTTCTGAGACTTCGTTGGCTTGTTGTCTTATGATATCATTCTTGAAATCACATTTGAATTTAATCGAGCCGTCATTTCTAAACTTGTCTCTAAGTATATTAATATTTGGATGGTCTGCTGTAAGCTCAATACGGATATTATCAATACCCTGAGCTTTAAGATCCATCAAATAGTTGTAAATGGTTACTGGGTCACTAGCTATCATATCATCAATATTGATGGTATCATATCTAAATGACTCAATTTGCATATATTTCACATAATACTGTCTTGTGTAAGTATTATGGACTAAAATTACAAAGCCCTTAGGCTGTTCTTCACCAAAATTCCATCGAATTGGTGAACCACAATAGTACCAGTCTCTTTCATAGCAACCTGGTACATGAACATGACCAGCAATTACTGGTCCATTAGATAAAATAAAGTTATTCATACTAAATATAGGGGATGGTGCATCTAAATCTTCTGCATTTCTCCCATATATAGAACCTTTGATAGTTCCATGTGCACATACAGAATCGTATGTCTCAGTATATAATATATTCTCATAATATTCTTTACCTAAACCAGGTATCTCAGGAATACAGAGAATCTTCTTACCATTTACATATTCAAACCGTATAGTCTCTATAACTCTAACATCTACGGTTTCATCGTTCATATATTGATAAAATAGCTTAGTTTGGTTAGCATCATGGGATGGTGTACCATGTAAGATAAATAAAGTACATCCTTTATTACGACATATAGACACTAGTTCATCTACAAATTTCAATGCATAAAAGATAGCATCAGAGTTACCCATAAATTTATGATGAAACAAATCACCATTTATAGATACTAAATCTAAATCGTCTATCATAGCTACTGCTTTAGTGAATTGCTCACTAAGAATCTTATAAGTTATCTCTGGCTGAATTACTCCGAAATGTATATCGGATATATGTGCTTCTATAAATAAATTACTGTCTTTCATCGGTTCACCACCTCATACTAAGCTTAATTTTATCTTGTACTAGTACGTTGTGTATGTAATATTTTTCTACGTGAAAGACTCTTCATAAATGCCTATTTAGACAAAAAATAATCGGAATAGAGCCAGTGGCCCTATTCCGTTTTTGCGTTGTAATAGTACTCTAAGATAGTACAGAAACCATCCATAAGTGGTCGGATAATATTAATAAACATTTGCTCATCTTCCAAGCACTCTATACTAGCATTACCATCAGAGAATGATACATTAGTCTGCTCTTTCTCTTCATCATAGTTGTAGATTCTAATATTGATATCTTCAAGATATGATAAAGTGATAGTAATCTTAATATGCTGCTTAGGGAAGTAAGAAATGATTACGTCATCATCTTTAAGCTGTGCATCTAATCTATACTCAGATAAACCCATATCAGAACGATCGAGTTTATCACCTGGTGTATAGAAGAAGATTAGCTTAGCTACACGAATAAATGTAGCCATGTCTTTAAGTTCTTTATAAGATGGTGAATGCTTTCTTAGCTTACTTAAGTATCTTGTAAACTTAATATATGGGATAATCCCATACTTCTTATGAAGTATGAGATTTCCATATTCATTATCACCAGATATGGCTTTTAAGTTTTCTGACACTTTTACATTAGAATATCTTTTCTTTGCCATGAGATATCCTTTCTTTTAAAAGCATACTACAGTTCCACATTATGGATTTTCATGATATCTAAAAGATGAGCATTGTTTCCATTCTCATCTTTCTCATCCATACCTGGAACTTTATGTGTATAATCAGAGACATAGTCAAACATGATCTCCAATACTTTGATACAAAGATCTTTACTATCGTTGGTCATATTTATTCATCTCCTTAACTATAGTTTCTATAATATACTGACCAGCTATACCTAGTTCAATAACCTCATCGAAAGCTTGTTTCATCTCAGTTGGATTATTGAATAAGAATCTCTCATGTAACGCTGAGTCAGATACTAAGATACCTAAAGCTGTATATAATGGTAATTGTTCCATATTAGTAGCTGGTTCAATACCCATTACATCTAGCTTAACCCTAAAGAAGCCTCGAGCTATAATTAAGAACTTGATGAATCTTAGATAGTCATCAAGTTCCATATTTATAGTCTCTAGATATCGCACAATATATTCAATGATATCTTGGTCGTCTCTATACACATAAGGATTACGCAAGATATAATCAACTTCATATGCTACGATAGTTTTTACATCAATAGGAATATGAATTCCATTGATGGCAGATAAGACATCTTTATAGCATACAGAATTTCTGAATGCCTGATAGGTATCATTATTCTTAAAATTCAATCTATCAATATAAGCCATACAAATCTTTGGAGATTGAAATATAAGCTCTTCTGGTACATTCTCATTGATGAATCTTTCAAAAGAGTTTGCAATCTCGTTAGCAGACTTATTAGTAACAGATGTAATTTGGTTTGCTGCTTTAATAAGCAGTTTATTGTAATCCGTCATCGGTCACCTCGATATATTGGTTAGCATAATAGATTAACAATGCACAAGTAATAGCAGAGTAGAATAGTTGCTTATACACATCATTAAACAACTCTACTGGATACTTGTTATTGAATATCATTGTTTGAGCTTGTCCTTGCTTATCTGTGAAATTGATAGTCATTCTATCTAAGATAGTATCTGCATAGATGCGTACTTTAAATTTATCATTCATATCAAAATCTAAGAAGCGATCGGACAAATGTTGGTTTCTAATCATATAGAAAACAAGCTCACTAGGATCAGTGATTGATACTAAATGGTACAAATCAGCAAATCCCTTAGTACTACCACTGATGCTGTAGAAAAACTCCGTATTATCGTCATATACGGGTTCTCCATTAACTATAGCTTTAGGTTCTCCTTTAGTAATCAATACATCTAAATCTGATGTGGTCTTATAAAGACTTTTGATTAGTTCTTCGGAGTCTGTTAGAAATCTTTCTATATCCATGATTAAAAGCCTTTCGCATAAATCTTACCCATAGCAATGAATAAGATCTCTAAGTCTTTTTGAGTATAGCGTTCACGTTCAGCACTATACCAAGATACTACATAGTCAACACTTTCACATGAAGTACGTACGTATAAGTACCCATCATCTTCTTGTGCTGTAGCGTTAAAGACACCATAAGGTGTTTCGAATGAATATGCGTTAGCTTCATACAATTGTGTAAATTTCATCTTGTTTAAGATGTCTAATGCCAACTGTTTAATATCCTCTGTTACAGGATATAGAAGTTCTCGTTCTTCCATACTTACCTCCTTTAATAAATACAAGATTACCAGTAAGTTAGTTTAGTTTATCTTTATCGGCTGGGTTTGGAATCTCTGGCATAATATCATCATTCATAGCAGCCTCTCGTAAAGCTATTAATACTTGTGCGTAATCAGATGCTCTATCTTTTCTAGCAATCTCTTCTACTAAGAATTGTCCTAATAGAATTTTTGCACTAACGTCATTACATGAAGTAATAAGTTTATCAAGACTTTTTAACCCATTTTTGCTATCATAAGCTCTATAATTTGATTCATCACTACTATCCATATATAAGAATATAGATAGTAGTGATGATATGATTGCATAATAAAATTTATGCTCAAACTTAGGATTTAATACATCCAGCTCATTATTTTCTTTCTTACCCAATAATACTAAACGTTCATTACGACTATCAAACATAACCACAATACGTTTATGGTTAAACTGAATGCCGATTAATAAGATATCAGCACCAATAGCATCTTCTAAAGTACAACCAGTGGATTCTTTACGCTCAATATATTCTTCTAAGTCTTCTTTGAATAGATATTTCTCAATATTATATTCATCTACACTATGAAAATCTAAAGAGAAATCTATTTCTTCTGTGGTTTTAGTGCTTACAGCTATAGCACCAAAGTTACCATCATTCTCCTCGAAATGATATTTTATATGTCTAAAAGAATCCATAGTTAATTCTTTCAAGTCTTTAATGATATATGCTGTAGTTAATAAACCATGGATACCTGCACATAGAGTGGTCGCTATATGATAAAACCCATATCGTGTTGAGCTCATATTCTCAAATACATCGTCGACTGTAAATAATTCCACATCTAGATCAGCATTTCTAAATAATTCTTCTCTTGTAAGACGCTTCTTATTTTTCATTTTTATTACCTCGTAAATTCTAAAATGTAACAGGTTCGCCTGTTAATCCTTTATCTATCATAATATCTACCGTATCTCTAAGTGCATGATTTACAGCACCAAGAATGAATTTCTCACGTTCGCCTAATTTGCGTTTGATCTTTAAAGTATCTTCAAACTCTTTTAGGTCTGATGTGAAATATTCTACATCACGGAACTGTACATCTGAAACTGTACGTACTGTATAAGAGATATCACCAACAGTCATATTCTTAGAGAAGTACGTTAATGGTCCAAATGTTACACTTACATTTTGCTCTATGTCTGGAGCAGTATAAGTTACAGCAGCTATTTCCATAGCTGAACCAGATCTGACTCTAGTTATAGTACAGATCTCATATATAGTATCTCGTCTAGGAAGACGTCTAACTATACCAGAGTACTTTAGTGGCTTAATATACGTATATTCCAAATACAATATTAAAGCCGCTGATACAAATGGTTTATCATATAGAAAGTCTATACAGTTATATATTTCTGCTATTAGACTATCTATAGTTTTAGCAGCCTTACGCTTAACAAAGATCTTTTTATACCATGGAGTGTTTATAAATTCGGTCTTTGTTAATTCTAATGACGTAAGAGCTACAAGGAGTTTGTTATAATGCTCGTAGTTATCTTCCATTTAAATCACCATACTTTATCTGGGTCTACCAATTTATTGCATAAATCCATAATGATGCTACGGATTCCATTATTAGTGAAATCATCATCATCGTCATGAGCATAGCTAATTTCTGTAGAACCTAGAGACTCATTTCTTATGGTCTCGATTGGTTCATGTTCTACGTCTGTATTAATAGGCGTATCAATACCTTCACGTGCAATAATATATCTAATACTATCAGCATTCTTAGTATTGTATTCGACTTTAGTTGTAGTAATGGAGCCAAATACCTTTCTACCAACATATCTTCTAGTAATGGATAGTTTAGTATCATTAAGCTTAATAGCTAAATTCATATTATTGTATAACTTAGTCACATTACCAGTTACCTTACACACTTCAGCAACGTTATCTAACACATCCATCATCAAAGCGTCTCTACAGAACCTCTTAATGAGTGTATCAGTACTACGTAGTCTCCACCAAATAAGTGGAGTTTTTAAGATATTATTATTCTCTTCGAACAAATCTTCCAAGTCTACACGCTTGATTAATAAGTCTAAGAGATATGTGTTATTGTTTGCCATTATCTGTATACTCCCTTCAATTCGTCTACATTAAAAGCAACCTGTGTTAGTTTAAAGAATGTATCTTGAAGAAGATTGTAAAGATATACATTATCACCATCAATAGAATCTAACGTATAAGAACCGTACTTAGATGGGTCATCTCTATTTAACTGAATAATCATAAATCCATATACTGGTTCACCACCAGCTTTAGACCATAGATATTCATAAGCAGCTAACTGCATAAAGTACTTATATCCTATATGACTAGATGTCTTGAAGTCTACTAAGTATAGCTTTCCATCTATTCTCATGATACAGTCAATAGTCCCTTTGAAGTATTTTCCTTCAAAGGATTCTTCTAACCCTATGATTTCAATATTTCTACCTAGCTTAGTTACTTGCTCATCATACCAAGATATGAATGCATAGAAACCTGCTTGTTTATAATCATTAGGGTTAATTGTGTTTAAGTCTCTATCTCCGGATAAAAATCGTTCTATTTCGGAGTGGACATTGGTGCCAATGGTGGCGTATCTTGATAACTCTTTCTTATAGCTTATGCCTTTAAAGCCTAAGCCATTAGCCCAGTACATCAGAGATTCTTCACCAATATAGCTAAGTATTTCTGTTACTCTTTTAGCCTCACTTTCTTTTGAATAATTAGATACACGGGATACGTGGTCTAAAGATAAATCTACTAGCATTATAAACACCTCCGCTTCTATAATATATAGTTGACAGCACAGTTAAATTAAACTTTTACAACTATAACTTATTAGTAAATGCTACGACTAATGTAACTGTTTAGTTCAATGCGTTTATTTCTCCTATAATAAATATATACTACCAATGCTTATATGCCTTTATGTCACACTGTGGCATAGGGGCATATAGACCCTGGCTCGATATAAATAGCCTAGGGAAACATATTAGTAAAATCTCTTAATTTTTCAACGGAGGAGCTACTATTCATGGCACAAGAAATTAAAACATTGAATACTACTTTCCTTTTCCAACAACACAAACAAGAATTCGAAAAAGAAATGGTCGAATTCATCAATGCTGGTAAAGTGATTGATATATCTTCTAAAGAGTTTGAAGATATTGCTTATGAAGTTCGTAAGCAACAAAAGTTATCTAGTAATCTAGTTGAGTTCTTAAACTTCAAAGGACTTAAATTGGTTATTGGTAAGAAACCTATGCCTAGAATGATGAAAGTATTCATGGCTAGAGATCTTAAAGGTGATCGCAATAAGTTTGCGATTTATATTGATGTGTATGGCCTTATTGAATTGGATGACAATGGTAAATATGTTTGCCATAATATTAGCGTATTGATCGCTAATCTTATCTATGCTGCAACTATCCATGCTTATCATTTAGATAAAATCAATAGTACTAGCACTATTGAAGATGCTGCACATGCATTCGCTAACTTATTCACTAATGTGGTAAACTACCTATTCAAGATCAATAACGTAAATGGTCTACGTAACCGTTGCTTATTCTTATCTTCTTTATACTTCCTTAATACAGTATACAAGAAAGGCAAGTTCAGCAATAACGTAAATTTAGCTAAGAAGATTGCCAATATCACTGAGCGTGAGAAAGAACTTCTTGTAGCTTATCTTGACGTAGAGTCTTTAGCTAATATTGATTATTTCATGCATACATGTAATGATATTCTTAAGCTTAAAGAATTAGAATTACAACCATTCTTGGCTACATGGATCAAACTCTATACACCAGGAACTATGTTTGCATTAGAATACTTCCCAGCATTCAGTGCTATGCTTACTGATGCATACGTTGGTTGTTTCTTGAATAACCAATCTACTATTGAAAAAGTAGCTGGTAATGCAATGGTAGCATACTGTAATGACATTTTGAAAAAAGTAATCTAGTCGGAGGATAATACATGCGACATAATCACAATGAGATTAATATTGTAGAGCATGTAGATTTGCTCAGGAATTATACTGTAAAGAATATTGAATCTATTCAAGCAGGTATGATTCCTGAGCTATTAGATATCTCTTGGTCTGTATCCCAATACTATTTAGAGAACGGTCAACGTAAGTATGTATTCGGTAAAGAGAAATACGTACTTAAAGTTAACGGTTTACGATTTACTATTGACAGCCCATCTAAAAAGAAACTAGTATACGCTAAGAACTTGAAAGACGCTATCGATGAAGGGTTAGTTAATCCTTCATTAGTTTTCGTCAATGGTTTATTCGTTAAGTGGTCTGACATCACACTAGTTAGAGATCAACGATATACATATCTCTATATTAATAATAAAGTGGGTATTGACCCTGTACATATTGACGATGTACAGATCATCAATATTCCATTCAACGTAAGCTACTCTGAGAAACGTAATATCCCTTATGGTAATACAGTTATTTTCAGATTCGGTGATAATGGTCTTACTCTAGACTATGGTGCTATTGTAGTATCTGTAAATACCGAACGTATCAATCTTATATCTAAGCAATGGTCTAACCTAGCTGGTGCATCTATTGATAACTTAGATATCTTGGTAAATAAACGTCATAAGTCTACCGAACGTAACTTCATCTGTTTTACTGATAATAAATTAGACACTAAGATTAAGCCTGAAGTTAAGAATCTTAACTTGGTATCTGTTAATAGTGGTGCACCTATAGATAGAGACTTGGTTCTTAAATACTTCTATAGAGCAGTGGTAAATGATAACCAATCTAATATCGTTAGACCACCTAATGATGATATCATGAAATCTGCATTAGTAGACAATACCATCAAAGGATTAGACTTACATACAATGCAAAAAGATTTCGATTATGAATATCGTAATGATACTGAGTATAATGATAACTTCTTGCATGGTATCAGATATATCTCTCGGTATAATGGAGCATTCTTTGATGAGCTATATGAAAAGCTCTCTAATATCTATAGTGATACTTATAACGGTGAGCAATTCAAATCCTATATTGGTAATGACTTAATCTTTAGAATGCCACGTGGCCTACATGATCGTACTGAAACATTCGTTATGATTCATCGTAATGGTGAGTTATGGGATTTATATAACCGAATTAAATATATCGGTAGCGAATTCCAATTACAATTAACTCAAGAAGAATACGATGATATTCAAGAGTATGATACTTTTGAGATTGTAAGATTCTCTAGAGTTAATAATAACTTCCTTAAAGTCCAAGTATATAATACTGATAATATTGAGAATACTACTATTCCTTATGAAGATTTACTTGTATTCTCTAACTATACGGACAACCATATTTACTACGACTGTCTTGAATTCACTAAAGACTCTATATATGATGCACCGTTTACTATAGATAAAGAGGCTAAGACTATTAGCTTTACTGATGCTAATTGGTATGGTAAAGATATCTATATGGCATCTAAACGTCAGTTTAGATATGCATACTATCCACCAGTAAACTATAAACGTTGTACGTTCTATTTAACTAAAGACTTTGTTGCTTGTAATGATCCAGAAAGATACTTAGTATTCCATAATGGTCGTATGCTAACTAAAGACATGTATCGCTTCTTGTTCGAAGAACCAGACAACTCTGTAGTTAGACCAGTAATCCACACACGTATTATGGCAGAACCTGGTGATAGAGTAGAAGTCTTCTATGTTCCAGATGCTTTGTCTTATGTGGATATTGGTACAAACAATACAGCACAAGTTACTCATGTTAAAGCAACTATTGATAACCAACCTATCTTTAGTATCCCATTCCCTACAAAGAGCTTCTTGAATGATAAGAATAGTTTCTTTGTAATGCGTGGTAGTGTAATCTTAGAGCAATCTAGATATGATGTAATTGGTGATAAGATTATTATGAAAGACCCTAAAGACTACTTACAATTGGGTCGTGAATTGACGTTCGTATTCATCTTCAATAAATCATTAGATACAGATACATTTGGTGGTGTTAAAGAAGAAGATATCTTAACTGTAGATGCTAGATTCACTTATGCTGAATCTGTAGACGATATCTACTATGATATCCCTTATCCATATGAGGGTTATAATGGTTTCTTCTTCGTATCCTATAGAGGTTTGTATGTAAACCCATCTCGATATACTATCGAAGATGGTGGACGTACTATTAGATTCCGTAATAATGACTTACATCTAGACCCTAATACTGCTATGGTATTCGTATTCGTATACCCTACAAATAAATATACTTTAGATGCTAGTGCTGTACGTGTAACTGCTAATATTGATAATCAAACTAAGTTTACTGTACCAGTACCTTACGCTGATTACTTTAAAGATGGTAATGAATTCTTCGTTATCCGTAATGGTATCTTCTTAGATACTGATGACTATATCGTCGATACAGATAATAATACTATGACATTAACTTCACCATATGGCTTAGACATTGGTCAAGAATTAGTATTCAATTTCATGGTTGGTAATAAAGTCAGTGTAAAGAACCATACTATTACTATTAGAGCGACTAAAGAAGATCAACAAGTCTTCAAGTTACCTGAAGTATTCCATGACTATAATAAACGAGACAATAAGTTCTTCTTAGTTATTGGTGATACTCTTGTAGATAAACGTCGTTATGTAATTGATGGCGATGATTTACGATTCTTAAGTGATGACGATAAGATTCCTTATGGTCGTGAGATTGACTTTATCTTTGTATACTGTCAGCCAATTGATGATGTAACTGGTACTATTGGTGATATGGTAGATACTTCCAAATATGGTATCTTCACTAGTAAGTCTACTATCATTAATACTACAGGGCAAAGAGAAATCAAAATACCATTCGAAGAGACTTTGTTGTATGATCATAATTTCTTCGTTACTATTGGTAGTACATTTATCGATGCATCTAACTATGTAATCAATAATGCTACTGGTACTATTAAGATCATTAATGACAATATCAAAACTATTGCTGGTAGAGAAGTCTTATTTACATTGATAGATTCCAAGTACGCTGTAGTCGAAAAAGATATCAGCATTACTAAGTCTACAATGGAAAATCAAATGGACTTCGATATTGTCTTACCATTTGATAACTACTTCGAGCAAGGAAACAGATGTCTTGTATTCATTGATAATGTATACCTAGATGAAACTAGATATACTATTGATGAGAAGAAACGTAGATTATCCTTAGTCAATTTTGATGATGCTCTAACTAAGGGTAAAAATGTAGTCTTCATGTACTTATTCGTAGCCAATAATGCTAATAAGTCTTATACATCTGAAGAAGTTCAGCATCCTAAACTTACTGAATATGGTTATATCTATTTAGACAAGAAGAATATTAGACATAATATGAATTCTAAATTATTCTTCTTGTATGTAAATGGTAAGAAAGTATCAGCCGATACTATTGTAACTCCAGCTAATAATATTATCAGACTCACTGAAGATCCTCAAACAAGATTCAATGCAGTTATTATGGATTATACGCCAAGAATAGCTGACTTAGAACCTTATAAGAATATCAGATCTGATTATGATACTATCATTAACTCAGTAGACCTTGAAGATGTCGATAAGATGTGGGATATCTATACTAAAGTTTCTGATATCGAAGGACATAAAGTTCCTAATATTAGTCAAGAAGCTATCGTTAACCATATCATTCGTGAACACTACATTGCTAGTGGCGTAAATAAAGGGCTACCATTCATCTATACTTATGATACAGCTACATTGAAGAATAAGCAAATCAATGAAGTTAAAGAAATAACTCATAGATTCGTTGCACCTGGTAGCTATAGCTTTACAGTACCTGATGGTATTACTAAACTAAGCATCCAATCTATTTCTGGATCTAGTAAAGTTAATACTTTCAATAATAGAACTACTAACCCATTATCTAATGCTAAAGTCAGTGAAGCATCTTACTTGATTCCTTTAAGTAAAGCTGATGAATTCAATAAGCTTATCAAATGTATCTTCTCTATTAGTCAGCCTAGGTCTAATGGAGGGATTCCTCAGAAAGGATGGGCTGTTGGTCTTAATCCTGCAGAGGGTGCTTATGGTTTATCACCAGATACTAGTATTCTAGGTGGTAACTTAGTGATTCAAACTATTAAGACTATACCTAAGATTAGATATAAAGTTACTGCACCTAAAGGTGGTTTCGTATGTATTGGTTTTAATAAGAATGACGGTAATAGGCCTAAATATATTGTAGATTATAAATCATTTGCAAATGCTGGTTGGTTCCCTAAACGTCTTGATCCTAATACTAATACGTATGAAGAAATTCCTGCTGGTGAAGATAAGACTATCTCCTTTGATAATGTATTTACATGGGATGAGGGTGAGTCTATCTTTGAAGTACCAGAAGGTGTAACTAATATGACCGTGGCTTTATGTAGTGGCTTTGAAGCTAGGGTTGCACTAAACGATACAGTTACATACGTATCTAGAATGGCAGCTATTCAAATCGTTGGTTATGGCATTAATAAATTCAGTGTACCTGAATTGCCTGATAGTGCAACTGTTGAACGTATTGATATTTACAGATACTATAACGCTTCCACTGGACGATATGGTACATCTGCTAAGAATACTACAAGTCCTGGGTTAGAATTGACTAATCAATCAGACTTTACTAGATTTGGTAGCAGTACTTATACTGAAGCACCATATAATACTTTTGACCAAGATACATTAGCTAACTATTCTCCAACACAAATGGATAATGATGAATACTCCAGAGCGTTTACTAGACTTGTAGATAATGGCGTAGTTATCTCTGTATCTCGTGGTGTTGATGGTGTATCTGAATATACAGATATGCGTGTAGAGCCTGGTGAAAAATATATGGTAGTTGTCGGTAAAGGTGCTACATCTAATGGCGCTTTAAGTATCACTTATGATAACTTAGTACCAGCTAGAGAGTCTAATTTGTATATTATGGATACATTCAATGCTAGTCGTGAAGTTATGGTTCACCCAGATGTAGACTATGCTACTAATAATGAATTGGTATTAGATGATTTACGTAATAGACAGCTCACTGTAGTATCTGAAGAGGATAAATTAAACTCCTTTAACCATCCTACATTTATTGGTAATAAACCTGAAGCATCTGCTGAAGAATATACTAATATTGAAGAAGTACAAACAGTGTTTACTCACGATAGTTCTGAAGCTAAAGTGTATAAAGAAAATACTTGGTGGGAACTTAAATACTAAAAATACCGAGGTAGGGGCCTTTAAGCTCCTACCTCAATTTTTGGTGTGCTTTAACATTTATATAATTTGACAACTTTTTAAAGGAGGTTACGATATGCCTAATACTACTAGATACAACAGTGGTAGAGCACCCGTTATAGCCTTAGATTATGAATCCAGGTTTATAGCTCACAAGAAAGAGCTTTTGGTTGACTATAAAAAAGGTAAGCTTTATGTAGTATCCGCAGAAGATAAATCAGTTATTATTGATATCACTGCTAATATTATCAATGAGTTTACTAACTCTGGTTCCATGGCTGACAACTTCATTGTTAATATTGAAGGTGTTGGTGAGATCAATCTAACTAAGGCAATCAATAGAATCTATAAGAATAATATTGAATTAAAAGAGAATGATACTGCACATTACTTATCTCCAACTCTAAGATTCGATAATGGTTCTATTGTTGTACAAGATACTGAAGTTGGTATTGCTAACTTTAAAGTTGCTGGTAATAATACATATCCAGTTAAGAATGGTAATGTAGTTAAATGGGTACCACGTATTGATGAAGATGTAGTTAAACGTGTTACTAAATTGGAAACTCTAGCTCCACCTGATGCGGAAGAGTTTAAACGTCTTCGTAAACAGATTGCTGATATCCAACTTACAGCTGATTTGTATTCTACATTACCAGCTTTAAAAACTTTAGCAGATTCTAATAGTAATCGTTTAGATGTATTGGATACTAAGGTTCTTAAGACAGCAGAAATCGATCCTATGAAGACTGATATCTCTGGTCTTAAATCTGATACAGAAACTATGAATAATCGCTTAGCTGTACTTGAAGCTAAAGAAGATACTGAACCTAAGTTTGCTGCTCTAGATCGTCGTGTAACCGCTATCGAAGGACAAGCTTCAGCTATTACTAAGATTACTGATCTTCAAGTTAAAGTACAGACTTTGTTGGGTAAACCAGACTTAGAACCTAAAGTTACTGAGATCAATACTAAAGTTAATACAGTAAGTGCTTCTTTTGATACATTGAAATCCACTACAGAGTCTAAGCTTGCAGCTATCGAAGGTAATACTAACCGTACTACATCTGAAGTTGCGGCTATCTCTGGTCGTTTAAATACTCTCGAAGGTTTAAACATTGCTAAGTTTAAAGCCGACTACGATAATCGTATTTCTGTACTTGAAGCTGTACCTAACTTTACATCCAATATTACCAACTTGGAATCTCAAAACTCTGTATTGACTAATACTGTCAATACTCTTAAAACTCAAGTTAATGGTTTGATGTTGGCAGAAGATTTAGCTCCACGTGTTACTGCATTAGAACGTGCTAAAACTACAGCTAAGAATGTAGCTATGCCTGGTGAGAAAGTACATCTTCCATCTGGTGACCCTGAAGCTAATAAAATCTATCCTTACAATATCCATAGCTTTGATAGTCAAGACTCTAACGTAGAATTCAAGATTCAACGTAGTGGTACTCGTGATACTACATTATGGATTGATTTATTTATTGACTTTACAAACTCTAGTGCAACTACAAGAAAGATTCTTAAGTTCACTAAACCAGACAATAATAATCTATTCGTATATATCCCAGCAACTAATAAGAAGATTCATCTGAAGATGACGTCTTATGATTCTGGTATTAGCTGGTACTATAACTATGAATACGAAATGGGTATTGCTGATCAAGGCACTATTTAACTTCCAGGAGGTATATAAATGGGAGCTTTAAAATATACAGAAAGCCTACGGAATAACCTCCACGAGGTTACCCGTTCTGCTGGTACAACTATTTATTGTACCGATACTCGAGAAGTCTTCTATGATGCTTCTGATGATATGCGTCTAATGACAGACTTTATCGTTATGCTTAATAATGATAATGAACGTACTCAAATCGTAAATAACGGTACAGTTCTTGAGGCAAGAATTTACTGTGTACGTGACGCTCGTACGTTCTATGCTTATACTCAAAATGATGGATGGCAACAGCTCTTATCTGTAGAAGAGGCTAGTAAATATGTAGGTCCTATTACAGATATCACTAAAGCCACTATCATGAAAGATGGTAAACGTATTGCACCATTGACTACAGCTAATAATACTTATCTAGAATCTGGTGAGACTGTTGAAGCTAAGTTAAAACAAATGGGTGTAATTGCTACGTCTTTCCGTACACACTTAGTTACTGAAACTAAGAAACGTTTCCCTATCCCAGTACCATTTGATAACTACTTTGATATGCCTAATGCATTCTTAGTTCATATCGGTACTAACTATATCTACCCTAACCGTTACAGTATTGATGGTAATGATATTGTATTTAATGAACCAGTTGAAATGAATCGTTCTATCAACTATACGTTTATTTATAATACTAAAGCACCTACGGTTGCGGGTATGATTAATAATATTGACGGTTCTCTTATTAACCGTGGTTCTATTCTAACTGATAGAATGGCTAACGTAAGTAACTCTCCATTCTTGAATAGCTCCAGTGCTATTGCAACAAGTGCATCTGTTAAGACATTATTTGACTTATTGGTTGCACTATGTGATGAGAAGAATATCATCTCTCGTGCTATTGCTAAACCTATTGCTGATAGCACTTCTGCATTAGCTCTTGAAGTCCCTGAAGGATATACTTTAGCTGATGGTAATATTATTGCTGTACGTTTCCGTGCTAATATGCCAGCTAATGGTGATATTGTAGTAAACGGTCGTTCTGTGCCTGTATATAAATCAGTAGCAAGTAAACTTGAAGCTGGTGATATTGCTCAGAATGATGAGTTATTCTTACAGTACGATGCAGTACATGGTCGCTTCTATATCACTAATGGTATGCCATATCGTATGGATACTTATAATAAAGTATATACAGCGCCATCTGATAATGTAAGCGTGATCTCTTTTAGTGATGCTTCCTATCTACCTGGTGTAGATTATATGGAAATCTATCTAGAAGGTCTTAAGTTGGTTAAAGACGTTCATTATCGTATTGATGAAAATGCTAAGTCTATTCATCTTATTGACTTCGCTATGGAAGCTGGTCAAGTAATGGAATTCGTATCTAGACGTATTGTACGTACACGTGGGGTGAACTCCTATAACTTGAATGCTGATGATACTAAACCAGATGAGCCGACGGTAAATCCTGAGTTCTCTAGCAGAATCTTTAGTGCTGTACGTGATAGTGCTACAGATGCTAAGAAATTGCGTTTGATCCCACCAGGGGATATGGAATCTCTTAGTGATCTTAAACATGGTGAATCTTTGAATATTAGATTCATTGATGGTGCTATTGGTGATGCATATACTGAGTTCGGCCAAAATATCTATAATATCTGTGATAAGACTGGTGAGCAAATTGTGGATGCTATCGCCGCTGGTGATATTATGCCGTTTATTTTCGATAAGAATAATAAACAGTTTAAACTACGGTTTACTATTAATAGTCACCCACGTATTCATGATGGTAATGCTACAGTTAAACCTGGTGATGAAACTGTCCATGGTGGTAACTATGTCGATGTACCAGATTCCCCATTCATTGAATATTCTGGTTCTGATAATTTAACTTACGAAAATAGTTTATTCTGTAATACACGTGCAGTTACTGTAAATTATAATATTAATAATTTATCCGGAGCTGCTCTAGAACGGATTAAAAACGCACCACAAATGTTATCGTTTAGTATACTTTCTAGTAGAAATGGTATTTTTGTAAGAAACAAATTTACCGATGGTTCTAAATTTAAATTATATAATAGATCGGATAATAATTTTATATTTACTGATAATTTATATGCGAATAAAACAGCAAACCTGCTATATAATAACGCATGTGTTGTAGTGGATTATAGATTAGTAGTTGACAAGAACCTTACGAGAATAACCGCTAAACAGATGCTGCAATTATTTAATAATAAAGAATATATTGAATTGACGTATAAGTCGGTTAATGGATTACAATTCTTTATGTATAATGAAGCATTAAATAATACACAAGACGTTTATATTAATGGTGATGAAGTAGATATCCCTGCAGAGTATTCCGGGAATACTAAATACGTCATGGTACCATTTGTATTTAAGGCTAATAATAATGCCCCATATGTTACTATTAGTACACGAGGAAGTACTGGTCCATCTACTGTTGTATACTACGATAAACTACCTAATTCTATTTTAACAAAAGAAGATTTGATAGTACCGTTTATACCATATGCTAATATACAGTTTAATAATAAGACCGTATATTTAAATTCAGCATATCCTTTAAGTTTACAACATTGTAAACCAATTACAGACGTACAATCAAAAGAATATATCAGTTTATTAGATCTATTTAATTCTGATAATGCTTTTGGTAAATTCTTAAGAAACGTTACAGGGTTCTTTGTTATTGACCAAAGAACTATTTTATTTGCTTACCCAGAAACGTATGGTCAGTTTGCTCGTTATCTGATCCAAGAAAAAATATTAAAATAAGGTGGACCAATATGGCAAGACATACAATAACTTTTAAAGAAGGGAATTGTAAGTTGCGTTTTGATGATTATATTAAAATTACTTTTAATAATGATAGCAGCGGTGGTGATACTGCTGCTATCAATAATCATGACTATCCAATATACGTCGCTTATAAGAACTCTATTTTAAGATTCTTAGACGTTGGTGAAATTACTGCAGGACAAACTGTGGTAGGTCAATTTAAAGGTAATAAAATCATCATCTATGCGACAGATTTCCCATCTAGCTCTGATGGTCCAGTAGACCCATCAGTAAAACAAAGCATGTGGTTATATAGAAATACTTTGATGGACTATCCGTCTATCTATCAGTATATCTATCTTAAACCGTATATGAAACTTGATGCGAATATCGTTAACCCTAATAGTACTTATACTATTTCTTTTACTGCTGATTCATTGAATAATATTGATGACAGTGCTAAGAAGAAAATAGCAGCTATTGTGTTTGACGATGTACGTAGCAATAATATTAGACGTGTAGTTCCTATAGTGGATGCTAACCGTAACTATTTAACTATCAGTGATATTATTGAAAGCATGATTTTCGCTAATGGTACTAATAATATCTCAGTCGAATATACCGAGTACGTTAAGTGTGATAATTTCACCGTAGCTGCATTTGTAGCAGCTAATGCTAGAGCTAAAGATCCAACTAATAATACTAAGCTTACATTTAACTATGCTAAGAACTTAGCTGGAAAAGAAAGCTTAACTTATGGTACGGCTATTACTGCTGACGTTACTGAAACTATTACACATGACTATATGGGGCATGGCAATCCAAACGCTACAGAGAATGATACAGTATATACTTTATCTGGTTTCTGTAATCGTAAGATGCCAACAAGTATTCATATCTTGACTAATAGTTCAACTGATAAGAATAACGCATATAGTGATGTAGCTCATACTAATGGGTCTAAGATTGAAGTGCTTGGGTTATATAAATCTAAAAATGGTATTATCATTAACCCTAAAGATGATTCTGTTACTGATATTAATATTGCACGTGTAGCTAAGACATATAAAGTCGCTAAGTTTGATAATGTAAACTTAGTAAGTGATGAAGACTCTACTATCGGAGTGCACGAAAACTACTGGTTATTACCAGATTTGAATTCTCTTATTAATATTTATAACCACTTGGTCAATGAGACTGAACTCATTGAACCAACTGAGGATAGATTGCATGACACTTCTACTTATAAGTATATCTCTTCTAATAGATATGATATCAATTCTATGGATGGTATCACCATCTATTGTAACGATACTCCAGATGAATCTGTAATCAATATCATTAGAGATATCTCTTCTACAACAACTTCACATCTAAAGATTAATCTTGTAGATGGTGGTCGTAGCAGAACTAATAGTGCATATGCAACCGAATTATTTAAGAATATCAAGATTCTAAAATCTAATCCTGCTACAGACCATATCACTGTACTACCTTATGATAGTACGTGGCCTGAGCATATGCAAGAAAAGAAATTACTCGTTAAGGGTAATACATTAGATATCCTTCGTACTAAGTTATCTGGTAATGTAAACTATGATAAAGTACTGAATGAATCTAATACTACACCTATCGAAGTTATCTTAATTGGTTTAGATGACTTTACTAACTTCGAAGCCAAATATAAAGAGCTTAAGAAAGTCTATACTGTAGATGCTAAGCATAAGATCGAGTTCTTCGATAGTCGTTATAACTTCATTAATGATGATACTACTCCTAATACTAAGACTAGTGATGATGTAATTCCTACTGTAGATAAAACGTATAATGTAGTATTGAATCCTAATACTTATACTAAAGGGATTGGTTGTTTACCTAAGTTTAGTGGGTTAAAAGATGGCGATATTATCACTCTTACATTAAACGACCAATATAATTTTGCTACAAAAGATAGACGTACTATGGAACGCCCTGTTACAGTTGCAAATAATTCATTCAACCCTTCATCTGAAACATTCTCACAGTTCTTCTATCCTGTAGTTGATGTTAACTTTAATTATGTATCTTATGATACATTATTAGGTAAATCTGTAAAACTTAAGTTTAAACAAGTTATGAAGAGTGATACAGTAGATTTTGGTTATCTTATGGTATTAGGTGACTTAAGTAATGTATACTCTCATCGTAATGGCTTCTATAGATATAATACATTGAACTGGGTTACGACAGATAACTATATTATGGCTAAGAGTAATAATACTATTATCCTATCTAGGGATGAGACTAGTTATTCTGATGCATGGCCTCATGTAAATATCAGATATACTGATTCTAACCTTAAAGCTTCACAGGATAATAACTTATATGGTCTTATCCCTAATAATGTATTCAGGGTTATAACTCCTGTAAATAGTCCATTAGTAAATGGTGGTAAGTTATCTGATACTTTATCGTTACCACAGTTCCCATCAGGTAGTCCTTTATGTGTACTTAAACGTGATACAAAGATAACTACTAGTGGCAATATAAAATATTATATTGGCAATGTAGTAGACTATACTGATTTTGCTAAATATACAGTAGAACCATATGCTGTATTTGCACACTCTGGGGCCAGTGATACTTTTGAAGTATACCCTGCAGTAAGAAACCTAATAAATTATTACACTAGAAAGAAACAAGGGACTTCGTATGATAGCGAAACACCAAGTATCGTTACGGTCTCTGTGCTTTAAGAAAGGATAAACTATGGGAAAATTTGTAATAGTATTTAAGAAAAAGTACCCTAAGTTTAAACTTGGCGACCATATCAACCTCATCTTTAAAGAAGGGGTTGATGGTGGTGACACTATTAAGATTAATGGTAAGACTGTACCATTATTGTCTAGATATAGAGATGGCTCTACTATTCCTGTAGACTCTGGACAATTCACTATTGGTAATAAATACGTCGGCGAATGGACATCTAAGGGTTTAGAAATCTATGCTGGCGAATTTGTTAAGGAAGAAAAACCAGATCCTACAAAGAAGACTCTCTATATTAGTAAACGGGGTGCCAACAACTGGTACCCTTGTTTATTCACCCAGTTTAAAATAGAGAAACAAAAGGGTGGTGATGAAGTAAATAGTCTAGTTAGAAATACTTCATACACTATCCGTGTAGCTAAATCTGTTATTACTAGCAGAGAATTCTCTAGTAATACATTTGCTATGCTTAATTATGGTGATAGAGTTATTCCGTTCTTAGACCAAAATAAGAACTATATCACTACTGAAACACTACTTAGTATTATGAATAAAAATACTAGTGGTTATGATGTGAACTATGCTACTCTACAAGCCACATATAAAGTTTACTTTAATCGTGCATCTAGAGTATTAGATGGTATTGAAATTAATGTACCATCATCTGCTGGTACACATACAAGATACCAAGATTATCCTGTATTTAATGCTACATTAAACGATCCATATAAATATTTCTTAACCAAATCTACATTTGTTAAGAATCGTCTATATGCTATCCCAGCTAACTATGCTGGTACTGCTGATATGCATGGTAATTTCAAATTATCTAACGATAAATTGACTTTCGTTGATAAGTTTGGTAAGAACTGGACAGAATTCAAAGATACTACTACGACTAATATCAGTAAATTACTTATCTTTGGAGATAAGAATGATAAAGTTGAAGTGACTAAAGACTTTGAGTTATGTATCCCATCTAGATCTAATGATGGTCTATTTAAAAATGTATCAGGAGACTTAGCTTTATTCTGTCTTCCTGGACTTTATGATTTCACTACAAGTATCAATATTAAAACCAATGGTTCTATTATTGATCCTTTAAAATATATTAACGATACACCATATGGGTTATTGTATCGTATACATATGGATGAGTTAGATTCTGATTATGTACATAGTCTGAAAGCTAATAGTTCTAAAGTAGATAAATATGGTGAATGGTTATTGCCTCATTTTATGGCTATCTATAAAATGATGGATAATGTGGTTAACGAAGCCCCTTATAAGTTTAGAAGTGTTATGTTATACAATGGTAGAAATATATACCAAGCGGATAATAACTTCTCTGGTTATAAGACTATTAATATCTTGGCTCGTAATAAAACAGCTGCAGAATGTGCAACTATAGTTAATTCTCTAGCCGCTAATATTAAGAAATATAAATATAAATCTATTATTCGTCTTATTGCTGATAATAAAGTACCTTATGAAACATTAAGAGATGCTTTATTAGATGCAGATGAATATGCACTATATACTAGAGAGCATATTACTAAAGAAGAAGCTATATTGATCAAATATCTACCAGCTTCTATTGCTGATGATAGAACTACTGTAATTGATCGTTTAAGAACCAATAATACTGACGTATTATTCCCTAATATTAAAAATCTTAATGATTTTAGTATGGTTCAAGATTGTCTAGATGCTAGACCTAATCATTATTTCTTATACGACTTAGACTCTTCTAGAATCTTAGATGAAAATTCACTATACACTATCTCATTTAATGGTCCGACATTAGATGGGGTTAAATATTATATAGCTAATGATATATCAGACCCTCAAAATACTTGGACCGAGATCGGTCGTTCTGATAGACTAACCGGATTACGTGGTAAATCTGTTATTATAGTATTTAAGAATGCAGACTTACGTTATAGAACGTATAATGCCACTGTATCTATCAAAGATGACGTGTATAATATCACTCGTAGCAATACAGACCAAACTCCTGATGGTGTTATCACGTATAAAATTATACCTCAAAGTGGTATTGTGATTAATACAGAAGTGAATGCGGCTTCTGATAATGGTGATAACAAATGGTCTCTATATATACCTGGATCTAAGTTACTAGAATTTGGTACGGCTACGTTAATTGTAACTGAGGGTAATAATACTACACGTACACCTATCACTGGTGATGGTAATATCTTATTAGCACCGCATAGTAAATACAAATTAGAGTTAGCTATTGGTAATTATAAAGTCAATGGTACATTTACATTTGGTGTAGATGATCAAACCATTAATAGTACCACAGGTAATACTACATGGGTATCTGAGTTGTATACTATGAATAAGGCGTTCGATAAAGTCAAAATCAATTTAACTTACGAAGAGCTTCTTAAAGATGGTGAAATGATCATCACTAAGCATAGAGAATTTACAGATACAGACAACCTGTTCAACCTATTCTCTATTAGTAAGATGGGTGGAACTACTACATCATTAACTAATGAATCCCAATATAAGATGGTGGTAGCTAATAATACCATTCAATCTAAAAATAACGGACACGCTATTGTTGGTATCTACTTTAACGATAAAATTATCCCTATGGTTGATGGTTCTAGACAATATATCAGAACTAATGATTTACTAGCATACCAAACAAGCTTGGGTACTACAGCTAAAATACCTATGGTATATAAAGTCTTATATCAAGATGCTAATGTAACTATTGATGTCTTTGAAATTAACCATCAAAGTTCTTATAAACGTGATAGATTCACAGAAGACTCTGTATATTTAGTTGGCTGTAATAGAGGTGATTATGCACCTAAGTATAAATACTTCAAGGGTAATGTGTTATATGCACATAAGAAACTAACCCCATGTAATCCTACACCGAATAATAATCAGTTCTTCTATAAGAACGAACCAAACCCTCAATGTCAGATTGATATGGTTAATAAGACTGCTAATATCAGCGTTAGATATTATTCTGATTTCACTACACCATTACTAAATGCATCCCATGTGGTTGCAACTATCGGTAGAGGCACTACAGATATCAATCTTAATCTTGATTTAGGGTCTCCTATCATTAAATGTGCTATAGAAAGCACAAGTAATAACTGTAATGCTATCCCTTATGATTTATATGGTATTGGTACCATGAAAGGCTTCCAGGCTCTATATCATACTAGTGGTAGAGTATATATGTATCGCCGCAGTGTAATGAAAGATAATATGCTATGGGGTTATATTCTAAACGTAGATGATTATGTGAATGCCATGAATGGTGTTACTACAGTAGCTACTACAGATCGTGTATCTTTAAATGCTCCAGCATTTAAATACGTATTCCGTCGTCAAGATTTTAAAGATGGTACATATAAAGAATCTTTCACTAAGATCATGGGTAAGTTAGCTAATCTTAATATGGATAATAAGAATGCCCAAGTATATATCTCTAACGTAGACTATATGAAAGATATTCTTAATATTACAGCAGATGAGTTAATGGAACTTAGTAAACCAGCTTGGAATGGTAACGGTAATAAAGTAAATCTATTTATCACTTCATTTGAGGACTTAGATGACACTTCTATTAGTAGACCAGTTTCTAGTGCTGCTAGTGATATGGTTAACTTTACAGCTCAAGCTAATGAGATTAAGGATATAAGACAACGTTCAGTTACAGATACACGTATCCCAGATATAGCAGAAATTACTGGTGGTTCTGTGTGGTTTGATAAGAAAGAGCTTCTTACTGAACTATTTAAACCTAATGATACGATCACTATCATTTGTGCTAGAGAACTTAGAGATGCTGATATCCAAGGTGTATCCGATATTGATATTCTTAATATGACTATTAAGAAAGAGATTACCGCACCAGTAACTAGTTACCAATTATTTACTTTACAAGGAAACCCTGTTGGCTTCTATAAGATTGCTCGTAATAACGATAGCCATATTGGTACTGATAGAAACCGTATGTGTAATATCGGTCTTGATGACAAATATATCATTCCTATTATAGATAAAACTGGACATAATTATATCTCAGTCGAACTGATGGAAAAACTATTACGCTCTACTGATGTATACTTAGAGATTCGTAGATTTGTACCAGAGCATCCGGCTATTAAGTACCCTATCTATGGTGCTATCTTATTGAATAATGTGACAGACACTCAAATGATTGAGTCTAACTCGCTATATTATTCTAAGGGTGATAATACATCTGCAAGAGATCGTGCTAACACGAATATTCCAAATAATTATCTTGTAGCTGTCAATACTGTCCCTGGAACTAATAACGTTATCAGTAGCAATACTTTGATTGCCGATTTGAATTACCGTAAGGCCGGTGGTTTAAATATACCAACTTCTGGTGATAATAAGCTTACATATCATACAGGCGATTATATCTTTAACGCTAACTTGACTAATGGTTTATTATCAGAAGACTCTGCATTTGAATCTAGTATAAACAGTGAAACGATGTCTCAATTTGCTCGTATCCGTTTAGCTAGAAACTATGGGGTAAATCAAATTAATACATTTGAGTTATTCTTAGATAACTTACACATGCGTTATACTGATAGCAAGAACTATAAAGATACTGCTAATGTAGGTATTGGTACATTCTTTAGATTGGTTCCTAGTTTGACACAAGAACTAGCACCACAATCTGGTGTAAATAATAATACCAATGATCCTATTGCTGGTACTGGTAAAAATACCTATATTGCAGTTCCTGAAATGTTTGAGCCTAGCCTAGAGAATACTAGTGAGCCTGGTTCTGATGAATGGAAACGTGCATTCAGTACTAAGCTTTATAAGAATGGTATTGTATATGACTTCTTCATGCATAGTTGTGATACTATGTATGCTGATACTAGACGTTACGCTAATATGAATCTTAAACATCGAATTCTTAATGGTGATAATAAAGCACGTGAAGGGATTAATGGTTACCCATTAATGTCTCAAGTTGTTTTGATTCCTCACTTCGATGGTATCGTTCACTTCTATAAACAATTCTTAGATGATACAGTAACTATCCCATCTAGTATTAGTATTGGTAAGTCACCAGTCAATGTGTTTGTAAATAGAAATAGTGACACTAACCATAAGAACTATGTAATCTATTTAGATGAGATTGATGATATGAATGCTAATGTAAACTATATCACTAGCTTCATTACCAAATACTATAGACAGCTTAGAGAAGATGAGTCTGTAAGCATTATAGTAAATAACTATGCTTCTACATCTAGCACTTCAAATTTGGTGAATAATGATACTCCATCTAAACGCGCTAGTATAAACGATCTTAATAACTACATCAGTCGTATCAATAAAGTTCTTAAACAAGAGATTACTGTTAATCCATCTAAGAACTTAAAGATCTCTGTACACTTTACTAATAGCCGTTACCAAGTAATGGGTCCATGGAGTAATGAGTATATTGCTTCTACAGTTAATACAGTAACTGCTAATAATACTACTGGTTTAGAAGTAGATCGTATAGCTAATATAGTACAAGCATCCACTGGTAATACATCAGTACGTAATATCTTTGATGGGTTTAATCTTACATTGAATTTCTTACGTAAAGCAAATTTCATGCAAGCTAGAAACCCTAAAGCTTTTGTAGGTTTCAAAAACCCAGTAATCTTTGAAAGCTTGTAAAAAAATAAAAGATATATAACAAAAAATTAATACGGGAAAGGAATACCCCTCCCGTATTAATTCATTTTACCTATAACTGATTTTCAGTTACAGGCAAATAGATCCCTTGCCTTTGAAGGAATCTGTAAGCAGCGATAGCTTCGCTGTGAGAGACATTATTGATTCTCTCGTAGCGATCTAGCACTAAGCTTACTGCAGTTCGGATCTGCCAATCTAAATTGGTAGATCTTTCTGCTAGCGTATTATGATAATTCATAACACAACCTGCCATAGGAGTCACCTCCTTTCGGCCTGTAGACTACCGGTCTACAAGTGTATGGTTATATTTAGATACAGCTATTGAGAGTAGCTGTATCTACCATACACAATTATAGTATATAAGTATAAATATTAACTTTTACTAAAAAAAAATAATACATGGGTAAAGAAGTGTATCTTTACCCATGTATTCATTTAGCTATATCCCATGTTTGTGATATAGACGCATCCGCCATGGTGGTACCATGTGAACGATTGGAGTATCTTTGTCTGGTAATCTTTCACCAGACAAAGTTCCAACCGGAATGCTTTCAGAGGCTAGTCTTCTAGCTTCGAGCTCAGGAATCTGAGCACACGCAGCGAGAATCCATTCTCTTTCTGTCATGAGGGGTCACCTCCTTTATGACATGTAGACTTATGTCTACAAGTGTATGGTTATATTTAGATACAGCTACTCAGAATAGCTGTATCTACCATACACAGTAATAGTATATAAGTATAAATATTAACTTTTACTAAAAAATAATATACCCCATATAGGCATTGCCTATATGGGGATATCTTTTATTTCATATAACCTTTATAATTTATATTAAAGAGTCTAGATATGATTGTATCTTTGGTTCTTATATAAAGAGCAATAATAGATACATGAATAGTTATTCTAGCATATAGATCTTTAATATTATAAATACCGTAAGCGGTGAAGTTATACTTCTTATTCATCTTAGCAAAAGATTCACCATCATATAAATCCTCACCAATCTCTTTATATTTAAGATATAAAGAATAGTATTCTGCCATTGATTTATATAGCTTAACTATAGTACCTGTTTGGAATGATGGGACATAACCCATCTCCTTACATAAGTCACATATGATAGTTCTCATATCAACTGCACTTTCTACTTTACCTTCACGTACAGCCTCAGCCACTTTATATAGCACTTCTATAGATTTATCCACATCATAAGCCCTGCTAAATTTACTATAGTCTGGGTAGATATATAGTTTATATAAACCCTTACGTCTTCCACGAACAGGAATATTTCTTATACTATTGGTTAGTTTGTACTCATTAAGCACACTATCAATCCATTCAGCATACTCTTTCTTGATATTTGGTCTAAGCATTAAGATAAATGGATTATGTAAAGATCTACGTAGAGAAATAGCCACTCTATTAAATAGTATATTATCCATCTCGCCAATATCCATAGTTTTAAATACTTCCTCTTTGGCTAAGAAGTCAGTATTTTTAGATATAGCGTCTAATATAATAGAATATCTTGTCCAATGATGGTATATACGATTCTTTTGATTTGGTTTGAGCTTTAGATTGTTAATAGCATATGCTTGGGACGGAATTCTGCTATCTAAGAATTTTAGTTTCAATTCTCTATAATTCTTATAGTCCGAATCTTTAAATTTAATTAGTTCTTTCATTTTAAGTCTCCTATTCTGCTTTAATTCAATATAATTAAGAACCATGCAAATCCATGTAACGCATTTTAAGCGTTTCCCTATATGGATGCACTCATACTTATAATATACAACTAAAAAATACCCTGGATGAGCAAATAGCCCATCCAGGTACTCTTTATTTTCTATTATCATGTATAGGGAAGTTTTGTGAATCTGGGTCTTTATTATACACTACACGATAAGAGGAGTCTTGTTCCATACTTAAGAGCTGAGAATTCATATATGCTTTATCAGTATAAACGACTATCTCTGAATATTCAAAATCTGCTGGCTTAATAGTCCTGATAACCATATCTGTCCAGTTGACATCTATATCAACTACTCTATTATTATTGACGATCTTGAATTCAATAAAAGCAGACGGACTAATAAACTTAGATTTGCAATACTTTATTAATTTATTTATATACGGGTCACCATCAAAGATATCGTTGATATTGATTTCCAAGATCTTATCTTTTGCATCCTCATAATCTAAAGTAAAGAACTGTTCCCAACCACGTTCATTCAACGTTGGTACATTGGCAAAGTTAGCCACATAGGATTTAATATTACCAGCCTTATCAGTAAACTCAATAAGATTAGTGTGCTTAGCAGTAAAGTAGCAATAAATCTTAGGTGCTGGCATTCTTACTGTTGTAGTAAACTCTATAAAGTAGTTAGAACTTACTTGTCCTTGACGTTCACCATCATCTATATTAATATCTGGTGTAGCTATATGAGTATACATAGCTTTAGCTCTAATAAAGAACTCGTTTTTACCATTAATAGCTCTAAGCTTGTAGATGAATGGAACTTCGGACTTACTATTCAAATAGATGAGGAACTTAAATGGATCTTTGATCTCTTTCTTCTCTAGATCTACATCAAATCCGACATCTTGTGCTAATGCTAATAGCATCTCCTGTGGTACATGGATATCCATATCAAGATACTTACCAGATGTAGCACCGACTTTAAGAGCCATCTTAAGATATTTCATAATATCTAGTTGCTTGGCTTTAGTGTTTACTTTGATACGGACTTGGAAGTTCATAAGCATTTGCTCAAATGCTATAGCAATATACTTATCACGTTCCCTATCTTTAAAGAATGTATCTCGATAGTTGAACGTTCTAGCATAGTACGTTAAGTCATAGTTATTAGCATCAATACCATCACGATTATAATCTGTATCTAATTGAGGAATGATAGCGATAGCTGGCTTGCCACGTTTAATAATATCATTAACATTAAGTCTAGCCCAATCATCAAAGAGATGTTTCCCTTCAATATAGACAGTCTTAAAGAAAGATGCACTAAACTGAGATAAGATATAATTCTTAAAGAACTCTACACATACTGAGTATGCATGTACGTGAGATGGTACACAAAGATTACGATATATCTTCTTCTCCATTCGCTCTACAATATCTATAGGAACGAACTTATCAGGATCTGCATATATCTTAGATAGTAAGTCTCTATTTACTACCTCGAAGTCTTTACCTGGAACTACTTTCACATCATCTGTAGTCATAGGTTTATCTTTATCCGATCTAGGTAAATGATCTCTATTTTGTTTATATTCAGATATCGTATGAATACCAGGATCATCATCACGTTTTATATCAAGCTCAACTAGAGGTATATTACCATCGTTATCTGGGCCTACTGGAGTGACTATACGGTACTCATAAAAAGGTTTCTTAGCCATAATACCTCCTTAATGACAAAAAATTATATAAATGTTTGGGGTAGCCCTAAGACTACCCCAATACATTCAATCATTTAGAAACCACCACAAGTTGTACCGCCCATAATGATAACCTCCTTATTTATCAATGATCACACAGTGGAAGTCTCCAATACGTGGATCGAATTTATCATTCAAATCAGAATAATCAGATACAAGATAATATGTGTTATAACCTTGCATTGGGTCATTCTGCTCAATTAAAGCTACACGGCATGGAATATCAATATCGTGTAGTTCAGATTTTATTACTACTGCTTCACCTAATTGTAATACATCAGATCTAGCAGCGAAGTAATTGTTTCCAGAGTGCATTATCTACCCTCCATTAGAGCTTTGATATCATCAATCTCATCTTTAGTATACGTATCATAGCCTAGATTACAAAAACTATTCAAGTTTACAATAGTATCTTTGAAGTAGTTCATGAATGAGTTGAATCGTCCATTGTTCTTAGAAATCATCATTGTATTTCTAGGGTTCAAAGATTCTTCACATCTAGCTACGAATTCCTTATTGATGAGATAAGTGATATTCAAACAGTCACCATCAAAGTCTGCACCCATTCCTGGTAATACCTGTAATGGAACTCGCATAGTGAATGAATCTACCAATACATCAATACAATACATTTGTAACACAGAGCCATAGTTAATGGTTGGGTTACGATTGATGATGAATGGAATACCTCTAGGGTAGGATTTGATAATGCCCTTAATGATATCCAATATAACTGGGTCTACATAAGTTTGTGCTTTCCACCATTTCTTATGTGCATCACTATAAGTGATATTATAAGATCTAGCTAGGATATTGATGATAGTTTGTTCCAATAGAACTAGTAATGAGTTATATGGGAGCTTGATCTCATCAATACGTAATGTAGCATCTGGAATGATTACATTACGACCTGTAAAGTTATACCGTCCAGCTAGTGCAGATTGAATAGCACCTTTCTTATGTGCTAATTCTTCGATGACAGAATCATACAAAGAATCATTAGACCCTGCATATAGATACTGGATATTCAAGAGAGCCTCATCTTTAAATTGCTCTCTTGCTTGTATGAGAGTTCTATTACTATTTACTAATGCAGCATACTTAGCAATATTATTATAGATGGCATTAGCTCCTTTGAAAGAGAACTTATCCCCTTGGAGATTAACCATCCGTAAGAATAGAGAGTATACTGGAATAGAATGTGTAAGCAATCTATCTCTATACTTTAGTAGTAACTCATAGTTAGCTATCTTATCTTTCTTAGATTTGTGCTTACGAGCATAGTATTCCATAATCTCGTCTATTCTCTTACAGAACTCTATCATACCAATACCATGATATTCACCAGATTCTTTTCTGACTTTCTCATTAGGCTTTGGTTGCACTTCAAAACCATTTTCATCCAACTCAATATCTAGAGTCAAGATGTCTTTAAGAACTGCTGGAGTAATCAATTTCTCTAGGTTCTTAAATAAGTTTGGATGGATAATTACATGCTCTTGTAATACAACCCATCCAGTAATATTAAGATCATCATCTACGTACTTAACTTTAGTATTACAGTATGGACAAATTTCATTGTTATATAGTCTACCAGTATAGTGACCACATTCACAACGATATCTATCCTTATAGGCATCTTTATCATCAGATATAGATGCACCATATTTACTAGAGAATATGGAAGAATCTGACTTTAAATCTTTCTTTACAGTTTGTGGTTCAGAAATGATAAAGTCCCTACCTTTAGATATACCCTCGATACGAAGTTTATCTAAATCTAGAATCTCCATAGTTGTCTTCCATGATTCATCTGGTGAATGATGGAGACGGATATTCATGTTTAATTTTCTTTCTTCCATACTTATCCTCCTTAATTGAAACGTGCAAGATAAACCTCTGCACAGATCTTTTTTATTGCTTCCTTGATATCATCCATAGGGATAACTCTATCAGATAATTCCTTATAGATTTCTTCAAGAACCACACCTATGTCACCTTCGGACATATTATATTTGGTGCATACAAATTGTAGATCTTTACCGAATATAATCATGTCCATAAAGATATCGTTTGGTGTTTGACTATACCCATAAACCAAAGATTCTTGACCAATAGATTCGGTGGTAATATCATCTTGTACTTCAGTGTTAGAAGCGTTATTATTTCCTACAGGAGGGATAGCACATTTCTCATCATGTGTACTATCATCGATAATCAAATCCACTAAATCACTAGCAGAGATATCGTACTTATTTGCTATATCTGCTAAAATCATACCATTAGCATGATCTTCTAATATTTTGCTTTTTAAATCTTCTTTCATTTCTATATCTCCTTTTTGATTAGAGCCTTAATTGGTACGACTTTGTTTAACCAATTTAAAAATTTCTGTCTGCTTTCCAAACCATATACGTCTAGTTCGTATTTATATAAGAAATTAGCCCAATTACAACCACCGTTAATATCTTCCACAATTTCATTGTAACGTGAGATTAGGCTTCTATATCTTTTATAATATTCAACTAGATCTTTGTATCTGCGTTCAGATAAGATCTCTTCGCTACTAATTCTATATAAGTCTAAGAAATCTTCATACGATGTTTCTTTCTTATCTATAACTAATAGCATTAGCTTCATAGTTAAGTCCATAGATTTATCGACATCTAAATCAAACTGAGCTATTTGATTTTTGATGTCTCCATATCTGGTGAACAGCATATACTTTGGAGAAGACTCTTTAAAGTCGTATATAGTATTATATTCTTCATTCGTAGGTAATGAAGATAGTCTCCCAAGTCCAGCAGCACGTTCTATAGCTTTGACTTGAGTTGCCTTATATCCAAAATAAACTCTAATACCAGGCTTACCTAGATTATTGACTTTGATAAGCTCATAAAACGCATATAAGTCTTCAGTTAACTTTGGATTATAGTATCTGAAGAATACATTCTTTAGATATGAGCTATGTCTCATAGCACCAGCATTACGTAAACTAAAATATCTTTTCAAGTCTAGATTTTTAAATTTATCTAAACTAATACCAAGATTATTTAAGTAAGTTCTAAAACTATTGTACTTAACCTGTAACTGAGTACTATTATGGCATAGATTGTTTAGACTAGTTTTGGATTTAGATAGCCTAAACATGAAATCGAACCCGCCCATAGATTCTTCAATATAAGCAAAATCTGCAATCTGCTTATATGTGTAACTATCTGGAATAATTATTGGTTTTTCCATATTCTTCCATCCCTTCTATGAACGTAAGTGCACCCATATCATAGAATGTAAAGAATACAAAACTGTGCTTCTTAACCATATCTATAATATCATCTTTGGTGGTCTTATACTTTCTGGCTACGTGTTCGATTTCTCGCCCTTCAGCAATTTCCTTACCAATCTTTGGTATCACAAGAAACATTGCTTTATTGTCGATATAGTCACTGGCGAATCTAGTGAGAATATCGTTTTTATTATCTAAGGTATAACCGTCACGGTATTCTTTATTGACAATATCGATGATAGCCTTTTCTGGGTTAGGCTCATTACCGTCTATCAGCTCCATAAATCTATACGTAGCGGATATAGAGGCTTTTGCCGCTTTTAAATTACGTCTAGCCAATACCATAGTGCCTCCAACTACAATATTATGCCATCTTCTATCACCTCCTTTTTTATAATATGGAGTATTATCTTTGCGATTCTTCTTATTAGTATCACGGGTGATAATAGACCCTTTAATTGTTTTACCCCCAACTATGGATTTCTTAACATCACATACTTGGGGTTCAGTAGTAGTGGTATGACGTTGTACATAACTTGGAATATCTTTACGTACTTGGTCGTACCACAAACTGATAGATTCTGGGTTCAAACGATCATTAGCATATAATTTAGAAATAGTTTGAACTACAGTCTCTTTATTTAGTTTTGATTCGATTAGGAACCGTAAGTCCCTCTTGACATCGTCTATGATTTTCACGATTGCCTCCTAGATTAAATAAAAAAGTAGAATTCTAAAATACTATTTGGTTTTCTTTCATATATCACCTCCTAAACCTTACTCAGTATCATAGAAAACGGAAAAGAAAAAATAGGCATTTAAGGACCCTCTAGAAATTAGAGATCAAGATACATATTGTATCTATCACTCTAACTCCTAGAGGGTCCTAAGGTAATACCTTATAACTACCATTATAGTATACAACTATAATAGTCGAGTTTTACGATATCACAATACCCATTAATCATAGAAAAAAGAAAATAGTCTACAAGGGTCATTGACCCTTGTAGAGCTTCTTTTCTTATATTAGATTATCTTACGATTGTACCATAGTTATCACGAGTATTGTCTTTATTAACACGTACACGTTCAACTTTATCAGTAGCACCATCTCTACCAGATACACGGTCTACACGGAAACGCATACCGTTTTGTACTTGATCTAATTCAACTTTGAATTCTTTAATAGCACGACCTAATTCTGGGCTCATATAACCAGCAGAAATAGCACGATCTAAAGCTACTGCGAATTCATAGCGAGTCAAAGTACGGTTACCTTGGTAATTGCCATCTGGATAACCAACTACAATACCTTTGTAAGCAAGATCTTGTACCATCATATATGCCCAATGATTTTCTGGAACATCAGGGAATACTACATCAGTAATTGCTTCATTACGGCCCATAGCATGATCAACTAATGCATCAATCTTAGCATTTTGAGCTGCAACGATTGCACGAAGTTCTTCGATTTCTTTAGCCATAGCTACTTGCTTATTAGCATTCATCTTGGAAGATTTACCAAATTTCATGGATACACCAGCACCGATCATAGTATCACTACCAATTGTAGAAGATACAGTTACCATTGTATTTTCATTAGGTTGGTAAGCTACGCCTAAAGCACCAGCATTAGCACCTTTGTAGTGACCATAACCTGCAGCGAAGCTCCATTTATCATCAGCATTGAAGTCTTGATAATGTAAGTTAGCCATAGCTGCGGCACGAGCACCTACTTTAGCTGTTTGAAGATCTGTATAATGGTTAGCTCTAGCTGTAGCAGCGTTAGAGATATTATTGATACGGTCATTGATATTTGTTTCAGTTTCACGTAATTGGTTAACGTTAACTGCATCAGTACCATCAACACCTTTGTTTACATTAGTGATACGGTTACCACCATTATTAAGACCTTTATCAGTCAAAGATACTTCATTCACTGGGTTGGCGTCACCATCATTTGTTTTGATATGAAGACCATCATATTTGTAGCTTGTATGGTATTCATCGTTATTAGTACCAGAACCACGGTAAATCATATTAATGCCTTCTGTAGTGTAAGTGGATTCATTATTTCCGTCATTTAAGTTGACGGAATTAAGATTTAGATCTTTATTAGTGGATACTGTATAAGTACCAGAATCTTCTGTAACTGTGATATTATCACCGGCTTTTACAATCGTACGGTTGTCATTGATAGCTTTATTCAATTGGTTAACGTTAACTGCATCAGTACCAGCTACACCAGCTTTAACACCATTAATGATTTGGTTACCAGCATTAATACCAGAAGTAGTAAAGCTTACTGTAGCATTAGGACCACTTGCAGTCATACCGTTAATGCTGTAATTAGCTTGATCTAAATTATCAGTATTTTCGATTGCTACACCATTTGCAGTTACTGCTGTATTAGTGCTTGTATTATCATTGAAGAATTGTGCTTTAGCTGCTTCAAGACGAGCACGTTCAGCATCAGTGTTATTACCTAAGTTTACAGAGTTCATATTAGTAAGATCTTTATTTACAGACACAGTATAATTATGGTTACCATCATTAGTCACAGTTGTATTGCTACCAGCAACTACAGTTGTAATAGTATCATGATCTACCATATTACTTGTAGCAGCTGCAATACTATCTTTAAGCTGTTTAACGTTAACAGCATCAGTATCTTCAGTACCAGCTGTTACATTTTCGATTTTTTGGTTACCAGCGGAGATACCTTTTGTAGTAAATTGGACAGCATGTTTGCCTGCATTATCTGTCGCATACAAACCATCAGTATTTAATAACATGCTACCATTATCATAGTTTTGAATACGTAACTCATCAGATTTTAGATCGGATTGAGCATAACCTTCCGTACGTACATAGATATTTTTTGGAGATATGTTTGCACTGTTATTTTCATCTAAATCGTTTACATGAATACCTGAGCCAGAAATGTGAGTATCACCACCAGAACCAGGCATAACACCATCACTATGGAATGCTGCAGACTGCATATCTGTTAAATGTTTATTGACAGATACAGTGTATTCTTTACCACCAGCTGCATTTGTAGCTTCAGTTACAGTAGTATTTTTTCCAGCCACAACTGTGGTATGTTTAGCTGCGTCTGTTACTACAGCTTTAGTTACTTGGTCAAGACGATTAACTTCATTAATTACACTATGTAATTGAGAACCATTGATTGCGTCAGTAGATTCTTCGTTAATGCGCCCAGCAGCCAAACCAGTAATAGTACGTTCAGAGTTGTCACCACGACTACCAATACCTACAGTACCAGCAGCAATACCACCAGCAAAGTTATATGTAGTACCAGCGATCTCACCAGACGCTGTAGATTCTACATCATAAGCAAAAGCACTGTCACCTAAAGCCACGCTATTGGGGGCAGCCACTTTAGAGTTGCTACCGATAGCGATAGAGTTATCAGACCCTTGAACTGTAGCTGCAGTACCAATAACAATACCATTTTTAGAATCTTCGATAATGTTACCATGACCAACAACAACAGTACCATCACCAGTGTAGTCAGCTGGTGCATTAAAGTTGATTGTATTATTAGAGCCTACAATAGTCCCGTATGCTAAGGAATCTTGGTTGATTTGATTATTGGCACCTACATTGACAGAACCATTACCGATAGCTTTAGCTTTACTACCAATAGCGATTGCATCTTTACCATTAGCTATAGAGTTATCACCAATAGCTACAGATTTATCTGTAACTGCCTTAGATGTTGTACCCATAGCAATAGAGGAATCACCTTGTGCTTTAGCACAATCACCAATAGCTGTAGAGTCTACACCAGAAGCACCAGAGCAGGAGCCAATAGAGATAGCATCTGCTTTAGATGCATTAGCGTTTTTACCAATAGCAGTAGCACGACTATCCATAGCTTTAGAAGCGATACCTAAAGTTACAGTAGCTTCTTTATCAGCAACAGAGTTCATACCAATAGCTACACTACCATAACCATTAGATGTACCTTGAGCCATAGCTAAAGAGTATTTACCTGTAGCTTCAGAAGATCCACCAATAGCTGTTGCTGCATAGTTTTTAGCAGATGCATTAACACCTAAAGCGACAGTGAAGTTACTATTAGTATTAGCACCTTGACCAATAACAACAGATGCACCTTTTTGAGGTACGGCCATTTTAGCAGATGCGCCTTGACCCATAACTACGGACCAAGTAGCATTTTCAGCAACTGCATCTTTACCGTGCACAAAAGCACCATAAGAATTAGTTACTGTATTATCTTGACCTAATACTGTAGCATGTGGGGAATTCTTAACTGTAATATAATCCCCTTTGATCATAGTGGAACGACGACCATATTTCTTAATAGATTCTTCATCGTTTTCATTAGTGATATGGTTACCAATCATAAGACCATAATCTGAATCTTTGATTTTGACTACATCGCCAATAGCAATATTTTCTACATTACGACCAGATGGTGCAACTTCAGTACCAGAGAAAATATTATAAATATTGGTACCAGTGTATTTAGACCAACCACCTAAGATAACATTATGTACCGTATTTTCATTTTTAGGTACAATAGGGTCCACTTTTACATTACCTACAGTAGATACTAAATTATAATTAGAATCCACTGTATGATTATCTTTCAATGTAATATCTTCTGCACTCACACCTGCAGTGATTGTAGATAGAATAGCAGCAGTTAAAAGTAATTCTCTCTTCATTTTTAATTTTCCTTTCAAATAAAATTAAAACCTAAATAAAAATAGAAATCCCTGAGTTATCCCTCCTTACAGATTTCTCTCAATAGCTAAACTGTAAATTTTTGCATAATATACTAAGGAATGTGTTTAGCTATTACACATTCACATCTATATTATATAACTAAAACTTTTATTAGTTATGATAATAACTTATAATCAAGACAAGGCTTAATATACCAATGAACTACACGCTCATTAGTATAATCTTTTTTAATTGCATCTAGTCTAGAATACAAAGAATCACATATTTCACGTTCTTCTTCATTAGTACAAGATGTTTTAATAGTAGCTAGTGATTTATCTGCTTTGATATTATTTTCGATAATATCAATAGCATCTTTAAAAGACAGATCTGACGCCACTACGGTATTTAGTTTACCAGGTACACCTTCAAATTCTTTAGTTTTAGAATTATAAGCATACTCGTCTTTAATAACTGCATATTTCATAAGTAAACCTCCAAAAAAAATTAAATGTAGTATGCTAGACAGAACTAGCATACTACATATCTGCCTTTAATAATATGTGGCCGTACTATTAAGAATCTACTTCTTCAGTATCTTCATCTTCTAATTCAAAGAGATACCATTGGTAAATCTTATCCTTACCACGGAATACGAAATTACCAGGTACATCATCATTACGTAAGATATCTTCTAATTCATCCATTTCACGGATACGGATTTCATCTTCTTCAGTTTCTGCGACATCTTTTAGCTCTACTTGTTCATATAGAGCCTCATATTCTTTTTCGATAGCTTTCTTGCCGGTATCAAAATTGAATATCTTATTATGTACATCAGTTTCAAATTCATCAGTAGTGATTGTTCTTTCACTATAGTTATATTCGAAAGTATTCAGTACGATTAAATATTTATCTGCCATAGTGGTCCTCCTTACTGAACGTATTCTTTTTCTATTTCTTCGATAGTTTTGACTACTTTTGTTTTGATTGCAAATTCATATATGATTACACATTTCCCTTCTATAACTTTCATTATTATTATCTCGGAATTAGGATTATTTTCTTTTATACGACCTAACGCATATTCTACTTTACTTTTTAGTGCATCATCTTCTATGCCATCAACAATAGCATCAATTGCATTATTAGACAATGCTGATCTTTTTAATGCATAGTCTGCAATCTTTTTACCAGCATATATTTTATTATAAGCCTCCACTAAGTTAGCGCCAGTAGGCTTATCAGGTTCTACAAACCATACTGCTTGTTGTATAATATAGTAATTCATAATGACCCTCCTAGTTGATATCTGCAGGAGTCTTATTGGATTTAGCGATATACCAGTGATGTAGTCTATTACCTTGGATATAGAATTCATGATGTAGTAATGTACCATGATCACTGGCATATTCTTTCTCTAACTCTTCTTTACGTTCAGTTAAAACCTTAGTAACTTCAGGTTCTACAACAATGTAGTTAGCTGAATAGTTTTCAATAGATGCTCTAGATGCTGTACCTAATAGGTGCTCAGCTTCTTCTAGAGATAAATGGAATCCAATGAATTCCATAGTTACATATCCATCAATACCTTGTGTAGATGGATCATAAGCAAATACTTCTTTTACTACGTTGTATAATTCTGACATAGTATAGTCCTCCTTTAGAATGATAAATAAAAATGTACTAGACGATCAGTGCCGATATATGATGTACTATTAGGTTTATCCATTTCCTCAATACGCTCCAAGAGTTCTAGTATCTTCTCTTGCAACTCAGGATCTGGATTAGGGAATACCTCTTCACCATAGATCTCTGCCAGTTCATCTTTTTCAAATTGGATTGCATAATCACCATCATCAAGATCAGAGAGTTCATGGCTCTCTCTTAATGGGTGCTGGTCTAATAAACCATCTTCATGGTCGAATAAATATGTGTCTGCTATGACTTTAAATCTTTGCATTTATGTATCTCCCTATTTGGCAATTTTATCAACTACTGTTACTTTGGTAATGAAGTCATATACAATCATACAAGTGTCCCCATCTATTATTCTTATTGACGTAATAGTAGAGCTAGGATACATTAGTTTGATTTGATTCAATGTATCAGCTACATTATTTCTCAAATTACGGTCGTTAATACTATTTAGAATGATGCCTATATCCTCATTAGTTTTAGACGCATCGTTCAAATAGTATTCTGCAACGTCTTTATCTGCAAATACATGATCATAAGCCTTTAAATATTCTGGTTTAGTTTCTTTATTTGGTTTTACAAACCAAAACATTTGTTGCATAATATACATAAGTTATAAACCTCCTATAAATGAGTGCTATAGAAGTGCACAACACGGTCATGATAAACACAAATTTTAGAATCCGGTCTATCTAAAGATACCAAGGACGCTACAAGTTCTGATACAGCACAGTCACGCTCATCATCACCAGTAACATCGATCTCAGCACCATATAATTCATTAGTTTTAGATTGTAATCTTTCAATTGCATTTTCAATATCTTCGTTTTCATTAACGAAGTCTGTTTCTTGTTCTGGCTCATCAGCCATTAAAGCATCTTCAAAATCATACACATAAGTGTCTGTCAAAATATAGTTATTATTTTGCATAATAACCCTCCTATTGGTTTAATAAGATATTTATAGTGACACCATTATCACTATCACCATTATATTATATAACTGTAAAAGACCTTATCAAACAAAAAAGAATTCCCAGTATAGTCATTGACTATACTGGGATATTTCTTATTCTACAACAATAGTTATACTTTCTTTAGGAGTTAAGTAAGTTGTATTTAAAGCTGTCTTAATAGCTTCAATAGCAGTAGCATCTATATTAAACTTAGTTACATCTCTACGTAATTTAACTGTAATACTAGTTGGTAATTTGATCTTATTAGTATTAGATGTAGACTTACCATTGTTTACAAAATTAGATGAATAACCAGTTGCTGTTAAAGCACCAGTTAGCTGGTCTACTGTATTAATAGTAACTGATGGCGGCTGAATAAACGTCAATTTATCAACCCCATTTATTCCGATAGTGTTTAATGTAAAATTACTATACAATTTAGATGAACTGAGCAATATAGGCGCTTCAAATTCTTTAAATGTACAGCCACTACACATATATCCAGATCCGAATGAATATCGGCTCTTTACAAATGTAGTATCTGTAACTGCCATATAAATATCATATAAGCTAAAGAACGGAACTCCTCTAAGATAAGCCATAAAGTTACTCATATTAACAGCAGGACGTGCTTTAATTTGTTCTAATAATCTAACTTTATCGATTAAGAACTTCCATACATTTAATATTGTATCTTTACCACTAAAATCTGCAAACGTATTAGAGATTTCCATACTTTCATCTACTAACTTGGTTGCTCTAAATGTACCATCTTTAAATACATCAGTAGTTACCATACTAAAGTCGGCATTATAAAAAGCTCTTGTGAAGTTTAAACATTTGGAAATATCCATATTTCTAGGTAGTTTACCACGGAAGTCTCTAAATGCGTCTTCAAACGATACAGCATTTGAAGTATCTATATCTATATTAGATAGATCTACTGAGGACCCAATAGCGAACTGTTGCATTGTCTCTGGTTTAAATTTCAAAGACCCATATATATTTGATTTAAGATATGCAAATGCTCTTGAGAACTTACGTTCAGTTAAACCAGAATTGTCTATAATGGCTATAGTTGTATTTGTTCCATACGGTGTAGCCAATACTGGTGAGAAACCCATAGCCACATCACCAATATCAGTAATATCTATTATTACGTTTCTAATACCGACATCTAGAGTTGGTATAATACCAACTAGTGATTTAGTCGTAGCATTCTTAGGTACTTTATATTTAACTGTACCAGTGGATAGATCGTAGCTAACCCATGGTTTATATATTTTAATCTTAGTATTCCTAAGTTTATTACCATTAGGTTTATTAATATAACCAGACATATTTACTGCTATATTCTTAGCTGTAGCTGGATTTATATATAACCCTAAAGACACAAACCATCTATAATCTAGATCATTAGCTGTATCAAATGATAATAAACCATATACGTCAAGCTCTTTAGAATAATCTACTTTAACCCTAGGTATATATTGACCGCTAACTACAGCATGTCTAAATGCAAAATGTAATTTAGATGCATCTTTAAACTTAAATACTCTCTCTTTAGTATAATATGACCTAAGTGGAACTATACCTTGGTATATCATATTCTCAGTATTTATAAAAGAACTTAGCTGAGCAATAAAATCTTCAGCCATATTCATTTTTACTTTATTCTCATACGCACCTAGACCACTATGTAAGTTACTTTGATTCTCAGGGTTACTTATATCGTACCCTTGCATTCGAAGCTCGAAACTACCAGCAGCGTTAGACATATTAGTCAATTGTGCTTCATGAGACGACATATAAAGATCTATATGGTTTTCACCATCATCAGATTCTTCAATATACTCCTTAAATGCATTTGACATACCATTTTTATAAGTGAATACGTCTTGTGATGATAGATCATATTTACCATTTATGGATTTATATTGCAAATCGATACTCTTGGTATAAGCACTTCTAGTTAATGGGCACAGTTCCATTAGCTGGTTATATTTATAATTGGGTAAACTGTTACCAAAACGTAAAGCCTCAGTAATTCCAGCAACATCTTCAAAGTCACCCTCGAGCTCTAGGATACATATACCATCAGCTTCACGGTCATGGAAATACTTATTAAGCTTAAAGCCCATATCTTCAGTATATAGTAGACCGTGTGTGCCAACTTCAATACTTATTACTTCATTACCAGACACATTCCAAGTACCAGTTTTTTCTTGACCAGGGAATGGTGCCATAGCTAGATTGCCACTTAGTGGATTAAATATCTTAGTAAACTCATCTGCTTTATAGATATCAATATCTTCGATATCGTAACAATATGCATCATCAAAATACTTATCCCAGCCTAGTAAGAGAGAACCACCATACTTAATAGATAATTGTCTATTTTGATTATCCTGACACATAATATCAAAGACAACCTCTCTAGCACCTATTCTAGTTTCAGATAGCTTCTTAGATGTGGCCCTACCAGTAGCAAAGTTATATGCACCATCAACAAGATCCATATTAGACAGCATAGAAGAGTTTATCATACCATCTAAGTTACCTGCAGACTTAAGTTGCATCATATAGTCATAATCAAAGATAGTGCCGTCTAAGAACTGTTTACGCATATAATAAGTCACGTTATCATATCTATTCTTTAGCTCTTCAGGTTTAGCATTATATGATGATAATGCTGCATCATAAGTAGACTTTACTAATGCATCGTTCTTAGTTGGTGCGTTTACACTACTAGAGTGCACTGATACTCCAGAAGAGTACAATGTCTTGAATGGTTTGTATGTATTATAGATATATGCTTGATTGATAAATGTATTTACCATAAGTGAATTATCTTCATCATGGTAGACATCTTTATCTATAAGATTAACCTTATACTTAGCCATTGTATCATTGATAAACTTGCTAATATTATCTATCTTAACCATAGCACTTGTAGGACATACGTTGTATAACGCTTTAAAGCCCTTATTGTACACAGTCCATTTTACTTTATCAGTACCATTAATAGTTTTATACTCCGCTTCAGGTTCCCAACCAGGTGGCCACGGAACGTTAGATTCTATACCAGCAACTATGGCATCATAGTCATAACTAATATTGATATCTGGGTTAACCATAGTCGGAGCAATAAAAACTCTCTTTCTTGTAACGGTATTATCAATCTTTGGAAAGGTAGTAAAGAATTGGTATGGGCTGTCATATGCTTGGTATACACCAATATTCTCACTATTCTTAACACCGATATCTGTAGTTTTTAACCAGTGATCATTTCTATTATAGTCTCTAAAACTTTCAGTGATATCACTTCTAGTATCATCCGTATTCCAACTAGAACCAAACTCATCTGTTGTTTCAGTTAATACACTAATAGACGTACCACTACCAGCAATATAATAGCCAGCATTTGGTATAGTCATACTAAAGTTTCTTTTATTTACAGGGAATACTATGTGAGATTTATCTTCAAATCCATCTTGATCTATTAAATCCAATATAGGAGCATTGGTAGAGATAATACCAGAACCAGCACTACAGATCGTATAGTGTACTTTCTTAGCCCAGAATGGTACTTTAAATTTATGACTACCAGCTTTAAAGATATAAGCTTTTCTAATCTTATCTTTCTTAGCTTCGGCTTCTCTTAAAGCAGCATATACTTTACCTTGGATCTTGAAGCGTTTTTGTGTAGCTAGTTTAGATGTAGTCTCACCAATAGCAGCATAAGCTCTAGTACCATCTGGTAACTTAAATCCTTTACACATATCTCCGGCTTCTTCTTTTGTAGTATATAGCGTAATTTCTTCTCTACCATTACGACCACGTATTACATATTTTATATCAGTTAATTTAGCCATAATAGTCTCCTATTATAAGTGATCCATATCGTTATCGGCTTCTGGTGATCTTTGATATTCAATCCATTCCTCGGTACCATCTGGATGAATTAAATGGTTATTGTTATCATATACCGCAACTTTAGAGAAGTATCTGTATGCTAAATTATCAGTAGTGATAAACGAGTTAGGTGATAATCCACCAACAGTATCAGCATTACCACCATTGGCTCTAGCTGTAATGGTATTATTAGTACTACCGATAATGACAGGCTGATTATTAATATATGTCACAGGGTAAGTTTGTGTGCTATTTGTGTCTATATTATATTTAGTATCATAAACTGTACCATTAATAGTTACACTACGGTCTAGTAAATCTAAAACCTGGTTGAAACTTAAAGCTATTCTTTCATCAATACTCCCGCTCGTTGCTGGTAGTGTCTTTGGTGTAGCAAAGCTAGGAATGGTTGACGTACTATAATTAGCAATACAATCACCTAAAATAACAAAATCATTTGGTATAGTAGATAGATCGATATATGCGTCTAATCCATGGATTGCAATGCTAGGATCCTGTTCAAGTGTTTCAGTATAATATAAAGTAATACCATTACTATTAAACCCTAAAACTAATTTATTAGTAGTACTTAGGCTATAAATATATACAGTAGAAGACGTAGAAGCTAGATGAATATCTAGACGTCTATCAGAAGCGTTTGGTTTATTGAGGGTATATAGATAACCAAAATTAGGTGTAGCTATATACTTTTTAGCAAAGTGAGGAATAAGTTCTCTATTCGTTAGAGCGATCTTAGCACTTGCTGTATTTAGGTTATATGTATGGTCTCTAGCGCTAATAGTAAAATCATTAGCGGTGATTGGTTCGTTACTTTGTAGAGTGATAGATGCTAATTCATTAGCTGTAGATGTACAAATACCGCCTACAATAAAAGCAGTATCTGAGACTCTATATATGGTAGGTCTAGTATCTGAATATCTATTGTATCGATCCATATCAATCTTATCTTTAATGATTATCTTATTATTATAGAAAGTCTGTTGAATGAATGAGTTGATTACAAACTTAAAAGTATTATCCTCAATAATAAGTGTTTTATTTGTACTATTAGCCAGTCTATCGCTTAATGTAATCTTAACGTAGTTATTATCATAGCTAAAAGATGTATAAGCAGGGCACTTAAATACTTTAGTTATAGAGTACTGGATTTGATTTAAGCGTTCACTTAAAGCAGTTAAATCTGTCTTTAAAGCATATTGTTCTGCAGCTTTACCACCTAACTGTGTTGAGTTAGTAGATGTATTAACTGGTGCAGAGTTTACTATATTTTTTACGGATTGTTCGAGACCCGTTATAGCATTTACATTATGGGTATGCTCTAATGGGGCTACTGCCCTACCACCAGAGAATATTGTCCCAGAGGCATTAAGATTACCATTTACACTGGTATTATGTAATTTTGCCATTATATTACCTCCATGAAAAAATTGTTCAAATTATAAGAGTGTTAAAAATCCATGGGTTGGTCACCCATGGATTAAAAACTCTCTTATCAATTACAAAAATCTCTTTTGCACCCGTCTAAAGATAAAAGCGATTATCTTTGGTGCAACTTTCAACACTTTAGGATTCAATAAGATAGCCTTAAATATGCTAAAGAGTTTACCCTTGAAAATAGCACGTTTAAGTTGTCTATCTAAATTTGTCATACAAAGTCCCTCCGAAATAAATAAATTATTCTTTGAATGGAAGGGATTCACATAATCCACACTTGTGGTACTCAAGCTCAGTATATACATTAAAGTTTCTTTGTATACGAGACATATCAAATGTATAGTCTGAGAATATCTCTCTATATAGGTCTAATTCTAAATGCCTTATCTTACATTGCTGTCCTAGCTTATACTGCATATTGTTGTAGTATAGGTGACTAATAGCCGGGCATTCAAAACAATGTAAACATTCACAACCATCCTGGATGCTACACATTGGAAGATTATTATATTCTCCACAAAAGCTCTCTAAGGCATTTTTATCTAAACCTGAGTAAATGTCCCCTATAGATAATGTTTGGTCATCGTAATAGGAATCATCTGAAAAATAACCGCAAGGATAGATATTGCCATGTATGTCTATATGTAAGAAATGTCCAAGATGTCTACAGCTAACACACCGCATCTTAGTAGCATCGGATAAATCCGTATGCACATAAGCCATAGCATCTAAGTTAGCTACAATAGCGTTCGGAAATTCCTTACTATCATTGTATATATGATATAGTTGAGGTTTTAGTCTCTCTATAAACTTAGGGTCTTTGTATTCATCACAATCACTAAGTAAATAATATTCCCATTTAGTACAACCATTGTCTATTGTAAATCTATATGCTTGATATAGTTCATCTACAGTATCTGGTGTTAATGCAGTTCTAACTAAGATTTTATCTCTATAGTCAGATTTACCTAGCTTACGAATAATATCTTTGAAATATTCATCATCATAAGAATTATTTTTTACTTTACGTGATTTAGATGCACTAAAGACCCCATCCCAGGATATCTTACAACCCCATGGATTTAATATACCATCATCCCAGAGACCTATCAACCCATCTATATTGGTTCCGTTAGAAATCGTCGTAAATTCTACATTTACGTTCTTATATCGTTCTAACTTTTTGAGTTTTCTATAAGCACTTCTAATCTTATCACAATGAAGACTAGACTCTCCACCAGTAATCTTAAATTCTAATGTATCACCTAAAGGCATCTTTCTTAGAAATTGAACCAACTGATCGAAATCAGTAAAACCATCATATCTGGTTTTGGTATCATATTTCTGGAAACAATACACGCAATCAAGATTGCAGTATTCAGATATCTTGAAAGTGATAGCATCTATACGGTCATACATTATTTATCTTCCGCATTAGGATCGACTTCTTCCGCTGGCTCATCATCTAAGAAAGAGCTTAAGAAATCATCTAATGGTTTAATTATCTTATCTTCATCAGGTAATGGTAATCCTGCTTGGTCATAGATGAAGTATTTATATGCTTTAAGTACAGGTGCTGAGTTATAGAACCATAGATTGGTTCTAATAGCGTAGTTATAGAAAGTTTCAGATGTAAGTCTATCAGAAATCAATAAGTCACTAGCATCCCAATCATAGATAGAAATAAAGTTCTTATCTTCTTCAGATAGGTTCTGTAATGTCACTGTAGGATCATATGCTCCAACCATTCGACATATGAATCTTAATATCCCATAGAAGTATGGGATATTGTTTTGGTTATATACATATAACCCACGGAATAATAATTGTGGCTCTCTAAGATTACCATCAACTAAATTAACCATTTTATTGAATAGCTCTTTACATTTAGCAAAGTCTCGTACTGAGAAGTTTACTTCAAAGAGCTTATACCATAGTGCTAGTTTAGTAATACCATAACTACCATATTGTACTTCAAAGAGCGATTCTGGTAATTGTACATCGTCTAGCATTTCTTTAACTAGTGTATCATTTTCCATCTCTTCTAATACAATACTGATACATTGCACGAATGTATTAATATAGATTACGTTTAATGCATCAGCTGATAGATTACCGTACCCAAAACGTAATGTGTCTAAGTATTTCTTAATCTTGAAGATACACTGTGCGTCTTTAGGTAATGTCTTAGCATATACTAATGTAGCATATTGGATATACGTATAATGAATGATAGCAGAATATAATTCTGTATCAGATTTGGCTATACTTTCGTATAAATTACAATACATACCAAGATAGTTAAAGTAATCCTCTTTATACTTAGACATATCAGCTATTCTAGCTAAAGTAAATAGCTTAGTTTCTAAGTCAATCTTAGTATCATTGTAGTAGATGTTTAAGTAATCTGCTCTAGTCTTCTTAGGGGAGATCGCTACATCTAATTCAGTTAAGTATTCTGGACAATACTTCTTAACTAGGTTCTGTAAAGTCCCAGTAAAGTATTCCCATTTAATTTTGTTTTTGATAAAGACGTTATCATATAGACAGAAGTCTTTGAATGTAATAAGCTTACGGAATTCGTTCTCTCTATACATCAAAATATTTTCATATTCTTGATCGTCTTTAATAGCGTTATATATACGCTCAGGTAAAAAGTCAATCATTCTTGAGTAGCCTCCTGATGGTATCTTTCTAAATGATCTTTATAGCTTCTAACGTAAGCTAATAATTTATCGTAATCGTCATCATCTAAAGAGTCTATCCATTCTCTAATGGTAGTGTATATGATTTCAGACATTTGACATGTAGCATCTAAGTGGTTTTCTCTCCACTTATCACCAAACTGAGAATAACGTTCGTATCTACAACCGCCATCACAAATACATTTGTATTTACATTCCTTACAGTCTGGAGATGTACATGGTGCTTGTAAGATATCCTTATCAAACTCAGTCTCTTCTTGAGACAATGCGGTACAGTAAGATTCTTCACCATATGGTGTAATAACCTTATACTTACCAACGTCACATGAGCCAAAGTTATCATCATCTTGTAAGATAGCTATAATACGATTCATATGCTCCATATACATTCTCTCTAGAGTAAATGTCTTCTTATACTTCTCTCGGAATAGCTCTAGATATTCTGGGGCATAGTATGGTCTATGAGCTAATACAAACTCACCATTGACATTATACTTCTTCTTCCATTCTACGAAAGTCTCATGTATCTCATCAAAGATTTGTATATTCTCATTACCAATAACGCACTTTACATCGAACTTAGTTCCTTGAGAGATAGCATATTGGATATTATCATATACGGTCTTAGATATAGAATTACCACAAGTATCAACACGGTTCTTATCAGAGAAACCATCCCATGATAACTGTATCTCACTAAATGGATACTTCTTATCTAATTCAATAAACTCTTTAAAATTAACTACAGTAGATGTGACTACTTGGAATTTAATCTTACCATAATACTTTTCTAATACTTGCTCTATTAGATCTATCTTGAGTAGTGGTTCACCACCAAAGAATATAATACGTGTAGGATTTTCTACACGTATTATTTCTTCAATCTGTTCAAATGTCATACTCTTAGGATCATCTCTACCCTTAATATAACAATACTCACATCTATTAGGGCAAGCCTCTGTAAGCATTAGGTATATTTCTTTATAATCATTATTCATTATTTATTTTCACAACCACTACAATCAGCCCAACCGTTATAAACGTTATACTCACCATCGCTATTAAAGTTAGGGTCTAATGTATTGACTAAGTCAGTGTTACCAGTCTTTCTATTATACCTCATTTCCCAATGATATTTTTTAGGGTTATCATATGGTGCACCAGGATACCATTCTAAATTAGTATTATTATCAGCATGGTGAGTTCTAGGAATAGAGTTTGTATCGTTTTGGTCACGTAATAAATAATAACCATCTTCATTACCACGATACTTATTTCTATACATCCAGCGTCTACCCCAAGGATCATAGAAGAAAATATAAATATTATGATCGTGGTCTGAGTGTACGTAAGTTTCCCACCCTAATTTAGTTACATATTCTCGATGAGTATTATTTTGATCTGCTAAAAAAGTAAGCTTTAAGAAATCATCACCTAATTGACGGTGTTGACAAGTTAATTGACATGTAGACTGACAGTTAACTTGACAACCGATAATACAGTGACCATTTACATCATAAAACTTACCATTATTCTTAATGAAGAAGTTAGATGTGTTAATCAGATTCTCACGCAATCTAGCAAACCACTCTAACTTTATAGGTTGATTATAACTTTGCCCATCAGTTCTTGCTGGGAACTTAGTATTACCATTAGCATCTCTAAATGCATCAACTGTTACAGCCACGGGTGGATTAATAGCTTCTGCGTTTAAAGTTATACGTTCAGTGATAGATATAGCATTATTACCAATACTCGGTGTATATTTGTTATAGAAATCTAGAATATTTTCTAGTGTATCTCCATTTACATATTCGCTATTGAGTAAATTATTAAGATCAATAATACGAGTCTGAATACCGGTATTGGTTGATGGTTTAGGGTTAGTAAAGTTCATCTTATTAGCATGATCTTTATCAATATTATCTTCTTGGTTTTGGCGATACTTAGGCGTACCACTATCCCAATAATTTCTACCCTTAGAATCAGATGGTGGGTTATTTGATAATTGTTTCATTTCAGTATAAATAGCTACACAAGTTTGATATGATTCTACTAATCCACGTACAGTAGTATCTACGAAATGTCTATCAAATGCAATATCCACATTAGCTGGAATATCGGTTGTTATTTTATTGTCTTTCTTAACTACATAAGGGACATCGGGGATAGTCCATCTGTAGCGATTATTCATATTAAATTCTATATTAGCCATAAACTATCACCTCCTAAATTGTATGTAAATAGTCTTTAATAATAGCTCGGAAATCTTCCATAGTGGAAGCATCATCTCTAAGCTCAAGAAGTTTCTTCTTATTACTATTCAACCATACATCTACGTAGTTCTTAAATGCTATCATAGCATCTCTAGATGGCTTAGATGTAAGATTTACATTAGTAATACCCTCACCTGATAAGAATAGCTCATCGGTGAATTCTAAGTTGAATAGACGTAGTTGTACTAGATTGATAAATATCTCTTTGATATTTAATAGACGTCTAACTATGATGGCAAATGCAATTACATTAACTTTATCATAGAATCTTAGTCCATCAAATAACGCTTCATGATCAGCTAAAGCATTATCTATATAACGGAATAGTTTATAAGCCCATAAGATAAATCCATGATAATTACCGCCATTAAAGCTTACTTCCATATACATTTCATACAACCACATAACCCCTAGGGATGTGTATTTGTATTTAGTATTTAAAGACTCATGATTTAACGCTATACGTTCTAGTATAAGATCTAAAGCCGTATTTGTCAAGTCATTATGTAAGAGTCTAATAAAGTAAGCTTGTACTTCAAGCCATATATTCTCTATATTGTCAGTATCTATATAATATGGTGCTACTTTAGCTCTGACTTTAGTATAGTGGTCTACTAGCTTATCATAAGCAGTTGTATCAAACGTTTCATGGTTATCTTGCATTACCTTGTATAGGAAATATCCATTTAGCTCGATATAGTTTACATGGATATAGTTAGGTAATGTAGCTAACTCTTCACCGGTTAACCCATTATACATATTCACGAAGTCTAATACGTATTCAAAACGAATACCATCAGCATAGCTATATGTAAATAATCTTAATAAGGCATACATCTTATCTTTCTTAGATGTATTAGGGTCGCTAACTATAGCAGCTAATGTAGCACTAGATATATCAGATGTATAAGTGATATATTTATAGATATCTGGATGAGATTCTCTTATTTCAGTTTTAACTTTATTAAAATACTCTGCTAATGGCCCTGTAGTGATAATATTATATTGAGCTTCTAGTTCTTCTTTAATGGTTTCACCACAAGTTATCTCTTTATATAGCTTATCAAACTCGGTATAATCAGATCTTGTTTTAAGATAGTCATATACTTCGTCAGTTATAAATAGTTTCATTACGACCATCCTCCACAGTTCTGATTATGGCATGTATCATATTGGCAGTTTTGACATGCAATTTGACAAGATGCTTGACATGATACTTGACAAGAAGTCTTACATAAGTCATTTTCCCAGTATGTATTCTCTAGGTCATTGAATGCTTTATTCAATACATGGAGATTACCAATCATCAAGTTTAATACAGTGCCAGAATATAAGTCCCCTGGAGCCATAGCTCTAAATAATCCACTAGAAATCTGTCTATAATCACCATACATGATACCCACAGCACCATCATTAGCTTTAAATGCACCATTAGATTCATATCTAGCGCCAGAACCAACGTGTACATTAAACTTTTGACCAGGATAAACGTCTAATACTACACGTTTATACTCACCTTGACCACCAACTGCTTGGTTAAGGCCATCTTTAAACATACCACGTCCAGTTGGACCACGTTGAGAATCAAAGTTAAGATTCCAACCAGAGTCATTGGCTAAAGAGATATTATCACGACTACCGCCATTTGCAGTTATATTACCAAATACAGTGGCTTCACCATTAGCACCAGGTAAATGTGCTGGGACATAACCTACAACTTGATATGTATGTGGTGCACGATATCCTGTATCTGGCCAGCTACCTTGACGTGGATTGTCATATCGTACAAAGTCACCAGTATATTTAAGACCATCAAGCACTCTATCTAAATGCTTATAGCGTTGTGCAGGGAAATTCTTGAAATCCCCCTGTTTGATATATCGACCCATATACTCATAGATTTCTACTTTAGCTTCTATTGTGCCACTAATAGTAAATGCACCACCACCGATTAATACAGCAGAGATTTTATATACGCCAGATGGTACGGTAAACTCATAGTTTCCTGGTACCGTATACACTTTATCTAAACCATATGCAGTATCATCACCATCAGTCTTATATGCTACATATACAAAACCCTGTGTTGGTTTCTTAGTAGGATCACCATACCATTTAGGAGCACCAGGTGTACCTACGGTAATAGATTGTGCTGAACCGCCTTTAACATTTAAAGCTGTAGTAATAAAGTCTCCAGGCAATCCAGTGCTTTGTTGTCCGTAATGCATACCTCTACGGTTACTATACCAATCAGTAGATGATTCTGGTCTACCGTAATATCCAAATCTTGTCTCAAATAAAGCCATCTTATATCCGGTAACGCCAGCTAATACGTTATCAATGTAAATACCGTTACCACCTTTAACAATAACCTCATTAAAGTTAGTATCGCCACCATTAGTACCCATAGAACCACCAGCACCACAAAGACCAAGCAATACTGTTTTAGTGCCCTTAGGCGGAATAAATGTGAATCTACCAGGCATGTCATATTTTTCCACAGTATAACCTTCCATTGATTTGCTAATACCTAAAGTACTACTCATCAATTCAGAAGCCATACCTAATAAAGTATTCATGCTAGATGCTTTAAGGGATTCACCAACTACAATACTGCTGCTAAATCTCTCAACTATATCTCCGACACTAGCATCACGTCTAATACGATTTTCTGGTGAACCAAATCCAGCACGAATGCGTTCTAGTGATTTTGCCTCTTTAAGATTGACAGCAATAGCACTAGCTATATCAACCAACGGAGCCTTGGCTACTATATTATCTTTGGTTCTATCTATTTTATCAGGAATACTGTAACTTACAGTATTCCCTCTTTTTACTTGTGTTGGCATGTAAAATTAATCCTCCACAAACTCAACTCGTTTACCAACCATAGCCGCTACAATAGCGTTAATGGTCATTAATTCGTGTTTAAAATATGTATCAAAGCTAGGTAATATATTACCCTTATTATTTAGATTCTCATACTTCTCAACGAAATGATTTAATCTTACACCAAACTCTCTATCAAATAGATTGACTGTCTTAACTTTCTCATCATAGTATTTCTTGACTTTAAGATTTTCAATTAAGACATTTAGTTGTCTAGAACGGATATTGGTCGCTTCAAGTAACTTATCTTGATAAGCTTTAATGATTTCTACAAAGGCTTTCTGTAAAGTACAGTAACCAATAGTCGGTTCATTAAACTTACCATTCTTAGTATAGTTCTCATAAGGACAACCAGACTTACAGATAGAGATGGCTTCACATCCCTTACAGCGTTCTAGTTCATATGTAGCAACCATAGGTTTAGGGTCAACTTTAGTTTCATCTACACCAGTATAGAAGTTGCCTATCTTGCCAGCAATCAAATCTACATTATCTGTAGTCGGATAATCTGGGCAAGGCCAAATATCACCTTTCCAGTCTACAATAACCCATCTAGGATTACCAATATTACACATAGAAGTATCTTCTTTGATAGGTTCTAATGCTAAGTTTAATGCTTGGTCTACTTTATATAGAGATATATTACGTTTATTAGTTTCATCATTCAAGATATCGATATACATATCAAGAATCTTCTCGTAATTATCTTTATAATCTTGAATAGATTGAGCATCCCAATCTAAGTCAGATGCTGGTACATTAGCAATATTATTAATACCTAAGTCAACTAGCATCTTAACTGATTCATACATATACTTAGCTGTATCTGGAGCAACTGTCATACGTGCTTCGATGAGGTATCCTAAGTCTCTATCAATAAGCTTTTTCATATTCTCAATAACTTTATCGAAACTATTACATCTATGCTTATCATGAACTTCTTTGATACCATCTACAGATACTAAGATTGGGATAGAAAGCTCATCAATGTAATCAATCATTTCATCAGTAAGTAAAGTCAGGTTGGTTGTTGCAGTAATACGAATCTTAAGATTATTTTCTAAGACATAATCACATACAGCTTTAAATGTTTCCCAATTCATTAATGGCTCTCCACCAAACATGTTTAAAGTGAATATACCAGCCATTGGGTCAACTACGTTATATGTAGCCTTAAGAATATCTAATGCCATTTCTTTTGGCATATAATCTTTACCTTTATTAGATTCGAAACAATAACTACAAGCTAAGTTGCAGTCATTAGTTAACAACATTGTTACAGCTTGAGGCTTGCTGTATACGGTTGTAAAGTTTTCCATTGTTTCCTCCAAGGATCATTCTAAATCTTTCATATAGTTTCTTCAACTTCTCAGGAGGATCATTGCGTTCACAGATATAGTCTCTACCATAAGCTGTCATAAATGACTTGATGATTGGCCTAGTTTCATCATTAATAGTATAGGTTCTTTTTAGTTTAATGTATAGACTATTCATAATACTAGTAGACTCTACAATATTCTTTTTAATCTTCTTATTATAGATGCCAGCTGTATTATACTTCCAGTCTTCCATAAACTCTTTTGCTACTTCAGCAATGGCTCTGTTCAGTTGACAGATATTTTGATGTGGATATTTAGAGTCAAACGTAGCTATATCGCTACAAGATTGACATACGTTCTTAGCCACACATCCACGACACTTAGGGTGACTGTGGACATCTATTGGCTCTGGAAATACTAATTGATTACTATACACATTCCCGATATGTCTAGTATTATTAACCAGAGCCAGTCTATTAGCATATATCTTACCATACGGGGATACATATAGTTGTCCTGAAGTAAAGAAGTTACTATCAGTTGAAGTATCTTTATAATCTGGAACTATATAGTCTAAATAAGACGTAAGATATAATGCATCAAACTTGTTCTTAGTAAACTTGAAGTATTGCTCATAAGCATATTTAGTTGCATTCTTTAGGTTAGTCTTAAACTTACCAGTGATATCAATAGAATCTGCTGGTTCAAATAAGATACTTTTAACTCCTAGTTTACTAATAAAATCAAAGTTATCTTCAAAATATTTGATGGTATCTTCCATTAAAGTCATATGGATAGTTGCATGAGTCTTAAGAATATTTAACTCACGTAAACAAGTTAATCCACGGATAGCATCTTTATAACCAGTACGGTGTTTATTATTATGCTCTTCTTCACCATCTAAATAGCATACTAGATCAATAGCATTTGCTTTAATAACTTTAGCTTTAGCTAATGTCATTAGTGTAAGATTAGTATGAATCTTATATCTACAAATGACATTATTCTCTTTAAGCTTATCTATAATATAAGTGATCTTATCCCAACACAGCAAAGGCTCACCACCTTTGAAGGTTATAGTATATACACGACGATAATCTTTAAAGATCTTAGTAATCTTTTCTATCATAGCATCTATCACCTTAAAGGACATATATTGTTTACCCTTAGGTGGTAAGTAATCACATTCAATATTATTATCATTAGTGAGATAGAATACGATCTCTCTCACATCATTCCCTATTTCTTTAAACTCTAAAAACATGTCTTTCTACAAATTCCCCTTATATAATAACTTTACATTAGCAAGGATAAATCATACTTATCTTCCCCAAGACGATGATTCTCCTGTAGTCTACTCATTGTTGGGCTACCAAACTTATTACGTAGTATCCAATCATGGATACGTAAAGCAACCCTATATTTAGCTCTAATTAGAGCACATTTATCTTCGGCCACTAAATGATAGTCTCTAGTTGATGATAGCATATTTTCCATAGCACAAGGTGTACACATATTCCTAGCCTCACAGTTAATACAATCATTCTTAGCTGTATTTACAGTACAAGGATATTGATTACCGATATTACGATTATATGAGACCCCATATCTAATATCTCCAACCACACACTCATTATATACTTGAGATGCGTGATCTTCAAAATCAGTATTAGGTGCAATAGAGCATCCGAATAATACACCATCTGTATCTACAACAAACCCAGTATTTGTTTTAAAATGACATGGTCGTCTAGGTTTAAAATCAGAACTAAGGTGCTCCATAGATAATAGATTTCTCATATACTTAGGAATAACGGCTAAACCATATTCTACATACTTAAGAATAAGTATAGACGTTCTATACATAGATTCTTCATATGTAGCCAGTTCTTCATCAGTAATACCACCAGCTAATATAGCAGCAAATGTAACCTCAAGGATACCTAAGTTTAATACACTCTTTACATGCTCTTCTATATTCCCAAAATAGTTATTTGGGAATGTAAGTCTAGCTGTAATATCTCTACAAAGACCATAATCATATAGTTTACGTAAACCTTGAAGGGTTTTATCGTAAGAATTATTACGCTCATAGTTATGCTTTTCTGGTGTACCATCTACAGAGATATTGACATGGACATTATACTTGCTTAAAGTATATGCTATCTCATCAGTTATAAGTGTACCATTAGTGGATATCATAAAGTATAGTTTATGTAATAGATTTAGATCTTCCATTAGCTCAAGACCATACTTAATGATTTCCCAATTTACTAATGGCTCACCACCAAAGAAATCAATTAGTGTACTAGTCTCAGGATTTGTATCACATAAGAAGTCTATAAAAGATTCCATAACTTCTTTAGACATATTCTTATTTTTCTTATCATCCTGATAGCAGTACCTACAACTAAGATTACACCCTGTTGACATCATTAGTTGTACATTGCGAATATTATAGAAAGTCTCCTCTAAAGGACTTACGCTACGGAGCAACGTGTCATTCTCCATTGGTTGTTTACGTAGAAGTAAACTGTTAGGTTTGTGGTATTGAACCAAATCTCTTTATTGTTCTCAGGGCTAGTTGGAGCTGTACCACTAATAGTTACACGAATACCACCAACACGTTTGGAGTCTTCAGCCATATCTGCAATAGCTGCACGGTCAGCAGTAGTAGCACGATCAGCTAATTTAGCTTTATCAGCAGTTAATGCTTTATTGGCAGTATCAGAATAAGACATACCAGATGGTTTATCAGTTAAGTCATTATAAGAACCAGTGAATGCAATTCTTGCTAATGTCTTTTTGAAGTTTTCAAATTCAGTCTTATCTAATTTAGATTTGACTACATCCATCAAAGTTACACCTTGACCACCGAAGTCACCTAAAAGACCATTAATATAGTTCTTGGCCCAATTATTAGCGTCTTGTAATGTAGCGTTCCATTTAGCACGTTCATCATTAGTAATATGACGAGCATTGTCATTTACATGGGCATTGATTACAGAAATATTGGCTTTACCATCAAGCATTGCCTGTAAACTAGGAGCCAGCTCATGATAAGAGACTTTATTTTCATTATTAAAATTAGAGTCCATTTATTTTTCCTCCATAAAAACCCCAAAACGGGGCAGAATAGTTTGAATTACATAGATGTTTTTGGTGCTGTAAAGTATTGACTTTACATACTAATAAACCGTAAGGAGGTAATAGATAATGAAACGTACATCTAATAGAATTACTAATACTAAAGATATAGAATATATCTTATCTATAGATGAGAAACTTGGTACTAAGACATCTACAGTGCTTGGTATGTTTGGTGAATTTGATGGTAAACGTCGATTCAATACTTATGATTTAATTACAATTCCAGCTGGATCATATGGTCCAGAAGGAAAAAAGAATAAGAATGCTTTTACTACAACTGTAGGTATATGGGTATTCAATAGGGTATTCATTGAAAAGGATATGTTTGATATGTTTGGGTATATCAATAAACCTATCACTAAGAAAGTGGTTGGTGATATCATGCAGGACTTATCTTACGCTATTCTTGAAGAAAGAAAAACTATTAAGGTTATGCAAGACTTCATTATGAAGGGTCAAAAGTTCATGCCTTATGTAAATATCTTGTCTACAAGCTATAGTATGAAGTTATTGACTATCACTACTAAGATCGATAAAGCTAAAACTGAACTGGTTAAGAAATATCGTAAAGAGTTAGATACTAAAGACCCTAAGGTTGTATTAAAAATCCAAGAAGAGTTATTGGATTTAGCTCAAGAGATTCTTAAAGACGACCCATCTATGGATACTTATAATAGTGGCGCTAAATCTTCTATTGGTAATAACTTCAAAAACATGTTTGTTATTCGTGGTATCACTAAAAACCCTGATCCTACTAAAGGTTATAATATTATCATGTCTAACTATATGACTGGTATTACTAAAGAAGAATATGCAGACTTTGCTAACTCCCTAGCTGAAGGTCCTTATGCACGTTCTAACCGTACAGAGACTGGTGGTTATTGGGAAAAACTATTATTACCAGCATGCCAACATGTTACTGCTCTCGAAAAGGGTAGTGATTGTGGTACAAAACGAACTATAACTGTCACACTAAATAAAGATAATATCAAAGAGTATATATACTGCTATATGAAAGAAGGAAATAAGTTAGTAGAGTTGACTTCTGAGAATATGAAACAGTATCTTGGTAAAACTGTACAGTTTAGATTCTCTTCTATGTGTGAGTCTAAAGATGGTATTTGCCATGCATGTGCTGGTAACATCTTCAATCGTCTAGGTGTGACGAATATTGGTGCGGCTGCTCCACAAGTAGCATCTAAACTTAAAAACGTTGCCATGAAAGCGTTCCATGATAGTCAAGTAAAAATGGTTGAAATGGATCCTATGGAAGCGTTTGGTTTAAAATAATATACATATAACACAAAAAATAATACACGGGTAGGTGTGGGTAACCCACCCATGTATTATTAATCGGTATTAGATCCTATCTAAATCAATAGTAAGACTAACACCATGCTGGAGCAGATAAGCCTCAGCTCTTTTAGCTTCGGCTAAACTTACTCCTTTATTGCCAGATACATAATCTATGATTATATCTTGGCAATAGCAGATCATCCAACCAACATTGGCTGAACGTTCCACTAGTTGGTTAGCGTAGTTACCTACGCAACCTGGGTTCGCCATAGGAGTCACCTCCTTTCGGCAAGTAGACTTATGTCTACAAGTGTATGGGTAAATTTAGATACAGCTAATGGTGATAGCTGTATCTACCATACATGATTATAGTATATAACTATAAAAATTAACTTTTACTAAAAAATAATACATGGGTAAAGAAGTGTATCCTTACCCATGTATTCATTTATAGTAACTACCTAATCGTATCTAGGTTAACAGTTACTATGACGCCGTGCTTATTTAAATAAGCCTCGGCTTGCTTAGCCTCAGCTAAGGTTACGTCGTTATTGCCATAGACATAATCATAGACTATATCTTGACAGTAACGAACCATCCAATCGTGATTGGACGCACGCTCAGCCAAGGTGTTATGATAATTCATAACACAACCTGCCATAGGGATTCACCTCCTTATGGCTTGTAGGATATACTCCTACAAGTGTATGGTTATATTTAGATACAGCTACTACTAATAGCTGTATCTACCATACACGTTTATAGTATATAACTATAAAAATTAACTTTTACTAAAAAATAATATACCCCATATAGGCATTGCCTATATGGGGATATCTTTTATTTATACATTACTACATAGAAGATCGTTATATACGTATTCTAATGCTTCAGATATACCAGAATCTCTTACTCCAAGTAAATGAATAGTACTGAAATCTGGATCAGATAAATGGAACTTATATTTTATATTATAGAAGTCATCATGCTTCTTAGCTAAGTCTAATAAAGTTCTTACATAATCTGCAGCCTCATTATCTAATGCTTCAGACATACCAAATGTTATTGTATATATTAGTTTATCACCTTTATAGATATTGTACATCTGCCCTATAGATATAGTCTGCTCTTTTTCTCTAAAGCTTAATAGAACGCTTGGTATTAACTGCACATTGTCTAATTTATCTATTACATTATCATAGAAGTGAGCAAATGCCATAGGTGTATCTAGTTTAGGCTTAAATAATTTTAAATTAGATGTACGAATTTCCATACTAGCTTCATAAATTTCATCTGGGTTTGTTTCATCTACAAGAATCAGTTTATCATAAGATACTTCTGGTGCTATGTCATCTTTTCTATCGATCATATAAAATTTTCTAGTATCGCTTGTAGTGTAGTCGTTAAACATTGAATCAGATCGTTCAATAAACTTTTCATAACCACAGCCATGTATTAGTGTTACTCTGTTTAGCATATATACCTCCAAAAAAATTATCCAGGTATAGGAAATTCCTATACCTGGTTTAATTATTTCTTATACACAGATTCGTAAAAATCCTGTTTATATCGGCAGTCAAAGTGAATACTAGCATACGCCAGTAGGGATACTAAGGATGCTGCCGATAATCCTATTATAAAAATATCCATTGTCTTATTTACTCCTATTTGTATACGATTAAGATACAAATATGTTAGTAAATATTAATGGAATTCGTATTCAAAACCTGTAAAGTAATCAATTAGATCACTTTTGATTTTTAGGACATCTTCAGGGGCTACGAAACCGGATAAGTCGATACTATAGATTTTTTCATCATCATATAGTAGATGAGCTGTTGGTGCATAATGGTTACCAGTATTATAGATCTCATCAAACTCAATAGTGTCTGGTAATGCACATAATACATTAGTTTTAATTTCTACATCAGCATATCGTTCATACGCATCAGAGTGTAAAATAAGAAGCATATCTTTTAAAGACTCTACAGTTTCTTTATTCATATCTAGATCAAATACATTGACTTCAATATTAGAACCTATGCGATATTCTTCATCAGTAATATGCATAGCGCCTGTAGAATATGTAATGCCTATATGACCATCACCATCTAAATGTATTGATGTAGATTGGGTTCTAGCCAATCCTTTCTCAAATATAATATCGGCTACGGTCTTATATATACCGTCATATATTTCTCTGTCACTCATATCATTTCACCTCGTAAGAAATGGAAATTATCTACAGTCATATTGGACTCTATAAGAGTGTCCATTATATCTGCTAATTGGAATTCGTCATAATAGTTATCGAATGTAATAGTGTTATCTTTAACACAAACCTCTACATTGATAAATTTGTCATCATATAGAGTGGTTAGTTTAACTACATCACTATTATATCCTTTAACTACAGTATCGAATATCTCAGTTATACAACAAATCAATTCTTCTTCCATACAAATGTCAGGATACATCGCTTCTCTTGTTCCTATAACATTTCCAAAGTTATCATATCGAGTGAGGGTGATATACTCACCCTCTAACTCAAATCGTAACACAGATTTCATTTTAACCTCGATACATATCGTCTAATGTATGAATCACTTCATTGATACCGATGTATTTATCACGAATAGACGCTACACCTAGATCTTTGGTGTATTCAACGGATACGACATCTTTATTCAAACTACGTTGAGATAGTTCACGGCATAATGCTTTAAACATATCCACTACATCACGTTCTGCTTCAATAACGTATTGGGATACGATGGAAGCCTGTTTATTATCTTTGTCTACAAGATTAATTGTACGAGAGATAGTTAATACAGGTTTCAAAGACTCATCTTCATAATAACGATAACTCAAATCTGTATCTACAGCAATAGCTAATACTTGATCATTATGACCAACTTTAGCTAAGTTATCTAAGATAAGATTACGTACTTCTTTTAAAGTCGTTACATTAGCACCTTTAGAATAGAAATATACTCGAGAGTTATCTTTAGTGATGTAGTAACGATATGGTTCATTACTATCATCGATTAAGAAACTAACTTCATTAGTTACATCTAATAAGTCAAGCATCTTATCACGAAGAGCTTTATCATTATAGCTTTCTAAGTTATCAAAAGAAAGAACTTCACGTGGTTCTTCTTCACCAATTAGTTCCTTTAAAGGAACTTCTTGTTTAACTTCCTCTACAGGCTCTTGTTCTTCTACTGTAGTCTCTTCAACTACAACCTCTTCTTCCTGAGGTGTTTCAATATCAGCTACCTCTTCGATAGATTTCATATTGATATGCTTGCTTTTTCTAGCCATAGTCTTCTTCTCCTATATTAAATCAAATAATCGTTTACAATATCGTTGATAGTGTTAAAAGCATCAGCATCATATAAGGAGAACTTGTAAACGATCTTACCACTTTCAGACATAGGCATTACAGTAAATGCAGACTCTTCTCCTTGATTCTTTAGTAGCAAATCAAAGATAGCTGTTTCGGATAACTCTTTGAAAGATTGTAGAGTATATTCAATCTCTGTATTGGTTTGCAAACCAACTTCATTGTCAGTAGCAAATGCACACCAATGGTTAATATGGAAAGTCATAACGTCATCAAATGGGTTATAAACGATATCTAAGCTACCATTACGAGCTTTATCAAATACAGCTTCTAACGTAATTGGTCCTTCACTGTCATGAGCAGTTGCTAATTGTTCATGGATATCAACTAAGTCCATTACATTAACACCTACACCTTTAGTGTATTCTTCTTCAGGAATATCTTCCTTATTATATTCATTCTCTTCATTTAGAGAATAGAACTCAAAGTTTAAGTCTTTACATACTTCTCTTGTATTGACTTTAACTTTAAGATTATCTTTATTGATGTATAGATAGTTTACTTCTTTAGTAGAATCTTCAAGATCTACTGTTACACCAGTAACTGTCATTAAACGGAATTCTTGTAATTTAGCTCTGAAATCAAACATAGTGGTTCTCCTTGTTAAATAAGGCATCTAGCAATATTCCTAGTCTTATTATGTATATCTAGAATAATTCTATTAGCTTCATTTTCGGATACTACATTAGCAACTACAAAGTGCCCAGCCCCAAGAGTATAATCTCTTGAGCTATAGTTTATAGATGTGCCGTGGAATGTGTATGGTATAGCTAATAGCTCATCAATAATACCTTTAGCTGATGTATGTGTACATGCATGAGTATCGTCATCTATATACATAGTATAAGTCTCTAACTCCTTAGTTAGAGATGGTTGAGCTTTTATTGTTGAAGTATATAGTTTACTAGAAACGTCAAAATCAATATACCACTTGAAGTCACGTTTATATATCTTCTCTTCGATATTATTGATTCTTTTATTTCTGATATGAATCATATTTAATAGCTTGCTATATTCTGTACTAAATAAGAAACCATCATTATGTGTATTATAAATTATGGTTGTTTTAGCAGAATCTACACTAGCTTCTTTATTACCGTTAGCTAAACGTAGTGTGGATTCAACTCTATCATCTACAGTAATACCATCAATATCTAATACTACAACTGGTACGTTTATTTCTGTTACTAAACGAATTTTTGCACCCATAGCGCTACATGTAGTTTCCTCTAATGCTGTATTCTTAAACGTTAATACAGACTTAATTACCAATGTATCTTGATCATAATCTACATATGCAGATTCTTCTCTAAGTATACCATTATTAAAGATAGAAGACTTTATACGATTATATGATGATTTGTTTTCACTTACACTGTATCGCATATTACCATTGCTCCTCGCTGAGAATAGCATTAATAGCCGTATTGATAAAATTGAACCCAATATTACCAATAACTAGCTTATCTTTAAAATCATCATGTGTCCATGTAAAGTATGCTGGACTACCAACTTCAATTTTACGAATAATAGTCATAGGATCAAAGTATTTAGGTACGTCAACATAGATATCTGCAGTAGCAGTATATCTGAATGTCGGTTTACCTTTCTCATCAGTATCCAATACTTTTGCAGTATCACGACAAGCAATTTTCAATAGATTTGGGTGGTTTCTATCTTGAGAGATAGCAAACTCACCACCGTTTAAACTAGCAATCATATCCTCTAGTGTATTACCCTTATAAATGTCTTGATCCATAGATACATTTACAGATTCTTCTTTCTTAATCATTGGAGTCTCAAAATCTCCATCTTTTTTGTACTCATTTGTCCATACAGTAACGAGTACTTTTTTGTTTCTGGCTGCATAGCAAGCCGTTCTCTTAGTATCACTATTTAAGCCATACGTACCAATAATGTCCGCTTTCTTAAAATCAAAGATGATACTTCTGATGTCAAATTTTTTCTTTTCCATAGTAATTGTTCCTCCTTAACTATAAAACAAAATTACTAATTACTACACAGTTATAATATATATCCAAAATTATATTTTCATTCATGAGACAGTAGATAACCCATATAGGCATTGCCTATATGGGTATCCAAAAAAGTTTTAGTAATATTGTAGTAAAAGAGATATTCTCAAGATCGTGTCCATCTTGAGTCTATATTATTTTGTTGATTAGTTATAATAAATCAGCATGTAATCGAATGGGATCTTAGCATCACCTGCACCAGAGCAGTATACGATACAAGCTGTATTAGTTTTCTTAACCCATACCTCACCAATCAAACCATTAGGGTTTGCTGTTGGGGTAATAGCTACAGAGAATGATGTATTCTCGAAGCTATGTGGGATAATAGTACCAGTTCTACCATTGAACTCTGCAGTACCTAATAGAATTGCTTTAGAGTCTTTCTTATCAGCAAGAGATTGTCTTTCTTGATCAGTAAAGAATCTATTATTAGGATCTTGAGCAATGATAGTTGGTGGTAATTGTGCTGGGAGCTTATATTTATTAGCACCCTCTTCAATGGAATCTAATTTAGCTTTATCTTCTTTAGACATACCACCATTAGACTCAGCTGTTGCTAAAGATCCATCAAGTTTACTATTCCAAGCCAAGATTTGATCATCTGTTACAAATCTATGATTAGAGTCTTCCATAATAATGGAAGGATCATGTGTTTGTGGATGGACATAGTAGTTAGCATTCATATCTACAGAGTTTAATTTAACTTTATCTCCTTTAGACATAAGACCATTAATATTTTCTGTAGCTAAATGACTACCTGCTTTATTAGACCAGTTAGTTTTCTCTTCTAATGTAACGAATAAGTGTTCGTTATCAGTTTCAATAATAGCTGGATCTAAACTATTAGGCATAGTAAAGTTAGTTGCACCAGTCTCAATATTGTCTAATTTGTATTTATCTTCCTTAGACATAAGACCAGCATATTGATAAGTAGCATTACGGTCTTCCGCTTTAGCAGACCAGAATGCTTTTTCTTTATCAGTTACGTGTCTAGTAGCTGGGTTATTAGGATGAACGTAGTTGTTGGCACCCATCTCAACTGTATCAATTTTGGCTTTGTCTTCTTTAGACATCATACCATCTACAGCTGCAGTAGCCATAGGTACAGCATTACTAGAGATAGGGATCCAGTTTTCACCATCATAACGGAATGTGATATTAGTATCATTTACAGATACAGTCCAACCACGCTGAGGAGATGGATACATCATATTGATCTCATCAAAAGTTTCTACAGCTTCTTTCCAAGTATTATTGGATTCTAACTGCACAAACTTATTATCAATCTCAGCTTTAGTGTACTTATCATCCCAAGATAATCTGTCACTACTAGAAACGTGAATTGATTTAGTAGCCGTATGACGGTTAAAAGATGCAGCTGCTAAATTGACTTTAGCCTGTGCACCCTCAGGGGTCTCCTTAGCATCCCAATTAGCCCTATCAGTCGGGCTAATATGTGAGGATGCGTCTACTAAATGGTTATTAAGATCAGTATGATCTTGTGTAATAAACTTCTTTTCTTCTTTAGTTACATGGATGCTATTGTTAGCTAAGTGACTAACGATATTGGCATTGTTTAACGTTGCCGCTTTAATCTGCTGAGCATTAAGACCAGTATCTTCTACAAGTCTACCAGACGCATCAGCATACTGGAGTATATTGCCAGATGTAACTAAGTCAGTTCTGTTTTTCAGTCTATTAAGCAGTTGAGGTTTAGACATGAAAGACCGTCCTCCTTAAATCTTTGTCGTTTGTTGATAATAAAGATAACTAATTAGCACAGATACAGAAAGATATTCGGATAACTCTTCCAATCCATTAAAGTATTTTTCTAATTCTTCATTGGTTGGACGTTTATCAAACTCAAAGTCTGCACTTAAGAAACCAATTGGTCTTTCATCCAATTGGTTAGATGAGTCATAAATAGTAACTACTATTGTAGTCCTATTATCATTCTCCTTACAGAAGAAATTTGCCATTACTCTATCAATGATATTTGTATCATCTGGGTATAGTACGGTAAACTGACGGCTATTAATTTGTCTAAACAAGTCACTAGCCATATTGATAGGTACTCCTTTATGAGTCATAAGAAGACTAGTAGCACCTCTATGTCTATCAATATACTCACAGATACAAGTCGTCTTTAGGAATGGTATACCATTAAGAGAATGCTCACCATTATGAAACATGTATACACATATACGTTCAGCTGATAGTTCATCAGAAGTCTCTTTAAGTTTATGCTTAATGAGTGTATTTGTTTTAGTATAAGTTTCAGTGAGCTTATTCAAGGTATATGGTTGCTGATTCATATCATCAATCATATGGGCAATGGTTTTAGACTCGTCAGAGTGTCTTGTTTTTTCTGTATTGGCTTTATCTTCACGCTGTCTAGATAATTGTAAAATAGCTTGGGTATTATTATGGTTAGAGTAGATTAGGTACGCTACTATTAGGATAACTATAAATTCTATAGCACCGATATCTTTAACCATAGAAAGCACACCAGCAGCACCTTCAAAGTCCACTACATCACCACCTTTAATAAAAATAAAGACTTATTTTTATGTTTAGACACATACCCTATTTGGCTCATTTGCTTGCCTTATGGATAAGGTATCCAACACCAGCAGTGCCAACTAATACACCAGCTATCTTAAGGTTTTTATTTTCATGCTTAAGTTTCTTAACGTCGTTACGTAATTCTTCTTCGATTTTATCACGCATTAAATCATGAGCCGCTATTTGACGATTAGCGATATCAGTTACATCAATAACAACTTCATCTCTTTGTTTAATTTCAACTGTACCATCGTCCTTGGCTACATTAGTAGCCTTGGACGTACGTAAGGGAGTATTGAACGTTTCGCCATTATACTTGATATTTACGGATTTCTCCCTATCCACTATAATATCAGGATCAGATGGTGATTCTTTTTCAATATATCTAATAGTATCAGTATGGTTATCAGTAATAATCTCTTTGACTGGCTTATTATTACGTAAGTCTTCAATAGAAGATAGTACTAATTGGTTTTGTTTAGCTAGCTCTTTATTATAAGCCTCAGTTTTAGTTAAACTATCAAGAAGATCTTTATAGCGATTAGCTTCAAGATTTGCTTGATGTTTAAAATACAATACAAAACCTAATGCAATAAGTAGGATAACAAGAACCGGTATGATAAACTTTAAGTTCTTCTTAATCCATGCTAATAAATTGGTCATTTACTAACCTCCCGGTTTAATTATACTCGTTCTAGAGTTACCCCATAACCAGCAAGTCTAGTTTTTAAACTGTCAAACTTCTCCATCTTATCAAATGGATCAGCTTTAGAAACTTGGATAGTAAAGCTACTACCAGGAACCTTGTTTTGTGCCATAGTAATTAGGTTATTCTCGTTTAAGTCCACACTGTAAGGATAATATATAGATTTCCCCAAATTCCGTATAATAAGCTGACGGTATGGATTTAGACGTTCATAACGTAATTTATTATAAATGCCACCAATCTCTGCAGATGTGCTAAATGCAATACTTTGATTGCTTAAAGTCACATCTACTAGAGTTCTATGGTTATTGCATTTAATGTGGTCTAAAACATCACTAAATCTTACTTGGTTACCATTATCGATATTATAATAGTCCCAGTTAAGTTGTTTAGCCGTTGCGATCTTTAGACCAGATGTGGATGCTTTAATAATATAGTTTACTGTGATCATATTAGGTGCCATATCATCGCCAGTGGCAACTACTGCACCACTATCATACATAGTAAGATAAGTATCTTCCCCTATTGTATAATTACCTATAGCAGTTACGAATCTATAACTATCTGAATCTTTAGCTTGAATTTCATTAGTATCTTGCTTAACGTTAAACTGATTAAGCGTTGTCCTATCCCGGCCACCGCTACCAGCTTGAATTACACCAAATACTGGTTTAGTTATCCATTCTGATACATTACCGCTATTAGCCGGTGCATTATTCGAAGACACCGCAATAGCACGATTAAATGTTGGCATGATAAGATTATCATCTTTAAGCACAAATTTGGAATTATAGATTTTTCCTTCCATCATATTATTCCAAACTTCGAGAAGACCATTATTAGTAGCATATCTAATCAATTCTGGTACAGATGATTTAGGGACATACATACCATTCATAGGGAGATATCCTTCAGGAATATTGGATCCTAACCAATAAAACATCGTCCCTATAGGCACTCCGTCGTCAGTGATATATCTCTTAGGGATCTTCTTAGTTCGACTATCTAGACGGACTACATTCTCAGCATTAACTAGTTGATACATGTATAGTGTCGATACATTAAGTCTATATAAATAAGCATTTTTTGTAGATGGATCTACATAAATTGACTTAGCAGAACCGTCAGCTGCAAACTTAGTATCATCATCAGATGAGATACTGTTTCCTTTAATTACAGCTTTAGGTGTTTTATAATTATTAAAGTTCTTAAACGTTACAGGGGTAGCGTCATAAGTATCCATATTCGGGTTAATAGTAATATTATCACCAAATGACTGATCTACTTTTCTAACAAATTCGCCATAGACGGTATCTTTAAGTTTAATAGCATTGTCTACAGTACAGTCTAAGAATTTAGGATTATCACCATAAATCACATGACCAGTATTATCAGTAGATACAGATAGATATGTACCAGATGTGACTTGAGCATATCTAGGATGAATATAGTTATTAGCATCAGATTCAATAGAATCTAGTTTGCGTTTATCTTCTTTAGACATAAGCCCATTTTCTAATCTTGTAGCTTTACCTATTACCATATTAGATGCTTTGTTCCAAGACTCACGTTCTTCTTGAGATACATGAATATCCTGATTAGACATATGGACATACCCATTATCTATTAATTTAACTAATCCGTCAGATAGTTCAGTCTTATTAATTTTATCTATTTCGTTATCAAAAGCCATAAAACTATCCTCCTTACTTAGCTTTAATACAATACAAAACAGTTACAGACCTAGAGGAGAACCCATCACTTGTTTCATTAACTATAGGTTTATAATAGAAATTCAAAGACTCTCTATTATTATTGGTATATGTATAACCTATAGGTCCAGTCTCAGCACGTTGATTATAATAAGGATAAGAATAATCAGGTACGTTTTTATAAGTATACTTAATTAATGGGTATTTATTATATAAACCCCTATTAAAATCTGCTTCATAAGTACTGAACGTTGTGATTGGGAGTGTACCAAAGATATTAGCTCTACGGGCTTTAGATATATTACCGTGTCTAGATAGATCACTAGTTGGTCTAAGATGTAAATTGTAGAAGTTTGGTAATCTAATTAGGTTGTCATCACTACTAACGTAAGAGAAATACATAGTCTTATTATTAGCATTAAATTCAGACTCTTGTATTATTTTACAATATCTAGATACTCTATCCCAGAGGGCTGGATAGTCATTCTTATTAATCGTAGAGCCGTCTAATAATAAGAAGTTTTTAGGTACTACATTACCATATATAGTAGCAATGTACCCAATAGGAAATCCTGTGGCTGGTATATATCTATTATCAATCTTACCAGTATCTGTATTATAGGTAACAGGGTTATCTGGTGAAGTTAGTTGTTTCCAAGTACCATTATTAAAATAATAAGATGCTCCAGTCTTAGTATTATACCAAAGCTTTTTAGTATTTAGATTGGTATTAGATTCACCAAATTGGATTACAGAGTCTAAAGCATAGTTTTTCATAGTAGTATAGTTTACTGCTGCATTATCCTTAGCTTTAGATACATCAATATCAGGAACTGTAATATTATTAAATACCTGATTATTATTCTTAGCAAACCACTCTAGAGGTTTACCATTTAATGTATCTACAGAGTCTACAGTTACAGGTAAGATTTCTGGATCAGAATATCCATAGATATGACCATACTCATCAACTTTTTTATACTTATAAGTATTTACTGGTGTATATTTAGGGTGAGTATAGTTATTAGCACCTTCTTGGATATTGTCTAATTTGATTTTATCTTCTTTAGACATAATACCATCAGCTTCCCTAGTAACTTTCTTAGTTAAAGCTTCATATGTTACTTTATTCCAAGTTTCACGTTCGGCTTTAGTTACATGCATATACCCATCTGTAGTATGGAAATTAATATCACTTAAAGTACCAGCTAAGACTGTATTGAATTCTTTATCAGTAAGCTTATCTACTACTATAATAGACTTGCGAGATTTATTATGCTCACCAAGCCATTCTTCCTTACGACGTTTAGCTTCATCTTCAGAATAAGATTCCCACCATTTGATTATATCTTGCTCTTTAGACATTAGGTTACCTCCTTTCTAGTATTTTGCTTTAATCATATAAATTGTATTAAAGTGCCAAGGCTCATTTACAGTGGATTCGTTATCAATACCTTCGTTTGTATTGAATGAACCAATGACAATAGTGCTGGTTCTGCCTGTGGAGAGACGTTCATTTTGAAGGAGACCGGTAGCTGCCCCAGTTCTATCCAATAATCTAAATGCTCCACTATAATAACCTAAACGTTCATTTACCATAGTTCTATTATTTATATCTAGAGTTCTATATAGGTCAGTTTGAGTGCATGTATTAAATGTACTAGTCTGTCTAGGTGTACAAGATGGAGTAAATCTACCAGTATCTCGTACATCAGATGTAGACCCTAAGAAGTCATTTAGTTTAGGTAATATAAACGTACCATCACCTTTATCGAAGAAATGACCGATAGATGGTAGATTGCTGAACTTACCATAGTTAGAATAAGGAACTAATAGATTAGAATCCTTAGCGAAGTTATATAAATCTAAGTAATCATTCTTGTTAACTGTATCACCTTTAAGTGGTAAGAACCCATCAGCTCTCATCATATCTACATTTGCAGTTATAGATGGGAGAATAGCACCAATAGGTATATTAGCAGATGGAAGTAGGGATACTGGGACTTTATTATTACTATCGAGTTTTGCTATACTATCTTCTAATGTAATATTAACCCATGTATTTAAGTCTCCATCATAATATGATGCTACCCCTGTAGTTGGGGAGATTCTAATCATATTAAGATTAGGTGTAAGATCATCACTGATATAATATGCATGCGTAATAGACTCTTGGACCAAATTCTTTCTAGTTATAGGATAATTGGCTCTAGAACTATCATTGTTATAGTACTTGAACGTTACATTACCTTTTAGGAATGCATTATCGGCAGAAATAAAATCATCTGGATTGATGCCGCCTAATTTATTAGCATTTCTGGCTCTTACATTAAGCCTTGTAGGGTTATTACCAAATATTACATGCCCTTGGATATCAGTGGATACCTCAAGATAGCTACCAGGTGCTACATTAGAGAATGGATGTACATATTTATTAGCATTAGCCTCTATTCCGTCTAATTTAGCCTTATCAGTTTTAGTCATAAGACCTTCATTATGAGAAGTAGCTGGTTTTATAACACGTTTAGCTGATTGGTTCCATCTATAACGCTCTTCTTCAGTAACGTGGATAGTATGATTGTATATATGATCATATTCATCCTGAATGCGATTACGTAATGTCGGTGATAACTCTTGTTTTGATATATGTCTAGGAATAGTTTGATTTAGACTTTGTCTATCATTATATGACATAGTAAACCTCCTATACCTCAGTTAGGGTAACTTTATATTTCTTACCGCCACTATTAACCACTAAGTTACCATTATCGATATCAAATTCCATAGCTTTCTTAGTCTTAGCTACAGTTTCATCATTACTATCGAAGATTTTAACTAAGTTATCCCATTCATCAGCACCACTACGGATGAATAAGTCATTACCAATAAAGATAAACTCATGAGAGATATCTTGGTCTACAGCTCTCATACCCATTACAGTAGCAAACTCTTCAGTTCTAGTACCTGTAACTGCAGTATCTAGATTTAGAGCGGTTAATTTCTTTTGACCATAGAACTTTAAGTATGCTGCATAATCAGATGGTTGTGTATTTACATCAATCTTCTCATTTAGAGAAAGTAAATACTTGCTGGCTTCAGTATATACAGAGTGCCATTTCTTCTCTTTACTAAAAGAACTTAGGATATTTGTAGAATCAATCCAGAATAGATTCTCACCATTACCAGTTGGCTCTACACGAGATCTGATATATGGGAATGTATTAGCTTCTAGATAGTTTATGTTAACGATTTCCATCTTAGTGCTATTCTTATCAACCACAGGTGTAGGTGCTTGTGGTTTACCTAAGAATATTGGACTAACGATAGGTGCAAAGTCATCAGGAACCATACCACCCAATCTATCAGCATTATCTACACTGATTGGCAGTTTGGTTGGATTATAACCTCTAGTTACATGACCCTCATCATCAATATCCACAGTAATATAGTTACCAGGTATTGCGTTAGGTTTCTTAGGGTGAATATAATGGTTGGCTGATTCTTCAATACCGTCTAATTTAACTTTATCAGCAATAGACATAAAACCATTATTATTGCCACTAGCATTAGGAATAGTTGCTACAGTATTCCATAATGCACGTTCTTCTGCCGTAATATGGATTGTTTCATCTTTGGTATGGTTATATGCTTTGGTAACCATATCTCTTAGTTTAAGACTAAGCTCATTTAAGCCAAGCTTATCTCTATCTAAATCATAATTGATTTGTTCTGGCATAGTTTTTAACCTCCTATTTTAGAATTACTGGGATGTTCAAGTAGGCCAAAAGATGGCCCTAATGGTGTATTAACCATTAGGGCGTCTTTCTTACTTATCATTCTTTTGATAATTGTTTGTAGTAGATCCAGAACTACCACGGCTTAAATAAGTTAATAAACCACCAGCAAGTGTGGCAGCAACTGTTTCTGATTGGATAAATAGAGAGTACATTAGTGCTATACCACAGAATATTACAGTTACGATCTTAATAATATTTAAAGGGTAAAAGAATAATCTGGAATGATATGCACTATTACTGCTTGCTTCCTCAGGTTCCATATCTTCTATCTCAGTTTCTGTTAATTTAGGACCAGACTCTAATGGTTGTTTACCAAGCTTAGTCCATTTACCATCGATGAAAATATAATACTCTCCTTCAAAAGAAACTATATTACCATTATACTTAATCTCTTCTAAGTCTAATGATGGTACAGAATCTATTTGAAGGACTTTTTCAATACACCCAGTAGTACTCCCCTTGCCATAGTCAGCCATTAGTTTCTACACTTGTGCTGCTGTATCAGAGATACCACGAGCAATGGCTCTAGCAAACTCATCTACCCGATTAATGAGTTTATCTTCTTCTACTGGATTATTAATGAATGCTGTTTCAACTAATACTGCTGGCATATCAGTTTTACGCAACACCCAGAAGTTAGCAGATTTAATACCACGGTCATATAAGTCTAAAGACTCAACTAATTGATCATTGATATTATTAGCCAATTTAGTAGATACAGAGTTAGGGCCTGCACTAGTATGAGTGAAAGTTTCTGTACCTTGAGCTGCTGGATTTTCTGCACTATTACAGTGAATAGAAACAAAGATATCAGCATCCCATTGGTTAGCTGTTTCACAAACTGCATCTAAGTCATCATCTTGCATGATGTAAGTTTCATAACCTACAGCTTGAAGATATTGGCTTACTAATGCACCAATTTTTTTACATACCTCGGCTTCTGTAGTACGAGAACCTACAGCGCCTGGGTCGATAGCATAGCCACGACCATTAGATTTAGGGTCATGCCCTGGATTTAAAAATACTTTTTTAATTGCCATAGTTTATATTAACCTCCTATAGTCAACGTTTATAGTACTGTTGAAACATAGTAGTAATTTGGTGAAAGGAGGCTATATAATGCCAGATTTCAATGAAAAATACGATCTGATAACCTATAATGATTTGTCCCCTTCGTTAAGGGAACTCATTAATAGTTCCGATAAAAATCTCCAAAAGAGTTTGAATCGACATATGAATGACAATGAGGTTCATGTAACTGGTATCGAAAAAATGTTTTGGAATTCCAAAGCACCTATTAATGATCCAGCATTTACTGGTAGACCAACAGCACCGACTCCTGAGTTGAATACTCGGAACGATACTATTGCGACTACACGATTTGTACACAACGCTCTTTATGGTCTTACTCCTGAACGTGCTAAGACTGCTGACAGACTTAAAGGAACAGTAACCTTTGCACTTACAGGTGGGGTGACAGCTCCATCTGTTTTATTTGACGGTTCCAATAATGTAACGTTAAATATCACGTCTATTGATGCTAGTGCGATCAACGGTAAACTGGACGCTTCTAATATCACTGCTGGTACATATGATATCAATATCAGTGGTATTGCAGCAAGAGCTAAATCTGCTGACACTATTGCTGGTCTTAATGCTGGTGATATTGCCTTAAAAGATTCTCCTAATTTTATTGGTACACCTACAGTACCAACAGCAGCTGCTGGAGATATCTCTTCTAAAATCGCTAATACTTCATTCGTTAATATCGAAGTAGAACGTATTAAAGACTGGGTAACTAAAAACGTTAGAGCTTCTGAGGGCATTAAATCTATTAGTGCTTCTGGTAAGATTACAGCTGCTATTGCTAGACCAGACTCTAATGGTCATATCGATCTTAACGTGACTGGTATTCAGTTTAACTCTTCGGACTTAGGTAATATTGATGCTAAGACTGTAAATGGTTTTACAGTTGGTGCTAGTGTACCATCTGATGCTAAGTTTACAGACACTGTCTATACACATCCTAAGACATCTACAGACTTAACTACAGGTAGTTTCAGTCAAGTATTAGTAGACCGTGAAGGGCACGTTGTTGCTGGTGCTAATCCTAGCAGTATGGATATTAATATCACTGGTACGGCAGCTAAAGCAGCAGCATTAGCTACACCATATAAAATGAAATTCAACGGTATCACCGCTTCTGAATCTATCATTGACGGTAAAACTGAAACTGTAGTTAATGTAACAGCAATTCCATCTGCTATTGTCACTGAAGATACTAACCGTAAATTCATGACACCAGATGAAAAGGCTAAGCTTAGTGCTTTACCATCAGTAACAGAGTTGAATACTAAAATCGATTCTGTAGCTTCTTCTATGGATTGGAAACCAGGTGTAGCATCTTATGCTGATATTGCTACTACATACCCTAACCCTAAGAAAGGTATGGTAGTTCCTGTAGCAGGTACTGGTAATATCTATCGTTATAACGGTACGGTTTGGGATACAATATCTAGTGTTAATATTCCTAATGCAACTAATACTTTAGATGGTAAAATGTCTAAAGAAGATAAGATTAAATTAGATGGTATCGAAGATGGTGCTACAAACTATGAACATCCACCAACACATCCAGCTACAATGATCGCTGAAGATGCAACTCATAAGTTTGTAACTACAGATGAAAAGACTCGCTGGAATGATACATACACTAAAGCAGAAGCTGATCTTAAATTCTTATCTAAACTTGATGCGGTTACTAATAAAGCAACTATTGGTGATAACTGGGTAATTAAACCTGGTACTGGTGGCGCTTTAGACTTTGTATTTAATGATACTATTAAAGCCACATTAGGTACTGATGGTTTATTCGTTGCTAATGAATTATCAGAATCTGGTTCTGCTGGTGCTAGTGTGACTACAGTTAGTACATGGAAAGCCCCAGTAGTAAATGTAGCTGACTTAGATGCTACTGCCCCTAATGGGTCTGTATGCTTAGTTACATCTACAAATACAATCTATACTAAGACTGCTACTGGCTGGACTCCTGTTAGTGGTGGTTCTGGTGCCACTGGTTCTAGTAGTGAATATATTACTAGAGATGAATTGAACGCATCTTTATCTAAATTAGAAAAGATGGTTAAAGATCTTCGTGGAGGAGAATAATGGCGAAAGAAACCTTAACTAGTAAAATACTTGATAATATTGTTGCTGGTTTCGCTGATGTCCAAAAAGATATTACTGAAGCTAAGAAAGCAATAGAGGCCACTGGTGTCCCATCCAGCGGTGCTACAAAAAATTTATCTGAAGAGATTTCCAAAATCCAAACCAAAGTTACTGACGATATTAAAGAATCTGGTAATATCGAAGGTTTTGGTGGTGGCACTATGGATATTAAAGACGGTTTTATTATCCGTAAGATCCATAATAATACTATGAATGAGAATACTACAGAACCGTTAACTAATAATATAGATTATAAGGTTCCTGGGGATATGTCTTATGATTTAACTTGGCCTACAAACGAAGCTATGAAAAAAGATATTGCAGATTTTTATAACTTACGTTATAGCGAAGATCCAAAAATACAAGAAAAATATAGCGGCTATAGTAGCCCTTTAGTTCGTCTACATTTCCAAAAAAATAATACTGGTAGATTAGCAAATACTGGACTATATATCAATCTTGAACCATATAACCCATCTAATGGCGGTAGATACCCTGATAAGCCAAATTATGGCTTAGAGGTTCATTTGACTGATAATACAATATCTACAACCGATACTGTATCACAATCTCTAATTGATGACTATAAATTGAACAAGTCCGAAGTCTCTACTACTGATACAGTTATTAAGTATACCGGTGAAAGTGCTATGTCATTACCGTTATATGATAGTAAATTTATCATTAATGGTAATGATGTACAGGATTCTATTATAGTTACGGATAATTTTGTAGCAGGCATTCACCCTAAAGTAAAAGCCACTATCTGTAAGAAAATCATCTTACATAATGACAATTTGATCATTAGCCGACTTAGAGGTTGGAGAGACTTTAGAAATAACTCTACTAAAGGTATAGATATTTATATAGATAAAGATACTGAAACTTTAGAGGTTGATACGTATAATCTAGGCCAATATATCACAAAACAGCCGACAATGAAATACGCATTAATCGGCCCTACAAATAAACATACAATGCTCAATATTTTGGTTAATAAAACTGATAAAATGACCGCTAGTATTAAAGCATTGGCCTTAACACTAGCCCCTATGTGTATCAGAATATATAACTACGATAGAACTGAGTATTATGACTTTAATAAAATGAAATGGGAAGCTACTGCTGGTGTACAAGACTTTATATCTTGGCCACGTTACTTATCCGATAAAAGAGTAGACACTAATGCTATCTTCTGTTATGAACCATGGGAAACTGATAGATATACCATGGTAAACAGATTTAAATTAGGTGATGGTAGTAGAAATGGCCTACTATTAAATATGGCATATATTCGCACAATTAGCCAATTACAAGATATTGTAAATAGAGCAAAAGACGGATATATGTATCAAGTTGGTGAAGGCGAATACCTATACAAAAGCAATACAATCACACTTGATAGTCCAGATTTTACATGGCAGCCAAAGAGACGTTTAGGTGAAACATCTTCAAGTTTCCCTAGTATGGGTTATAATTACTTTAGTATACCAGAAATCGATGGTGTTAGAACTGTTACATTAGATTTGACCAGAATGCCTGGTGCTACGTATGGTTCTCAAGAATTCCCATTGGTAGGGTTAGAACCAGAAAGTGGACAAATTAGATGTCAAGTTGTACTATCGGGTGAAAACGGATCTAAGTTAGCAGATACTGATTTTGAGTTATTAGCGGCCCCAGGTAATATTAAATTCCTAGATAGAAGCAAAAACCCTATTACTTCTATATCAGTAAACAGAAGTGCTATTAGTGATGATAAACTTATTATCCCTATCTTCTATAATAAATTTATCACAGAAGTGGAACTTACAGGTTGTACAATCGGTAAAGTTACTGGTTCAGATAATGGTGTATTTGCTGCTAGTCATTATGGTAGAGTTGTACCAGCTACACCTATAATATTTAAATTGCATAATTGTAGATATGGTGATGTATATAGTGGTTCTGCTAAAGATAGAAGTCCTGAAATTGATCCATTATATCCAAATAGAGCACAAGAAAATGCTAAATATGTAAGATTCTTAATCGAAGAATCTGATCCTATTTTGCAAGATGATGATGTTTTACGATTACGTCTATCTTTCTATAATATGGATCAAACTAAGAAATATAACTGGTCTAAACAAGCCTGGGAATCTCTAGACAGTTTGACACCAGATGAAAAAGAATATAGATATATCGCTAACCCTCACTTAGAAGAAGAGGAAGAAGCTGCTAGACTTGCTGAAGAAGAGGCTTATAGACGCGCTGAGGAAGAAAGTGCAGCTAACTCTGATTCCGAAGAAGAAAACTCTGATACAGAGGAGCATACTTCTGAAGATACTACAGAAGAAACCCATTCTGAAGAAAATTAATAGGAGAGAGTAATGGCAGAAGATAATAAATTATTAACTGACCAGCTTCTCGATAATATATCCACTCAGTTTAGTACAGTTATTACTGACTTAAATGAGACCAAAAAAGCTATTGAGCTTACAGGTGTAATCTCTTCAGGTAAAACTAACACTTTACCTGAAGAGATCACCAAAATTCAAAATAAAACTATCGAGAAACTGAAGAAAGAAAAAACAGTTGATGGTTTAGTTGATGGTGAATTTGATTTAGGGGTTGGGATGTTATTTAATAATTTTATAAATCCCGAAACTTGCACTAATTATAATACATCACTAATACCAATGTCAGATACATTTGTATTCACTAAACCATTAGGTTTTATTTGGCCAACTATTGAGAAGATGACTAGAATCGATGCAGCTATTAATATAGCTAAACGTTCTGACAATCCTAAAATTGCAGCCAAATATAAGGATAGAGATGGTAATAAACCTATCATTAAAGCTATCTTTAAAGATAATAAATATAATATCAGTAGTCTATACCTGACGACATTTCGTTCTCCTGTAGGTAAGATGCCTACAACTTATGATAGTATAAATTATAGACTATCAGTAGAGTTGATTGATGATGCTTTAGAAATTGGTAAAGTGCCTCAGGACTTGATCGATAAATATCATTTAGAAAACTCTGGTATAACTACTGATACTAGATTCATTAATATGATAAAAAATAGAGATGCTGCTGTATCTTTACCTTACTATCATAGTGATTTTAGCATCAATAATGAATCTATTAATAGTCAATCATTATTACGCTGTGATAAATTCCGTATTTGTATGCATAAGCATATTAAGACGGTTATATGTAAAAGTTTATCACTGAATAGAAATCTTGTCTTAGCTAGTTTAATTTGTGATAAAGATGGAACCAATCGTACAACCATTAACCCTAATAAACTAGATATTTACCTAGATGGTGATATTCAAGTGGATGAGGATTTTAAATTAGATCCTTTATTGGCTGGTGATTTTAAAGCTACCACTATGGTTAGTAATAATGATGCTACATTTAGAATTCTTGTAGATAAATCTAAAGTATCTATGAAATCTCTTCGTAATAGTAGTAGTGTGCTTCCATTATTACAAGCTATCGTATTAACTTATGATAGAAGTGAATATTTTGACTATAATACTATGACATGGAAACCATATACACCAAATATGAATATTCAACATTGGTTCGAATATTGCTTTAGAGATATATTCAAAGAGCAATATAAAATTGGTGTGACCCCTAGTAATACATTATTCGGTTGGGGTAATAATGCTAATGAGTCATCGATATACGCACGTAGTTATCTTGAAGAAAAAGAATTCTCTATATTCGGTAGTAGCATGGAGCTTAAATTACAAAGCGCTAATCGTACAGGCGTATTCTATGGGGATTATCCTATATCTAATAGATACATTGCTGCAACTTTCAATGAAGCTTTAGTAAAATATGTGTATATTGCATATAAAGATAAACCATATACTATAGATAAACCTATTAGTTACATGACAGATAGAAGCCTTCTCAATATGTCAACCTATACGGATGATGCTACATCTAAAGAAATCTATAAGATTAATTTAGACAAGAAGGCTATTACTGGTAGAAGTTTGGATTTATTTTATCCAAAATATCAAAACAGTTTTAGAGATAAAGTGATCGAAATCACTCTACCTATCGATAATAATGCTAAACTTAACCGTTGGCATCTTCAAACTATGGTATCGTTTAGTGAGATTAAATGGTTAAACACCAAAGGTGAATTAATTGAACGAATCAATATAAGTGAAAATGCATATGATAAGAATGGTCCATGTATTACACCATTCTATAATAGACATATCAAAGAAGTTATGCTTACTAATGTAAAACTAGGATTTGACTATGTCTTAGCCGAAGAGACATTTGGTAAATTCTATATAGATGAAACTCAAACCGATTCAGAAATTGAAGAGCCAGTAACACCAATGATTTGGAAACTTGATGGGTGCAAGATGGGCGAAGAAACATTCGGCCCATATAAATACCGTGGTTCTAAAGTTTCTCGTATGTATCTTCGTTTATTTAAGAATGCTAAATACGTTATCTTCTTAGTCAATGAAAACGATCCTATCGTAAGAGACATTCGTGCTTGTTTAATAGGCATGATGTTCTATAATATGGATCAATCAAAATATTGGAACTATAATACTATGAGTTGGGAAAATGCTTCAGATATTGAACCATATGAGATCCAACCAGAAAACCACCCAGATTATGAAACGTTCTCTAAAGAATATGATATCGAGGGTGGGGATAATTTTGACTATTTTTAATTGGAGGAGTCTAAATGTCTGAACCGAAGGCTACTACAACTGAACAGATACTCGATAATATAACAAGCGAGTTCAAACAAATTAAAACTGATCTTGAAAATATTAAAACTGCTATTTCTGATACAGGTGTAACAGTAGCTAATACAACTAGAGGATTGGCTAATGATATAAATAAAATTTCTTCTAAAGTTGAAGAGAATATTAAAGCTGCTGATGTGGTTGCTGGTTTAGCTGGTGGCTCTGTAAATATCAGTAATGGTTTTATGTATTCTGCTTCTTCTGAAGTAATTGACCATAATAGTATTGGTGTTATTCCAGGATTGACTACATATACAGTTCCAGAAGATAAGAACTATCTTATCCAATGGCCAACAAAATCCTTTATGGAACAAACACCATCAGATAAACGTAATATCACTATTAATTTTGGTAAACGTCATTTTGGTCAATTATGTAATACTAGCTATCGTATGCCTAAGTATACTGATTTGTATAATAATGATACTACATACAGTCTTAGAGTAAATCTTAATGATGATAGTATCGTATTGAAAAAGAAAGCAGATCTTACTGAAGATGAATTAACTATGCTAGACGTTGTTGGTCTAGAAGATGGTAGCGATATTTTCGAATGTAAAGGTACTGCATCTTTACCTGAATATACATCCGATTTCTATATTAATGGTAAGTCTCCGTATGCTGCAGTAATCAAATGTGACCAATTTGTTGTATCTGGTAATCCTAATATCAAAGCAGTTGTTACTGATACTATTATCATGGATGAAGAACTTATTCTACGTAACCGTGCTGGTATGGGTACATATGGTAGAGGAAACACTATGGGTATGATTGGTATCCATGGTGGTAATACAACTACTGCGTTTAAAATCTTCGTACCTAAAGGCAAATCTAAATTCAATCTTATCAATTCTACTTTGAATCCTGATAATGAATACGTTAAAAACAATATTAGCAAAATTTCTAAATATGCTACTATTGCAGATGTAACTTATCAATATTATACTCTTATCGCTGTAGATCCTACAGAAGAAATGACAGCGTTCTTAATTAAAGAAGCTGAAAAGCTAGCTAAATTAAGTGTATCTATAATTTCACATGATTATACTAAATACTTCGACTACTGTGAATTAGCTTGGCTTCAAAATAAAGATAAAACGTTCCATTATATGTATCAACAATGGTTCGATTATCTTAAACCTACAGAAGAAGATTATACGTATTATAAATTTAGCGATGATGTTGCACAAAACACATTTAGAAACTATAGTCCAACAACTACGGAATATATTATTACACTTAGTGATGCTTACACATTGAAATATGCTAACACTGAGTCTGGTGAATCTGTATATTCTTTAGGTGATACTAACGGTTTATATCATAATAAAACCAATACCATGATTATTCCTAATAAGAAATATACTTGGAATTTTAATAAAGCGGTATACTGTGATACAGATTTCCCATTCGATGGTAGTGAGGCTGGTGAACAATGTGAGCATACTACGGATGATGGTAGAAATATTTACAGCATAAGCGTCTATACTGATCTTATCAATTCACCATCCATATATCCTATTATCGATTTCTATAAGAATAATATTACTGAAATACAAAATGCCGATGTCCATTTTATAATTGAACCAGAACGTGGGTATGATGCGGATACTAAAACATTTACAACTTATGAAAATCTATTAGTTCAATTTTACTTAGAATCAGACTATCGTGCTCAGCTTAAATCAAAAACATCTGATGGTTCCTTAAGTGATATTGAAAACTTAGTTATTGTTGGTGAAACAAAGTATGGTAGACCAAGTAAATATACTAAATACTTACCATACTTCTATAATCGTAGCATCAAAACAATCAAAGGCACAGATATTACATTAGTACCTTTCCGTTTAGAAGCTAAAGAAGGTAAAGTTACTGGTGTAACTAATGATGATGTTGCTGTACCAGATGCTCCTATGGAAATTATCTTAGATGGTGAATGTGCTATATCTGCATGGAAAGGTGGTTTGTATTATGACCGTACTGGTAAACATCATATCATCACTCCAGAAAAAGGTGAATATAATGCTAAGTACGTTCATATCTTAGTAGATGAAACTAATACTATCGTGACTAGTGCTAATGCTTGTCGTTATCGTTTAGCTTTATTTACTAAAGACAAAACAAAACGTTACAATTATACAACTAAGACTTGGGAAGAAGTTGCATCCTATACTGGAGATACTGCTACATTTGCAGAACTATTCCCAGAAGAGTTTGCTAAATTGACTGACGTTACAGAAGTATAATATGTACATTAAGGGGAGAATCAAATGGAATATTCGGCTAAATTAAAGAATCTTTCAGTAGCAGAAAGAATTTTATATATTCATGATTTGACTAGTGATGGGGTCTCTTTAGACCTCATCCTAGAATCTATTATTGCAGATGATGATGTAACTATGTATAAGTTCTTCGCTAAACAATATTTGGATATGCTAGATGGTAATGTATTAAACATGTGTGTTAAACATAGATCCTCTAATATCCTAATATATCTAGAATCTTGTAATCAGGCTTGGTTTAATATTAAGAATGATTACCGTATTGCTAGTGTAGTTTTGAATGCTATTGATGAATTCGACTTCTCTGATACTCTTGCTTTTTCTAGTTTAACTGGTATCTTATTTAGATTATTTAAGCATACTGGTACCACGAATGCTATCTTGGATTTATATAAAGCATTTATGATTAGATGTATGAAAAAGAAGAAATACTTCTTCCTAAATACATTCTGTATTCATACTCGTGGTTTATTTGAAGATAAAGTTGGTGAACTTGCTTTAGATAAACTATTAAATCGTTACCTGACCAAAGAAGAACTTGAAGATTACAATGAAAATTATAGATTAGACATTTAAATCTATATAACACTATAATATCATTGCATCTGCGGTGACAGTTCAATGGTAAACCTCGATAAAGCAATTAGCAGAATGAATCCCCATATAGACATTGTCTATATGGGGGTTTTTCTGCATTATTTAGCGTTGTTTCTAGCTACATATAAGGTTACACCAATGATGATCTTATTGGCTACTATACTAGTAAATGATTCTTTTCTATATACATAGTGAGCTTTCTCTAAGAATACTGGAGTAGTTCTAGCTACTACATAGTCAGATACGTATTTACGCATCTCTTTCTCTACATCTTCTCTGATATAGTTTTCATTATCAAATGCTAAGTTATTAATAACGATGAACTCATTGATACCTTCTTGAATCATATTATCAATCATATTATCAACTTCACGTACATCGATCTTAATTCTAGAACGTCTGAATGACATCTTTTGTTCATGGAAGTATGTAACTCGGTTAATGATTACACTAACCGTAAAGAAGAAAGCTATTATACTAAATACCAGAATTACTATAAGACTGATTTCCAAGGTTGTACTCATTATATCGACTCCAATTCACTAAATGATCACGAACTTCCATCAATCCATTATCCTGTGTAGAGCCTACTTGGATAGCTTCGTCTAAGTAGCGTATAACTTTATTGGCTATCTCAATAGTGATACCATATTTATACTCTTCTAGGAATGCTCCCCAGTTACCAAAACACATATCTGGATGGATGAAGAAATTGTTTGTATTATGATATAGTTGGTGAGCTGTTAAATTTAACATTACAAGCATTACCTTATGCTCATGGTGCACTTTACGTAAATGCTCAACTAAGTCAAATGAAGTAATATACCCTGTAGTATTAATGATATGCTCTGTAATGATAAAAGCAATATCAAAGATAGTTAGCATATTATGGTGCATTTCAATAGTTGCCATATCCATAGTGATATTATTATTGATTTGGCATCTATCCATACCTAGATTCATTAAGAAGAACTTATAATTCTTATAAGATCTAGATGCTCTAAATCTAGATACAGCATTCTTTACAAAACTTGTATATCTATCAATATCCATTAACGAATATTTAGTTTGATAGAACTCCAATTGGTATGGTACAAATGGAGATTTTATTACTGGATTATTTGGACTAGTAATAATACTTAAATCCGGAAACGGTTGACTCATATTCTAAACACTCCTGTTGTTATTTAAATAGGTATGATTAACTTGATGTTGGGCTAAATAGGCTATTATGGTCAGTACATAGTAGTAATCGAATAATTCCATTCCGAAGGGAGGAACTACAAAGAATGAGACTTTCTCATATTACTAAAGCAATCTCACCTGAACCGTTTGTAGATAATACTGTCTATTACAGTAAGATTCTAGCATTAGGTGCAGTTGTAAAAGATAAAGATCTAGCGGATTCTATGGAATCTGAAGCATCTATGTATTATGCTGACCTATATATACAATCTATCGAATGTAAAGCTCCTTATGATGCATATGAATATAACGACATCATCCTATCTCGATGTGAAATTGGTCGTGAATACTGGATGAGAATTAAGAAAGATCCACGTCTTATTCCATTAAATAAACGAGAAACCTGTCGTAAGATTGCAGCTGAATACTTTGTAAATCATTATGTCGAGTATAATGAATATTATCGAATGATTATGGGTAAACCACCATTAGGTTTGCCGTTCTTATATGTAGATGAAGATTTACGTAAAGACAATATTGGTGTGGACTTTACTAAGCCTATGCATGATATGTCTGAATTTGAATTGAATATACTTGAAGAAGAAGGTATCATGGATGATATCCGTTCAAGATATAATGGGCCTAGATATGCTTACTTGAATTATATTGCATCTGGTATTACTGCATATGCTGCACGTAAAGCTGATAATTTTGAGCTACTATATTTACCACGTATAGACCAACAGGCTCTATCTGATAAATTTAAGAATCGTTATATAGTAAACCGTGGATACACTATGGCTACAGTATATTCTGAAGCATATAGATTTGATAGTGATTACTATACTAACTTTATTACCATCTTCATTCTATTACAAACTATGATTGATCTTATCTCTGAAACTGGTGAGCATATTATCAAGCTAGATGTATTAGACGAGAGATGTATACGTTATATCTTTGAGTGGCATGATGTACCATATTATGATGAGATTCCACTTAAATATCAAATAGCTATGGTTAAGAATCTTAATAAGCTATTGAAATTCAAATCTACACCAACCTGTATGGTTGATATATGCTCATTGTTTGGATTTGATGATATCAGAATCTTTAAATACTATCTTCTTAAAGATAGAAAGTCTGATCCTGATACTGGAGACTATGTATTTAACTATAAATACAAAACGTATCTAGATACCGAAGAAGTTATGGATACAGCTACAACTACTATGCCTATAACGGATAAGAATAATATCCCTATCCCATATCCAAATAATGATACAGAGTTCTTAGATAAGGGCAACTATATTCATCTATATGCTGATGATTATCTGGTACCACCATCTGAATATAATGTAATTGACCATAAGATAGTATTTGAGAATGAGCATTATCTTGATGGTAAAACTACACTTAAGTTTGACTTCTTAAGCAATAAGACTCCAGATATTCCAGCTAATATTAATGATTATACTATTAAGACTGAATCTAAATTCATTACTATTGTAGATAAGAATACAAAAGAAGTACCTATTGAGTTCCCTGTAGATAAGGATACCTATTTCAAGAAGGGATTTGGATTAAGATTGTCTGTAGGCTCTACATTTATAGACCCTACAAGATACAAGTTTAATAGTGATTTCACTAAGATCATCTTCACTGATGATATTAATTGGAATATAGATGATACTAAGACTAGTAGAGAGCTTATAGCTTTATTTATCTATTCTGATAAATATAAATTCAAGTTTGAAACTATTCAAACTAAAGCAGAGTCTACATCTAATACTATTATAACTAAAGTACCGGAAGATATTGACTTTGTAGATCATGGTGTATACTTTGCAGATACAGCTTCTGTATATCTTCAAAAAGATAGATACTTCTCTACTACAACAGAAGATGGTAAGCTTAATATAACCAATATCAATAGTGATGATAGATTTATAGCTGACCGTATATTAAATACAAACTTTGTATATTCTAATACTAAACCTATATCATTACAGTCTACGACTCAATCTATTACTGTAACGACACCAGGCGAAACTAAATATGAATTAGAATTCCCATTCCCTAAGTATATGGATAGTAATAACGTTATCGAAGTATATGTAAACGGTGACCCATTAGCATTTACTGAGTATACTATACTTAAGAATACTCTCCATATCAATAAACAAAACTTATTGATGCGTAAAGGGATTACAATCGAAGTTATTTACACTTATCCAGAAGACCAATCTATAACTAATAAGAAAGTTAAGGTCTTAGCTGTTGATAATAATAAGCAAAGTGTATTAAATCTTAGTTATCCTTACGATGGTTATATTGCTAAGAAGAATAAAGTCATTCTATTAGTTAATGGTAGACGTTTAGAAGAGTCTAGATACAAGTATACTAGTACCGGTATCGAGATTACTGATACTAAGTTCTTGCTTAATATTGCTGATAATATTGTATGCTACTACTACGACTACCCTGAGAATGAATTCGCTATCAATATAGAAGATCAGTTCATCGATACCCCTATCGAGGGGACTAATAAGTTCCAAATCATATTCCCATTCTTTAACTATATCAAATCACATAATGGGTTATTTGTTACTATTGGTAGTACACTAGTATCCCCTGAGCGATATAAAATCCGTGGAGATATTATTGAGTTTACAGATGGTACAGTTATCGATAGAAATCGTGGATTCAATATCACTTTCATCTATAATACTATCTTCAGAAAATATAATAAGTATATTAAGTCTGAGATGGTTGTATCTGATATAGCTGATGATGCCACAGGTATTACTATCCCATTCCCATTTGATGGGTATTTGGAATCTCCAAATAATAATAGAATGATGATGGTTATGGATGATGGCTACGTCCTAGTTAAGAATGACTATGAGATTATTAATGGTAAATTATTCTTAACCGATAAAGCCAAGATGGAAAGACATGGTTCTAAAATTAAGTTTATCTTCAACTATATTAATGCTAAGATTAATAAGAAACTAGTCGAAGATAACGAAAAGAACTATGATTTGAAATTCGTTAAGATTCCTTTGACTGAGTCTGGCGATAAGTATATCAAAGACAGAAATAAACATATCCCTTACGATAAAATGACTGAGGGTGATGGTTTATGGACTGGTGAGATGGATAAAAATGAAGTATATAAAGAAATTCTTGATAAAGAGTTTAACTATGTACGTACAAAATACATCACTATTGATTCGGTAATGTCTATGACTAAGATTGCTTTTGATATGCCTTACTTCTTTAACTTATTATTTGACAAAGTTAAACTAGAAGATAGACTTATGCTACAAGTACCATCTATACGTGAGTTTAAGATGTTTAGACTTAGTGATATTATGTGTACACTATTCTCTCTAATGTATGAATACTATAATCTCGAAGACGATATTATGCAAGACCCTGAAAAGATTATGTATATCATGGGCTTTAACTTTGAAGCAGACTTAGGTGTACTTCAAAAGATGCTCAAGGGTCCTAGATATTATAAAGACTTGGATTATACTGGTGCTGATAAATTTGAAACTTATAAGACATCATTGTCTTCACCTAAACAACTATTCAAAATCTTCAATAATAATATAGCATTACGTGATGATCTTCTTAAACATATGAGAGAAGCAAATAACTATCGTGAGTATAATGCATATAAGAAGACTTATGAAGCATTGATGCAAATCAAATATAATAATGACTTCTTTAAGATGCCATTTACCACAGATAAAGGTAAAGAGCCTAATAAGTCTTACTATAACTTCCTGACTTATAGAGATAGAGATTTGTCTGGTCTTATTGATAGTATCCGTAATATCGGTGATCTTACTGAAAAAAGAAAACGTATCATCAATACATGTATCGATATAACCAAGTATGTAGAAAGATACTTTAATAGTAATGAATACCAATACTTATTCAACTCATTCCCAGGCGTAGGATTAGACTTTATCAAACAATACGTTGCTAAAGTTATTAACTTCTTTAAATCATATAAGATTGAGGTTATGGGTATTAATACCATCTATAAATTCGATAGTAAGTTATTCGAAACTATTAGAGCTATTGATGATATTTGGTATATCTGTAAAATCAGAGATGAGGATACTCTTGATATTGTAGATGGTATTGTCGATGTACATATTAGATCTATGATTAAAGACGAAGCACACTTCTGTGATAAAATCTACTTACGTAACTGGTGGTACAAAACTCTTATTCTTGCAGATATGTATGATATTCTTCCTAAAGATGTCATTAAATATATCGTACTCAAACCATTAATAGATAAGATTAATGGGTTAGGTGGTATTCATGATAAGATTAACTTAGACGTTAGACTCATATTAGATGATCATCTTAACTCCTTATCTATTTTAGATGGTATGAAGACTAAGACTAAGTTCAAGGTTACTGATAGTGCTAGGGTTCATGACCATATGTGGCTAAACCCGTTCTATAAAGCCTAGTTTAACATAGTTATAAAGTTTAAGCTTAAATAACGATAAATATATTTATGGAGGTCGACATGTCCAATACTAAAGAACTCATTTTTAACGAGTTTAACGGTACTGAAGAGAAAGCATCTATTCGCTCTCATGCATACCGTGATACTGATATTATAATTAAAGCCTTGGGTACTGATAAAGTATTATTCCGTGGCAAAAATAAAATTGTTTTACCTGGTGCTGAATTCACAGCTCGAGCACATTTCGGATTTGCACCAACTACCGAAATCACTCCTTCCTATAATACTGAACTTGGTTTAGAAAACAGTGTATTTGAAGTTCCAGCAGAAGCAGAAAAAGTTATGCTATTCTGTGTTGGTACTGATGGCTGTGGTCGTGAAAACTCTCAAGTACGTGAAGTTAACTATGCTAAATGGATTACACCTGAAGCATTGGTTCCTTTCCGTTATCCATTAGTAACTGAAGATATCAGTGATGCTAAGAAAATGACGTACCATGGTCGTAAAGTAATTGGTAACCGTGTTGCTTACTACTTTAAAACATTCGAAACTGAACCTGTATTGATTCGTCGTTTCGAAGATGGTACCCCTATCGATGCTAAGATCTACAATACTAATAAAAACTTAGATGTAGAAACAATCGTAGAAATCCATCTTAAAATCACTGAAGATGAATGCCGTGAATTCTTCGTTAATACTGTAGGTCTTAATGAAGCACGTATTAATACTATCTCCTTATGCTATGCTTGGCGTAAAGAAATCGATGGTGTAATGCACTATCAAGATATCCGTCCTTTGACTAAATTGAACTTCCCTAATGAACAATTAATCGAACTCAACAAAGGTATCGATATCACTTACCAAATTTATTATTAATAACTAATATAACAGTGAAAGTAATAGAAGATGAGGACCCATCCACAATCTTCTATTCTACTCTCACTCATAGGAATGATCGTCCTATAACTCTTTCAAGATTAGTTTACCTCATTTCAATAACTAATCGCCCTATTATTCCTGGATGTAGTCTTCTCTCTACATCCAGGAATAAATCCTAAAAAAATAAAACATGGGTAGGTAGTGAACACCTACCCATGTAATATTATTATTTATTCAAAATCTAAGGTTCTAGATTTTGAATAAATTTTAAACAGGCATCGTATTCACTACGAGAATAGTTTTCAGAATTACCATTCTCATAGTTGCGTACGATATCCAAAGCCAATCTTATTTTTAAATAATGATCGACTTTATACCCTGCAGTGAGATTATAATATCTCATCTGTGCGCCAGTCATAGGAGTCACCTCCTTTCGGCAAGTAGACTTATGTCTACAAGTGTATGGATAAATTTAGATACAGCTACTCGCAACTAGTTGTATCTACCATACACCGTTATAATATATAACCATAAAAATCAACTTTTATTATATAAAAAATAATATACCCCATATAGGCATTGCCTATATGGGGATATTCTTTTGTCTTATAATGTATCTTGAAGGAGTAATGAGTGAAACTCTCTTAATATTCTTTCATTGAATGAGATATCAATTGCATTCTTATATTGCTCTGATACATAGTCTAGATTGTATTGGCTACAATTAGTTCTAAACTCATACTGTGAGAATATATTGAATGGTCTATAATATCCTATATCTAACTTACGTTCAATATAATCATTATATAATCCATGGAGCTGTTTAATAGCATTACGCTTATCTCTCTTATATATATTGATTATATTGTCTAATGATTTTAATAGATATGGTATATGCAAGTCTACCACTCTATTAGGCATACCCTTAACTTCGAAATATGTCATAAGCATATCTCTAGTGAAGAAAATACTCATATTATTTAACTCTAAGTAATCATAGTATGTAGACTTTGCCTTGAAAGTTATACCATCAAGTTCTGGGTACATTATACTAGGATTTATGATAAATAACGCATCATTGCGTATCTCCAGTAGGGATACTAAGGGAACTTCATTTTTCTCGAGAAAGGCTAACTTGGCCTTCTTAATCCCCTCAGCTAAGGTAGAACTGAGACGGTTATCTCTTATGAAATTCCCCATAAAGTATTGTCTATTATACCTATCCATATGTAAAACCATATCATAAGTTTGAGTATCAATCTTTCCATATTTATATAGAATATTAATATTAGCTTTCTCAATATCGTACTCCACGATATTACTATCGATTACCATTCTTATATCTGATACATAGTCTCGTCTGGCTAATACACTATTATATAAGCTCATTAGTAAACATGCTCCTTGCTTGTACACCATATGTAGATGGCATACCTCTCAGAGGTTTGTGTTCTGCTATTTGCTGTAGTATTTGAGCATATAGACCAGACGATTGATTGATACTTGGGAAGTTTAGATTCTCACCAGAGTTGAAGTAATCGTAATCCAATAATAGTTTTTGGTCAGTTACATCTCTGATGTATATTGGTTCGATACCCCATTCAACTTTAAAGAAGTCACCCATAACTTCTGCGATATTATATAACCAATCGTTATACATATCTATGACTATGATGGCTGTATTATTATTGATGACACTTGTAGCAATCTCAAATAGCTCTTTAAAAGCTTTCTGTGATTGATTCATTACACTGTCACCAAATAAACCATCATACTCTTTAGTAGCTGGATCATAGTTACGTAAAGCGTATATAATCTCAGCCACACCTTCAAGAGACTCTAGTCTATATATCTTAATATCTTCTTTTAGTTTAAAGAGATCTTCATATAGTCTAGACGTAATAACGTCTGTAAAGATAAGTTTCATAGTTAACTCCTTACAAACATAGATGGTCTTGCTCCACGTAATGAAGCCTCATATGTAGCTTTAGCTATACGGTTAGCGTCGTCAAATGCTAAGCTATTACCATATCGGGCCATAAGCATAGGCTGTTGATTATACAAGACATTTTGAATGAATGCTTGAGATGCTTGAGCACGATTAAACAACGCAATGAAATTATCATAAGAGATATTATTGCTTTGCTGTAACCAAATCAATGCATCAAAACCAGCACCCATATCTGGGTAAATAGCATAAGCTTCATCAGAATACCCTAAGTTCATATTCTCAATCGGAACTTTACTTTGGAGCTTCTCATGGAAGAATGCCATTAATACCTCAGGGATTAGATTAAAACTATCCCATTCATCTTTCGGGAAGTATAATAGTACTTGTTTCCCTGTAAGAAGACCAGTAGCTACAAGCAATGCACTATTCAAAACGACAGTGTTATTGGATTGCAAGTATGCCATATATTGGTCTCTAAATACTTGGTCTGGCACATTACCATTATAACGTTCTTGTGCATCTAAGTATTCTGCCACTAATTCAAATGGCGGAAGATATGCCGGGATTGTAATAATCCCGCCACCATCCATAGGTTCATCTGTAATTGCAACAACTCTTGAAGGTCTTCCACTAGCCAATAAGTTATCTACCATAATAGTAGAGTTAGTTATAATAAATGGGCTTGGAGCCTGTGGTGCATAATTCATTGAAACCTCCTAACTAGAAGTTTGCATCAAACTTCTTATTACCATATTTTACTTTCTTATGCTTCGTATTAACTTTAGCACTTACACGAGATTCTTGAACTTCTGCTTCACGTTCAATACGTACTGCATCAATGTCTTTGATAAGACGTTCGATGTCTTCACCAACTACACTGTATAGTTTAGAAGAGTTTACACGTACAGTATACATTACTGGACCGTCTAATTCTTTAAAACCATCTTGCTCAAGATCAATACATAAGAAATCAGGTAAGATCTCAGTAAGTAACATTGGTTTGTTTTCTTCACTCTTACCTTTGATTAGGGATAGTGTTTTAACAATGTCTTTCAACTCACTGTCTTCATAAGTTTCGATTTCACTCATAAAGTCATTGATTCGATCTTGTAATACCTGTTTGAAATAACGGATATCTGTCATATTCATAAGCATTTTATCATTCATTGTCTCTTCATTCTCCTTGTTTTCAACCTCTTTAGGCTGTTCTACATGATTGTTTTCTTCCTGTTTAGTTTCTACAACTTCAGGTTTAGATTCAGATTCTACTGGTTCAGTGAAGTCATAGATCTTGCCGTTTGTAGTGTCAACTACATTTACTGGTTTACCATCATGAGTAATCAATTTGATTGGTTTCTCAATAACTGGTTCTTCTTTTTTAGCTTCTGGTTGAATCACTTTCACGCCATTAGCTGTAACGATAATACGCATTTTAGCGTTATCTTTCTTAGCTTCTTCTTCGGCTTTACGAGCTTCACGCTCTTCTTTATCTTGAAGAAGCTTCTTCAAATATTCATCATTATGCTGACGAACTTTATCAGTTTCAGTTTTCATATCATCGATAGCTTGACGGTAGTCATTAAGAACTACCTCATGTGGTGCTACGAATTCTTCTTTACTTTCGTTGATTTGATTAGCAAAACCTTCTTCTGTACTGAATACAGTTTTACCGCCAACTTTAATGACACATTTGATACCCATGTCGATCCCCCTTGATGGAACATAAACGGATAGTTTATCCTTACCTTTATATTGTTTAGCTTTACCTATACCGCCACACTTCTTACACATAATCTTATTATATCCAGGAGTGTAACCTAGCTCACCACCACATACAGCAGTGCTATGCCAGTCTATAGGTTTACGGCAATATGCCGTATCTTTATCTAGAATATACATGTCAGCATAGTCTAGTAATACAGGGCCGAAGCCTTTGCGAACTCCCCAGTTCTTAAAAGCCTCAGTCCCAAAATCATCTATTACGAAACGTTTTGTGATAGCACGCATAATATCAAAGATATCTTCACGTACAGACCAGAGCTGTGTCAGATTCTCAATCGGAATAACACGCTCAAATGTACTTAAAACACCATCATCTGTGGTATCAAAGCACTTACTTACAAATGGTTTAAGATACTTTTGGTTAACAATCTCATTTGGACCATTAGTTCTACCAGCTCTATCTAAACCAATCTTTACTATAAACGTATCATCAAAATCTGGTTGGGCTACTACACGGTTAGTACCAGCATGTGCTAGTTTATAACCGAGAGGGTTTAGTATACCTGCTAAGATTTTGAATTTGTCTTTGAAGAATTTAATCTTTGGGTTAGTCACTGCTAACTTAATCGATTTAATTGTTTCAGCATCAAATAAGTCCTCAACCATAGGGCCTTGTAGATTATCGAAAGCTTGCTCTAATGGTACAGTATAAGCTAATGACTTATACATAGCATCTAAATGAATCTTTCTTATATCTACACCACTATTTGTTAGATTGAGTCTTACATCATCAGCTAATGTGCTTGCTACGATCATAATTGCCTCCTAGTTCTGGAGATAAATATGCTTTGATTGCATCGTTAGCTTGCATATTTAGTTCAACCTGTCTTTTAGCAATGGAATCAATAGATTTACCATTATAGGTGTCGAACTCTGGATCTTTTAAACAAGACCCTTCAGGTAAGTTCTTTCCTACAGCTTGGAATTGTTCTAGAATAGAATTCTCGAAGTTGATTCTATCTTTATTGTAATCATAACCAGCTAACTTACCAGTTTCTTCTAAGTAGACATAATTGTCCATCATGTCTTTAAATTGCTCATCATTCTCATACTCTTCAAGTAAATCAGATACTTGACCGATACGAGTCTTATGCTTATAGCTACTTAGTGCTTCTTGGAATGGAGCACGTTTATAGTAACCGGCATTTTCAGATAAGTCTTTAGGTCTACGGTGAGCTTGCTCTAACATTTCTGCTCTAGCAATACATGCTGCGAAGTTTTTGTTATCGATCTCTTTATCACCTGTAGCTTTATAATTACTGAATGCTGTAGCCCATGGATAGAAGTTTGTAGGAACCATAATAGGCTGACCATTTCTCATTTGGAATGCAGACCATTCAGGTGCTGGACGTGCTGGAACAACTGCTTCACGGAAGCGTTGGTTTTTCATACGCCAGTTATAAAGTCTTAACTCTTTTTCATCGAAATCAATACGACGTTTTTGAGTTAACATATCCCAATCTGGATATTCCCAGTCTTCCATCTTACGAAGTTTTCTGGAAGATTCTGTTTGTAATCTTGGGTCATAGATGTATTGATGAATTAAACCATATGGATCTTGTTCATCATAAACTTTAGATGCAGTTTCTTCATCAACTTGGTTCATTACCATATAAGAAGATACCCACATACCTTTCCACCAAGCCATCTTATCTTCGTGGAATTTACGTGCATTCTCATGCTTTGCTTCATACTCTTCTTTAGCGAATCGTGCAGATTCTTTGTTGAATAGATGCGCTTCTGCTGGAGTTAATACTCTTGTATTAGGAATGAAATGTCTAAGCATATCATTTTGCTGTACTTGAGTCTTAATCTCATCCATTGGGAATGTCCATCCCAATCTATTACCTCGAGCTTGCCAAGATCTTCTAAGAGATCTACGTTCATACTCTTCTCTACGTTGATTGTATTGATCAATCAGATAGTTTGCGTATAGCAAATTCTGTTCGTCACACCATACTGGATCTTCAGGTCTTGGTGTCGGTAATTCTGCTTGCATCTTAGCAATGCCACGATCACAAGAATTGATGCTTTCCATTAATAGATTATAAGTATCTTGGTCATATCTTGCACTGTTTACTTGCTTAACGTAGATACCACGTTTATCTACTAATAACTGTAGCTTATCGAATAAAGCTTGTTTATTTTGCTCCCAGTTATAACGTTTAACCCATTCATTGTATCTTGCTTTATAATCATTGATTTCTTTAACTTTAGAGTCACGTTGCTCTGGAGTTAGACCAGGATTATTTAGCATATCAGCGATAGCTTTATCGCTAGGTGGAGCTTCCATATATCCTACATCATATACAGGAACATAGAATTTATCCACTAAGATATTAAGACAACTGGAGTCTTTAGGTGTTACCATGACTTGCCAGTTAGGGTTTACAGGATATCCTGCTAATGGGTGACCACCAACTGTAGTTGCTAGTTCCCAGTTACGACGTTGATCTTCATACGCCATCATTTTTGCATCTACCATTTGATTTTGGTATTGCATTGCCATTTGTTGTTGAGATACAGATGTGGTATTAGATGTGATATTAGGTAGACCAGCACCGTGGAAATATGTACGGTGTGGGCTACTAAGAATACGTTGACCTTTAGGTAATTGTGGGAATACACCCTCTGTAGGATCTTGACCACGAGACAATAATAAGTCTTCGTATAATTCTAATACGAACTCTTGTTCCAAATCAGCACGATCTGGATAAGCATTTAGAAATGATAGTACGTCTTCATATGTATTCTCAGGTTTCCAAGGTACATTATGAGACACACCACAAATCATATCATTAAGACGATTGATGTATGCGTTTCTGATATGGATATCGTTTTCAATCTCTTCTGGACGATTAGCGAATCCTAACCATTTCTTTGCATCATATACATCACTCATTTTATCAACTAGAGAATCGGTCTTAGGGATTGGATTCTCTTTGATATCTTTATACACGATATCAGTCATCTCTTGAGCTACTTGCTCAAGCATAGCATCAAAATCAACTTCACCAGAATTAATTAGAGTTTGGATATCATTGTATCCTTTCTCATGTGCTAATCGTTGAAGTCTATTGATGAGTACTGGTGTAGAAGCTATAGCTTCAGCTCGAGCCGCTTCTTGCCAAGTCATTTCAGTTGGTTCCATTAAAGACTCAACTGTTACACCACGGCGTTTAGCAACTTCTTCTATTTTGCTACGCCAGTTATTTGGTTTATGCCAGCCATTATGATCTGGCTGATACATAGCTGCTGTTGGTGGGATAAAAGAAGCCATACCATTCATCGATGGTTGACCATTAAACCCATAATCCAAAGGTACTGCTGTTTCGAAATCAAATCTTGGAGCATTACCCATAGCCATATTTTGAGATACAGCTGGTTGTGGTTGAGGCTGTTGATATTGCAACTGTTGCATCATCATTGCTTGTTGTTGAGCTTGAGCCTCGTAAATTTTGTATAATGGTACAGCATCTTGGAAATCGAAATGTACATTTGGGTTGATACCACGTTCTTGCATTTCTTTATAAGCTATACCTTCATTAACCATTTGTGCCATATCAGCCCAAGACATTCTTCCTTGTTGCTGTGGCATTGGTTGTGGTTGAGTCATTTGCATTTGTTGCACTGGCTGTTGTACTTGTTGTTGCATACCATACCATGCTCCTGCTGGAACTGTTTGAACTTGTTGCATTACAGGCTGTGGTTGTTGCCATTGTTGCTGTACAGGTTGTTGATATTGCATTTGTTTATCTGCTATATCTTGGTTTACAATTTGTGCCATATCAGCCCAAGACATTCTTCCTTGAGGTTGAGGTGCTTGTTGTGGCATTGGTTGTTGTACAGGCTGTGGTTGTTGCTGGTGTACGTGTTGATGGTGGTCATACCCACACCCACAATCATGATGATGGTGGTGTTGTGGTTGACCCATCATCTCTCCTAGAGATGGAACATGTTGACCTTGTGCTTGCATTTGAAGCATTTGATTAGTCAACTGATTGAAAGCTTCTGCATTTTGATTAATAAATGCTAGCTCTTCCGGTGTAAAGTTTTGTGGATTAGCTACATTAGCTTGCACCGGCTGTTGCTGTACTTGTTGTACAGGTTGTGGTTTCTCTTCTACCACTTCTTCTTTAGCCTCACCTGTCAATGAGATGAACATTGACTGGGATTTGTATACTTCACCTTTAAGTGCAGCAAGTTCCTTCTTAAGCTCTTCAATCTTGTCTGCATTATCAAAAGCATCTTGAATATACTTTTCCCCGTGTTTTAATAGCTCTCTATTAGTTGCCTTAAGAGATTCTATTTGATTAGTGATTACTTCACATTGGAAGCTTGTAGTATCTACAGTTGGTGTAGGTACTTGTACAGGTGTAGTTTGAACCTGTTGTTGTCTGTTGCGGGCTCGTAAGCCATCGAAATACATTTTTGTTTCTCCTTCTTGTCTATCTTGAAACACATGAGGATTACCCTCGAAATTAGAAATGGATATGAACTGTTCACCCATACTAGGCGAGGCTTCATACTCTTCTCTTGTGATAGTTTGTACTCCCATCTGCCCATGGGGTATATAATTACTATCAATACTGAACTTATCCATAGACTTTCTCCTTTCTTGATGGAAAATATAAACATCAGCCAAAAGAATAGCTGTTCAATATCACAGCTATAATATACATCTATAAATTAAGTTCATCTGTCATTTTTGAGGGGGTATTTAAGCACACTGAGCTATAAGTGCCCAGTGTGCTATAAAATGTATTAGTCTTCAGGATTGCCCTCTAAATAAGTTGCTTTAGGTCTATCATTCTTTGTTTCCTCGATAACAACGTTTTCTGGTTCTTCTATTTTTGGTTCATGATTTTCTTCAACCGGTTCTTCTTCTGATGGATTAACTATATCCATTAATGCTTTCTTTATAATATCTACTAATTCTTTACTAGCTAGATCATAACGGTTATTGAAGAACATGTCACCAAATAGTACAATATCTTTATAACCATATTGAACTCGATTGATTACCAACTGTACAGCTTCTTCATATGTCTTAGCGTCAACTGTAGCTGCGAATACTTCAGATATACCCTTCTTAACAAAGTTAGGGTTAGTTAACTCCATTGGGTTTGCTTGGTTTGCTTTAGCCCATGGTTTCATTGTAATATTAGTTACCTCAGCAGCATTCATAATCAAGATTCTAAATCTACCACTAACGTACACGTACACAATAAGCTTATCATTAACCACTTCAAAGTATGGAGAAGTAACTTCTACAACTTCATCAAATACTGTATTGATGGATAACTCTAATAGAGTGGAAAATTGTTTATTCAAATCATCAATAGTGAGATCTGTTATAGATAAATATTGTAATTGGTCTGAAATAACTAGATTTGTTTCACCATTATTATCATGATATGCAAAAAACTCACTCTTACCTTTTTTGAAATCTTCAATAGCTTCTTCGGTAGTTGTACCTGTGCTATTATAATCATTCTTTAGGATAAATTCCACGTTTAACTCTTTCATTTGATTTACCTCCTATAATCAAAGATTGTTTCATATATGTGATATAGAAAGTAAAAAGTTACCCATATAGGTCAATGACCTATATGGGTTTTTGTGTTATTATAGACGATATAGAACGAATAAGTTTACAATAATCATGATTACCAATAATACATATACTGGAGTTAAGTTAACCGTATGGAATTCTTTAGGATCAATAGCTTCAGCAGAATTGAATAGATTTTTAAGCTGCTCTGCTTTGTCTTCAAGATCAGCTTTAACGTTAGCATCGTATTTATTAATGTGGTCTACTAAAGTAACAGACAACGCATCAACTTTATTAGCAACTTCATCTTCAGCTTCTACAAAAGAATCAATTCTTGCTGATTGTTTATCAGTCAAAGCTTTATTAGCAGCCTGGTTCTCTTCTAGAATTGCCATTTTAGTTTTAATGTCATTAAGCTCTTCTAATAGTTGCTCAGAATTGGCTACACACTGAATGATGTCTTGATTATTCTTAATCATTGTAGCTAATAATTGCTCACGCACTTCAGCAACCGTAAAACGATCACCTATTGGTTTCTTTTTAATGTCTTCTTTTGTTTTAGCCATATATGTATCTCCTTGCATAATTTCTAAATTATCTATAAAACGGGCTAAATATTACTTATAATATTTATGATAGTGTTTCTCATATATTCTTATACTTAAAACTAAATATCTTAGATATACGTTTAAAGTCAGGGTGAGGGTATCTTTCAGTTATAATAGGAACGTTAGGTTCTATACGTCTTCCATATATACCAGTACTATTACTATCATAAAGCAAATGTCTTGTATAGTTGTCTATATAATTATTTGCTTGATGTAAATCATCAGCTAAAGCAAAGTAATCTTTAAACGATACAAATTCCTGATTATATCTATTAGAGTTTAGGAAGTTATTGTATGCTTTCTTAATATGCATTAGCTTTCTAGTATCGATATGCCCATTGATGTGGAATATTCTAATATTTACCCAATCGGGTATATTAGATATTACTGCTAAGATATGGTGATATAAGTGCTGGTTAGCTACAGGTGCACCAGATGAATTATACATAATGCCATTCTCATCCATATGTCTTAGCCATCCAGGTAACCAATCACGAAGAGCACATACACTAATCTTACTATCACTAAAAATATTAAACGTTGTAAATGGACACAGTTGTCTCCCGGTAGTCAACTGCTCTATATACATAAACGCTAAAAGAAGACCATACAGTTCCCCGTAGTTATTCGTAGTCTTACGTATATACTGATAAGTTGGTTCTAGCATCCAGAATTTACCACATCTATCCAAATATTGCATTTCGTCAGAGTAAAATAATGGTAGACATCCTGCTACGACATCATCAAACTGCCTAGTATGACTTTTCTTATTAACCGAAGCATCAGTAAATAAGTTCAATGTAGTTGAGTTATAAATATCAAACACTTTCCTTACACCCCCTTGAGTGTGATACATAAAAATCCAGTAAGACCGAATATGGCCTTACTGGATAGTTATTATAAGAATTGAATATTATTTAGATTTAGTGACAATCTTAATACCGTTGCTTTGTAAGTTTTCCAATAAACCCACCAAGACAGCTGCTTCTTCAGAGAATGTATTTTGTTTTGCTGCTTCTTTGATGAATTTAACTTTTGATTCGTCTACTAGAATAGCTTTAGTGAACGTTGTGTCATCAGGCACTAAATTTTTATCGCAGACAGTTTTAATAGCTGCTAATGTATCTGCACATTCAGCGTTTTCCATGAAACGAACCAAATCACGGGCTTCAATTACAACTAACTTTTCGCCATTGTCTTGAGTATACTCAACGACAGGAATCATAGTAGCATCGAATTTCAATGCAGAGTCTAAAGATTCCACGGCTTCAGTTACTGTAATCGCTTTTGCTTTAATTTCGTCTTCTTGCAAGGTATTAAAATGACCTAAATCATATTGCATAGATAATTCTTGTAATACGTCAAAGTCTTTCATGTTTAATCCTTTCTCTGGATATAAATTCTATATCCAATTAATAACGTGTTCTAGGGTTTAAAGTATTAAATATCTCTTGTTTACGTTTCTTCAATAATTCAAGTATGAATTCTTTTCTAGGTAAGTCATAAGCACCACTATCGTCGATATACATATACTTAGTTTTCAATAACTCTTGACTCTTAGCATGATCATATGAAGCTGTGGCTTTCTCAATCTCATGTAAGTTTTCTAATTGGTCAATCGTAAAGTATGGCTCATACATCTCTACAAATTTCTTATATTCCCCGTAAACATGAGTTGTCGGGATAAATAAGTAGTTATTATGAACTAGTTCGTGTACTGTTTCAGATAGTGGGATTAACCCAACCATACCATTGTAATGAATCCACATAACTTCTTTAGATATAGTTTCTTCATTAAACGTCTGACCAGTTGCCTGTTGTTTACGATATACCACCATACAGATGTCATATAACGTAATAGGATCGTGATGTATATGAATCTTAATACTTGTATTATCTCTATTTGATACGTTCTTATAAAAAGAGCAAGTATCCATATTGAAAGAAAGACGTAAGTATTGAATAAGTTCTCTATATTCAATACTATTACGTACATTCTTCTCAATTTGCTTAATAAATTTATCAAATTCTTTAGGATCATTAAGCTCCCAGTCTTGTAAATCATACTGAGGAACGTAGTCCATTTTTAAAATAGATTTATCTACATTGGAAACCTGATTAAGCATATTTGGGTTTCTCACTATAAACCACCTCCTTTGGTGTGAGCTTACAGTGATGTTCCAGGGCTATAAATGATCTTTAGGGTGTACTGATTTTCTACCATCTGGATGGTATACGGTATAATATTCATCATCTTCAACAACGATTTCACCAGTTCGTTCATCAACTACTGCATTCTCAGGAAGAGGAGATCCATCAGGTAACGTTGTAGGAGCTTTCGGTTTAGTAGGAGTTTCTGGTACTGGTGGTAATTCATCATCACCAGTAGGTGGTAATTCAGGGATACCTGCATCACTTTCATCCGCAGGTCTTACTACAGTATTATTCTCTCTAGGTAATTCTGGTAATTCCAACTCATTAGTACCAGGTAGTGCAGGAATATCACCATCATTATCCTCATGCACATCAGATGGTACTGGTGGTAATTCAGGAATATCATTACTAGTATTAGAATTACCATGATCAGACGGTACAGGAGGAAGTTCTGGGATATCACCATTATTGTCCTCATTTGTAGGGAACTCTGGCATAGCATTATTACCAGGTTCATCAGATGGCATTGGTGGTAATTCAGGAATATCATCACCTAAATGATCTGTAGGAGATACAGTATCGTGATTGAAATTAGGTGGATCTGCTGGAGATGGTGTGCCTGGTACAGGGTCAGGATAATGAGTGTTTTCAACTTCAGCTGGCTTAGCATCTTCTAGAATCTTATCAATATCGGTTAAACGGAAGAATTGATAGTCGCCTTTATAATATTGGTAATGCTCAGTTGCAAAGTAATTACGTACTAAAGCACGTTGATGGTAATACTTTTCACCTAAGCTACTAGCTACAGACATATCTTCTTCGAGTGCCTCATTGGTGATAGTTGCCAATAAAGCATCATCAATGGATACGAAACCATTATCCATAGCTAGTTTATTGTATTTGGATTTAAGATTGGTCATAAGAATGAGCATAATTTTAGCTCTACGTTCTTTCTCACTAAGACCAACCATATCATCCGCTGTAGGTGGGATTAATTTAAAACGACCTTCAGCATCTAATCCTTGGATATATCCAATTCCTACATCTGCACATTCAGTGACATCTAACCAAATAGCATCATCACCAAAGTTTTTTCTTACCTCATCTAAGGTAAGAGTTGTTTCTGTTAAGAATACGACTTTTTGTTTATAAATCTGAGCGTATTTTCTCATCAGTCTAAGTCCTCCAATACTTCTTCTACTTCACTACCACTAGCTAGTTTTGCATTATAAATCTCTGTACGTATCTTACTATCTAAATACTTCTCAAAATAGTCTATATTTTCAATATTTTTGTATATATTTTTTAATATAGTCTTCCCAATTGTATCTTTATGGGTAAGAATAGAACGGTAGGATATTGCTAATTCGCAAATATACGATGTCCCCTGTGTATCCCCACTGGAAGATGTTGATATTTGCTTGTAGATGCAATTCTTGGCTAATGTAGCTAGTGTTAATAAATCATTTAATCTAATGTCCATTAGTCTGACTTGCAGATAGATCATTGAAGGGTCTAATATCCAATCTACATCATCTCTACCAACCATATAGTTTTTGGATATGTCTTCGATATCTGGTATATTAAAATATAAGATATCATCTTCTTCTACCATATCTAAAGTATTCACATATCCACGTAAACGGATGTACTCATAAATACCCTCGATTGTATCCTCTTCTATTATACCAAAGTATGTAGCTATACGATATAAGATGGAGTCTTCATTCTGTATACGTATATCTGTAATGATATCTATATACTCTTTAAGATTTAAAGAGATAAGATTATCAGATACTTGATACAATTGTAAATACATCTTTTGCTCTTTGTTTATGATGTCTCCATCTACTGCGAATAAGAAGTGATAGTTCTCTGCTGATGCTATTGGATATTTCTCTGGTAAGTCTGGAAAGAATAGCAGGGATACTGTCTGACTTGTAGTCTCAATATCTTCTGTGATTAATCTATTCTTCTCCTTGGTGGACATCAAGTTCTGTATCTTCTTTAGTATCTTCATCTTGTCCAATTCTTTCTAAGAATACTTTAACGATTTCATTGTTAATATCTTCCTTAGTTCTAAACTCAATCTTAGACGTTTCGGCATTCATTCGTTGGATATCAACTAGGACATCAGTATCTTTGTTTTCTAGACACTGTGCTTCATCAATGATTGATCTAGCTAAGATATCATTTGCTATATCAAGCATAAGATATTGACCATCATTAATTTCATCATTACGGTCAGTCTGTTCTTTAGCCCTTGCTTCGATAGTATCTTTCAATACACTAGTATCTTTGTAATGCATCTTAAAGATTAAGTTTGCTTTAGGTAATAAGAATCCATCTGCTAGTTTCTTTACCATCTCTTTCATAATGGAGAAATCTATTCCTTGAGATTCTTTATATCTAACTGAACTCAAATATCCACTAGGCATATACTTCATCTTGCTCACTATACGTTTAGCTAACTGATAATAGATATTAGAATAGTAATATCTGTCCATAATGATAATATAGTTATCATTGAAGAATGTAAGGATATTGTCTAGTTCTTGTTTACTATAAAACGTAGTGAAGATATCTGTAATGAATAATGTAGTCTCTGCTAATGGACTAATAACAATGTCAATGTTATCTTCAGATTTGTATAGCTTACTAGATTTGAAATAATCTGTTAGATTATGACTAGATGGACTACCATAGTTAGGAAACTGAAACATAACTACTTTGCTTGTAATATTCTCTTCGATATAATCCATTAGTAGATTAGCTTGAGTATTCTTAAAACTTCCATCTACTCCCTCGAATACAATAATCATTGGTTTATCTAATTCTATTCTATCTAGAATCTCATAATCAAATTGCATAATTAGAATATCCTTTCTTTGCTTAGAATAATTTTTGCTTTATAATAATTAGTTGCTACAGAGACGAACTAACTAGTTCCAATAGAGAGAATAGTATCTTCTGTTTGGATAGTATAAATTCTAGTTGCTACAGAGACAAACTGTTTACCTCTATAGTATTATAATTTAACTGCGTAAGCATAAAGTAAAAAAATAGATCATGATACTAGTTAAGAGATTAGATAAGGTGGACTAGGAGAGGAAGCAGCCTTAGAAGCTGCGACTCGACGTAAGTCCACCCTTATATAATTTCCTAAGTATTATGATACTCTACAAAATAGAAGTAGATTGTTTATCTCCTGAGTAGAGTATATACACTTTCTTTCTATAGAGAGTTTTATTTTATCTTCTAAATAGAAAAATTATCTCAGATAGAATAATATATTCTATCTGAGTTTCTTTGTAATAACTTTATATACAGTAGCTTATTTTATATACTATAGAGGTTTATACTTTTTCTATATTTTGTACTAATTTTATACTACAGATTTTATCTTTTTCAATAAAAAATTTTTAGAAAATACGTAAGTATTTTCTCGCCCGGCTTTTAAGGCCGCTCGAAAATACTTACGTATTTTCTTCCCCCACTTGCCCACCACCCCCCAACCCCCCTACC